AACCCTGAGAACCGTTGACACCCGTAGCACCTTGTGGACCTCTGTTACCTTCAGCACCTACGGAACCCGTAATGATGTTCTCAGAACCCTGTGAGCCTTGATAACCCTGAGAACCATCCTCGCCTGTAGCACCTTGTGGGCCTCTGTTACCTTCAGCACCGATTACACCCGTCTCTGTGTTTGGCGTACCTTGTGAGCCTTGATAACCCTGAGAACCATCCTTGCCTGTAGCACCTTGTGGACCTCTGTTACCTTCAGCACCTACGGAACCCGTAATGATGTTCTCAGAACCCTGTGAGCCTTGATAACCCTGAGAACCATCCTCGCCTGTAGCACCTTGCGGACCTCTGTTACCTTCAGCACCTACGGAACCTGTCTCCGTGTTAGCGGCACCTTGTGCACCCTGATAACCTTTTTCGCCATCAGCACCGGTGGCACCTTGTGGACCCATGTCTCCCTGACTTCCTTGGAAACCTTGTTCTCCGACAAATCCTTGTTCACCCTGATAGCCCTTAATTCCTTGTGCACCACGTTCACCTTGTGCACCACGGTCTCCGGTATCACCTTGTTCACCTGTTTCGCCTTGGTCGCCTTGAACGCCGGTTAATCCAGCTCGTCCGGTATTACCTTGCGGTCCTCGTTCGCCTCGGTGTCCTTGTGGACCTCTTGCTCCGATAACACCTTGATCGCCCCTATATCCGTCGATACCCATTTCTCCCTGTTCTCCGATTGACACGGGGAACATCAGTGTACCTGCGGATACATAGGGGGAGATGACACCCTCTGTGGCCTCAACGTATTCACCTGCGAACACTGCGGTAATTACCTTGTTGTCGGCAATGGTTTCTCCCGAAGTTTTAATTGCAATAAATGGGCTGTTAGAATTGTAATTAATCGCGATTTCACCATATTCAATTTGGTTTTCTTGGGGGAGCCGCCCTTCTACACCACTATGAATATGTACAATTTTTTCTCTTTCGTCCATATTTTAAACTTATTTTTTTATTATTCCTTAATATATTAAGATACATATAAACGTATCATAAATAAATAGTGAAACACCGCCAATAATACAGATATTTTTAGTGTAAAAAAGAGAAAAAAAGAGAAGGTTCCGAACTATTGTCATAAAAAAAAAAAGATGCACTTGTTTTTGGTGCATCTTAAAACTGTTTTCTTTCTACAGTACTGTTAGTTTCGTTCCGTCGCTGAAGTGTATTTTTTCAAGGAAAAGTTTGAAGTCGTCGTCGAGCCAATCATATGGTATTGTTTCCATTCCCGTCCACATTTTCTTATATTTCTCATACATTGACAGGTATTTGTTTTCCTTGTCGAGTTCCCGTTCGATTGGATTGTCGGGTTTTTCTCCGAGTCTCATCCTGTATTTGAATGCGGTGATTTTGCACCACATTGATATCAGGAACGGTTTCCAAATAGAATTCATAATGTCAACTGTCTGTTGACCGTACTTCCCGTAATGGGAGGGTTCATTAACCATTTCGTAATCCCCAAACACTGCGGTTTGAGATATTGGGGAGGGTTGTTTAGAGTTTTTTTCCATATTTTTCATTTTTATTTTTTACTTCACCACAAACAGCCAATATTTCCGTTAAATCAAACAGTTTATTGACCTTTATCGTATTAAGCGGGTTATAATTCGCATTATATGGTGCATTGACACACACCTTCAACGCATTTTCCTCATTTTCAAGAAATTCAGGATTATCATCGATTATCACATCTCCAAAAACAATGTCTTTGTCCCTTGTAAAACATATGTCATCATAATAGATGCCGTGTTCCTCTAAGAACTGAAGGGTGTATATCTTATTTGCCAACCCTATCTGCCACGTCACTATCACAATCTTATGTCCTGCGTTATGCAATATGTCAATGGCCTCCTTTGCTCCGTCTATAACCGTTGCACCATCCTTGAAAACATACTTTCCATTCTCAATAAAGAAATATTCCCTTGCCTTGCCATTAAGTTTCGGGAATACGACATCCACGTCATAATCGGTGAAATCGTCTTCCGAAATTGTATCTCCGAAATCCCTTTCATACAATTCCGTCATTGGTTTTGTTATGTTGCGGATAACACCGTCAACGTCAATTTTGATAATCATAGTTATATGTTTTATTTCTTATGTTCCAATAAATTCATCTTGCTCAACGCATCCCTCAATTTTTTTACATATTCCTCAAGTTTTACTTTCTCATATTCCCCATTTGGCTTAAGCCATATGAGACTTCTTGCAATTACGTGCATATCAATCAGTTCGATACAATTCTGATAAAGTGACAATTGCAACTTATATATGTTCAACGGCATATCAAGCAATTCATTGAATGGTGCCAAGAGTTTTTTCTCATTGAAATTCTTATAAAGGTCCTTGTTGGTCTTATAGTCCATAATGTAGAATCCGCTCTTATCCGCGCTTTTTCCGTCAAGTTCCGCATCATAATAGAATAACATATCAAATGTACCTGAATAACCAAGTCCATTGTCATATACCTTATTTTCCGCAAGTATTGGCACCACACATTGTGGTATGTCCTCCCAAAACTTGACAGTTGCCTCCTCCTTCGGATAAATTGCCTCAAAACCGTACTTTCCGTCATTGTTCTCAGGCAAAATGAGTCTGTCCTTGAATGCGGGAAGTATCTTGTCATACTGCTCCGTCATAAAATAGAAACACGATTCGCCGAACTCATGACGTTCCGTTCCGTGATCACAAGCCTGTTTTGAGTAATTGTGCCACGACTCTATAATCTCATCAACGGTCATCTGATAATATTTTGAATCGGGATTGTTGTAATGTTTTTCAAATGTCCTCTGTGCAATTCCCTCTTCATCAAAGTGTTCTTGGAACAGATGTGTCACATTTGAGACACAGGTTATCTCAACACCATTGAGGTAGTATTTATGTGGTCCCTCGTCAAACACGAGTTCATTAAAGGTATTGAGTATTCTGTCCCTAAATTCCTTGTATTTTGGTCTGTCCCAAATACCGTGCCATTTACCATTATTTAGTATTCTGCTCATTTCTATATTCTTTAAGTTTTTCTTTAATAAGTCTTTTTCTAAGTTTTTCCGCAATTATGTCGCCATGACATCTTTGCGGTTTGCAATAACATTCAAGATAGACATCCTCGCCATTTTTATATGCCTCATATATAGTATCCACCTCTCTTGTGAATTCTATATTCGAACCATACATTATGTCAAAATATTTTTCATACATATCAATGGCTTCATCTCTATCCGACACAACATACATAGCCTTTGTATCCCTGTCCTTTATGTGCGTATATGGATTGCCAAGATGACTTTTTCCCCTAAAAATGGGAAAATTATATGGACCGTAATGGCTCTCTTTTGACCTGTTATAGACTGTTATTGGCATTAATCGTTTTATTTACAACTGTTATTAATAGTTCATAATCAATATTTCCCTGCCCTTCTGTTTGGATTCCTCTCCGACATTTTTCATTCCGTAACTTGCTTCAAACGGAACAATATTGGCAAAGGAGAAAAGGTTCCTTATGTATTCGCAATCATCATATGTTATGAGCCACTTGTGTTTGCACTCTTTCATTACCCTTGCAAAACGTTCATGATCAAAACCCTTATGGAATTTCCCGTTTTTTCCATATAATGCTGATTTCTCCGCCGTATAGTATGGCGGATCAAGATAAATGAACACATCATCACCATCACGTTCAACCACACGCTCATAATCCCAATTTGTAATTTTCATGTTCTTTTTAAGTTCATTTCCGAACGGTATAATCGCATTTATTGAATTATCAGTGAACCTACCGTCAAATGCTGCCTGACTATATCCTCCGCTCATCGCTGTGCCACTGAAACTTATCCTGTTGATTACAAAGAAATACACCGCCTTCCAAAATTTGTTTTGTTTGTCTATGGCTGACTTTAAGGTGTTGAACAGCGTTTTACCGTCAGGAACATTATTCATCGCCTTTATTTGCTTAATTTCATTTACAAGCGATTTTGAATTGTATCTGCATTGGTTAAGAAATGCATACAAGTCTTCGTAGATGTCATTGAGCCAAAACTTTATATTCGGATGTTTCTCCTTGATTTTAAGAAAGACAGATGCACCGCCGACAAACGGTTCCCTGTATTCTTTAAAATCTTCGGGTGCATAACTTACTATAATGTCAGCACTTCTTGTCTTTCCACCCGGATATCTCAATGGTGATTTTGTCATTTGCTTCTATATTTTTTTCATAACAAATATACATAAAAATAATTGAAAATCTTATATTTAAAGAAAAAGGAAGATGGATACACCAAATAGTATAGACAATTTGAATGAGTTTATGGCAATGTCCTTCAAATATAAAAAGGACAAGGACCTTAAAAATGCGCTGAAATATGCCGCACTTGCCTCTGTTTCAACCGATTATCCAAGAGCCGATGTTTGCTGTCACATGGGTGACCTATATTTAGAAATGGGGAATTTGGTGTGGGCACGTTTTTGGTTTGAAGCGGCAATAGGAAACATATATGTGGATATTAGTGGTGAAAAACTCGATGAATCATTCTACACGTGGATACCAATGCTTCGCTTGTCGTATATAATGTATGCGATTGGGGATATTGACAAGGCAATCGAATATAACAATGCTGTTCTCTTAATACAGCCCGAAAACGAGGATGCCATTTCAAATGCTGAAGTTTTCAAAAATTTAGGCAACATAAAACAAGAATAAAAAGTATTTATAATATAAAGAACGATATTATATGGAAAAGACAATTACAATAACCGAGGGACAATTAAAAAGTCTGGTAACAGAAAGCGTAAGAAATATTTTGAGTGAAGGATTCTTTGAAGGGTTCTTCGAAGGTTCGAATGGTGGTGATAAAGATAAAAACAAGGAGTCAGCCGGTTTGTCCGCACAGGCAACAGATATTTTAAATGATCCTACAGTTAACAATGCTGAACTTGGAAGAGAATTGAAAGACCAAGGTGTCGTACACGGTAGCGAGGATACAATTCGAGGACTTATCAGTAAGTGGAAGAGGGGAGAAAGAAAAATACCTAAAGGTGGTGCACCGGCTATTGTTAACATTATGTCCAGTGATTAATAGAAAATAAAAATGGCGGTATTCAACCGCCATTTTTCGTTTCTTATACTGCAAGTTTTCCTTCTTGCTTCAAGTATTGCATAATCTTATTTATCAGTGATTGTGTGTCATCGGGATACATATTGTATTTTTGTGCAATTTCGTCAATTGAGTATTGTCTGTCATAACCAACTCCGTAAAGCATCTTAATCATATCAGCCTGTTTCCCCGAAATCTTTCCCATAAGTTTCTCAATTAATGCTGACTTATAATCATTGTCAACTTCCGTCTCATATTCATTGAAACTTGCGGTCTTGCTGTTGTACTCGCTGTTTTCCTCTACCGTGAAGTCATCGTCAAGTTCGTCACTGATACTTGACACATTCACATCATACACATCACGTACATCCTTAATGCCGATGTCATACTTTTCATTGATGAGGTCAACGACCATTGCATTTGTTGGCATTGTGCCATTTTCCTTGAAGTATGTTTCCTTTACTGTATCGATTTTTTTAGACAGTTTCATATTATTAGAACGAACAATCATATTATTGGTGTTGTCCTGATAATAGTTCATAGAACGTCTCATATACCATACGGCAAACGTAAGGAAACGTGTTCCGCGTTCCGGGTTATATTCATTGATTGCTTGCATAAGACCAATGTTTCCCTCGTTTACATATTCAAGTACATCATCTTCTGACTTGGCATAGACCTTAGCAATTGAATAGACAAATTTTTGGTGTCTTACAATTATTTCTGTTCTCGCATCTTCATCGCCATTCTTGATGCGTTCGAAGAGTTCTTTCTCTTCTTCTGCTGTTGGTGGTTCTGTCTTCCTTATCTCATTAAGGTATAAAGACAGACTTTTGTTTGTTCCAAAAAACTTCGTAGATAAATTTTTAATATTCATATTTTTTTTAAATTTTTTTGTTCTCGTTGTTCGTTAACTACGCAAAGGTAGTACTTTTTTTTGAATTGGCCAAATTTTTTAATGAAAAAAATGCATTTTAATCCGAAGATTCTATTGTTTTATCCTTTTTAAAGCCCCCAAACGTTAGTCCAATGAAGATATGATTACATTTATTCAACATATCTCTATATTCTTCTTTATATAAACTATTGTCATTACAAAAGAAGGCTTCTCTAAGTACATTATCGTGTTTTTTTAGTACATTGTTTAATGTTGTTTCATCGTGCCACGTTGGGATGGTATTCTTCTTCAAAAGATAATTTATTTCATCAACAACTTCTTGGCAAATAGAGAAGAATGTCTCATATCCACCGCCGAAGAACCCTCCTTGACTATATGATGTATCTAATGGGGCACACGCATGATTTGTTGCGATAAATAAATTATTACGTATAGAATTGTATAATAAATCCTGTGTTTCTTGACTCATTTCTTCTATTACTGCGTTCCCATTAAAATAGAAATACCCATCATAACCATTTATTCTGTTATCGGTAATATAATGCATTTTCAATAATGTAACCAATGGCCAAGGCATATCTAAAATATTCTTCTTTAAGACATCAATCTTATCATCGGTTTCCACATCAATAAAATTGTCTGAAAGCCATATGACCGTCTTTAAATCATTAGGCATAAAATTATGTAACGATTTAAAAAAATTCGGTGCATAATTAACATATCTATCTGTGGTTATGTAGTAGATACAATAACTATGTTGATTGTTACCTTCCATTGTCTATACAAATAATTGTTCGAGAATATTCTCATCAAGTGTCCATTCCTTACACTTCAATGTTGGCTTCTTCAAAGGAAGTGGATCAATCTCGAACTCCTTGACAGCATATGCTTCGCTGACATTCTTAATAGCCTCAAGCATTTTGTCCTTGGTAGTATTCAAATTCTTTTCATTCTTACACGTGTAACTTCCGTCTTCATTCTTCTCCGAAAACTTGCAATTTACACACATTTTCTTGATGGTGTGATCTTTTTCACATTTACCATCGACAAGCGGTTCCCCGCAAAAAACACAGATATCCATAAATTTTATTTTTTAAAAAGTTTATTCGACTTTAGTCCAAATTCGTTCATAATCCTTACACTTATATGTACCTTCAGAAAGGCCACCCTTTGTTGCAAACTGATGTACGAGGTCTTCTATATATGGGAGATTGTTCAATATCTTTGTGTGAAGATCAAACATATAGTCCTCCAATTCAGGTGGAAATTCAGGTCCCATTGCTGATTCTTCCGTGCCCGCAATGTGCTCGTCATACTTATCCAAAATCAGAGATATATCCTCCAACAGATATGATCCGCCATAAATACTATTAAAATCTATACCCCAATTAAGATATTTCTTTTCTGAGTTCATTGTTGGCAGTTTTGTGAACCGTATATTGGAAATCAGTGCCAACATGTCTTTTGTTAATGTAAGTTTTACTGTAGCCATATTTTGTTTCTTAATGCAAATATACAAAAATTATTTTAATTAACCAATTTTTTTACCCTTTGGTTTATATCTGTACCCTTCAGGCATAGGAATGAATCTTCCATTTCTACGTTCCCATTCGAGTTTACTTCTTAAATGAATGTATTCTTCTGATGTTATTGTCTTGTTCTTTCTCTTTTCTCTCAATTCGGCAATCTTATGGAAGGTCTCAAGTTGTGTGTCCGTCTGTTCGTAGTCATATAATGTCAGGTCTATATCGGTACACGTTTCTTCAAATATCTTCAATATCTTCTCTTTATCCCCATTTCCATCGGATTTATCTGAACCCATAATGACAGAAGCAACTTTTTTATCTTTATACCTGTCATTAACAAGAGTAAGACACCGCCTAAGGTTATCATATGATATGAATGAACCATCATCATCCTTATTATAACCACCGTTATGGATGTAGCACATTACATAATCGGTTTTACCACTTATAATATATATAGTGCCGTATTTTCTCCTGTCTCCGTATGGTGTATTTTTCTCTTCTTCCCTAACATGTTTAAAATTAATGCCAACATCATACACAAATCCTGAATTCATTGAATTGTATATGCTCATTGGCACCAACAATACATCATATAGACCGTCATTCACATCATCCAATATCCTGTCACTCTTGACTATTTTCATCTGTATCCCTTACTCTGAACTTAAATTTCACACCGTCACATTCGATATCGACACCATCACATTCACTATTGAAATCTTCTTTATCGTGTTCTTCTGAACGGTAAAAAAACTCCTCATTAACCTTGTTTAGCACTTCTTGGCTTTCAACATAATTTGTCAACTCAATATCGAGTCCTGAATATCCGTTTTTCGTGAGAAAATCAGAAATTTTCAATATATCTTCCTGTTTTAGCACCCTAATCATATGAAACTGTATTATATAACTTCTTAAGGAACTTTATGAGACAATTTTCAGACTTTGTCTTTTTTTCTTCCTCTTTTTTTATCTTTATGTCGTCACCGAACTCACTAATCCATTGGGCATATTGCTTTTTGAAATTGTCTATTTCTTCTGCACCCTGTTCCGCTTCGACTTTTGCCCGTGCAATAGCCTTACACAGTTCACCATCAATCGTCTTCTCCATCTAAATCATAATCTTTATCATCCGGTTCGTCGTATACGGGTGTTATTTTATCAATATAATCATCAATATTCCATAAGAAATGGCATATTCCACCTGTAAGGCACCCGTCCATAATTGCTGCAAGCCACCATAGACCTGTACCCCCAAGTATGATATTAAACGGAGTAATTGCCACAGGGACAAGGAACCAGTTGAATAGCGAGAAAATGATTCCAACGTTCGTCGGCATACAGAGCATACATCTGAACAGAAGACCAAAGTTCGGGCCGACACTTTCAGCCCATATTCTTGTTCTAATGAATATGTTTGCAGGACCAATACCTTGTGTTATAATGACACTGATTCCATATGCAAACAAAATATACATTATACTTGTAAACCACATCATTGATTGATCAATTTTTTAGCACTATCCATTATAGACGCACTGATGTTATTTTTCTTGTTTTTCGGTTTGTTCTTCTTTTCCGTCTTTTCCTCTTCCTCTACAGCCTCCTCCTTTTGTTCTTCATTCGGCTGTTCCTCCTTTTCGGGTGTTTCAACCGCCATTTCAGTCTCAACGGTCTCATCCTTCTTGTCGTTGGTTGTTGCACCGATATTGAATTTCATATTTTCAAGAACGGAAAGGTCCTCATTTTCAAAAAGTAACTTCAATTCAGACAGTTTTGAGTTGAAAAGTTTATATTTCTCTTCTATTTCCCTATTTTGCCTGATTATCTCATCGACGGTGTCAAATAACGGTTCATATCCGTTATTGAAGTCAGTAAAGAAGTAATATGTGTCCTTTGCGTTATCACCCTTCATTATCTTAACACTGTCGCTTGCATCCGTTGGAACCACCCATTTGCTCGGAAACTTCACTAAAATATAAAATGCTTCTTCGTTTACATTCATAAACAAGAAGTAATCCAAAATATTCCTGATTCTTTCTCTTAAATCCATCATACCAAACTAAACCCTGTAAAAATTATTGTGAAGATGTACGATAATGATACACCAAGTAAAAATAGTCTCCTTGTTGTAATACCATATTTACTGTCTGTCAAAAATGCCATAAGGAATGAAAAAGCCTCCCTAATGACATTCAGAATTGCAAAAACAAGGAAAAAAAACAAAATTTTTGTTGCAATAACCATATTATTAACTTTTTTACTAAATATACTAAAAATATTGTGAAAAGTAAAGAAAGAAAATGGCGAACCTTAAAAAGATTCGCCAATACATTTTATTACCGTTTTTTTTTTAATAATCTCTGTTGTTTTGATAGGCCAATTCTCGACAATATTCACCATAATCCTCTTCGTTATCATAGATGTCTTCTAGGACATCAATAGGTTCAATATCCTCACATGCATTGTCAAATGCTTGAAGCAAAATATTTTTAAATTCTTGATTGTTGCATTGGAAATTTTTTACGAGTTCAGCAAACTCCCGTTTACTATTCTCTGAAACCCAAAAATCATCAACCACATCATAGTCCATGACATATTCAACCTCTACCTCAATTGAACCATAACGATTGTTATATTTATCAGAAATATACCACCCAAACTTGTCATACAATTCATCAAACTCATCTTCTTGGTCTGGGTATTTTTTCAATAATTCATACATTTCATCTTGAAATTTATTATCCATATCATAATAAATGCTCCTAACACATTTTTGTGATTCATTTATTACTCTTTTGACTGATTCCTTGATTATATTGTGCAAATCTGATTCTGACAACGTAATTAACTTCTTTTTCATTGCTTTTACTTCTTCTTAATCTGTACCGTTCTGTTATATGTTATCTCGCTTGCGGGATTCTGATGTGCAATGTGTACATCAACATACTTACAACCCCACTTGAAAAACAGGAACTTCTTCGGTACTCTAACTGCGGCAACTGTCAATGTATCAAAACCTTCATAATTGCATTTTACCTTGTCACCGACAATCGTTCCCTCAATTTTGTTCCAATTGTCATTCCAAGCGAAATGTCTCGCTTTTTCGTAAACTGATGTGGAATCCACAATTGTCTGAACTATAGTATCCCTAAGGATGGTTTCGATTTCAACTATTGTCTTTGAACCTGTAGAGGATACTGATTGCAGTCTCTTTAACTTAACTCCCATATCCTCAACGATTTCAGCCTGTTCCGCACATATCTTCTCAAACTCCTTCTTCGTGAGTTCAAGCTGCTGTATCTTTGCCGCGTTTTTACCGTTCTCGGTCTTGTACGTTACCAGTTCGGTAGTCAGTGCCTGTTGATTATTCTTGTATCTGTTTTTCTCCGCAAGGAGATTGCGATACATACCGATACCAAACGCAAGTGCCAATGTCATTAATAGAGCATAGGCAATTAGAATAAGTGTCTTGTTCGACACAATCCATTTCAAAATGCTTAAAATTGTCATCTATTTTTCCTTTCTTGTTTTGCTTTTTCACCATCCAATAACGGGGATATCATTGATGAGTGTTTTGACAATATCTTTCTAAGATCGGTATTTTCATCGGGTTCTTCTGAAAACGTTACTCCAAGAAAGCCAATCTCGGATTTAATGCCATAAATCATCACAATTGCAAGATATGCTCCATCATTCGCACACATCTTATGAGCCAGGCGTTTATCAATTAACGATAATTCTTCAATATTTCCACACCAAAATCCGTCATGATATATCTTGACAAATAACGGATACCTCTCAAGAGAAAATTCTATATAATCCTCTCTTATTGAATATGAACCCTCTACATTAGCTTCATATGTCAGTGTTCCATAATTAAAAGAAAGACCGGCAGAGTTTGATTTTCCGTTATGGAGTTCGATTATGTATGCCCTTGTCGCATTTGTCTCATGCAGAAGTGAGTTGAGGCTTGACTGAACATACGGTATACTGTTCATTCTGTAATCGAACATCTCATAATGCTGTTCCATCTCATATTTCTCATATCTCTCGAAGAGAATCGACGGATTGAAAGAGAGATAGGTTGCATAGGATATGAACAGCATCATAATCACAGCACCAATGATTCTGAATACCCCGTATTTGTCAATAAGTTCAAGAATTTCTCGTATGAACGACTTGTTTCCTCCTTTTGACATAACACCAACGGTTTATTTAAGTAATTCCTTATTTCTAACCACATCCATCAGGTCCTTGAACTCCTTGTCCTCATTAATGTTTGTGTGGTAATTTCTCTCGGCTTTTTCTTCCTTGTCATTATATTGGAAAAGATCAAAAATTCTGTCAACCTGTTCATTCATAATGTTCTTGTTGTTGTATGAGATGATGTTTGTTTCAACTACACCCATTTCATTCTTCTCACACTCAACGAGATACTCGTTCTCATAACCGTCCTTCATAAATATCTTCTGTCCGTCAACCTTATATTCTTCTGGAATACGGTCAAACATTTGAGACTCATTCATAAATCTCGTATTCTTAAAAATCAACCTCTTGGCTTTCATATTTTCTTTACACAATGTGTTTTTCTTGAACTTATTTTTATCCTTGTCGTAGATAACACGACCAACAAGTCCGGACGATTCGATATCCTCCTTCTCCTTGTTTCTTGCATCCCTCGCATCTTGATAGTTCTTCAGGAGTTTTCCGTCACTGTCAAATGTGGCACCGGCTTTCTTTATACCGTTGTCCATTTCCATTTTAGTTGTGTAACCCTTCATTCTTGCCTCCTGGTCCTCCTGATATTCCTTTGATGGCTCGGTTACGGGATTTAGATCAAACATTGTTGCGTTTCCATCTGTTCTTGGTGGTATCTCCTTCTTCTTAGGTTCTTCCAAACCACCATCAAAATCTTTAGCCCTTTCTTTGGACTTGTTGTAGGACTCTCTGTTGTTCTTTTTGTTATCTCTCTCTACATTCGGACCGAGTTTTGCCTTGAACTCGTTCGAGCTTTCCTTGATAACTCTTTTCAACTCTCCTACATTGTAAGATAATGTCTTCATTTGTTTTGTTGTTTATATTTTATTATTTATTTTTTAAATCCTTTCTATATTTACCACGGACTTCTGTATTTCCCATAAGAATGACCAAGTTCATTTGAGAACATTCCCTGAATGAGTTTCTGCTCCTCCAGCTTGGCTATCTTGTACTTATCATCCTCCTTTTTTATTTTTTCGGATATAGCCTCTATGTCTCTCTTTAACTTCGTATTTATTATACTGTTATACGGATCGTGGTACATATCAATTAGCCTTGTATTTTCTGTCATATGCAGGGTCTAACTTACCGTCTTTTGTCCTGAAAACAACACCACCGGCAATACCCTTTTTCTTATCACTTCTTCTTGGAACTTCGTTACCATTGACTATCTCCGTGGTCGTTGCTCCAATCGCTTCATCTTCCATAAGCAAATCCCCAATGGTCTTGGTATTGAAGAATTCATTTAAGTATTTTACCTGACTTTCTGTTAGATAGATGTTTTTCTTCTTCTTGTTTTTCTTGGGTTCCTTTAGTTCATCCCTGTCCTTGTAGAAAGAACCCCTGTTAATCACTGTGTTTGTGGCAAGTACGTCAGGATGACCGGCGTTAACTGATGTATTTGTTGCACCCTCTCCACCGTCACCAAACGAACCGCCACCGCCAAGACAACCGCCACAGTCACACTCATTCAATTCTTCCTTGTCGTCATTCTCGAAATATTTGCTGTATAGACGATGCATTTTCTTTTCGAAATTCTTTCTTCTGACCTTATATTTAACGGAGTAAGTTGGACTTTCCTTGTCAGAGTTGGTACTGTCAAGTATCCGTTCATGACGTTCTATAACGCTCTTGTCCATCAATTCGTTTATGAGTTTCTTTCGGCTTACGCCAATATCTTCCAAAAAAGACGGCACCTCAGCCTCAATCGGTTTCTTTAATAATTTAGAAAGAAACGACCTCATTCCCGAATAGAATCTATAGAATGTTATGTCTTTTTTACCTGCCATCTTACACCTTATTTATTTATATTATAAATATAAACAAAACACAAAAAACGCGGCACAAATGCACCGCGTATATTGAGATTAGAGCAAAATATTTTGTATTTAGTCCTCCTTGTCCTTTCCCAACTTATCCAAAAGGTCTCCGGCGGTCTGCCATTCTTCCTTCCAATTCAGGTAGAAACCGTGTAGTTTTGAAAGAGTGGTGAGTACGTCATCTGTGATTGCGAGACCATCTGCAAAAATATATGGGGCGTTCGTCACATCATTAAGACTGAATTGGAACTTCAGACCGGACATACTTGGTATTGTTCCTGCGAAAACAAGGTTTCCTGTATTTGGGAAATACACCAATGGATTATCATCGGGTTTTTCCGAATTCTCGGCAGCAAATTTCGCGCCCGCATTGACCGTCTGCTTAAACGAATCAATTTGGTTTTGGAGTACATTCTGTCCGAACTTGGCATCATTTGTAATTGCAATCGGGTCCTTGTCTTCCTCTTTCTCCTTTTTATCCTCTTCATTGATAGGACGTTTCTTGAAACGATTTTCCTCATTTAGTTTCTTTATCGTCCCTAAAATAGATTTTGTTAAATCGTACTCGTAATCAACTTTTTTGTTCATTTTCTTCTAATTTTCCCAACCTGAACTTACACCGTTCCAAAAACCGCCAAAATCTCTGTTTAACTGCTTCTTTACGATGTCATTATTTTTCAATTGCTCCATTTTCTTGTCAACCATTTCCTCGATTGAATCAAGTTTTTCCAATTTGTCAGTTGCTGTTTCAACCAACTGTTTTTCATCATAAATATTAGAAAGGGAGTCATTTATCTCGGTTGTAAGTGAATTATATTCATCGACAATGTCCTCTGCTGACATTTCAACCTCTTCATCCGGTGTATCATCAACCTTTTCCGGTTCGATAACATCATTAGTGTTATTGCTGATGATTACTTCTTCCTCTTCATTCTTGATGGTTCCTTTTTTCTTTGTCTTTGTCTTCTCTTTCTTTCCAAACATATTTTTTTTTTATTATATATAATAAATATTATTTTAAACGTTTTTACAGATATTTGGTCTCAAATAACAGGGCTTCAGAACGCACCTTAATAAATGCCTTGTTGATTATCTGCCTAACTCTTTCCTTTGTCAGGGAATATTTCGCCCCAATTTCTTCAAGTGTGTACTGTTTCCCATAATTCCTTCCATAATACATGTTTATCATATCAATCTCCCTATTTGTAAGGCACGAGAATATCTTATCAAGGAATGCGTTCTCACCTTCATCATATTTTCCATTTTCAAAAATAAAGGTGTCATCATCCGTCGGTTGCCTTCCGTCTCTGTATGACAAACCGTCCTCATCCTCGCTTAACGGTACCTCAGTATCGGTTGGTAATTCTGACGACGGCATCTTCCCGTTTCTTGTAAAAGCCGCCTGTATCCTCTGTATTATCCACCACTTTGCATAACTTATCAACTTAACATCCTTTTCGAGGTCAAACTTTTCAATCGCCTCCATAAGACCGTTGTTGGCTTCTGAAATGAGTTCATAATATGGTATTCCCTTACCCCTGAATGACGAGGCTAATTGACTTGCATACTTTAAGTTGCTCACTATTAGCCTGTTTCTTGCATTTATGTCATTCTTTGTCCTGTATAGGATGAATAACTCGCGTTCCTCTTCTTTTGTCAACGGGCACGTGTCCTTCAGGGAGTCAAAGTAATTCTGTACACATTCATCTATGTCTAATTTAGTCTTAACCATTTTAAACACTACATATACTCGCCATTATTTTCGACAACATCATAGTTACTGTAATGGTCTCTAAGATAATCAGCCATTGCCTTTTCAATCCCAAGGTCAGAAAACCCCATACCTATCATTATTGTTCGGATGGCATTCATCATGTCCTCACCGCTAACATCGTCATACCGGACCTCCCACACAATGTGCAAATCTTTTTGATCTAATGTAAGTCTTGTGAATTTTTCTTCTTCGTCATTCATATTAATCATACTGTTTCTATTTTTGAAATATTATTTTCCTTCCTGACTATAATTGTCTTGTCGTGCCAATCGGCAATCTGCTTCAAGTGTGTGATTTGGAAAACAAAATCATAATCCTTCACTATCTTGTCATATAACAATTTGATATTATCGTAGTTGTCATCGGATACGCCACCGAGTATCTCGTCAAACACAACAAATGACGGTTTACTGAATGTGGATATCTTATTAAGGACACTTCTAAGGGCGAGACTTGCAACCGTCTGCTCAAAACCCGAACCTGATGCAAGATTCGACTTTACACCATCATGTATAAGGCTGAATGCAACATCATTCCTATCGTCAATTGATATCTCTATGTAAAAGTCACACACGTCATTCAATAATCTCTTCAATTCACCATTTATCAATGGAAGCGTATTCCTAAGGACTAATTTTGAAATACCGTTCTTTCCTATCATTTCACGGTAAATTTTCCAATTCCTTACGAGTTTTGTCTCTTCATCCAATGTGGCTATGATTTCATTATATTGCTTTATTGTATTTTCATTCTGCTTTATATTACTTTCATATCCCGTAATTTTAGACTGCACACTCTTCAAGAAATTATTGAAATTTTCAGTATTCGCTTTTATAATATTTAACGACGTATCAATCTCGTTGTTCTTTTCAATTGCGCTCTTATTCGCTTCAATATTACTAAGCAATGTTTTCTTTTTGTTGTATTGCTCAATCAAATTTTTAATTTCGGCTTTATTGGCGGTAATCTTAAGGTCCAACTTCTCACCTTCATTAAATTCTTTCCGTTGTGCCTCTAATTTTTCCTTTTCGGCAAAATGAGTTTTAAGTTCTTTTTCTAAATTGCCTTTCTCTTTTTCCAACTTTTTCAATTCCACCTCCTTTAACTTAATGGACCCGCTGTTGTCAACATTCTCAAACTTTCTTCCACAAACAGGACAGATTTCGCTCTTTTTCAAGACATCTATCTCTTTATTCAGGTTCTTTTCCTGTTCACCAATTACCGCAAGTCTTGTTCTTTCATCAGAACACTTCTTATCAACCTCTTTGTAATTTTCCTCATCAAATGCATTACAAGTTATTTGAGACCGTTTTTTTGTGTTTTCATTTAATTCGGCACGTTTTCTTTTACCCTTTTCAGTAATGCTATTTATCTCATTTTCAACGGTTTTGACATCAACGTTTATAAGGTCACTGTCAATCTTCGGTCTTGAGTTAAGAAGAGTTTCCTTTGTCTTATTGAATTCATCTATTTTATCCGTTGCCTCTTTTTCAGATACCTTTAATTTATCAAGTTCTTTTGTGTAACTCTTTACTTGTTCATCCAAGACTTCAATCTGATTCTTCAGTTCTTCAGAATTGTATCTGTTAAGTAATAGACTTGGATATACTTTCTTGTTGTAGATTTCACCGGCAATTTCCTCCTTATCCTCCAATGGTAAAAGTCCAATCCACCTTGATATGAGACGCCCTCTCTCGGTATCCTTAAGGGATATAAGACCCTTAAGATTATCCGAGTTAACACAAATCATAAGATCAAAATCACGCTCATTACCAATAGCCTCTCTTATAGCCTTGTTTGTCTCGGTTGTTGTGGATTCCTCCTCATTTTCCTTCTCAGGATCAGACAGTTCAATAAATTCATTATTGACTAGACGGAAATAATTTACTTTTTGTGTAACCTTACTCTTATCCGTTCTCTTGTTCTTTGCAGGTCTTGTAACGGTTCTCCTGATTACATATTCATTACCGTCAATGACAATACACCCCTCAACCAACACTTCCGTTGCATCCGGTAAATGCTTATTGAATGTTTTAGCCAACACCCAATCATTTTCCCTTGATGTCACCTTTCCAAATAGTAAAAATCTGAAAAGATCAAGACAGAATGTTGACTTACCACCCTGATTTGCGGGTTCTGAACAAAGAAGAACAAGCCCCTTTAATGTTGTGAAGTCAAAGAAATTGTCCTCACCATAGGACATAAAATTCGACCACTTTATCCATTTGAAAGTATAACGTTTGCTTGCGTCATACACTTCATAATTCATATTATTATTGATCAGTTCATCTATCTCAATTATCTTGTCAAAATCATAATCCTTTATTTCCCTCTCTGCAATATACTCTTTAAAGAGTTTCTGTTGAAACTCCTTGTTTTGTATATTATGTGTGATGTCATTCGTTATTGGAATAATTTCACCGTCAGAGTTTTTCTGCACAAAAACGGCTTCAACTCCTACGTGATCCTTCGATATTCCATATTTCTTGGCTACCTTGTTTTTAATAGTTTCTTCACCATCCTTTGAATAGTCCATTGGTAAAACAGTCCATTTCACGTTCACCCTACCATTCTCTCCGATTTCTACTTTCTTACTCATTATTAAGATAATTTACGTTTTTTTGATCTTTTTGGTTTTTCTATAAGTTTGTATTCGTTTGTCTCTTGTTTCTCTTTAACCTCAGTCACTTGTTCCTCATACTTTTTATCATCAAAATCTTCAGGCACTGTTTCATTCTCACCATTCATATCCGTGACCGATATTGTTTGTATTTCCACCTTTTTTGGGGTATTTTCGGATTTAACCATAAATGGTGGTTTTTCCCCGTATTTTTCAATCATAAAAGCACGCTTCAGTAAATCATTGACAAATTCTTCTGTATTGAGTTCATTAATCTTACAATAGGACTCTATATCCAAAAGTAATTTATTATTAATATTCATGTTTTATTAAAAATTTAATTAATTAATTTTCATGTTCATGAACAAATATACAAAAAACTATTGAGAATTTATTATTCTAATATTATATTATTATAAAATAACCTATGACTGAATTAAGTAAAATCGCCTCAAATTACAAGACCGATAAGGGGGTTACTTATACAAATTCTCATTGTTATACGGAAATATACGACCAATATTTCAAAAAACTGAGAGATGAGAACCGAAAAGTATTCATTATGGAAATAGGCATCCAATATGGACACGATCTGCTTATGATAAATGAATATTTCAAGGGTAATTGTGAAATATTCGGGTATGACATCGACACAACCAAATTACAGTTTGACATTTCGAAATACGATAACATACACATATTCGAGGTTGACATAAATGACAGAGAATATTTTGAGGGTATTTTCAATCAGAAATATTTTGAAGCGGCTGTCGGAATAATCCCGTATTTTGACATCATTATAGATGACGGCTCACATCAATCATATGATATCATCAACGGTCTATCAATTCTCCATAAACAATTGAGCAAGGATGGTATCTATATAATTGAAGACCTGCATTCAGAAGATGCAATAGATGCTTTGTATTACCTGAATTTTGGAGGAGACCCTTATGGTATACCCGATTCCTTAGAAATACACAAGAGACTGAAAAGCAGTATAATATATAATATTTATGACACACATTGTAAGGAATATCCGGTGTCCAAATGTGCTATTTTAACTTTTAAATGATTATGGAAAAAGAAAACGAATATAAGAAAGGACTAATATTAGGTTTGGATATCAGTACGGAATGTATTGGTATCTCAATTGTCTATGATGATGGCGAAAATGAGCCTAAAATAATGGAAATCACACACATATCACCAAAAATACCAAAGAATAAGAAAGGTATTGAGGCATTGATACTCAGGAAGGATATTTTTGAAAAGGAATATCTATTAAGAATAAAGGATAAGGGTATTGTTGAATGCGTAATAGAATCCCCGTTGAAATATGCATCAGGAAATTCAAACGCACAAACAGTATCTCAATTGCTTCAGTTCAACGGACTTCTGTCCGAATCCGTCTACAGGATATTGGGAATTGTTCCAAATTATCTTTCATCCCACGATGCAAGAATGCTGTCATTCCCGGAGTTACTGTCTGTAAGAAAATTCAACAAAAAGGGTGAAATATACACGTTATCACACTTTAAAAAAGCATTGAGGGAGAATCATCTTGTCCTGTTCGGCTCCTATCCATTCGATTGTGACAAGAAAAATGTTATGATGAATGTCGTTAATGAAAAATATCCATATATAAAATGGACATATGACAAGAAGGGGGAACTAAAGAAGCAAAATTATGATGCCTGTGACTCACTTGTATGTTCGCTTGCCCATATAAACAAAAAAAGATATGGGGAAATAAAGGCTGAAATTGTCGATTGTTCAATAGAAGAAAACGAAAAGGAGACAACCATTGCATACACAACGAGAATATGGGATAAATTGTACAGTAAGAAAATTGTTATCAACAAATAAAAAACATACATCCACAACAAAATGGGGCAATATTAAACATTGCTCCATTTTTTTTTATTCCACATAGCACAAAACAACTTCATTTACTATTTATATTATAGTAAAACCATAAATAATTATGAGCAAATTAATACCGAGTTTTTTATACGGTTATGAGTGGGATAATGCATTTGACAACTGCTTGACCGAAGATAAATACTATACGTTTGGCTCATATATCGATCTGTGTGGAATGTCCGCAGAGGACGCAATGAACTGGCAAAACAGAGTTCCTGTCGTGCCAAGCGGAGATACGAGCGGTGACACAAGCGGCGACACAGAAACAACGGCTAATACACTGTATATCTCGTTTACTGAGACTTCAGGAAGATATCAAATGAACATTTCTCCTGAATATCAGACGGAATCAAGTGTCGAAATGACAATTATCCTTAACGAGGATAAGTTCGTTGTTGATATAGACCCATCAAGCGGTGTTGTCAGTGAAGGTGGCGGAACCTATAAGGTCACTGTCCCTTCAAAGACAAAGGGCAAATACAACGTTGGTATTTATGCTACTCCCAAAGAAAGTGATTACTCTGCCGGAGATATCCTTATTTCTAAGGAGAGTTCAATCGACCCAACTCTGAAGTATGATGACAAGAAGTACGATTATTCAACAAAGATTGTTGCGGATGGATTTGTAATAACATTCATCCTTGACTGCGTTGAATATACTAAGAAAAACTATGCGTTCGGTGAAACGATAGTTGCTCCTGATGTGACACCCGAAACGGGCTATACATTCAACGGTTGGGAAAACGTACCTTCCACAATGCCAGCAGAGGACATCACAATCAATGGACGTACAACACCAAATACATATCATATCAAATACTATGTAGATGGTAATCTTGTACATACGGACAGTTTTGCATACAAATCCACCGTAACTGAATACACATATACACCCGCAACGGGTTATATATTCAATGGTTGGAGTACCGAAGTGCCACAAACTATGCCATATAATGATGTAGAAATACAAGGCACAACAACCGCGAAAGTATATACAGTTAAATATGTTGTGGACGGCATCGAAAGAGATGACTTGACACAAACATATTCATACGGAGATACAATAGTCCTCCCGACAATCGACGAACAAGAAGGCTATCGTATCGTATGGGGTGAGCACCCAACAACTGTTCCGGACGTTGACGTTATTACAATAACAGTAGATCACGTCATTAATCAGTATACACTGACACTTACAGTTGATGGGAAACCTTATACAAGTTTCACTCAGGACTTTGGCACTGCAATATCTGTAACTGACCCGACTAAGGAGGGCTACAGTTTCGCTTGGAGTACTCCAATTCCCGCAACTATGCCAAGTAGCGACATCACGATCAATGGCATATTCACGGTTAACCAATACACACTGACATTGACGGTAGAAGGTGAACCTTACACAAGCATCACTCAGGACTTTGGAACCGTAATTTCAGTTGAAACACCAACCCGTGAAGGGTACAGTTTCGCTTGGGATTCTCCATTACCGACCACAATGCCAAGTAGCGACGTGACTATCGATGGTGCATTCACCATCAATCAGTACACACTGACACTTACAGTCGATGGTGAACCTTATACAAGTTTCACACAGGACTTCGGAACGGCAATCTCTGTAACTGATCCCACTAAAGAGGGCTACAGTTTCGCTTGGAGTACTCCAATTCCCGCAACTATGCCAAGTAGCGACACTACAATCAATGGTGTATTCACAGTTAACCAATACACACTGACACTGACAGTTGGTGGTGAAGCATATTCAAGCATCACTCAGGATTATGGAAGTGTGATATCAGTTGCGGAACCAACTAAGGAAGGCTACAGTTTTGCTTGGGACGAGGAACTGCCAGAAACAATGCCCGCACAAGACTTGACAATCAATGGTGAATTTACAATCAATCAGTACACATTGTATCTTTCAATAGATGGTACTGTTTATACGAGCCTCACATTGAATTATGGTACAGAGATTATTGTAGACGAACCGACAAGAGAAGGCTATAGTTTCGCTTGGGAGAAACCAATTCCCGCTACAATGCCCGCATATGACCAGACAATCAATGGTGTATTCACAGTTAACCAATACACACTGACACTCACTATTGACAATGAACCTTATTCGAGCATTACTCAAGACTATGGAACTGAGATTGTAATAAGTGACCCGACTAAGGAAGGTTATAGTTTCGCTTGGGATGAGGAACTACCGGAAACAATGCCCGCACAAGATATGACGGTCAACGGTACGTTCACGATTAACCAATACGTTCTGACATTTACAATCGAAGGTAATTTCGTATCAAGCGGAAGTGTGGATTACAACTCGGTAATCACTTATCCGTCGCACACAGAACGTGAAGGGTATGATTTTGCTTGGGACAGCAATATAACAAATATGCCCGCGCACGATGTTACCATAAATGGTGAATACGCGGTTCAGTCATTTATCCTGACATTTATTGTTGATGGTAATTTCGTATCAAGTGGAAGTGTTGAGTACGGTTCAACAATCGTCTACCCAACAGTGGCAGAACGTGAAGGATATGTATTCAGTTGGGACAGTGAACCGACAACAATGCCGGCACAGGACCTGACAATTAGTGGTACATATACAGAGATTAAAAACAAGGTATACTATGCTTGTCTTATGAATACGGATATTGACAATTTGACTGATTATTCAACATTGAATAGTATTGAAGTTGAAACAGGCAATACGTATGACCTGACAATGTTCTCACCTGAACCAACTCCTGAGCCTGCTGATGATGCTCCGGATGAAGAATGGGAACAATGGGAAGTTGATAATTATTACGGTTATGTCATTGCAATTCCTTCGGTCATTACAACCTATTCTATCTTAGAGGACGGTGCTGAGGTATCAAACAACACCAACCCAAGAAAATATGTTGTTGCAGAGACCGGTGTCATGATTGACGGAACAGAATGTTTCGTAATTAAGAACAAGATGAGTGTTGCAAGTGTCGGAATAACAGATAAGAGTAAAAAATTAGTTTTATAAATATGGCAAGAACAATTTCTTATACAGATTCAGTAGAACTGGATGAACAAAGAAGATGGAGCGGAAAGGGCTATCTCGATGCAAAGATGCAGCCCGTACCTGAATTCGCTGACCTTAACGACATTCCGAGAGCACAACGTTTTATTGGTCTTACAGTAACCGTATTAAACGGAGAAAACGGAGAGCCAACCGAATATTGGCTTAAGAGTGGTGTGTCAAACACATCATGGGAGAAAAAAGGCTGTAGAGCCAACCTTGACGTTGTTTCAGGTAATGATGTCGAAACAAGTGGTATTTAACAAATAATAATAAATAATTAAAATATAAACGTTTATAAAAACTATGGCAGATGCTAAATTTTTAGGTATTAAACAGGTGACTCTTAACAGTTATCTGAATGACTACACAGCCGAAGAAAAGAAAGGCTATTTGTGGGTTGTTAGAGATTTAGACGGTAGCGACGTTGTAAGTTCAAAGATTTACTTTGGTAATCGTCTCTATGCTGAGACAAACGACGGTTCTGCTGCAACTCTTGCTGACAACCTTAAAACCGCATTTGGTGGTCTTTTAGACGAAAACGGCGAATTCGTCGGTTTCCCATTTGGCGGAGAAGACACCGCAGCAGACCATCCAATTCTCTCTCAAAACGCCGATGATGTTCTCGACATTCTCAAGAACCTCGAAAGCGCAATCGTAGAAGCACAGTCCGCTCTCACTGAGACGGTGGACGTTGCTGATTTCCAAGCCGCTGTTGCTGACATTGAAGCAGTACAGGGTGATGTTGCTGACATCAAGGAAGACGTCATTGACCTTCAAGGTGATGTTTCAAACCTCCAAGACGAAGTTGCTGACCTGAAGTCTGATGTTGCTGATATCAACGAAGTAATTTCAGGACTTACAGCCGACCTCGAAAATGTCTACACAAAGGACGAAATTGATGGTAAGATTGCGGGTGTATGGCACTTCAAGGGTGAAGTTGAATCAATTGAAGAACTTCCAAACGACGCAGAAAATGGTGACGTTTATCAGGTTGGAGAAAAGGAATATGCTTGGAATGGAACAGAATGGGTTGAACTCGGTTTCAATCTTGACCTCTCAAACTATGCTACAAAGCAAGACGTTGAAGACGCCATTGACGAAGTAGTTGAAAACGTAAATGAGGCTCTTTCAGGCATTTCTTCAGACATTAACGAAATCAGCAGTGCAGTTAATGACTTGGAAGAAAAGGCAACAACAACCGCAGCAACTCTCTCAGAAGCAGAGGAACTCGCTTCAGAGGACAATCTTGGTCAGATAATCTATATCACCAACCAATATGGTGACACAGGTTATACGGAGGGTGCATATGTTGTAACAGGTGAAGGCACAGTCCAAAAACTTGGTACAACTTCCGCAAGCGGCGACATCGATCAAGCCGTTGCTAACCTCGAACAGAGAGTTACTGTTTTGGAGGCTGACAAGCACAGCACCATTACAGGCGACGACGTTGAGGTGTAATTTAACACAAACACACATGTTGGGGTGGGAACATTCCTACCCCAACTAAATAAGCTAACAAAAAAAGAAACAAACACAATATAAATGGAAATAATCTTCAAAGGTATAAAGCAAGCATACCAATCTACGTATGACAGCGCTTCTGTTGAGGATAGAAAAGCATTTTTGTGGTTAGTTCGTGAGAATGCACAAGATACCTATGGTAAAATCTATTTCGGTAATAGATGCTATGGTGTATATGACGAATCAATGGAGTCTGTTAATGACATCTATCAGATTTTGTCAGACGCCGGTATTATTGACGAAACAGGTAATACTGTGGATATCGCATCAATGATTGCCGATGCACAACTTGTAGAGGGTTCTGCAATTACCATTTATGACGGTGCCATTTCGGTTAACGTTGCTGATGAAACTGAAAATGCGGTTGATGATGTGGACACAAACAAAAACTTCCTGAAACTCAATTCAAACAATGAGTTGGAAGTTAACGGAGTTGATACTGACGCAACTGTCACATCATCGGATATAACAATCGCAGGTGGACCTTTGGCTGACCTTGCAATGGAGGCATATTCGAATGGTAAGATTCCTTCAGGAACATCCATTCAGGATTTCCTCGTAAGTATGCTCTGTGTCGAGAAATGGGCAGCAAGTGTACAACAGTACAATCACTTCGGTGTGTCTGTTGCTGCACCTACAATCACCCTTTCAAACACAGCAGCCACACAAGAGGTCGGTTCAACTGTTACCTTGAGCAGTGTTTCACCGAAGACATCATCTGCATCTCAGTATATTTCAGCATCAACGTTTGATTACGGCTACAAGATAGGCGAAACCAAATACTCAAACACAAAATATACTCAAACATTGACACCAACTGTCAGCAATGAGGACGTTTCACTTACCGTTGCATACACAGGTTTCAACGGCGCAACAGGACGCACGGTAACAAATGAAAACCTCAATGGTGAAGCATTGACGGTAACGCAGGGCACTAATAAGGTGACAGTATCGCAATCAGGTAAAACTTACACTGCAAGCAACACTGTGTCTAACGACAATATCTACATTGCCACAAACTTAGGCAACTATTATCAGAACGATAAGGAAACGGATAATGTGCTCACAATCACGACACCGTCTGATTGGACAAACGGAAAGACACTTGTCGCTACAAACAGTGCATCAAAAACAATAACAGGTGCAAGAAAATACTTCTACGGCTATCTCTCTTCTCCTGTTGCCCAAATAACAAGTTCAACAGTAAGAGGTTTACAGTACAGTGGATGGACAAGTTCCAATTCACTCTCGCTCGTAACCGCAAACGGTACGAAACAAGTCCTATTTGCTTTCCCATCATCTGCAAACAAGACATTGGTCAAGGTTACGGACAGGAATGCATCTGAGGCCGCTATAACGGGTAACTTCGAGAAACAGGGTAGTGTAAATGTATTTTCGGCCAACGACTATGATTCAGTAGCGTATGACGTTTGGTCTTGGACACCATCCACTGACCTTGACGCTAACACCTACACAATAACGTTATCATAAATAAAAGAATAAATGGCAAGTTATATTGAAATTTTTAAAAGTAAATTGAACTGGGCAAACGTTCTCCAAAGAACGGCACCAGTACCTTTGGACAGAACAGACTTGTTCAGTTCATTGGCTGATGCAACTGCCTACGCCAAAGGTGATGGTAGCGATAGTAGGGGTTTGGGCGGTACGTCATTCGTCGGACAGGTTCTTACCGTATACGAAAACGGTAATGTTACTGTGTACGTCATCACTGAGGGTGAAGATGGAGTTAAGGGTCTTAAGGAGGTCGGTTCGCCACTCTCTACTGTGGTGGTAAACGACTACTCCGACGCCCTTGAATATGCTTCACCTGAAAACGCAGGACGCATGGTGTATGTGAAAACAAGAACATATTCATATGAAGAAAGCGGTGAAACAATTTACACAACAACAGAACCCGAAGGCGAAGACTATACGACATACGATCCGGGATTATACGTTGTTACAGGCAACTCACTACAAAAAATCGCACAATCGTCGGCCTCTGGCGACATTGAGAGCGACGTGGCGGCATTGGATGTCCGCGTCTCCTCAACCGAGACCGCAATATCTCTCGCAGGAGATGATTTCGAAACAAACGCATAATAAAGATAATTAATTAATTATAACAGAATGGAAAACAAACATCTTTTAAAAGGTATTATTTTAACAAGCGCCACCACTGGTACATTTGACAGTGATGTGCTCTATTTCGTGAGAACTAACACAGGTAAGACTGATGGTTATCTCCAACTTAACGGTAAGAAGTACGGTACAGCCGAAGAGATAAAGACTCTTCTTGGAAGTCTTCCTGAAGGTTTTGCTACTTGGAGAGCATTCGTTGACTCTATCTCAGGTGCTACTACCGCTATCACTCAAGACCTTGCCACTCTCAGCGCAACTACTTCAGGTATTGCAGTTGATGTTGAAACCCTGAATGCTAACAGTGGTGTTTCAGGTTCTGTTGACCAAAAGATTGCTACAGCAATTGCAGGTTTGGATGGTGCTGTCGAAGGCACAAAGCCAGCAGAAAATGCATACGTTGCTGACGTAACCGAAACCGATGGTATCGTAACCGTAACTTATGGTACTCTCCCAACTGAGTCTCAAGTAACCGCTACAGGTGATACATTGGTTAGTGCAACTGCAACAGGACACAGCGTAACTGTTTCTGCTACTCAGGACCTTACTTCTGCTGTCGCAAATGCTAACAGCGCCGTTCAGAGCGTAAATGGTGAAACCGGTAATACAGTTACCATTGATGCAAATGACATCGAGATTGGCACAGCCATCACAGGTGATACCGAAGTTGCTGCAACAACTAAAGTACAGGCCGCTCTTCAAGACCTCTATGACAAGAGCAAAGCAAATGCGGACGACATTGAAACATTAATGCGTACTGACATTGTAGATGTAATGCTCGACAACGGTAACGTTGTTCTTAAGGATGCCTCCGGTTTGACGACTGAAGGTTTTGCTGCCACAGCAATCACAAGTGGTGTTTCTCAAGACATTGTGGCTCTCAGTGGTCTTACAAGTGCCAACACACAGGCTATCACAACTCTGAATGCTAACAGTGCTACTACGGGTTCTGTTGACCAAAAGATTGCTGCCGCAATTGAAGGTGTTAACACTGGCGTCAGTCAACTTAGTGCAACAACTCAGGCCATTGAAAGTGATGTCAACACCTTGAAGGCTGATAGCACAACCGCAGGTTCTGTTGACAATAAGATTGCTACAGCAATTGCAGGCTTGGATGGAAGCACCACAAACACAAAGCCAACAGAAAACTCATTTGTTGCCGATGTTACCGAAACCGATGGTAAGATAAGTGTTACTTACGGTTCATATCCTGACGTAACTGCTACAGGTGATACATTGGTTAGTGCAAGCGCAACAGACCACGCCGTAACCGTTTCTGCTACTCAGGCTCTTACTGATGCCGTTACCGCTGCCGGTACTGCTGTACAGAGTGTCAACAACAATACAGGTACCGCAATAACCATCGATGCAACTGAAATCCAACTTGGTCAGGCTGTAACAAGTGGTGCTACCACAATTCTTCCCGCAACAAGTTCAATCACTCAATCATTCGATGATGTTTATCAGAAGATTGATGCTGCAAGCAACGCTTCTAAGATTGAGTCAACCGGTCAGACAATCACTGTAACCACAGGTGCTACAGGCAACAATGTTGAGGTTAACCTCGAAACGGGTACCGCTTCAACTGTTGATGCAGGTCACATTGAGATTGCAAAGAATGAAAGTGGCGCTCTCTACGGTATGCTCTACTACGGTGGCGATGATGTTGAATAGTTTTTTACTATTAAACTAAGATAAATGGGTGATTCAATTTGAATTGCCCATTTTTTTTTGTATATTTGTTCAAAAGTTAATTTTATGTTTGAGAAAATTTATCGGATTTTAGAGGAAATATTGGGCGCAAGCAGGCAGGGTGATTACAATAAGGACACTGATCAATATCAATTCAATTGTCCGTGTTGTGCTGAGGAAAATGGTGGAAAACCCGATAACAAATATAATTTGGAGGTTAATTTAAAACTTGGAAAGTACAATTGTTGGAAATGCGGCGATACTGACGGAACAAAGGGAAACATAAGATATCTTGTAAAGAAATACGGTACCCCGCTCTTATATAAGAGATATAAGGATGAAATAACATTTCTTATTAAGAGCAAGATGTATGACATCAATCTTTTTTCCGCCAAAAAGGAAGAGGAGAATGAAACATTCATAACATTACCGAGAACATTTTCAAAAATAGACCTTTCAAATTGTCCTGACACTTTAAGGAAATATCTTGAAAAGAGAAAAATTGATCAGAACATAATTGACAAATTCAACATCGGTTACACATCTTGGAACGAATATGAGAGGATGATGAGAAACCGTATTATAATACCATCGTATGATGAATATGGTGATTTGAACTATTGGGTTGGGAGAGATTTCACAGGTACGCAGAAAATAAAATACAAGAACTGCGATTCAGATAAAAAGAAGATAATCTTTCAGGAATCGCATATAAATTGGGATTTTGACATCATATTGTGCGAAGGGGCAATTGACTGTCTTTATCCTGTGAATGCCATATCGATGTTAGGAAAGAAACTGACTAAGGACACTGCATTGTTTGGGAGTCTGACCAAGAGGGCAAATGGAAACATAATAATCGTATTGGATTCCGATACGGATATAACAGAGACTAAGAGAATATACGGTCTTTTGAATTTCGGGAGATTGAAGAATAAGATATGGTATGTCAGAATGGAAAAATACAAGGATATCGGAGAGGTTTATGAGAACGAAGGGAAAAAAGGTGTCATAAACACCATTAAAAATAAATTACAATTTAAAGAATACGAATTAGTTTTTTAATGATTACAAAAATTATTGCATGTGCAGACATTCACATTAGGAATTTTAAAAGACAGAATGAATATTTGGAATGCCTGACAAAATTTATAGAAGAGTGTAAAAGAATAACGGAAGAAAACGGTGCCGAGAACACAAGAATTGTTATAGCGGGAGACCTTCTTCATAATAAACTTGACATTAGTAGCGAGGGTTATATACTTGCATCATGGTTTTTAAAACAATTGGATGAAATTGCAAGTACTATTGTTATCGCAGGAAATCATGATATGAATATGGGAAATCTGACTAGGATTGATCCGTTGAGTGCAATTTTTTCGATGGTTAAGTTTAACCGTGTGTTTTATTTGGACAAAGAAATGAACCGTGAATCCGATTGTCTTGAAGATGAAAACATAATGTGGTGTCTCTATTCAACATTTGACAAATTTGCAAAGCCAAACATAAAGGAATACAGAATCAGTCATCCAAACAGTACATTTGTCGGACTTTTTCACGGAGATATCAAGAGCGCAAAGACAGATGCGGGTTATCAGTCGGAGAACGGAATCGAGGCTTCCTATTTTGATGATTTGGATTTCGGTATCTTAGGACACATACACAAAAGACAGGAGATAAAGGCAGATGGCGTACCTTTGGTGTATTGTGGCAGTCTTATACAACAGGATCACGGAGAAAACATAAGCGGTCACGGTTTTGTTGTGTGGGATGTTGAAAATAGAACATATGAGGTACACGATATACCGAATGACAATTACGGTTATTATACCTTCTCCATAAATGATATAGAGGATATTGATAAAGACGAGGAGCGAATCTTAAACTTATAAGATTCGCTCATTTTTTTATTTTTTTTATGTTAAAAACTGTTTCAAGTATTGCACCTGATGGTATTACTTGTTTTGCATATTTCAGTATACTCTGATACAAATGCACTCTTTCTTCGATGGTTTCCTCATCACCGCATAGATTGAATGTAATTCTTACACCCTTTGTATTGATGATTGAATTTGCGGCGGATTCGTTATTTCTTCCCTCGTTATCATCACTCTCGAAGTCAAATGGTGTGAATTCGGAATCAAGACGGGTTGTTTCAGTATATCCCGTAGCATTATATGGCATCGCGCAATCAACATCATCGTACATTTCATCAATTGGTATTTCGCCAACGTGATTGATGAGGTCCGTATTTCCACTGGCAGCACATTCAACCGTTCTGTGTATTTCGGTTATACCACTAATGGTTTCCATTTCATCATTATACTTAGTGTAAACAGGAACACCTTCTGTTTCGGCATCAATATTTTTTGTTCCGTCCGAGAAAAACCAACACTTCATATTATCCAACAGATAGTTGACATTTCCATTCTTGTCAATAAGGTTGTCAAATCCTATACACGATATCTCGTCCAACAGATTATTGCATTGGTTACACGGATTTTCATCTTCGTATTCGGCTGTACGGTCTGAGTTACAATAATATGCATTACTATTGAAATTATTGTTCTCTATGGAGTATTTGAAGATTTTATCGAAATACTCTATGTATTCCTTACCGCTATCGTATTTCCAATAACCATCATGTGGGTTGTTTGCCTTCTTGTCCTCTATTATATTCTCCACATAAAGGACTTTCTTGGCATCTGTCGTCATTCCGCTTCCTTCCATTTCCAACTCAGATTGTGGTATATTTTCCCACCCGCGTCTGTCAACCCCATCGTCAACTTCATCTGTTTCAATTCCATAGTCTGAGTAATAGTTGGAATAGTCTTTGTTTCTCAATATGAAATAATTCGAACATTCATCTGTTATTCCTGTAACACCAAACTCATATTCAATATCTCTTGCAACACGGTCTAAATCCAAACTGTAATCGTTTGGTTCGTATTTCACTATCATACCGTCTCTCAAGAATGCAAGCGGTATCAGTGTCAGGTCGTGCACATTGCTAACAACAATAAGGTTTCTTACTGTTTCATCATACAGTTTATATTCGTCATCTGCTGTTATTGCAGTCAATTTGTGACTTGGCGTATTCGAATTGAGAATAATCTTGTCTGTACTACCCCAACCGCCATTCATCTGATAATACAAATCACCGTCATATTTTGTTCCGTTATTGAACCAAGGCACGAAGTATTTTATTGTATATGTGTCACCACTGTCATTTGTTTTTGTGCAATAAACGGTTGCCAATGGCAAACCTTCGAGTTTTCCACCCTCAGGATTGTATGTGTTCTTAAAAGTATTGAACACTTCTACATTTGCATCATCATCAACATCGAATGTCCAATCAAGTTCACTTGTGCCACTGTATATGCCGGTACACCCAGTTCTCGGTTTTGCCACACAAATAAACTCATCTATCTTATAGTCATAGGTTAAGCCTGTGTCTGTTGGTAACCCATTTACTTTTGCAAGACTTTCCGCAAAGTCATAAGAGGTTAAACCAAATAGTGCGAATATTTCTTCAAGTCCTTCCCTTGTTCCCTTGTTCAACAATATATTCTTTGAATTTATCTTAAGGTTTCTGAGGAAGTGTACATTTGCGTCATTTGTTGTAAACTGCTGAATAAGTCCGGGAAAAATATCTTCATCGGTCACGGCATTTCTGTTAAGCCCGTTCACCGCGCTATATACCTCCCATCCTGACATATCAACCATATCTGACAGGAAATAGTCCGGATTGTTGTTATATCCGTTATATGAAATCTTGTTTACGGTCTTGATATTATCAATGTGTCTTTTAATAATGTCAAAGAAAATGCCATAGGAATACATCAGTTTTTCCATCTTTGTCAGACCAATATTGAAGTCTGTACTGTCTTCCTGTGTCTTCTCGTTAACATATGTAAGGTCCATATTCTTAATTGAAGGATGAACCATATTCTTCCACAAATTGTTTGTGTAGTATTCATCATACGCTTCCGCGACACCCAACAGTTTGTTGACAAAATTTCTGAATAAATCCATATTGGCATCGACTATGATATTCCAACCGCCATTATCCGTATGCCATGTTATGTCATCGTGTCTTGTCAGGATGCCATACTCACTTTCAAACGGATATTCTATCCTTGTTGTATATTTTGGATTACTGTTTGGATTGAGCAATAGTTGTTCTACACCAATCAGGTTATTAAAGAAATCTGTGATGTATTCTTCATTCGGTCTGATCCTCTTGTTTTTATTGACCGGTTCTGTTAAGAGTATGAATTCCCTGTCCTTATAGAATTGATATATCACAAAATCACCCGATTTGTCATCTTCTGTGTCGCCACTGGAAGCCTTTGGCTCGGTTTTTATTGTTACCTTTGCCACAAGTTGTCCGTCCATATATTGTCCGTTACCGCATTTAGGGGAGAATCTTTCAACATTCCAATCCAAATTTTCGATAACCTCTTCTATCACATCACCCCTGTCAACAAATGTTATAAGATTGTACATCTCATGGGTATATGCACTTACATCTCCGAAATAATTACAGAAAAATCTCATCCTGTTAAGATTCGGTATGTGTGATGGAACCCTTAAACTTGATATGTTTATGTTAAACGGATTTGAAACGACTACAAATTCCTCTTCGTTTTTTGTGTCACCACTTGGGTCGTGTATATTGTCAAGGTCTCTAAAACTTCCATATTTAATGTCAGTTACATACAGTTCACCAGGGAACGTTGTAATAATATGTTTAATTGCGTTTTTTATTGTCTCAACACAACTTCCATAATATACAAAGTCACGTAATGTCGAATAATCGGGCTTTATCTTTATTTCACTCTCTGTGCTCTTATCATCCGAAATTGTATTATAAGTCCAAACATCACACTCAACGTCAGGTGACTCCTCGCTTCCATCACACCACAATACCCAATTGTTCTTTCCGTGTTCACGGCTTGTCGGTGTTTGTCTTGTCCTGATTATCCTGAAATTCGATTCACCATATGGAAGCGTGTCTGATGCAGCCCAATTTGTTCCGTTTGTGGTCATGTAGTCCCTTACATAAATCGTTCCCGATGAAAGAGACTTATGGTGCTGGAGTAATGTGTAGTTGCTTCTTCTTACTATATATCCGCCTGAATTTGCCATGTCTTTTTTTTAAATGTTTTCCTCTATTTCTCTAAGTCTGTCAGATTCATTGAAATCAATGATGTCAGTCATAGGTATCTTGAAGTCGTGATTTATTCCTGTGTTCGGATTTACTATATTACCGTACATAGCCTGATGATATATGCCGTCTTCTGAGTTGAACGTTGTTATAAGTGCATTGTCCAAATTACGTATTTGCTTACCTTCAAGCATTGTGGAAACACTCTCAATATCGTGATTAACCATTTCAACCTCCAACATTACCGGGTTGAATTTTGTGTTAATCAGTGCCACTGTCTGCATCGGACTTCCAATATTCGGTTTATCTGTCGGTTTAAATGACAATGCCGTGCTTGGTGTGAGGGTGCAGAAAACAAGATTGCTCGAGTTGTTATGACGGTAACTTACGCCTGTTTGGGATGAATCTATCAGGTTCTGTGCAACCGGTTCACACTTGTAATTTGATGTTATTATCCTGTAGTATTTTTCTCTGTTTCCTGAAGAGTCAAAATATTCAACCCTATATCCTACAAGCGCACCATTTTCAAATATTGACCTGTCATTTCCGCCGAACTGTGTTATATCCAACACAATACCCTTTATGTTCGGGTAAAGTGTCAGATTGCTCACATCAAATATTTTCCCATATATTTCCTTTGGCCTGATGTATATTGTATATATGCCTGTATTGCTGAATTCAGTAAGTGGAAGCCTTAAATTGTACATTCCGGGTAAGTTTGGTAAAACATTTGCCCCTGCACCGGTTGTTTCCCCTTCCCGTTCAAACTGTGTCAGGTATGAACTATCCAATTTTTTAAACGACGGGAAGTCTTCAGAATCCCTGCTTCTGTCAGGACGATAGTGGTAGAATATCTCTACGTCAGATGTTGAAATATCAGCCGCTCTTCTCGTTCCGTATGTTCCGTTCGAATTTGCCATATAAAGTGTAAATTATTTATATATAAATATAATATTTTGCTTATTTTAAGTACATAAGAAAGGTACATTTTTAGACCTTTACGCTATCGTTGTTGTTATTGCTGAACTTATTCCGAAAAAGTCATTTCTGTAGTGCTCAAGGTCTTCGAGCGTCGCTACTTCTGACAAGACTGAATGACGTTCTAACACGGAAACACCCTCACCCCTGTCTATGAACACACTTGCATCGACGTTAATGTCATGTATTCCGAGAAGTGCCTCGTCCCGATAAACATCAAGCGTTTGGAATATGTCATTTGACATAAGACTTCTCTTGAAACTGACTAAGGCTTGTACTCCGCCATCTTCCATCTCAATTTCATCACTGTACATTTTTGGCTTGCCCAATTCGAAATATATGAATTTGCAAAGTCTTGTAAATCTGTATACGCCACCCTGTCTGAACGATACGGTTGTTCCACTCACTTCATCGGTATATGATTCACCCATCCACCTTAATAAGTAGTGTTCTTTCACTTTTCTTTCTGCTTCGTCACCTTCATAGAATGGCATTTCATCATCATATATGGTTGGGTAAATGTTTCTGTCAATGTATTCAAAATCATCCGCGTCATCATATTCTTCCTGTGTATCAACAACACCGCGAATGTTTGACGGGTTATATTCAACCCACATATATCTAACTTCAGCATCATCACTTTCGGTATCATAGTTTTCACATTCAATCCACATTTCTTTAAGACTATATGTGTATTCCTCTTCATACCTTATTCCTGAATCATAGTTTATCAAGGTTGCACCGGTATCCGCAATGTCAATCTCATCGTTGACAAGGTAACGGAGTCCATAATTGAAAATAATTGTATTGTAGTCTGAATGTCCTGATGATAGCATTTCAGTGTCAATTACAGCACACTCTATGGTCCTTTCCGTATTTTCTATTGGAAAATCACTGCCTCTTCCGACAAAGTATATCTCACTGTCTTCGTCATCGTCTTTTCTTATAGTGATGGAATTCAAAATATCACAATATATTCTATCCTGATACTGTGTTATGTTCTGTACGCCAACGGTATATTTCAATTCAGTGTGTGCACACACCAACTCACTTGTTTCACCCGTATCACCACTGTAAGATGTGATGCTGTTTTTGAAAACAAATGGTAATTCCTCACCTTTTTCGTCATCTGTGGACTTCTTGTACCTCTGAAGTGTATTCAACTTACCTGAGGTTACTGTCTGAACAATCTCGTCTTCATCATCAAAAAATTCATCGAAATCCTCTTCTGTTGTATGTGCCAATTTCCAATGTAACAGGTTTCCGTTTGCATCCTTCTCATCAAACCTTGTTATCTTCGACTTGTCAAAATAACCCTTGTAATATGGTAATTTAGTGTAGTATTTTCCATCTCTTTCGACAATTTCAATATTCTCATTGTCTTTATTTTCCTCATAAAAATCCACAGACACTTCACATTCATCATAGAGTGTCCCACCTGTTTCATCAACACCCGGATTTACAAGCACATAACATCTGTTTCCATACCTAACAGCATCACCTATATAGTATTTCTTGTTTGGAACCCATTCGTCATAATATGCGGACATAAGTCCCATATCGTGATATTCTTCCTCTATGTAGATTGGTATGTCAGTATATGGTTCCGATACGAAATTGTCTATTTCCTCTCTTGTCAATTTGTTTTCAAAAAGATAATTGACCATTTCAATGAATTTTATTTCGAAACGGTTTTCAACACATGCGCTTGGTATTATCCTGTAATAGGTGGTTTCCCCCGTATCGTCATTAAAAATGACTATATCACCATTCCTGTAATCTTCTACGGTTGGTGTGAAACCGCTTTCCACCGCCTTGCTTCCATATCCGAGCCACGTTTCCATTAATTCGAATTTATCCCTGAATTTTTTAATGAAAACATCCATTTTCGGATTTATACATATCACATCACCCTCCTTAAAGAGTTGTTTAACAGATTTAATCTCGGCTGTCACCCTTTTTACTGTTGGGTGATATATGTTATACGTGTTAACGCCCCTTTCAATATCCGTTGCAAAACGCGCATATCTTGTATTTCCGTTTTTATCGATATATTGATAATATGTTGGAACATATTCGAGGTTATCGACATACTCTGTTTCACCATTTTCATTTGTATATGAATAATATGTTGGTACTCTGTCCTTTTCAAAAGTAACACCAACATCACCGGTATCTGTAATATAGTAATATAAATAGACATTCGGCAATTCCTTATCCAAGTACATACATTTGTGGAAGAAGAACTTCTTCAGTGACGTTGGAAGGTTGCTGTCGTAATAATAACAATCGGTTTCTCCGCTCACATCATCACCATTTCCAAAATATGAAAATCTGTCTCTCCACATTTCTTCGGTAAAGTCAAGCCATTCGTATTCCTCACCATCCCTCTTGCAAAGATAGTAGTATCTTGTGTCCTTATAAGGTTGCCCCTCTGCCGCATCATAAGAGAGACCTTTTGCAATCCTATAAATGAGATTCCGATTCTCGATAATGGTCTTATACCTCAAGATATCCGTTTCCGTATATCCGGTATCGGTTTTGTCTTGCGTGTTACCACTTTGAGTACACGGAAAATTCTTTGCTATCGGTAGGAGGTCGTTTATCAAATCCGCAAGTTTACTGTCCGCCAAATCCGTTTCTTTAAACTTTATGTCATATGGAATACCACCGTAATCCGTATAATCGTCATATTCGAAATACGGTTCGGTATCACCGGTAACATTACCAAAGTTTATTGTCCCCAATGTCGGTAATTTTCCGTCAAATCTGCTTCTGAAAGATTCAAGACATATTTTCTTACTTATTGTTTCCATTTTTAGCCGTTATCATCGCTGTTGTTATTTGATATCCTGTTCTCCTCCTGAAGAATACCATTCAATCTCGGTTCCCACATAATTATGGTCATCTCAGTTCCGTTTATGATGCTACTTGGGGTCACGCCCTCATTGTTTACCACATACCAAATATATTGGTTGGCGACATCGTCATATTTTAGTTGTATTTTAATATAGGAATTCTCAAATACCTTTTTTGTATCAATGTCAATTATCTGACTTGTATCCCCGGTTATTCCACTTATAGCATCACCGTATTTTCTGTAGTTTATCGGAAACTCGTTTGGAAGTCCACCGTTGCCCCTTAAAATCGGATCACCTGATATATGTTCATCTGACCCCTCGCTATATGTCGGATATGACATTGGTATTGTTTTACCATATTTCGCATGGTTGAATTCAACCTTTAAATACGCAGTTCTCGGCTCTGTGCCATTAACAATTGTCGGATACGTATAAATATAGAAACCATCACTTGACATCTCCCTGTCATACTTGCTCGTACATTCGAATTCAGTACCAAGTCTGTAATCTTCTATATTGTCGGTATATACGATTGTACCCTCTTCAATGTTTTCGTCATTTGCCAACGCCGTAGTATATTTCTTGTAGTATTTTCCTGAGTCCAAAAAGATTGTACTGTATTCTAAAAGACTTTGTGTTGATCTGTACCTTGTGTCATAACAGGATATTCTTATAAATGTGTTCTTCAGTTTTTTCTTCTGATAATACACATCATCGTCTGTAAACCCTATATCTCCAAGTAAGTCCGAATCAAACGAATCCGCAGTGAAAACAAAGTCAGAACCATCTTGTATCATAGTTGCCGTATTCCAATAATACGAGTCACTTGTCTCGAATTCGCCATAATCTCTCCCTATACCCTCTTCATATTCATATGGTCGCGCCCTGAAATGCAGTTTGAAAATGATTTTCGACAATGGTTTGAAGACGACATTGTTATTTTCATCATATTCCGCAAACATTGGAACAAATTGTGCGCGTTCGTAGTCTATTATGTCATTTATTGAGTTCCCCGCCTCTTGATTGACAAGCATATCATTAAGTAATTCATTCCTGTAAGTGTCAATTCCAAAATCATCTGAAATTGGCAGCATCAGGTCAAAAAATCCATAATTTCTTGTTACGTTTGTCGTTGGAACTATGCCCTCACAAGTTTCCTTCTCATTCAATACAAGTTCAACACAATCGCAAATACATATGTCTGTGCAAGGGTCGTTAACTCTGAACTGTTTTCCCCTGTTATACCATTTTACGGGGTAATTTTCATTTATTTCCTCTATTGTGGCCCCTGTTATATCTTTCTCATAGAGATTGTTCCTGTCAACAAAGATGTCATTTGCACCTATCCACCCATATTTTTCGGTAAAAAAACGTTCGTCCTTACAAAAGAACTCCGTAGTTGCAAAATTGTCCAAAAGATATTTGACAATTTCGTTGTGTTCATCATTCTCCTTGTCAAAAACCCAAAAGAGTTCATAAATGTCATCACGTCCATAATAGTTTAACGGAGTAATTAGAACACCATTTATGTTTTCGGTTATCTTTTCCGTATCGCCGCTTAAAGATGGAACGGCAACACAGGTATCACCACTGCATACGGTAAACAAATCCTCTCCACCAAGATATACCCTTTCACTGTAATCTCCGACATAGTATATATACTTGTCCTTTATGTTCAAAATCTCGTTTACATCACTTGGAATGGTGAGTTTGTGATTCTCAGCCATCCCATTAGATTTGTACAGAAACCTGTCACATAGTATGTAGTCGCCGACACACATTCTCTTGTATTTATCAAGTTTCCCATAATAATACAAGTTGTCTATATTGTCAACTACATTATATTCATTTCGGCATTTGGTGAAATTATGCGGGAAAATATTCGAGAAAGTTAACTTTACATAATTTATGGTTGTTATTATCGGCTTATTATCCTCACTCATCTGTACATTACAGGTTGTTTCCGCAGTGGATGCGGAGACGGGATATATTCGCCTGTCCGGAAATGAGTCAATAGTAAAATGGTCCTCATCAATTACTGAAAGGACTGTTCTTGTTTCGGTAAAGTATCTCTGGTCTTCGTCATTCTCGTTAAATGTTATGACATCATCCGGCTTTAGTGCATGACTGTGTGACTCAACTACGATGCTATCAGTTGAATCGCCGTAATACATTCTCTTTATATCGAGTTTTCTTTCCTCGTTATGTATGCCGCTATTGTTTATCGTCGCCCTGATCATCTTTTCTGTTTTTTACCCTTGTCCTTGTTGTGCGTTTGATTCAGCCGCCGCCTTTGCTTCTTCCTTAGCTTTCTTTCTCTTCTCTCTGTAGGTGTTTATAACCTTGTCAATGTTGAAGTTAGATACCTTGTTCTTCGCCCTTGTCTCAAGTTGGGAAGCCACATCTGAGAACATATCACCAACAACTGACGCACATATCTTACTTTGTGTTGCTTCCTCGCTTTCATACATAGAAACATCCTTGTATTCCCCATATATTGTCAAATCGCTTATCTTTGTTGAACAATCGTCACAATTCAAGCCGTATTCATTATATGGGTCCTGTCTTCTAAGAAATACGTCAACGAACTTGTGTACATATATTTTACCGTTGGTAAATGGTCTGTCATACAGTTCATTTCCACGCATCATCTCAGATTCGCTTAAGAACGGTCTCCATAGATAATTACCTGTTCCGTCATTCATTTCGATTGCATTCGATGGTTTGGCAACATTATACTTGAACAGTTTGTACTTGAACTTTCTGATGTCGCCATCCTCAATGTATAATTCAACACTTTCATCAAATCTAATTGTCAGGTGGTTGTACATTCTACCGGACACTTCGATAACACGACCCCATATTGTCTTTTTGCCGTCGGAGCCGATTTCATATAGAAATACTCTATCACCAACATTCATATAATAGTTCTTTGCAGTGATTATATTAAATACGGTTCCGCCACTCCAATCATTACTTATTGCACTATTCCAATTCATTGTCACCCATCTTTCTATACCGTCACAATCGTTGTATATTATGTTTGCCGGTTCGAACTTGATTTCTGTATGTGTGCCTTGTTTTATATCTTCGGAGTATTCCCTTACGGGTATTCTTATATGCGGGGAATAATAATATCCCTCAGGGGCAATATTAAACGGATACCTTGGATTATACAGATATTTTTTGACATCAGCGTTATTTTTTCGTGTATAAATCAGATTTTTATTTGTTCTGAATACATTATATGTGACTGCACTCGTCTTGAACGGTGAAAAATTGCTTTCCTTCTTTCCCAAATCAAACAATTTATAGTCATCCTCTATTATATCCTCATACACAAAATCATAGAACTCAGCGTCTTTGGTATATTCCCTCTGTACCGTGTTAAATCTGAAATTGACATTTTCAAGGATGGTCTCATTTACATCATACAATGAAAACTCGGCAACGTCTCCAAAAAACAGGTTATTCTCGCCAAAAAAAGTGTCACCCGATGTGGTTACTTCATTTTCACTATCAAACGGTCCCTCAAGACTTTTCGGACTATCCACATAATTTGTCATTTCCTTATAATAAGATTCAATTGAAGAACTATCGTATTGAATTTCTTTACCATCGACGGTTTCCTTGTTTATTTCATTAAAACTTTCACCTGAAAAACTATCAAGGTTTACATTATGTAATTTATGTATGTTGTAATCATCCGAATAAGGTAAGAAGTCAAATCCTGCGGTAATTTTTCCAAAACAATGTGAAAATTCGACATTTTCCGAGCCGTAATCTTTTTCATCGTACCATTCCCTGTAACCCTTGTTGGTTTTTATGATGGTGAGATACAATTCACTCACATCCCGCCCAAGATTGTCCTTCAAACCATTGATGTCTATATCATCATTGAAAACAATCTGCCCAATAGGGTCGCCATATATGTTGTTTGAAAATGCGAGATTGTTCAATGAAGAATTGAAGTCATTTGATGAGTATTTCTGTATCTCATCGTCACTGATAATGCCATCGGCATATGCATCCGTGTTTTTGAAATTTGGGAGTTTCTTGAACAATCTTATGTAGTACTCACACGGTTTACCCCTAACAACCTTTGCTATACGTATTTCATCTTCTTCGTTATTCCATTTAATGAAACCATATTCATATTCCTCGTCATAATCGCCATAGTCAATTACGCCTTTTTTCGGGTTAGCAACCCCATTTGTGATTTCTGAAAATATGTTAGCGAATTCGCTGCTGTTAATGGTGAAAAAGTTATTTGGATAGTCTCCACCAACACCGACACTTACAATATCTGTGGTTATTTCATAAGTCTCTCCGCTATACTTCACCCACATAATAATTATGTCCCCAACGGAAAGATTATGACTGACATCGGATGAAAACATTATTTCAACATTGTCCTTGTATTCAAGCGCACTCTCTTCATATCTTTCATCTGTCAAAGAGAATAGAATGGTTGCAGAACGTGTTACCAGTTCACATTTCAAACCGTTCACATATTTTTCACCGACTATTATCCTATTTGATGTTACCAATTCGTGGTCGTATAGGCTCTTATATGGGAATGTTATACAATATTCCCAATTGTTTTCAACCCTGTGTCTGTATTTGTTATACTTTGGAACCACATAGAACAATGACCTGTCAGGATACATATCTATCTGTTCACAAGCCTTGTTGTTGTTCATACACTTGTTTATGGAAATATCGCCATAATTCTTAATATCCATTCCTGACGGATTTATGAAACCAAACCACCCGTTCTTCTCAACAAGTCTCTCACGTATTGTGTCGTTCATTGACAATACAGAGTCGTAAAGGTACTGGTGTGTATTATTCGTTTCCCTGTTTACCCTTAAGTTACTTCTATTTCCACTACCGGCTGCACCATTTCTGCCATGTATTATAGTTGCAATATTATCTTTTATTATATTCCCGTTATAATCACGATTGTAATCAGACAGGGTGTTGAAATTTATCTTTTTATCGGGTGTTTCTTTTTCACCTAATTTATTAATAACGTTGAATACGCCCTTTCTTAACATATGATTACCGAATATATCATATCCGCAATGATATACAACCCCGCCAATATCCTTGTGGGAATATGCGGTGTCCCTTAGGAGATTATATCGCATCATTAATTCACTGGATACTCTTATATCTTTATCCGCTTCCTGAAACACATATAAACGCCCAACTTCTTGGTTATTGTTTTTGAATACAAAATAGCCTTCTCTTTGTTTTCCGGTATTATTATCATCTGCCTTGTTTTTACTTATATGATAAGTAAATGTACTACTATCACTATCTACAGTATCTCCGGTAGCCCAAGCAGCACTTCTTGAATTTGTTTTTCCTGATTCATTAACATATAGTTCCTTAAAACTGGCGGATATTTCTCCCGCTACATTAATTCCATTGTGCAACCTATTAAATTCTATATTTCCGTCTATTGTTCCTCCTGTGGTGTCATCATCCGAAACAACATATACTGCCGTTTTATATCCATTTGTGTCTTTAAACGTTATATAACCTCGTGTTTCTTGGGCTGTTCTAAAATTTATAAAAAATGTAATAGCCTGATATTGGAATGCCGTACCCTTCAAACCACATATCAAAATACTCCCAATCTTTGGGTAATTAACATTATCTTGATATTTTACCTTATAGTTGAAATACTTTCCAAAAACGTCTGTAATCTCTATAGATTTAGTTTCCTCGGTATAAACATCAATAATTGTTACGGAACTGTCAGCCGCAAAATATATAGTGTCGCTATACGAAGCACCTTGATTGAGACTAATCGGCAAATATGTCATAGATGCAAGTATGTTTTTTCCACGCCTTCCGACCTCCTCTAAATATTCACCATTGTCGTTTGTCTTATAGGTATTATAAACATTGATATTGTCTGGTAGGTTTTTTGTTGATGCTCCGTTCCGACCAAAGAATATACAATCATCAGAACCCTCGTGATAAACAATCTCGCTCACCCTGTTAAATAAGACATTTGACGCAACAACATTCATTGTGAATATCATGTTGAATTTAGTACAAGCGTCCTTTTCCTTTATGTACTGCTCGTATTCATCAACTTTACCCACAATGGTGTCTTCGGGTAATACACGTCGATTGTCAGCGATATCAAATGTCAAGTTTGTATCACTGTTCGTACTTGTCTTAGACCTGTTTTCACCAAGTATTATCGTATATTGTTTGTCCATATTTGTCTTATTTTTTACCCCAAACGGAGATGTTATTAGTTTTTCCGAATCTATTGATCCTTAGGATATTCCTTTGTCTCATATCTCATAATTAATAGTTTCATAAAGTCATTGAAATCATATACCCTAACCGCAGAAACCATATTTGTGTCTTTAGGTAATGAATCCCACATTGTCCAATTATCCCATCCGGCTTTAGGATTTCCGTTGTTATCCATAAACGGGTCATTTATTCCAATCCATGTTGCCCCGCTATAATTTCCTACACTATTTGGTGTTATGTGGTCCAATCCAATGGCTTTAAAAATGTCATATATTGATATTTCCACAACCATTTCCTTAGCCGCTTCTAACGCTTTTGATACATCAGGGTACACGGGCATATAGGGGAACATTTCATGCATTTTTTGAAGTCTAGTCAATGTTGCAACTCTATCTTCAATCGCTTTCTGTTTATCTTCATACAATTTATTTACCGCATAATCAAAGTCCGCCAATCTAAGACCACTATTTCTGCTACGATTGAATTCCTGGTCAAAATCGTCTAGTACGTGAATGGTATTACCATATGCATCGCTTGAGTCAAGGAAGGTACTACTGTATATACCCGAGAATAACGGCTTGGTTGCAGTTGAGTTTGGATCACGATCATTAGAATAATAGACATAACTTTTATCCGGTCTGAACCATCCGTAGTCCGTACTATAAGATTCAGGATCATGATATATACTAAGTGCTAATCTGTCTTTACCGCCTCTACGTAGTTCATCCCACCTTACAAAACTATTATAGACATACCCGTAATATGTAAATGACCTATGTACATTCTCGTAAAACGGAGTACGTTGTTCCGAGCCTTTGCCATACAATTGTTGATAACCTAAGAAGAAATACCTTATGTTTCCGCTATCACCACCATCAGCCATATTAAAAAACTTAACAGTGGTGCTGCTTTCTATTTCTTTAAATGGTGCACCATCGCTATTTGGTGGAACAGCATCAGCAACCTCGAACGACAGTGTAACACTTCCACCATTTACCAGATCAGCCAATGTTCCGTTTGTCCTATAAATTGTACTACCGCTTTCAGCGTCTTCTGAACCCCACGCCCACGTCATACTTTCTCCGGATGTATACGAGTCATTAAACGAGTCAAACGGTCCAAAACTACCGCCAACATTACCACCGTTATCATCATCATCACCCTTATCCCAACGCCATCCAATCATTGGCATTGCATCATACATACAATCCCCAAGATCAAACGGAAATGTATAGTACATATCCATATCAAGTTTTCTCTCATTCCTTGCATTAGTCCCATTATATACTTTAACATTTTTGTATGCCGGTAAATCAGAACTGTTGCTAAATTCGCCGTTTTCCGGGTTTTCTATCTTACCTTTAAAATAACATATATCCTCACTATAGAACCCAAATTTTCCATCATCTCCTTTTTGTAACATATTTAAAACAGTTGATTTCTTATTTGGAAAGTCACCATCAGTTCTGTAGAAGTCATCATATTCATGGCTATCGTCATTGTTTTTCTCATCAAGTATTATATTTACAGTGCCCTCAGAACCGGAAATTTTTGCTGAAATTCTGTCAAATTTAAACTTGGTTGTTCCGTCTTCCACTTCAGGATATGTAATACCACCGGTAATTCTGAATTTACATCTAATACTTGGACCTTTTATAATATCTGTTGTTGTTGTTTCACTTGTCTCTTCTTCACCAGCAACATATATTGGGCGAACGTAATAGCCATTGTTTCTATCGACACTTTCGTAATTTATGTTAATTGTACCACCTGAAGTCGCGTTAATGATTACACAAGTCGGATTAGTATTTGTACCACCCGTGGTATATTCAATTTCAGAAGTCCAATATGTGCCGTTAGGGAGGAAAATACTATTATTACTGTAATCGCCACGACCCCTTATCAGGATACCTGTCTGTTCATTAATGGTAGTAGCACTCATTTCCGTATTCTCACTATTAAAAAGTTCTTCAAACTCTTCTATAGTTGGAGTTCTCCACCCATAAACAAATGTTCCTTCTGTTCGTGCAGTATCAGTTTCATCATAAACAATTTTAGCACCATAGTTTTCTGATGCGGCGTCGTCAGATGGATAAAGTACCAATACATCATCAGTAAATCCACTTAAGCCGTGACTACTATCTCCACAGTATCTTGTATATTCCGGATCATTCCCATATCTATGTGGTTTTGTTACAAATGACTCATCATCAAATGATTCCCTTGTTTCAGTTTCAGCCCACGCAAAAGATGTACCACAATCCTGAACATTTATTGCACCAACACAATATTTGGACCACAATATCCCACTCTGTAGCCCAAAATCGATTTGGACAACCTCTTCTATCGGTGTTACTTTGTCATGATATTCCGCATCATCAGAAACAACATCAACCGGTCCTTCAATAATGAATACCGTATTGAAAAAGAATGGGGCATAGATTGACGGCAGCGTCAAGAAGAAACGTTCATCCGGATTATGCCACGTATTTGGTTTACTGGATTTATCATAAGCATCCCAATACGTACCGCCAATAAATTCTTCATTATTTTTATATGTTCCACCACCACAACCCTTTTTATTACCATTTTTTATTGGGACCTCTCCTGTTCCGTAAACTAAGGTGCCATTTGTGTCAGCGGAATTAGCATATTCGATTTCGCAATACAGTGAATCCTCGTAACGCACACCATAATGTATTTTAGGACCCCATTTTGGAGATAAATTACCTTTCAAGAAACCAAGATGCATCCTTTTTGAGTTATCCTCGGTTATTCTTTTTAAATTGCCGTTATACATTCTCGTTTCGGGTGTAATATACAGTCCACCGTATCCACTTTGATAATATTCTTTCTTTTCGTCACCACTCCCCCATCCTGGTTTACCATATCTGCTAACAAGTTGTCTCGAGTAGAAACATTTAGAACCAAGCGCAGATAATTGATAGAATGAGTCACAATCAAGACTTGGGGTATTTCCTTTAAAAGTAAGTACACCATAATGAACATAGTCATTTATACCCTTTTCGTTTACCCCATAACCATAATCATCATTATAATTTCCTACAGCAAAGTCGGCGCCTAATGTCGGGAATATAAATTCACGGAGACCAAACGACAATGATGCTGATGAGTCAACGTTTCCAACATATACCGCCGGTGTACCACCTATTTCAGAATTTATTTCCTTGACTATATTTTGGTCGTTTATAAACGCCTTACTTGCTACACTTGTTTCAACAATAGAGTATGGTTCCGTATCCTCATCGCCATCATCATAGTCAATAACGCGCTCCACTGCGCCAAACAATATTTCTTTATATGGCGGAACACCACCGGTTGGTCCTACAAGTATGCTAGCCGATTCACTTGATGTTACATCATGTCCTGATTTTTGAAAGTAAAACGCTCTTTTAATATTCCATATTTGTTTTGGTGTTATCTCGGTAATAATTTCATCACTGAACGCATCTTCGTTGTTTATTATTTCACCGTTTCTCTTAACATATACGGTGTTTGTTATACCGCTAAATTCTACCATCATATAACCCCACCAATTCGTCCTTGTACAAATTCCGGCATCTATCAGTGGCTTTATTGTTTCATTATATAACAAATCTTCATCGGTAATGTATATGTCTAATGTTTTTTGTATCTTTAGCGTAATTTCGCCAATTAATACAAATCTTGTTTCACCAATAGTACCGGTATCATCCTTTGATGGTTTATTACAAGTATAGGCAGCATACACGTTGTACGTGTCATTATCATCCCACAGATATATTTTATTGTTTATATCATCATCATTAAAAATAAAATTACTTGCATATTTACGGTAAGATAAGGATATTCTATTTGGGTCAAGTTCAACACGGCAATATTCATCCCTAACAAAATTATCGGGCAAATCACTGTCTTGTACGGCAGTAAACATCGAATCTGTGGCGATTACATAACCGATTATACCCTCACTACCGGCTGGTTTTACAAAATTAGCCGCACCGTTTTCACTAAATATCTGGACATAACCATAGTCTTCAAGAGCGTCTATGCAGGTTATATCCCCGGATATTGCGTATTGGTCCACATAATAAGTTATCGTTTTCCATTTTAGGCTGTTTGTCTTCTGAACATCCTTTTTATAATCACTACCAATACAGGTTATGAGTTTAAATATATCCGGAGTAGCCAAGCCAACACTGATTTCTACCACCTTGTATTGTCCGTCAGTTGAGGATAATTTTACAGAGTACCCTTTTCCATTTTTTGAACCAACTAAACCATTTATTGTTATTTCCTTTAAATTTGTTGTATATGCGGTTGCAACAGTACTATATAGTATCTCCTTTTGAGAATCACCATACGGTACACTTGTGCCATATTCTTCAAATATGTCATCGCTATCACCGTCGTTTTTCTTGTATATGTAATAATAATATGTTGTTGTTGCGTCCACATATATGCTCTTACTACCATCCCCACTCTTCATCTCGTAGAAATAAAGTGAGTTTCCGTCAGAGTCACTTATACTAACCATATATGGTGATGCAATATTATTGAATCCGACGGTAAACGTTCCCGTATCTGTTTTACATAAATCAGCATCACCTGTACTATAAGTAAAGAAAGACGCATCTTCATCATTAGACTCACAATTAGAAAAGTAATCTCTGAATAAGCGCTCTAATGAGGTACTTCCGTTAACAAGTCCAAAATAGAAATAGAATGAGTTCTCATACATTGGCATTGCCACTATACTACCATTTTTTAGTGCATAGTGTTTTCGCATATCCTTGCTGTCAGGTTCATCTATTAAGCCAAATCTAAACTTATAATAGTCGTTGCTCCTGTATTCAAATGTCCTCGTAAACAAGTATGCGTCGGTTGATGATACGTCACCACCCCTATCTGATCTACTGTTAAGTTTGTTGTAATATTCATTATTGGTGTATTTTTCAAATTCCCCACCAAAATTTGTTGGGACATTTGATATAAACTCGTATTTCCTATAATTTGTGTCCTTATCAATAACAGTCTTAAGACCATTGATGTTCATTGTAGCAAACATGGTTCTAAACTGACTGTCAGACAATTCATCTTTTGAAATAAAACCGGTTGGCTGTGTGTATGCAAACTCAACATCGTCCTTATTTTTCAATAAAACGTAGTTTCTTGATGATATTTCAGCACCAACCTCACAAACTCTTGATAGATTGACGCAGGATTTGATGTTTGTCTGTGCATTAAAACAAGAAATACCCAAGAAATGTCCACCGGGATAATATGGTATACTTGAATTGGACTCACCTTGATTTGGTCCTGTCCATCCCCAATCAATTCCGGCTGATTCGGTCACTGCATATTCTGTTATGTCATCTGGTACTTTTTCATATTCTTCAATGGTTTTCGACCAATTTACAAAATTTCCTAATGTTTGTGAACTACCGGTTAGTGGAAGAAGTGGTTCTTCAATTTTCTTATTCTTACATATTGATTGTCTAGTTTGTCCATAGGAATACATATACCCTTCATTGTCCATATTTGTTCCGGCTAAATTACCGGGCATTTTATAAGACGTTGATGGTAATTCCTTGAATGCTATCGGTATACCATTTTCATCACATTCGTTAAGACTGCCTAAAAGGACCAAATCAGTTGCAAACATAATTATCCTGTTTTCATAAGTTCCATCATAACTCTTATGAAATTCACATGGTTTGAAATAATATGCCTTTTCGCCCTTAATTGTCTCCTCAATATGACAAAGTCCACCACCGGCTTTTAAGTTTCCGTTGAAGACCCTTGTATAATTTCTGCCAGGAGTCTTATGACATTTTTCTTTGCTTTTATGACATCCGGCATAATTTGTTATCTCAGTATAATAACCATCACCATTTGTCTTTTCTCTATATTCAAGTGAGCATTGTTGTGTTTGTCTTCTTGAATTTCTAAATGGTGATTCTGAAGAATAGTCAAAACACCCCAAAGTTTTTGCCTTTCTCTTTATGAGTCCAAAGAAAAGTGTCTTCTTCTTTCTATATTTTGCCGTCCAACGAGGAATATAGATGAGTCCATTTATCCAATCATTGTAGAAATCGAATTTTATTACTTCATACTCCTGAGCCAAATTTATTTCGACACATTGAAGGAGGTAGTCTATCTCATTTGTAAGACATATGGGTTCACTGGTGTCCTTGTTTATAGCATCGATTGATTTTGGATCTGTAATCTTTTCATCATCAAGATATTGGAACGTCTGTGAAAACAGACTCCCGTGTGTACACTTGGGTGCAAAATACCATCCATCAAGATCGGGACAAACACCGTCACCAAGTGTTGCACATTTTAACTCCTTTTTCTTTTTTGGACGCGCAAGTTTATATGCAACAACCAACAGGCGTTTATTGAACACACCCATAACCCATATCATAAACTTCAAGATTGCACATTGGAGGACAAACATAAATGTTAGTCTTACTCTGAGATTATTATATGGTATTTGGTTCTTTCCTTCGGCTATATTAACCATCTTGAAACCGGAAAACTTCCTGTTTCGATTTCTATTGCCCTTCTGTATTCTAGGTATGTATGACTTTACTGTATACACATTGTTCCAAAACAGGTCCCTAAATGATTTTGTGCCCTCTTCGTTATCACTTGTCTTACTTCCAAAATGGAATGTGTCTTCATAATCCTCATATGTCTTGGGATTATTCGGAACAAGCATCTTGACAATATGTGTTGCACCATAGTCACTCTCGTAATCGCTCAAAGACACTCTAAAACGAACTCTCGTTCTTGTTGCTATACCAACATTCGGATCCTCGGAAGGAACAAGGTTACCATATTCGTCAGTCTTAACATAGTCAAGATTCATCGGTATTTGATAACACCACGTTCCATTACCGTCGATTAGTTCCGTTCCCTGAACCTGAAATTCCTCAACAGCACCGTTTGCATTTTTACGGATCATTTCAATTCTTCCGCTTCCCGTCATAAGACGGTTCATTTGACCCATTCTTTCCGCCGGTATGCATTTCTCGGACAGTGAACTGCTTTCTTCATCAGATACAATTGAACCAATGAATACACAGGTTGGAATAAACTGATAGTTTACGCTTATGTCATTTCTTGTAATCTTGGCTTCACTTTCACCATCATTACTCCAAAACGGGTAAATGTAAATACTATTGTTTTGAGATATGATTTGTGGGAGACCATCGATATTATCACTTTTCTTAAACTTGTTCGCATTTTCAAACATATCGATGTTATAACCCTTATACATCATATCCCTCGGTCTTTGTGATAAATAACCACAATCTGAAAGGTCAAGGTCCATATGTATTATTTGGTCACCAGTAGGTATTCCAAACAGCATATAGTCTCCGGCATTGTTTGTAACAGTGGTGAATTTATAGAAATTCTCATATATTTCCAATATGTTACTGTCATCAAGCAACATTCGTTTACTTGGCATTGTGCCAACCGGTGTGTGGCATTTCGACACCACCTCTTCGGGCAGCACATTATACCTGATTCCATCACTGTTCTTTGTCACAACTGACGTGTATGGATATAAATCAGAGAGAATGTTCTCATCCAACCAATTGTTATCTGCCTGTACAAATAATGAAATTCTTGCATTGGGAACGCCAATACCGCCATTTGCTATTACCCTACCGACAAGACAACCATAATCAGAAGTATGGTATTTGTAGAAATTACCGGTTGATATACTCAATGAGAGGATATCTATGTTGTCTATATCTTGGTCAAGTTTAAGCGATACGTTGTTCTCGTTGCCATTGATATTTGCCCTAACCCTTAAATTGCGATTGTTGTCTGACATTGTTTAAACTATTGTTTCCCTTCTTAAACCGAAAAAATCGGCGAGACTTATTTTGTTGTTTCCACGCGCATAGTTAAATGTAATGTAAAACATTAAAATGGGTGCTGTAGTAATAAGCGTTGTCAGTGCAAATGTGTTCATCATAAACGCCTTTACCCTAAATGCGAGGCTGTCGCTTTTAGACACCCTTATCTTCGTTCCAAATTTTTTGTATATTTCGTTTAACTGTTCGTTTGTTGCACAATTACATGCCATATTATCTTGTTTTTGCTCTTACCTTTATGTCACTTTCAGGATATTTCACCTCAAACATCTCATCCGCCTCACTATACAGCACATAATCGCTTGCGTCAAGGTCAATCCTGTTTCTTGTTTCACCAACAGTTGGTTCGCCATAGGACAGTTGGCTTGTAATTGTTGATGAATATGCTCCGTCGTAGTTGTTATATACCCTAAGATCAATTAGGTTCAATACACCGTCAATCTTACTTACTTCCTTTTCAATATCACCAACAAAAATGTCTTCACCAAGGAAATGCTTGTTAACGTCCATATAATCCTTGACCTTATCCAAAACCATCCTTATAACATCATTCGTATTATATGCCTTATCAATGATAATGTCAATTTCAAAAGACAGATTTATTATTCTTCCCGCCTTTATTTCAACAAAGTCAGTTATTGTCCTGAAACGTGTAAGGTATTTTTGGATGTTGTTTGACATTGCGGCAGGTATGACATCAGTCAAGTACCCATTGTTATCTATATTCAGCAGGTACAGCATTATCTTGTTGTTTTCCTCAGTCGCACTTACCCTGAATGGACACCCATATCTTGGTGGCATCTTCATAACCCTGCTTTCATAGTCCTTTACCGTAACACAACGGTTCTGCTCCATATTATTGTACTTTATCATATACCTCAATTCGTCTGCATTCGGACCATCCTTACCGGATATCGAAGGTTCTGGATTTGTAACAGACAAACTTCCGATAACACCCTGTGCAACACCCATTTCCTCTTGGGTGCTTGGACAATGTGCCCATTCATAATTCAAATAACTTATGCTTGTTATGGTGTTAGCAGGTACATTGGAACCATAGCCGCCACCAATACGGTATAGGATGTACATTGTCGAATTCGGTATAGGTGTTTTGCCAAGAGAATTGTTCATTATCATCTTTGAAATTGCATTTTTTGAATAGTCATCGCAATTCTTGATTAATGACATATTATGATTAGGCTGAACTCCACTTCCGAATGTAATCTTCAAATGTCCGTTGTCGGTATATTCAGTAATGAACTTTTGCGTAAGGGGTATCCACATTCCCTTTGTTATCATTGTTGTTGGAATGTATTTTCCGTCAGAATAATAACTGTACATATAACTTACAGTTGGTGGTACGTCCTGATTTCCATTCTGATGTGTATTATCGTCGCCCCATCTGTACTGTTCTGTCAAATTGTCAACCTCGAAATACCTATAATATTCAATATCAACGTTTTCCCCGTTATTTATGGAATTGTATTCCCTATTTGTCATAAACTCACTTATAGAAGGATCAGAACTGAAATTTCCACCCGTCTTGAATATTATGCTCTCAACATTCATTACATTTGTTTCGGGAATTACGTACTCCATAAATGGTTTTAATGTGTTTTCACCCTTTATGACTTCGCGATAAATTTGGCTTTGTCCAGCAATCACAACCACATTTGTCTTTGTGACACGATATGACTGTATAATGCTGTTCGAGTCTGTATATGGCTCAACAATTCTATCAGACACACCATCATTGTTAAATTGACTATTGAAATCAACATCATCCATCAACTCAAAATATTCACCGCTCTTTGCTCTGAATCTCGTGCCCTTTTTAATAATCGGTGCAAAGAAATAGTTTGGCATCGGATACTGTGAGCCGTTGCTGTAGTTTCCCGATACGGGTAAAATAACAGAAAGTCTAAGTTCTGCCATTGCACCCTTAGGACCGGGTATCTTCAAACCATTTGTCCTTGCAATTGCCTTCAATGAATTCAATTGACGTGCAGTGTCCAAATTTGTCTCAGTATACATACTGTCGATGTGATAACTAAGGTTATCACCAATTGCAGCAACAAGGTCAATTAGCCAAGAACCGATCGATGCATCATCGAAATCGTTTGCAATATCCGGATAATAAGTTGCTATAAGTGTTTTCAGTGAATCTCTGTAATCCTCAAATGTGCGATTCAAATAGGAAATCTTCTTTTCTGCCATAAAAATTATAACTTAACTACCATTCTGTTATTTACGATATGCAAACCTCTCGTTACGCTATAATCCAGGTCAAGAAAGATTGCACTGTCATTATTTTCATCAACATAAATTTCTATGTTGTTTAACACCGTCTTTGGAACAAATCTCTGAACGGCACTTTTGACCTCAGCCTCGACCTTATCCCATGTAAGTTCGTCACTTGGTTCAAAGATAAAATCTATTAATCTCGTGCCAAAATCAGGTCTACGTATCCTCGTACCCTTTGTTGTCAGGATTGTGTGGAGTATTTCACTTGCAATCTTGTCTTCAGGATTGCCGTTCAAATCAATAAAGAACCCCTTGTTATTATTGTCGGTAAAGGGGAACTTTATACCATAATATTGAGTTGTTTCTGCCATAATGCTATTTATATAACAATAAATACCGGAAATCAATTATTTTACTTATGTAAAATATAACACTATAAACAGAAAAAAGCAAGCGATAACACTTGCTTTTATGAAAAACAAGCAAATAAACTTGTTTTCAATCCTTATGTACTGTTTCGGTCCATTTTCTGAAGGAAATGTTGCCATATAAATACGCTTCCTTCTCAAGACCCATCAGTTTGTCATCATCGACGATTCTTTCACCTTCATAACTCCCTTCTCCAAGCCTCCCTTCAATATTCTGCTTGTGATGTATCATCTCATGTGCAAATGACCTCAAAACATCCTTTGGGTGTCTATCCGCTATATATAAATTCACAATATGTTCGTCAGGATTGTAATTTGCTGTTCTTATGAACACTTTTTCATCCTGTTTCTTTGTGATTAAGCACACCTTTGGGAACGGTTTCTTTGTATATCCGTTCTTGTACATAAAATTTGTCAATGATTTTATATATGGTTTGTAATCAAACATTCTAATTTGAGTTATATCATATATAAATATCCTATAAACACAAAAAAAGAGGTGTTTTTTGCACCTCTTTCCCTATCTTTTCCAAAACCTTTCCGTTATGTCATTCAATTCTCCATTAGAAACCTTATACAACTTCTGATTTGTCGTTTTAACGTTAAGCGGTCCGTATTTTTCATCATATCGCCCGATTTTGATGTATGAAAAATTATTGACATCTATCTTTTCACTCATTTCGTCCATCCCACTATACCACGCAGGTTTAAGACCTAAATTGTTCTTGACATACACCGCCAAATCATTTATTTCCTCAGGATTAGCATCGCCACCCATAAAACAAACACACGTTACTCCCTTGTTTTTCTCCACAAGTTTAGAACATTCCTCATTTGTCAATTCATCACCGATGTCACCCCATAAAAACTTTGAATGACAGCCGGGACATCTGCAAGGACAGTTTGTAATATTGATAGCAAGGGTGATTTCGTCGGGAATCTCCTCAAAAACCACCATTGCATTGTAGTACTTAGTCATTTTTAAGTCCCTCTATTTCAATCTTAAGGTCATTAACATTAACAATACCGTTCCATCTCTTTATTTCTGAACCGTCATCATTAACGAGGACCAATGTTGGTAGACTTTTAATTGAATATTTGCCAACAATACTCTCATTAGCATCATCCTCAACATCACATTCAACAACCTCACAGGCATCAAAGCCCTTCATATTCTTTGAGAGAACCTTACACTGCCCACACCAAGGGGCGGAAAATTTTAATAATTTCATTTTTTATTCTTCGCTTTTTGAATAGTATCTCATACCTTCCTCAATCTGTCTTGGTTCAGCAAATGAAGAAACTCTCTTGAGATACCCAATTATTCTTGTCAGGTAATCGAGATTCTGACTTCCACACTTCGGACAGGTATCCAATGTGTCCTTACTTATATAGCCACAATCATTACATACGGTGTTCTTGCAGTTGAATGTATAATAACTACACCCATTCTCTGCTGCAACCTTTAAGAGTTGCCTATATTGGGCAAATGAAAGGTGCTCATTGATATTCAGATGTGCAGCCTGTCCACCGTCAAGGTACTTGACAAAATTGTTTCCGTGCAGTTTCATCTTGTCGATTATTGACAGACTATCATCCTCAGGGTTAAAGAAGTAACTACTGTACATAATATGCTTTGGAGAAACATAATATCCGTCCAATTTGTCCCACTTATAGTTTTTATTACTCAAATTCTCACCGGGTACAAATTCAGTGTTGAACATACAATCCCTTGTCCTGTCCTTCTTATTCGACTTATTGATTGTTTCGAGAATTAGATTGACAAACTCTTCATAATCCTTATTGAGATTTGGTTCGATAGAAAGGAACTCAGCAGCATCAGTCAAACCGTTAACACCAATAGTAAGATATTGTTTCTTGAGATCAATGAATCCCGCCCTGTAAACATCAAGCATATTTGCATTGAAGAAGTCCTTAATAATGGAATTGAAAGCCTTTTGGTACTTATGCACCCTTTCCACAACACTAACCAACTCTGTAGCAATCATACTATAAAGTTCAACCTTGTCCTTTACGGAAGCGACATCAACTTGCTTCTCAGGTTCCAAATCCCTTCCTTCTACATCGTGATAGTACTTTCTTGTTGCATCCTGTACAAGCCTGTTTAAGTTGATTGTCATTACTGACTTGGAACCGGTTGCAACTGATGCGGTACCCATAGAGAATTGGTGTGTTGTTTGGTTGTGTTCATCATCCTGACTGTCTTTCAATGAGTTGCGTAACCGGCAACAGCTGGAGAGACTATCGGGCGAATCACTGAGATAACAGAAGAATGAGTGACCTTCAGCCCACATTTCGGCGGTGAAATCAGCATATTCCTTATCGACAACGTCATGACCGTCTGTAAGCATAGCCATAGTCTCTACAGGGAATGTTAGGATGTATTTTGTCCTCTCCTGATTGAACCACTTCATAAACTTTTTCTGTAACCAAGACAATGTCTCCCACTTTGGCTTTGTACCGTCAGGGAACTTGAATTCACCAAATACGCCATTGAAATAATTCACATCAAAATAGCCGATATTCCAAAAGACGGTCTGATAACCACGATTACCTGCCGGCATATTCATAGAATGTACGACTTGTTGAAAACAATTTTCAATTACCTCTTCAAGTGTCCTGTTCTTTCTATTTATTTCAACAACCGCATTAAGTTTGTTTAAATAGTCTTCACCATAATCCTTTCTAATGAAATAATCCATATACATAAGGAACTCCGGGGTTGCTACAGCACCCATAAACTGTGAAGAAACAGAGTAAACTAAGTTAATGAATTCACCACAAAACGACTTTAAATCAGTTGGTGCGGTTGATTGCCCACCAAGTTCCTTTAGACCATCGATAAGGAACGGATACATAGTGATTGCCACACAATATGGATAACCAGGTGTACCTGATTCATCGTGTTTGTACAGTATATGGCTTTCAAGGTCCTTCACATACTGATTTGCGAGTTTTTTTGAATACAGTTGTCTCAATTTATTCTGCATCATATATCTATTCTGCTGAATATTCTTCCCCTTGTGAAGTTCCTGTCCGAGAGTGACGATATTCTTATTCTCCACATTTGCATTTGCATCATATTTTGACCCCGTTGATGCGTTGGATGCGTTTATGTAGTCATTGATGAAATCATTGTCCTTTTTCAGTACCTTTGTCTTACCGTACTGTTGTTCGTGATTTGCAATGTAGGCTCTTGCTGCATCCTTGTTTACATCCATAAGACACTTCTCTATCCTATCCTGTAGTTCCTGCGCCTTAACATAGGTGTCGGAGTCAATGTCGTAATCCGAAATGATACAGTCAATTACGCTGTATTCCATTCTGAGACCACACGATTCAAACGCCTTCTTTACTACCCTCTCAATTTTCTCAACCTGAAATAATTCCTCGGAATTGTCTCTCTTAATTACTATCATACATTCTATTATTTTTATATAATAATATATACCTAACTAAGCTTATATTTTCAATAAAAAAGGCATCAAATTTTTACCTTTTTAGATAACAAACTGATACCTTTATACTTACATTATTTTGACCCGTTAATTGTTGCGATAATTGACTTCTTTGCGGCATTAACTGCCTTATTTTCAAAGTCTTCCACATAATTGTCATAAGATAGGGCATCATCAAATTCAATTACCTCGTCGCAACTGATAGTACAGGTTCCGTTGTTGAACTTAATGCCATTCAGCACTATACCCGCAGCACCGCTTCTATTCTTCAAAACGGACAGGGTTGCTTTCTGATTCTTGGTGTCCTCAACACTTCTTGTGATACTGAGTATGACCTGTGCAATTTGTACTTTTTGGATTGCGCCACCGGCTTTATCCATAGTCACAAGTTCTGCTGAAATACTATCTCTGTTTCCTTGTACAGGAATCCACAGTGCAATATCCAATTCTGCCGCATCATTCTCAAAACAACGCATTGTCTTCGCCTCCTGTTCCCACTTTGTAAGTGTCTTGGTGCCTCTTTCCGCATCGACACATTCAAAGTAGTCAATGATTACCATATCAGGCTTGAAACCCTCATTTATGAGTTTTTTAATCTTTCCACGTATATCGCTTGCCGAAAATACACCTGATTTAAGACGCATAATCCTGATATTGTTCTTGATTTTATCCCTGTCTGGGTGTGTATCAAGAATTGCCCTAACCATTGCGGTGGTCTCGGGGGTCTCATTGATTCTACAGGTTTCGATTTGTGTCAGTCTTGAGAAATATTTTCTATGGATATCCCTCTGCGTATCCTCAAAGACAATCTGAAGTACCTTATACCCCTTAAAGTCATTCTGTTCACAAGCGTATGTGGCTGCATATGCTGCAAGTCCCGTTGTCATTGATGTCTTTCCGAAACCACTTGGACCGATTATAAGTCCGAGTTTGCCTTTATCAAGACCGCCACCAAGCGTTTCATCCAATTTGGATATACCTGTTGGTATAGAGACATGTGATTCTTCAGAAAGGTCGTCCTCTACAGAATCGAGCGGTGATGTCATATCATCGTCATTGTGGCGTCCAACTGACATTGCATCTTCCATAAGTTTTTGACAATCATCATATTTGGACATGTCGCCGTAACCTGCGATTTTAATTATCTCGTTAGCGACCCTAACCCAATTCTGTTGTTTGAAAAACTTTTCAGCCATATCTTCGACCTCATCAATACCTTCAGTTGTGGTATCCTTGAGTTTTTCGAGGGTTTCGTTATAGAATTGAGCGTCATCATCATTGAATGCTATTTCATTTATCTTGATCTTTAGCATATCATATGACGGAACCGACTCATATTTGGCATAATATTCCTTCATTATACCGACAATTGTCTTCAAATATGTTTCAGTGAACATATTTTGGTCAATTATCGAATACAAATCCTTGAAGAACTTGGGTCGTTCAAAAAATGCATTGACAAGACGATACTGAAAGTCTACACCAAGATAACCAAGTGTTTTCTTTACTGCTTTTGTCATAATTTTTAAGAATTAACCCCTACCAAAGTACTTGTCAGTTTTCTGTTTGTATACCCTTTCGAGTTTCTTGTAGAATTTATAGTTTTGAAGCCAAATGTCGAAGTTGTACTTCTTTGTTCCTGTAACCTTGCCGTCAACAACGGTGTTGTATGTGTCACTTGTGACATATTCGTCCTTACTACTACAACAGTTGCAGATTTCCTTCACAATAATAGGAATCAAGTCGGTTTGGCTCTCGTTGAACATCTTAATAAGACCGGATTCAAATGGTGCGAAGAGGTCGCCACCCTCATACTTGTTCTTAGAGTTGGACAAATCGATGTTAGTCCTCACAAAACGCGGATAAACGGCTCCGTCCCATACCTTTGAGCAGACCTCATGACCACTGTCAAGGAATGCGAACTTTAAAACACACTCACCATCACTTGGTTGGAGGAAATCAGCCTTATTAAAGTACTTGTCATACTTCTCCATTCCAACACCATTCCAAACAAACGTGTCGTCACTATCTCTCGTAACAACAAACGAAGGTACCTTGATAGTGAACTTTCTCTCTCTTGGGTTTTCAACCCACCTGTTCATACTGTCAATAGTGTCAAATACCTGTGGTGCGGCACATTCGTGATAAATGTGCGACTTAGCCTTAAGGTCTCGGTCAATCAAGGACACACATTTGTCAATGGTTTCAACAAGTTCAAATGAACGAAGTGATTCGTTATTGAAACCATTAATCCTAAAATAACGTTGGCAAACGATATTGCCGTTAATTGTAAGTACAAATTCAAAACGCTCCTTTTTTGCTGCGCTCTGAAGTTCATTAACTGTTTTTTCAGTCATAAAAAAATATTTTTAAAAGGTTAAACAATAAATTCAATACAAATATACAACATTTTTTTATTTTCCGTATTCTTCGTTGTATCTTTTAATTTCTTTTTCGGTTAGGCGCTTGTATAAATTGAAGAAACTTGCGAATTTTGTTGCCCCAATAAGTTCGATAATACCGTCCTCGTTTATCATTTCATATAAATTCTCAAATGATCTGCCATCGGGGTCCTGTGGTGCATACATCATCGCATCCATCTCATTCTTTGCATCATCGGTCAATAGGGGGTGTTTCAAATCTATGATTTTTTTGTTAATGTCATAAAAATCCCCATCATATTTCTTGTTTGAAACGCCATTAACTATATTTTCGTGAACTTGTAATGGTTTTTTCTTTGATGAAACACGTTCGTCAATCAGTTTCTTTGCTCTTTCCTTAACATCTTCAACTGTTATCTTCTTTGTGGTGTATTCGGGCATCATTTTTGCAAAACCTTCCTCTGACAAACCCTTTATATTTCCAATGTTGTCACTTACATCACCACAAAATATCTTCTTGATCAAAGTATTTTCATAATAGTATCCAAAGTATTCACTAAAGTTCTTATCTGTAATGAATTTTTTCTTTTTTTGGTTGTAGATGCATATGTCATCAGACAATAGTTGTGAAAGATCCATATCAGATGACACTATCACTATCTTTTCCTCCGGTTTTTTATTCAGACAATAATAGGATATCAGGTCATCACCCTCAACTATTTCGTCAATATACCATCTTATGAACAATTCGTTGAAGTATCTACAAAGAATGTCCCTTTCCCTGTCAAAATTGGCATCAATGAACTCTTCCCATTTGTTTGTTTTCTTATTTGGGGTTTCTTTCTTCTTGTTCTTGTTGAAGAAGTAGTCTTGCATTGATCTTATCTTTGCATTACAAGCCTTCATATATTCGGAAAGGGCATAATCCTCGTAATTCTTGTCTCGATTCTGCTTGTATGGTTTATAGATGTCCCATCTTAACCACCCGGAATACTCATTGTCAAAAAATACATATATATAATCGAAATCCTTCTTCTGCATAAGCATTCTCAGCTGAAGAAGGAACTGATACACACCTCCATAATGGACACCCTCACTGTTGATCTTATCATCAGCAAAGCATGAGAAAAGAAGGCTGTTTCCGTCAACCAATAATGTGTATATTGGTTTTTCCTTTATGATATCAGAATATGTTTCTTGAATTTGTTTTCTTACGGGTTGTGACATCGTTTTAAAAAATGTATATTACAAATATACAAATAAATCAAAAACAATGACTGACAACAATAGGAATTAACAATTATTGTTGTTGATTGCCATTTTGTTGCTGTTGGGTCTGTTCATTTCCGGTTTCTTGAATTTTTCCTAACTTTTCTAAAATCTGTTCGTTGCAGTTATTCAATTTCTCTGATAAAGCAATTGCATTATCATAAGCCCCGTTTACCACACTATTATATAATGGTCTGAAAACCCTTTCATACGTATTTTTAAGAAGTGTCATAATTTCTTTGGGGTTCTTTAAATCCCTAAGATCTTTAGTTGCTTTTTCTTCCTGCCATGCATTATAATTTCGTCCAAATTCACTATTATTAAAAGCATTCTTAAATAGATTTTTAAGGAAATTTTCATTTAAAGATGAATACTTCTTTAATTCTTTATATATTTCGACATACTTTGATGCCATACTCTGCAACAATTTGCCAATTCTGTTTTCTATTTGACTTTTTTTATAGTTTTCTTGGTAATTAAAGCTCCTATCATTAAAATTCTGATTTATTTGAAGGTCTCTCATCAAATTTTCCTGTTCTTTCTGACTAATTTGACCACCATTTCTTTTGGCATTGTTTATTATGGTCTCCATATTAGCAATGGCATTCGGATCAAGTTGTATCTCGCCGCTTTCATTCAAAAATCTTCTAATACTCCTTCTTACACACTCTTTAACTATACTTTCGTTGACCCCTTGTTTATTACCCCATGCATGGGGTTTCTCATAATTCTTTGTTTTTTTAATCTCATTCAACCAATTATACAATTCATATAGTTCTTGATTAATTTCTTTAATGTAATTGATGAACATCTCCGTATTTTTAACACTCACAACATCATTTTGGGTGTCATTACCTCCATTAAAAAAACTTTCACCTATAGCCTCATATATCATTTGTGACAACTCAGATTGTGTGACCCTTTTCATAAATCAAAAGTATATTTTTAGATAAATACTTCCAAAAACAATAAATGCAGCCATTTCTGACTGCATTTATCCACAATGAAAGAAATTTTAAGTTACGCTTCTTCACTTTCCTCTGTTGAGAATACAATGTCATCCTCACTAATTGACACTTCACCATTGGAAATTTCCTCCAACTGTTTCAAAATGTCACCAATGTAGTTCTTCTTGTAATCATCAGCCTCATCCGGTGCAAGCATTCCATGAGCCGTACACAAGACATTTCCCTCATATGTCACCGTATAAGGTGCAGGAAGTTGATTCTTGAGTACCTTGATTTTTGTGTCAATACCATAGTTGTAATTAACACCCTTTGATGATGCTACAAGTTTCTTTGTTGCAGCCTTCAATGTACCACCAAGAAGAATGATAAGTCTCGAAGCGTAATACATTGAATTGCCACCCTTCAAAGAAAGTGATGGTTGTGCCATTGGTGCGGTCATTGAATCAAGCCATACCTTGTTGACAAGAATGAGTGTATTGGTGCATTCTGAAGTCACCTTTCTTGAACGCGGAATTCTGTCATTCACAATACCCTGAAATGCCTGACTGATTGCACCGGCATCAAACATATTGTTACCTACAGCAGATTTGTATGACTTAAATGAGCCAATTGATCCGACTGAATCCCATACAAACATAAAGCCTCTGTCTATTTCGCCCCTGTCTTGTGCATCAAGCAATTCCTTCATACTTGCAGCAATATCTTCAATTACGGCTGTCTTTCTTGCTGCCTTTGTTTCCTTACCGGTTGAATAATCCATCTTACCGTAACGTTCAGCGAGTAGTGCATTGTTAAAATAGATGAAGTCACCTTCATAACTTACTATTCTGCGCTCAATTTTCGTCTCAAATTCATTGGTTTCCTGATTGAATACCTCAACTTCAATATCACCATATACAGGTTCTGCTTCAAGACCCATATTGATTGCATATGTGAAGTCGAAATTATTCTCCGTGTCATAAATTACAGGAATATCACCACGCCTTTGTGCAGCAACGACCGCATGATTTACAAGTGTTGATTTACCAACGTTTGAGTGCCCGACAATTGTGGTAACATAACCGAGCGGTAATCCGGGAATCTTTAAAGCGTCCTGAAAACCCTTTGGCATTATGAGCCACTCGAGTTTCTTGTCTGCATTACCGGAGTCTTTACCTCCGAGTCCGAGACTTGACTTAAATGCACTGATTGAAGTCTTCCCTACTTCTTTCTTTTTTAATGGTTGTTTTGGCATTTTTTAAAAAGGTAATTCTTCTTCATTATTTTCTACAATAACAGTAGTAACTGACTGTTTTGCTTTTTCAATTTCCTTGTCCATTTCGTCTGCTTTGACCTTTGTCTCTTCCTTTTGTTTCTGTACCTCTTCATCTACAACACTCTTTGGCACCCACTTGTTTGCATTCCTGTCAAACCAAGGAATACCGCCTTCATTAAGGATAGAGAGGTAATCGTATGTCTTTGGTACAAATACATCAGACCAAACCTTTGGGTCATCAACCCACTTCTCTATAAGTTCATCGTCTTCAGAGATGGGCTTAATCTTTCCATAGTCAACGATACTTACACTTGTCTTGTTTGTTGGCTTGTTCGTGTTCTTGTCAAGCACTGCGGTTATTGTGACCTTCAAATCCTTTCCCTCATAAAGATCAAGCACATTAAACTCACCGTCTCCTTCCTCAATGCTCTCCCTCATACGTGTCTTGTAGATGTTATTTATCTGATGCATCGGATCCTTCTCGTCTTGTCTGATATTAAATTTCCAAAACTTTGGACCATCTTCCTCATGACCACGTTCAATACAACGGATTATACCAACATCAATTGCTTTATTTGCAAGAGAGATTTTCTTGTAAAGTTCCCTTTCTACGTTATTGTCGGCTTCAGTGAACTTCTTGTACGCCTCCCTGTTCATTTCACAGAACGGGCACTTGTTTCCGTACTTTTCATGATCAATGTCATCAACCTTTTCAAGACATACGTAACTCTTGAAGCCGCTTTCGGAAATTTCTTCAGGAACCTTAATGCTGTGCATCTTGATTACCTTGAACGGTACATACTTTCCACCATCAAGAATTGGAAGTAAACGAATCTTCATCTCCTTTTCCAATTCACCCTTTTTAGTGTCAAGACGAACGTTAAGATAGTTCTTAGCATCAAATGTCGTGTTCTTAACAACCGGTTTAGCATTGTTGTTGTCAAAGTCCTCCATCGCGTCGATGGTAATGTTTTTCTTTTTCAAATCTTCCATTTTTTCTTAAATTTTAACTAAATTATGTTTATTATTTATAATACAAATATACAAAAAAAGTGGAAATGATACCACCCATACCATTCCCACCAAACAAATAACAAAAATATATAAAGCCCCTTTACCTTTATATCTTCAATACTCCGTCAAGTGTCTGATTATAGATGAAATCATCATCATCCATAGAGTCAGATATGGATTTCCAATCAACTGCACCGTTCACGTCATCCTTAGTAATGACATACTGTCCTTGTCCCACACCATTATTGTCGGGTTCGGTACTGTAATTTGTTGTTGCTTCCTTTTCCTTCCAAAAATCTGCGGGAGTCACATTAAATGGATATGACTTGGTTGTCTGTAAACCAAGTTTCTCTATCTGTGTCGGGTTTCTCTTTTCAAATTCAGCCTTAAGGTCCTCAATTTTTTCATCATTTCTTCTGAGAAGTTCCTCAAATGCTCCAATGTGCTTCATTATTTCGGAGAACTTATTGTCGAGACTCTCAACTTCGTCTTTTGTTTCTTCCTGAGCATCAGTTAATTGAGAAATATCAACCACATCATCTTCAGGTGCGGGTCCTTCAGGCATACCACCATCCATAGGAGGCATACCACCATTTGGATCACCACCCATCATATTCGGGTCCTGTACTTGAGGATCAAATCCGTCAGGTCCTGATTGGGCACCGCCACCATTAGGGTCTACGCCACCCATAGGAGGCATATCACCACCGTTAGGGTCTCCGCCACCCATAGGGGGCATACCTCCGCCATTGGGATCACCACTACCCATAGGAGGCATACCACCACCATTAGAGTCACCTCCGTCCATAGGGGGCATACCACCACCGTCTGCCGGTTGGTTTTCGGCTTGATCATCGGCTTCCTCGATACCGCCATCGACGGCATATGATGTCATTTCACATATTTGGCGGAATCTTTCCTTATACTGTTCTGTAATGTTTGCTTTCTTTACCATTTCTTTATCCAAAAATAACCTGTCTATTGTCCTCTTCGAGGATTATTTTCTGTTCAACTTCCGAACGTTCCATGAGACCGCGGTCTTTCTTCACTTTTTTAACAACCTTGTTGTCTGTTAATCCATTAATTATCTGTTCGGCTTCATTTATCTTATTAGAATTTAAAACTGCCATAACATTATATATTTTCTTCTTCCTTATTTTTCTCTATTTTCTTGTTGTTCTTTTTCGTTGCTACCGTTTCCTCGATTGCCATCACCTCATTGTTGATTGGCATTTTCACTTGAGCCTTTTTCTTTTTTTGTGCAATTTTTAAAGGTTCAAGACTTTTCGGTTTCTTTTTCTTTGTACTATATTGTACATTCTTTAGGCTGTTGCCTCTCTTGAATATGAACATATAATTACTCCTTATTATACTATAAATAGTTATTTAATCTGAAAATGTCTTGAATTAGTTATGAAATATAGATATGGAATATATTTGCATTCAGAACCTAAGATTGTTTTTTCACCGTTTGTTATGAAGCCGTCATTGAAAATGAATGTCATATTTTTATACTTTTTCAGGAATAGTATTGTTCTCTCCCTACTGAAGCCAATATACTCCATTTCATCAAACGACAAACCGTATATTGTTCCATTGTAATACACATAAATGGCCCTGTCATCAACATATGCGTATTTTTTATTCTCATCTGAAAGAGACAAAATTAGTGCCTTTGTATCCGACAAGTCATTTTGTAACACTTCAATTGGTTTGTATTTAACCTGTTTGAACACCTTTTCGAATACATAACGTTTGAAACTGTCTATATCTTCCTCGAAGATATTTCTCTTTTCGTATCTTGAGAATGTCCAAAAGTGCCTGTCGTCAATCTGTTTATCTAAATATCGTATATTGTAGTCAGGAAGAATTTCACTGACTGTGTTCTTCCCAACAAACAAGGTATACGAGCCGTCATCCTTATAGTCTTTCGGGCTTACAACTTTAATAAAGACAGAACCAACTATCTTTTGATCATCTGAAACAATAACTCCTATGTGCATGTTCCAAATATATCAAAAAAAAATTATTTTCTTGGAATTGTTTCTGTTTGCTCACCTTTTGCATAAGTATCATTATAAAAGATTGCAGCCTCCCTTTTTTGTCTACCTTCTTTATTCTTATAACCGATATGAACCCAATGCTGATTGACTTTGCCAATTAGTCTTCCGGGTTCCCTTGTTTCACTTCTGTATTCATTTAATAATTGGTCAAAATCACGGTCCTCAAGCCATCGTTTCATAAAGTCATATAATTCGTTAACACTTCCCTTTTTGGCGGGTTTTATATCGGCCGCATATCCTTCAAGGTGTGCTGAAGTACCGGAACCATTAACAACCTTATTTAACGCCTTGCTTCTGAATGCACTTGTTATTTCAATTCCACCAAATTTGGCTTTTGTAGCCTCATACAATGGGTCTAATATATTCTCACACAGTTCTTTAAGATGTGCGCGTTCCTCATTATTTGGGTTGTTGTTGACATTTTTATGGGTTGTTACTATCAGTTGCTCAAGTGTAAAGCGTCTACTTATTTCGTTATCTTTAATTGGTGGTGGTATATTATTGACCTTATCATTGTATACTTGCTTGTACATTTCACCATGTGTAAACGCCACACTACTGTAACGGTAGAGTTTTATTGGTTTGCTAAAATCTTCTTCCTCAATTGAATATCCGTTTGGTAATATGTTTTCATCATGTATTATGTCACTAACAAACTTTTTACCATCATACATTGCATACCAATAAACCGTTTGTCCTTCATGTAACAATCTCAAAGACAGGACATCACCGACGGAAAATGTGAATTCTTTCAAATCATCAATGGTATCGAAGTCATTAAATAATGGAAACCCTAAATAGTTCTCCATAACTTTACCATCGTTTAATGGGTTTTTCAAATTGGCAAATCTACAGAAAGTAATGTATTCATCATATGGCGATTTGAATCCCTTACATATCCAATATATAACTGCATACATAGAAAAACCGACAGCATCTTCCTTTCCTACTTTATATATTTTGCCCCTTTCCCATATTACATTTTTCGACAAGACACTTCGAACACTATCAATCTCCTTACAATCTTCAGGTATCATCCATGTTGTCATATCTTTTGGTGCAGACCATATATTCGAATTGAGTTCTGATTCACTGTACAGTCTTTGATTTCGTCTTGTTGTCATTACACCATATTCTTTTAGGATGGCCCGTTTAATTTCCTCAGCATCATTACCAATAAGTTTTTGAACAAACGGAGATAAGAGGAATGTATTGTTAACAAACTCTTTCCTTATCTTAGAAACCCTGACACCCGTGAATTTCGTTGTCATATTTCCCGCTTTGATGTCGTGTTTGACGCTTATTATCATATACGCGCCACGAAACATTGGGACATTATTCAATTGGAAATACATCATCGGCATTATATTCATACACCCAAGCATTTCAACCGTACATGTATACGATTGATTTGCAAACACGGAATATGCGTCCTGTGCAATGGTTTTCATCTGTGTTGTCTTCTCATATGCACCGCCCGCACCTGTCATTCTTGCAATTTTAAACATATTTGAGATTGAATAGTCCGTCAATTTCGGGGATTCCATATTAACGGTAATGTTTTTGAATATACTTTGATTCTGTCTCGCAAATGTCACACCGAATGCGGGAATCTTTACATTTAGTTTATCCCTTCCTTGTGCCCTTCCTTCTTCCGTATCCTCTTCCTTGAACAGTGTTATTGCATCAGGGCTTATTTCTCCCGTAACATCAGCAATATCAAAACCGTCATTTCTGAATTTATCTTCGTCTCTATTTGGAAGTACGTGCGAAATGTTGTGTGTATACATTACGAGATATGTGGACATATCACCAACCTTCATTGTCATATCACTTGTCGGTCTAAACATATTCACAATGAAATTCGGGTCATTGTAATTGTTGAAAATCGGAAGTGTTATGAATATCAGTTTATTATCCTCACACAATCTTGCCATTATTTGATATGTGGACAGATTTGCGCCATCTTTATAGTCTCTATGGTCTTTGATATAATTGTACATTGTTTGGGGATTCATCAGTAATCTGTCACCTATGTCGTTATAGAATGAGTCAACATATATGAAATTACTGAATTCACTCTTTGGCGGGTCACCAAACAATAGTTTGTCCTTGGTCTGTCTCCTTTCTTCGTAAGGGTCATTTACAGTGAATCTGTCTCTATTGTATGACGTTAACCATTTGTCATGGAGATTCTTAAGAGTCATATACAGCGAAAGCCTTAATGCTCTCATTCCATTAGTTTCATTGTCATTGTCATAACCATTCAACTTAATTATGTCTTCTACATTGCCTGCCATTTCTATATACTAAAAAACATTCCACTGTTATTTTAACCAAGTGAGATACCATTGAAAAATTGTCTTAGGTAATTTATTACTTTGTCTTCTGTCATTGTCAATGTAATTTTACTTGTGTTTGCTACCCCAACGGTTGGACTTGTGTTTGTTACTTGTACCTTAGATTCTTTCATATTACAATAAGGCATTATTGTCACAAAGTCAAAACGTTCAAGGAAAAACGCAATTCTTGCGGCATTCTTTTTTGATTTAATGCAATATTTAACAATTTCTTCAAGTGCACCATTGTCAAAGCCATTCCCAACGTATATGCACTTTGTATTTGTATTTTTGTTTTTTACAATATCCTCCGGTAATGTGGTCCAACTATTTGCCTTTGTCCATTCAGAACCTTCTTCATCGTTAAAATAAGACTCAATAACAAAATCCAAATTATTTACTTTTCCGTCACTCAAATAAGTAGATGTTCCCCAATTGTCTAAGAAATTTTTTACTTTTTCAATTGCCGTTTTGTTGGATTTTTTTTGATAATATTTGTATATTGCAATCAATTCCGGTAATGAATATGTCACCATTGATGCGCCATCCATTTCAAAAACGGAACAACTATCCGGACTATATTTAAAGTTACCGATTTGTTCTATATGGTCAAAAAAACCAAAAGCCTGAGTAAGTTCATATAAAACATCCCATTTATCCTTTGTTCTATCTAACTCAAAATTGGCCGTGCTCATAAAACGGCTTTTACAATAGTCATTTGGGTTTTTATTATAATTGTCACAACATTTTTTATAATAATTTTTGGCTAAACTATATCTTTTTTCATCTCCTGTTACCGGTGTGCAGAGTTTAATTTTCTTTTTATCAGCACCGCCATTTTCGTTTGCAACCATAGCAGTGGTTTCGGTTTCTTCAATGAACCACCCAACATGATGATTACCTATAGTCGGCCAACAATACACTTTATCTTTTGACACACCATGTATTGTTTTGTATTCCTCTGAACCATTAGCATAACGTGCTAACTTTGCAGACTTTATTAAACCGACCTTTGCACACACAAGCCAAGGATTAAATCGTTTATCAGTTTTAAACGTTATATTGTAGGTATCATCACACGGTGCAAATCCATTTTTTATAATACCACCATCGGTATATACGTTTATCTTTTTTGATACAGACATATATTGGCATATATACTTTGGTCCATATAATATCTTGTCAAAATGATTCCAATATGCCAAACCAAAATATGTTCTTTCATCCACAGCACCCCTATAATTTTTAAATTTAGAGCGGTTTCCGTTTTTAAGTTTTTCATTTACAGAATCATTCCTATGTGCAAAACGCATTATTGAATTGTCAGTTACAATTAAATTTGGACTTTTACTGCTACTTGTTGAATCAAACTTGTTAATCTTAACCGGATATTCCTTAATCAATTTTATCTTGTCATTCATTGTTTTTCCATTATTACTGAAAAGGTCTTTTGGTTTGGAGAACAGACGAGCAACAAGACTGTAGCCAGCAAGGCTTGTATCGGCTTTACTAACTATATTATTTCCTTTTGTAGTTGTTACGATACGACTTTTAAAACTATTAAATAATTCTTCCTTTTTAAATGATTTATATTGTTTACCATTAGTCACATTTTTAATGTGAATTGTGCATTGCTCAGTCTCTCTTTTCAGTGTTTTTTGGAAATAATCAACATCTCGACAATACATTAAGGCAAGACAGAACCTTAATGCACCAATATATAATATTGGGAAAATTTTATCCGGTAAACCGACACTGTCACTTATTTGCATTGACCTATTTACCGCCGCACTATATGGATTACTACTATCTATTTGATCAATTAAGAAAATAATCTCATTTGTCTTTAGTTCTTTACTTAGTCCCTGACTTATACTAGCATCCGAGTAATTATAACCACCCATATCACCATTATAACCATGTGCATACAGGTCATTTTCGTGTTCACTGAGCCTATTCTCAAGATCCCTAATCATATTCTTAAGTTCTTCAGAATTATCCGCGGTTTCCTTTATAATATCATCAATACTACTCTTTACGCCGAATATTGTTTTAATCAAATCGTCAACATATTTTACCTCACGTATATTTCTCAATGTTTCATTGTCTGAATATCCGGGATAGTATACCTCCATACCATTATTGTCGGCAGATGGTTTATAGACCATTGGGAACGGTGCGAGACTATCGTCATTTCCGCTTCCATTCACCATATCCGTTTCGTTAATCGAGAGTCCGCAGTTGGACATCCTCCTCTTTCCGTCAGCAGTATCTCTTTCAATACCGTCCAATAGGGCGTAGAATGATTCCGTAAATGCATTTACGTGTGCAAACATCATCCTGAACATGTTTCTTACAGTCGGTAAGAAACCTAATGTTGTCACCGTTAAAAGATTTTTATTTCTTTCTGTTTCTTCCTTGTTTTTATCTATAATATTTTGGACAATTTCTTCAGTTTTAAGCAAATATTTAACCCAATCTTCTATAAATGCATATGGCATTGTATTACTTATCTTGCTGCCATTTTCTTTAAACATTTCTAAGATTTTGTCATATGTTTCATCATCACCGAATATATTTCTTCCAACGTCATTTCCTCCATTCGAAAAATGAAGCGGGTCGTTCATTATCAACACATAGACATCTTTTTCACCATCCTTTCTTTTCGAAATATTATGGCAAAAGAACATATCTTTTAACATTTGTTCGGTACTTTCGATTTTTGGCGGCTCCATTAGTCTGTTTATTCTATCAGCATACTCACCTGTGTTTTTAAGGAAAAGTTTAATGCCGGAATCTAACTTATCAATTGCATCACCATTAATTTGTAATTCGCATGAACCATTCTTATATAACAAATTATTGTAAAATACAACGATACCGTTTTTTGCATATTCTGTTAAAGCACGCCTTTTTCCTTTATCAAAATTAGCGATGAATTCAGATATAGTACTCTTAAGTAATGACAAGGAACCCTTATACGAATTCAACATGTCGATGTCATTTTCATCGTGTCTAATCTCAGAAGATCCAATAGATGTCTGTCCGGTAATGCTTGTCATTCTTTGGAAGAATTCGACAAATGTCATTATAGTGCCATCACCACTTAAATATGTGCCATCAACATATCTGAATTTCTCCCTATTCCAATATCTGCCCGTGTTAGCCTTTCCCTCTTTTGTTACTTCAACGTTCCTTGGGTCCAAACCAATGTATGGGGCAATCAATAACAGATTGAACGGTAAGTCACTGTACACACCAAGCATATGACCGATGAACTTTATCGTCACAATGAAATCCCCCGTCTTTGAGTCAAATGATGTATTGAATGTTGACACTGAAAGATTAAATGTTACCGGTTTGCCATAATATCCCTTTATCGTTAAAAGAAATCTCGGATACGGCAGGTGGAATAACGAGCGGAAAAAACTACCTTTTGCGTCCGTATCCTTCATTCCTACCTCCTCTAAAATATTATGTCTAAACAAATCCTCTGACGGCATCATTAACGCAAAACCCCTGACATCAACCATCGTCATTGTCACCTCAGGATAAAAATAAGCACCAAAACCAATTGAGATGCTTCTTATGTTTAGCATCTCTCTTTGACTGTACCCATCCATACGAACTTCAGAATATGTAGCCTCAGTATAATTGGTGGTCAACTCATAGTATGTCTGTCCGTTTCTCTCTACCTTTATAGGACTTCCACCCATTATGGAAGCCCATTTGTTTGTTTGTGAATCACTCACAATTGAATCCATACCACTATGGTAAACCTTTGTCCTATCAGGTATAATCACCTGAAGGTCCACACTCATTGTAAGGTCCTCATTCCTAAGGGTTACGTTATCACCAACCGCATCCCTTACATATGCAGTATTACGGTCATATTCAACACCGCTAACCTCCTTGAGACCAAATATTTCATTAGGTTCAAAGTAAACAATTCTTCCATTCGTGACCCCCTGTTGTTCCGTAGGATCAGTATGATTTATTCTCGCACTTGCCATCAAAAAACAAAAATATCAAAATTTATTTAAAACCATACATAGACATCATTCTGTCTAATTTTGTATTGTATTCATTAATCGCGGACTCCAACGGAAAAGGTATCCTTAAAATCGCACCATCCGGTATTTCGTATTCCAATGAGCCATAATCCTGATTGGCTAACATTATAATCCACACATAGTTAGGGTCATCATAATATTTATATGAAATATTATCCAAAGAAGACTTGTTCTTTCGATATACCTCGAAATAATCGGTCTCTCTCTTACCTAAAGAGACTAACGGTAAACGTACTATTTTTCCGTCAGTTACCATTTTGCTGTATCTGTTAGTTGCCATTAAAATTCTCCTTCCTTAAATGGTGTAAATAAGTGTTTATATGTTATTGTGCCATCATAATTGTTAACTATCCTGTCCGCTCTATCATCATAAACAGGCGCATTTGCATAGTAATTGAACGTAACGGCATTCTGCAATCTGTTAATAGGACCGTCAAGAGACTGACCGCCAAGAAGTACGACATTCAACGTTATATTTGCAAGCATCGGCTGCACACCGGCACCTTCAGGATTCAAATCCCATTGCATAATATCACCGTTCTTATAATCAATCGACATCGATTCTATCACTATTCTTGTGTTGATAAAGTCACCAATCCTCAACACACATACAGGCATTTTACCGAATGACAGATTACCCGCAGTTGGTGTTAAACCAAGATTTGTGTTTTCGCTTGCTGAAACCGTATGTCCTTGTCTCGTACATTGTTGAAGGAATGTGAGACGCGCATTGAAACCTTCAGGAGATAGTGAGTGAAATGCAGGATTGAAATACTTGACCTTATCAACTATCTTCTTGAATATCAATGGACTCTCCTTCTCCAAACGTCTGAAGAAACGATATTCGTCATCATATCTTCTTATGTTGGTATTGGCCGCCGCTATTTCATCTATTGATGTGACTGTTCTACGCACGGTTCTTAGTTTTGTTATTTCATTTTTTAATAAATCAATTTTATAGGGTAATGATTGGTCACCAAGTATTTCATCTTTATATTTTTCATCTTCTAAGAATTGCGTATACGTTTTAGCCATATCATTTTCAGCAGCAAGATTTTTTAATTCTCTTTTCATCTTGGCATATGTAATGATATTTTCATCTTTAAGATGTTCCTCAACCTTTTCGTAATCTCCACCATAATAATCCAACAAGATACCCGCAATCTCGTCATCTATTTCAACCTTGTCAAATCCTGCTCGTCTGACTAAGTATTCCTCATCACTTTTCCTGTCCGAAAGTTTTGACGGGTCAATGTCCGTGTTTGCTGCATTGGTTATTTTGGCAGCATTGTATTTTATCTCTATTCTCGCATATCTCTCGGCTTTTGCATCTCTTGAATTAATTGTTGTATATGGTGCTCGTCCGACATCCGTAGAGGTATTGCCGGCAGTATTTGTCGTTTCAGAAAAATATCCCTTAGGTTCACCAACACTGAGACCTATTTCCTCAAGTCTCCTCTTAACTGTATCAACAACTGTTTTACCCCTTCTTATTGCTAAAGTTTGTGCGTTCTTTTCATCATTTCTTGTGGCACCGCCAATAAATGTAATAGTGTTTATTATATTACCACTATCCTTACTGAATATTTTTTTCAATTTTGCTATTCTGCTTTCCGTTTCATCGCCTGTTCCTGTTTCCGTATCATTTGTGTTTCCTGAATATTTTACATCAAAAAGTGCTGAGAAAACATCATAGAAAGTATAATTTGCATCACCTTTTCCTACTTTTTCCAAGACTTCAAGACTGTTATTCAAACCAAATGATGTTCTATCTTCATATGAACTGTCACTTTTTTTATCTTCAGCAAAAATAGATGCGGTTTTAAGTCCGGACTGTCTTAAATCATAATCAACCCTGTATCTGAACCATTTTTCTTTGTTTGTTTCTGGATTCTTAACACGTTTACGCTCAACGAGATAGTCGGCATTTTCATCTATACTAAGTGATTCAATATAATCTGTAGTATCTGTAATAGGCTCGTTTGTTGTCAGTCCTTTCCAATTATATTCACTTGGATTTTCATCCGGTTCTATATACATTTCATAACCGTTACCCTCTGTTACACCACGGCTTCCTGCGTTGCTTCCTTTTATTAGATATTCATACCAATCCTTGTCAACATATCCACCCTCCATAAATTCTTTCTCACGACTTGTTGTTTTGTCGGCACTATCCAAATTATTTCCAAGGTTCCACATTCCTGAATAGTTATTTGGGAAGAATACGTAGAATACAATCGATTCTGGGTTTTCTTCCACTGTCGGTTTCTCTTCAACATTTGGTTCTTCTATCGGTTTTGGACCTCCAATCCTATGTTCTGCCTTTTCAGCGTTCCTTATGTCAGGCGGTGCGGTCTCAGGGACATCCTTGTCAGGGTCAGGTGTCTGACAACCCGCAAAGAATCTAAGAATATCGTTCTCTGGGTCTTTATCAGGCTCTTCACCATCATATTTTCCACTTGCCATTGAATTCAATAGTGCTGGGTGGTCTATAAGTATGGTAAAAGACAATGTTGCCTTTCTTGTAGTGTTCGAGTACGTATATATGTTCTCACCTCTACCAATAAACTCCTGCGAATTCCACTTTACATTCACATTTTCCTTAAAGTCAAGATTATATGGGGGAAACCACATTATCCTACCATTGTTCGGTCCTAACTGTTCAGAAGAAAGGTTTCTCGTATTATTAGATGTACCGTCACCCCACGCAAGGTTCTCTATTGAGAACATATATTTCTTTAATTTTGAGAACTCTTTTGGGTTATTGAATTTGTAATCACCGCCAGCTGTGTACATCTTGCCTGACAATTCGGATGAACTTGGTGTTATCCTCACAAAACCCGTATCCTGCAATACAGTATTCTCATGAAGATACCTTCCACCCTGTTCCAAATTGTTTATTCTTGAACGGTATTTTACATTAGCCTCGTAGATGCTCTTGCCTTCTTCATTTATTTCGGGCAATGGTCTTATCATATCCTTTACCCTACTGTACTGATGATGGTATGTCCAAGCCCTGCAATACGGGTCATCATAACCGTTTGTTTGATACATTCTTCCGGCAGTGACACCAAGTTTTAACAATCCCCTACCTCTTGGGTTTCCTAAATTTGGTATCTTTGCACTGTCAAATGACTCAAAATATGTGTTATAATCATCATCATTTGATGTATGGAAACGCCCGAACAATGTTCTTATCTTGTGGCTGTTATACAATTCATCCGTTTTCTTCAATAAGTTGTTTATACCATTTATTGAATGTGTATATGTACTAAACTCGTTTGTCTGATAGTGCCCGACCATCGGATCACCGTTAGAATCCGATTGGAACTTGCTCCCAACTGAAAGCCTGTCCTCAATAGTCCTGGCATAACCAACTGAGGTTGGTACATCCCCCTCACCATATACATTATAAACGCGCGTTCCTAATCTGCTCTTGTATGATAATGGGTCCCTTACTTTTCCATTATCGTCAAAACCATCAAAAGCACCGCCAAGAAGATTGGCTTCCATATCGTCTTCGCTTCTTCCGTCTGCAATGTATGGTCTCGTGTTGTTATATGCCTTTGCTAAATTCTTGTAAAGTTCCTTGCCAATGTCCTGTAATTCGGATTGAACCGTGTTGTCAAAACCTTTGTGATATATAATTGTCCCATCACCGAGATTTTTGTTGATAATTCCGTTTTCACCTGTGTCAAGTGTTATGTATTCATCATATCTGCCACGCCACCTTATAAAATCCTCACCGGTAAACCCAGAGGTGTTGAATACCTCAAGTTCTTTAATACCATTAAAGTATTGGAACTTTATCTTATCACTATAATTCGAGTAATCTTCAATTGTAAACTTTTGAAGCGGCATCTCTTTTGTAAGATGCTTTATGTTCCTTGTGCGCATATCATATGCAACACCTATCGGATGTTCAAGTTGACCATCCAACATAAAATATTTACCACCATTACGTTCTAATAACTCATTTCGAGTCTTTGTGTTGTATTTCAACACGCCTTCTACTTCCTTGTATTGCATTGTATATAGTGATTATTTAAAAATAATATTTCTATTCATTAAAATCAACTTATATTCTCCACGGTCCGAACAAATTCTTTTCAGACGCCACACCATAGTTGTTGTAGTTGTTCTGACTTCTTGAAATTGCCGCAACTAATTGTGACAATAGTGGCTCCTTCAGTAGGTCTTCGGCATCAATATTAGCGGTAGAGCCTGAAAGGTCAAGCGTTATTGTTCCCGTAACATCCAATCTCAAAGGTTCATTTGTTCTATTTTCGGAGCCTCCACCCAAATATCCGCCACTGTATATGCTTGTGCTCGTGTTATTAACACTCATTGAATTGAAACCACCATTTCCTGTCGGGAATGACTTGCTTCTCATTGCCTCCAAAATGCCATAATACATCGCCGTCTGTTCTCTCGGCATTATGTACTCTCCACCTTGTGCTTCTATTCTTATGCCGCCATCAGAATGAGAAGGACCGATTAATAAACCGCCATAATTATTGACTTTGCCGCCCGTGTCAAATCTATTTTCTAAATCTCTGACATCATAATTTTTGGCATAATTGAATGTCCCTTCTATATCCGGCTTTTTAAATTTCTTATAACCACTTGTGTCTATACCCGCAATTTTGGCAAGCGATTCACCATCTGATTTTAAATCTTTAGACAGATGTCCAATTACTGTTCCCATATTAGCAATAGAAGTAAAAATACCTGCAACCCACGGACCAAGTATTGGTATTATACTTGATGCTTCTTTAACCATCTGCATAACAATTTGTATGCGTTGGATTTCGTAAATGTCATCCATACGTTTAGCCTGACGATAATTTAATTCCAATTGTGCCCTTTGTAGTGGTAGACTTATTTCCTCTCTAAATCTTGCCTGTCTCAAGCCCAAGTCAAGTTGTGCAAGGCTAAGTTTTGCTTCTTGGACGGCGTATAATGCGGTTTTGTAGTTATAATCGGCTGAGGCCCCTGCTAAAATTGTTTGCTCCTTCTGAATTCTTGCCATTTGTTTCTCATAATCATAAGTTGATTCAGCATATTCCTTGTTCCAAGCAGCTATTTTTTTATCAAAATCTGCCTTATCTTTTGATGTTTTCAGTACGTCATTAGCAAATTGGCTCATTATCGAACTCGTAGAGGCTTCTTCTTTAATCATTTCACCAAATGAGTCACCCATTCCGGTCTTTTCAAGACTTGATGCCATCGTGTCACCAAGTGATTTTGACCAACCCTCAACATTATCCTTAATTGAAAGTACACTTTGTGCAATTTCGGCAATATTTTCACTGTCTGAATTATTTTCTGTCCTTAGTATCTTAGACAATTCTTCCGGATTCATTTGTGCCGCTTCCTGAAGCGATGTCTTATTACCGTTGATATTAATATAACCGTTTCCGTTTTCGTCAAGTTGAGCAACATTTGACAACAGTCTACCTATTTCATCACTTACTCCAAGTCTGCTTATCTCAGGAGCAAGTTTGTCTCGCCTTGCTTTCTCAAATACCATGTTCGAAACCTCTGACGGATCCATACCCATTGCCTTCGCAGCCTCTCTCATACGGATTCTGTCATATCCCGACATATATATCTGACCCCTGTTGGAGTCCCAACTTGCAAGTCCGCTAAATTGGTTGATTATCCTGTCTTGTAAACCTTCAGCATCACTGAGTGCTTCATGGAACATTGCAAGCGGATTGGAGAAAAGCGAGAAATTACCGCCAAGAACCGCAAGTTGTGATGAAGCCTCAAGTGCACCTTCAAGTGTTGACAACTTTTCTGAAGCCTTTGCGGTTTCCTGCATATTGAAATTCAATTCAGTAGCCCTTGCCGCCATCTCCTTAAGCCCATTTATACCCTTCTCAAATGTAAGAGTCTGAGCCATTTTTATATTAGTCAGGAGATTCTTAGAGTATTTATCTAATGCTATACCCCTTTTAGAAGCCTCAGCAAACAGTTTACCTGCAAGACCTGAAGCCCTTGTCATATCATAACCGAACGAACTTAACTTCGTTGCAAATTCAATCGCCTTATCATCACCATACACCTGTCTTAATGCAGCAAGACCTTCCTTTTGGTCATTTGTCAATTTTACTGAACGCCCAAGTTCTGCATTATACTTTGTCTGTAGGTTTATAAGTTCCTCTACGGATGTGTTGTATTTGGCTTGTAAATGTCTCTCGTTACCAAGATCAATTGTTTCCTTTCTCAAGGCTTTCATTGATTCTCTTGAACCACCGACAGTCTTTGTATATGTTGAAGCAGCCTGATCAATCTTTATGAACGGTTCATAAATGCTTGCGAGAGCCTTTACATAGTTCTGAGGTGCCTCGGCTGCTGCCTTCCTTGCACTTAAGAGATTATTCTCAATGGTATAAAGTTTGTTGGTATAATCAAGTTCTGCTCTTGCAGCAGCAATTTGTGCTTGTTCTAAATTTAATCTCGATTGTTCTATGCTTAAACGTGCCTTAGCAATTTCAAGCGGCATTTTTTGTCCTTGAAAATCAACAATCTGATTTGCCTTAGAGTGTGATATTTCAGCTTGTATAGTACTAAACCTCGCGGTTTCCTTCTGAAACTCAAATTCTTGGAATCTTTTAGCCCACTCCCGATTAAACAGTTTGTGTTGGGTTTCTAATTGGTCTATCTGATTGGCAAAATTGGTCATACTAACAATGACACTTGTAAGACGCTCAGTAAATCTGCTTGCACTGTCTATCATGCCAAGTATCGGGTTCTTGGCCATCTTCGCGACTTTTCCAAGTTCCCCTATGCTCTTACCACCGCCACTCGCGGCGTTACTCATTCCGTTTAAACTTTCGGTTGCTCTATTGATTGAAGAAGACATTTCTTCCAAACTTCCAAGTTCGTTCACGTCCATATTAATAATGTATATATTTTAATAATAAATATCGTGTTGTAAGTTTTATAAAAAAAAATACCGCCATTTAGCGGTATTCTTTTCTATTGTTTTTCAGTCATCTGTTCCTGTTTTGCAAAACCGTTCAACATCTCACCTGATATTGTTCCACTTCCATTTTTATTTACATCGGGTGGTGTATCGCGTTTCTTTGCTTCAATGTTGTGTTTCTGTATCCAAACCTTCCTGTCTTGAACAGGCATTGACATCACCGTATCATATGGTATGCCAATATATTTTACACAACCATATATTTCATCCCAAAAACTCAATTCAAATGCTTCGACATCTACTGTATATAGCATTTTAACTATTCTCTCCGTCGGAGAACGGTAAGTTGAGAAATAGGTATTGGTCAATTGAGAGAAACAGGTCTACTGAGCCACCTCCGAGACTCTTCGGTCTTTCAACAGTGATATTCATATCAACACCAGGCTCATTATCCCTTACATATTTCCTGAATGATGTAGCGTCCAAAATATTAAGATACATAACATATTCCGAAATATACTTTCTATCCGTAACACCATTAACAGAAACAATATTCTTTTCCATTCTGTTAGTGACAAGGTGATTGAAGAATGTGTCTTCCTCTATGTTAAGTGTCTTCCCATATTCCTCAATATCGTTTGCAGCATTTTCAAGTTTTGTCTTTGTTTCGATATCAATATCATTGTCATCTTCAATGTAGTATCTTATGCTATCTGATATTTCTATCATCTTTGCCTTCTTAAGATTAGCATCTTCCTTTACAGTAAGTTCTGACAAATCCTTTAATTCTTTATAAGAAAGGAATTTGAATTTAATCTTATCACCTGTCTTTGGCATTGTGTAATCAAAATGACCGTTTTCATCGGGAACAAGTGTAAACTTTTTATACTTGAGTTTTGAAAGGTCAAATTCGGTTTGAAATTCCTTTCCTGTCTCCTTATCCTTCGCTGTAATCGGATACATTGGACCGTATCCGCTTGCCCTAAGCCAAATGAGGATTGCCTCTCTATCACCCGGTAACAGTTCATCAGTGTCTATCTGTGTTGTCATTATCTTTTCCTTGATTAGATAGTCCAAGAAACTTCCATCCTGATAAAGATTTGGGGAGAGTATCATATTTTCATCATATGCGGTGAGATAAGCCACGGGTATTTTGCCTATCTTATGTTTATAGCACTTACCACCAGACGGAATTGGAATTACATCGTATTTAATGTTCTTTCCGGATGATTTTGTGATGTCCATGTTTGCAGATGACAGACCAATAACGTTATCATTTGTGTCCTCAGCCTTTTTAGTCTTCTTCTTTGGTCCCATTTCAGGCTTTACTTCAAACTTTGCCTTATTCTCCAATGGGACATCCTTGTCAACAAGACTTATAATGTCAACATCATCCATTGTGTTATCGGTATTTGGTTTTTCGTCTATAACAGCAGTTGTCATTATTGTTTCTGCCTGTGTTTCATTACTGTCAATCTCATTGTTCATTTCCATCTCGATCTGTTTACGCATGATTTCGCCTAACCTATCCCTCTTTACACCGCGTTCCTTACCCCTTTTCGGGCTTATGTAGAGGTCTTCCTCTTTTCCACCGAGTTTCAGGTACTTTTCCTTGATATCATCTTGCATAGTCTGCATCAGTTTCAGTGTTTCCTCAAGACTTTCATCAGTATAGATTCTGTTTCCGTTCTTATCCTTTGCTGTTTTTCTCCTCTTTTCGGTGTCAACCTTTGACCTTTCATACATTTCATATGATGATTTGTAAATTGCAAGTTGTTTTTGGATGTCTTTTTCAGACATTTGAGTCTCTTCTATATTTGCCATATGTCTATGTTTTTATTCAGTTATTTTATTGATTAACAACCCGAATTTATACGGGTGATTTTTCTCATTATATTTTTCAATCAGTTTGCAACCATTCAATTTCAGTCTCTTTTCTTTAACATCAATCAGGAAATGGGTTTTGGGGAGCATTTTTATCTTTGCATCGTCATCAATCTCCTTATCCAAGAGAATTCTATCACTTTCACTAATCCAAAACTTCAGTTCTGAGCACGTATCCCAGTCTATTTTTTCAGGATTGATGTCAACTATCAGTATCGACATATCACCTTTCTCAACGTGAGTCTCGAAAAATCCAACATTTGCACTTTTGCCGTCCATATCCGTCACATATGCTTCACACGGTCTCAATTGGTACCCTTCTCCATCAGTGTTATCTATGTCATACTCACCGCCTGTGCGTGTTTCTGTTGTTTTTTCGGATTCATTCATACCATATGAGTTAACATATGCGTCTATTTTCTCATTTGTCCTGTTAAAGTTGTCAAAAACCATTTCATTGTAGTCTGAAACGCTAAGTTCCCCATCATAATCGAAATTTTTACTAACCGTATCAAGAACGGGGATGTAAATTATTGTCTTCATTCCAATTTCTCCTCTTTTTTTTATCTTTTTTTTCTTTTTCTGTCTTTGAAACCACGATTCTTTCCTTTAGTTTCTTCATTACCTCACTTTTGTTCTTATTTATGTCATGCTCCCATATTCTCATCAATGGTATTCCGTTAATAAGTGCCCAACGGTCCTTTTGTCTGTCAACTCTCTTGTTATGTTTTTGCATTGGTGACATATCCTCGTATAATTTACCATAACTGTGGTAATAATCACCGTCCACTTCAATCAACAGGTGGTCGTCAGGGAGATAGAAATCATAGTAACGTCCAATTGATGCTGCCTTGAACTGTCTGACATATCTGACACCCAACTCATCCAAGAATTCCTTTGCAAATTTGTCTTCAAGTTTTGAAATACCGTACTCTTCGTGTTTTCTTTTTGGCTTTTGCACCCTTTTCTTCTTGGTTTTTGGCTTTACTACGTTTTTTCTAACAGGTTGTGTCATTTTATAATTAATATACCCCTATTTTTTTCAATGCTTTTTTATTTTATTTGATATCTTTTGGGAAAAAGGGATTGTCTTTCAGCGCTTTTATCATCTCTTCTATTTCTTGACAGCGTTTTTTGAAATTTTTCATCTCATCTAACGAAAGATTAAACCACTCTCCATTCTCCTTCTTGTAATTATATCTCTTGTGAAGGTCCCTTTCGAGAAAAAACGGCGTGTCTGTCTCATAATAGTCAACAAGATATATCTCTCCCGCATTTCCTGTCTGTAATTTCTTTATTCTGTCCTCAATTTTCTTCCTCGTAACACCTATTTTGAAGACCCCTTCATTCAAAGAATCGCCAAGAAGATAAACAATTCCCCTTTTCTTGCAATATTTCACACTTTTTGGATATTTATTTAATATAAAATAAATCATTTAAATAACAATGTAAATACATTATTTTTAATAGAATTAAGTATTTATAATAAAATAATATTGAATAAGGTATGAAAAAGGACTTTACAAAAGATTTTGGTGAGATACAGAACATGTGTTCTAAAATTAGAACCATCAATGAGTCTTTAGCCTTCGCAGACGAATACGATGACGAAAATGAAGGTCTTGAGGGACAAAACTTTTCTGAAGAGGGGGCACCGGTAGAACAACCACAGGGTGATGTTAAACCTGAGGATGCTGAAATTGAATCTGAGTTACAACAAGAAGATTCCCCAATCAATATGATTCGTGAAATTGCCCTTAAAGGCATGGTTCGTCTCTGCAAGACACCTGAAGACCCCCAATATGAGGTTCTTAAGAAGGTATTCACAATGATAGATAAGGCAAACGACAAAAAGAACGAAGAAAATAATATGTAATTTTGTCAGTCTTGTCTATTTATAGTAAAATAATAAATGTAAAAAAAGAATTTTAAGAAATATGAGTGACTTACTAACCAAAATGCCGCTTCAATTTGAACCGTTGAGGAAAAATAGATGGGTTGTACGTTTTCCAAGTGATCTCGGCATCTCAGAATGGTTTTTGAAGTCGGCTGCAAGACCAACTATTACACAACAATCAAAGGAAATCCAATTCCTTAACACTTCAACATATGTTGTTGGACGATATACGTGGGGTACTATTCAGCTAACTTTCCGCGACCCGATTGCTCCATCGGCTTCACAGGCACTTATGGAATGGGTACGTCTTACATCAGAATCCGTTACAGGTCGTCAGGGATATGCTGCGGGTTACAAGAGAGACCTTGAACTCGAAATGCTTGACCCAACAGGCGTTTGTGTACAAAAATGGATTCTGAAAAACGCATGGATTTCTGAATGTAATTTCGGTTCTCTCGACTATGGAGATGACGAACTTGCTGATATTACCGCCACACTGGTAATAGACTATGCTATTTTGTGTTACTAAACCAAAAATTTAAACTTTAGAAAACAATATGAGCGGTCATTTATTTGGCCGCTCATTACTTATTTCTGTTTATAGATAATCAAATTATCACACTCACTCTTATCGGGAAACTCAAAACTTTTCCACATTCTGTCAATTATTCCATCCCATTTTCCGTTTCCTCTTCTTTTCTTACATTCATCCAATGAAGGTGCCTCAATATAAACATATATGATATTTGGTTTTCCATATTTGAGTACCGTCTCTTTTAATTCTGTACGGTATTTCTTTTTCATATTTGTCTGATTGATAACGAAACTCCTTTTTTCTTCACAACATTTCTTTATACGAGAATTCACAATATCAGTAACATTTTTTTCTTCACTGTTTTCGAGTAAAAGTTTTCTGCCTTTCACATCACCGTATGCAATTATTTCCCTAATGTCATCCCTTGATATGTTTTCAAGGGTTGGTAACATATTTTCTATATATGTATCCTTACCGCAACCGGGAACGCCAATCATCAAATACATATTGAAACTTCCCTTGCTATTGAACTGCTTGTATCGCTTCGTGTAACAATCATTTGCAACAGCCAAATCCTTTATCTCATTAAATCGATATTCGACAAGTTCTTCTGAGTTATGTTCAGACTTTGAACCAAGACTATCGGCGACATTAAGCCACAAAAGTTTCTGAATTGTCGAAATGCCTTGTGCAAGTCTCGTTAACTCATCATATCTCTCTTTGTGTCCCTTTTGCAGAAGATAATGAAATGACATATGCCACCTTACAAGCCAACACACTTCCTCCCTAAACCAAATATCAGGTTCATCAAACAGAAGGTCTCTCGTGATTTTCTCACCCTCAAAACCGTGGTTCTTACAATGCCACTGTTTTTCATTCTTGTCAAAATAGGTTGTTGTCGCCTTTCCAAGGTCATGGCACAATGCGGCAATCATCAATACTCTCTTGTCCCTATTACTCAAATGAGACAGTTCATCATTGATAATCTTGTGCATCTCTTTACAAACCAGCATTGTATGATTCCAAACATTCCCCTCGTTATGGAATATCCTATTTTGGTTTGTCTCCTTCAATACGGCAAATTCCCTACAACGCCTGACATTCTTAACGTTGACGGACAAGTCATCATTAAGCATCCAAGACGTATCCTTTGGGAATGTCTTCATTCCTATTTTAAATAAATTCTTTAGCCATTTCATTTTTCTTCCTGTGCAATATCTCCGTAATTATCCATCATTTCCATATCTACCTCACCCGCATCAATAAGAAGGGCTTCCTTAAATGCAAATGCACAACTCTTCAACTTCCAAGCACTTGGTAATTCACTTCCAATTTTTCTCAGCACAAAACCTTCTCTTGGAACCTCATTGTTGCAGAGAGGCTCGAGTTCCTCCATTCCGAAATGTTCCTTATCAGCCTTCATCTTCTTGAGACATTCCTCATTCCAATGTTCTGTCGGATCAAGTTCAGGATAAAGTTCTGCAAGTGTACCCTGATAAAGGATATCAATCGGATGAACCCTCTTATAGTTCTCATCATTGTTTTCCTTCATTCGCTCAATGAGTTTTACTGTCCAATCATAAACCTCATCAACTTCCCACTCTCTCTTCTTTCCGTCTTCACCTATGGTAGAGATGCGGTAGAACATAATGAAGTTTTCACCGGGCTGACATCCGTAGTCATAGTGCTTCTGAATCATCTGCTGACAACCTGTGATATAGCCGCAAATCTCGCCATATACCGTCATACCCTCGTCAAGATAAGGATAAATGATATCGCCATATTCTGTCCAAATGTCTTTTGAATAGAAACCTTGACTAACTTCCTTATTTATATATCTGTTCTTGATGACGGTTCTTGATGAGTAAACAGGACCATAAACAATATTGTAGTCAATGAAGCGTGTTTTTCTAAATAGACCCGTATTGTCGACAAGCCAATTCCAAACCCGCTTATAGAAAGCAATCTTTTTTGGTTCCCTTACGTGCAGTTTGGAGAAGATAGCACTTGTGCCGTGCAACTTTACGGACATAACACACTCGTCATTTGCGGAGAACATATGCATACACTTAGCCAATTGAGCGGTGTCATAATGGAATGCAAATTCACCCTCAACAAGACGGTCAAATCTTGAAAGTTTCTTACTTCTCTTCTCTCCGCGACCCTTGCCCTCACTCTGTGGCTTGATTGGCGGAACATATGCCTTTACAAACAACTCCCCATTTACCGTGTCGAAATCTTCGCCTACGTAGTCCTCAAGATTGAGTTCCTTCACTTCGGGACAGAAATTAGCCATCTCCTCAATTCCGAATACGAAACCGAATGAAGGCTCACCCTTCAGCGTAATACAACGCACTCTCCCATACTTGTTGAAGAAGCCACAATGAGTCTTAGCCTCGTCTACAATATGTTTTCCCGCATTTACGAGTTCTTCTATCTTATTTTTAAGATTTGTATATTCAACAGTAAGCGACATAGCCTTAGAGGTTGCATAGTCAGCCTTTTCCTGCTTTTCAGAAATATCAGCATTAATTGCTGAGACTCTTTCCTCTTGTGTTTGATCAACTACTTCAAGTTCTTTCTTCAACTTGTTAATCTGCTTGTTGTACTTTGCGGCATTTGCAGTCAGGGAATTCATCTTTGACTTGATGTCCTTTGCCCTTGAGCGCAGGGCATCCGCTTCTGCACGGTAGTTCTTGTCGTATTCCGCCATAATAGCATTAACTTCGTCCGCATTGGCGTTCAAATCACGGCATCCAATTTCAAACAGATTATTAACGGACAGGAACTTGGTATTAAGTGCAGTTTCATTTCCCGAATAGAACATTACCTGTCCTTCGGAAACTTGATCTTTTCTAACTACGATTTGTGTTCCAAGAATATCTGTCTTGGCAAGAAAATCGGAACCTTCGATTGGAGTAAGTTCTCCAATTCTCACAACACTGCAACAATACTCTCCCTTAAAGGAGTCACTTTTTGTTAGTAAAACACTCATATTTTTTTATTTTAAAGTTAATTTCAGTGCAAAAATACAATATTTTTTTGAATTGGCCAAATTTTAGTTGTGGTAAAATGATATTTATAATAAAGTATTATGTAATTTATGCAACATACATATATGACGATAGCGTCAATAATAAAAAAATTTGATGATATCAACAATTCTCAATACAAGCCAAACGGACAGGCATTATACCGTTTCCTTTTAAATAAGGGACTTACACCGAGAAAGAAATATATCAATGGGGCTGAGGTTTCAATGTTCGACGGACGGAATGCTGTTAATATGATGACAAGGTTTATCGGAGAACTCAAACAGATTGACGCGGAAGTGACAGGTAGGGTTAAGGCAAAGGAAGAGGAAAAAATTCAAAAACAGAACAACAAGCCGACATCACCCGAACTTGAACTTGACGGAGTAAAGTTATTTAATGAAAACAAAAGAAATATGAAAAAGAAGATAAAATTGACGGAATCTGTTATTTCTAATATAATTTCAGAATCTATAAATAGGGTATTAAACGAATCGGAAATGGACTATTATGGAGATGAGATATCGAAATACAGTGAAAAAATGAAAATGGCGGCATTATCAGGGAATGTTAGTGAAACAAAAATCTATGCTAACAAAATTTTTGAATTTGCCCAAAATATCGAGAGTTTTTTAGAATCCAATATGGGTTTCTAACATTAGAAATGCAGTCTTTAGTTGACTGCATTTTTTGTTTTGTATTTTTCTTAGATTATTTGACATAAGTCAAAAAGATGCCCATTTATTGTTATTTGTGTCTGTTTTCTGATTACTATTTTGTATATCTTCGTAAGTATTATATGAATGTAAAAATTCAAAATGGCGGTTCTTTATGTGTGTTGATGGCATATCAATAACTAAAAGATGAAAAAAAGAGATGAATATGAAGAAACTTGTCATTATGATTGCAACACTATTAGCAATAAACACTGCATCATTAGCGAATGATGTTACATTTAAAGATATTGAACTGAAAGACAGATACGTGATGAAAGCCACACCTGAAAGAGTGGCAAACTGCCTGAGGCTGACAGATAGACAAACCTATTGGACTGATTTATATTGGGCTAATTTCAAGGCAAATATGCTGAAAGCCTATACGGAGGAAGACGAAAAATATGTTCCATATGCGGTTAGAAACAACCTAAAGTGTATGAAGAACATATTATCTAAAAAACAGTATGAAATATACCGTAAGATAATGATTGCAACTTTGATCAATAACAATTTCATAAAAGAAGATGAAAAAATACCTGAAAATTACATCTTTCTTGAAAAATTATAGTATATTTGATATGTTTAATGAAAATAAAAACTAATTAAAAAGAAAATTAATAAAAAAAAAAGATGAAAAAGATTTTTATTTTAGCAATTGCTGCCATCGCAATGTGTATGACAGCTTGCACGGGATGCCAAAACGGTCCTGCCGTTTGCAATGATTCTATTGCTGTTGATACAACTGCCGTCGACAGCGTCGTTCTCGACACTGTAGCAGTCGACACTTTGGCTCTCGACACTGTAGATGTGTGTGAATAAAATTAAAAGTATCCACCACACGGTGGATAAAAGATGCCTACACACATAAAGATTAATGCACCGTTCGGTGCATTTTTTTTTTCCACTAATAACAAAAAAATACGGCTAAAATTTTCATTAGCCGTATTTTTTGTAATTTATAGTCTCTTGTTTATTAAACCATATCGAAATCTACGCCCTGTGGTGTTACCATAAAGTTGATCTCAATGTATTCCAATGCAGGAGTAGGCTTAACCCAAAGAACACAACTCATTTCGTGAGCGTCAATCTGCTCAGGTGTCTGAGATACATCAAGACGGAAGGCTGTGATACCTCTATCCTTCTGAATCTGTTCGAGGATTGGTTTAACAATTCCTTCAAATTCACCCTTCAGTGTTGTATCATTAGGTTCAAAGATAAGACCTCTACAAGCCTCAACAATAAGTTTTCTCATATAGAGCATAAGTCTTACTACATTGATCCTGTTCATTGGGGTGTCACCTGTATAAAGTGTCTTGTTACCCCAAATCTTGACACCGTCTCTTGAGAACGTCTTAACAGGATTGATTCTTGCATCGTAGAGTGTATCCTCATCCTCTAACTTAGAGAAGATACGTGCCTTGACACAATTGACATTACCCCTCTCAATACCTGCCGGAGCATACCAAGGATATTTCTTATTGTCGACATCAGCCATATTTCTCAAAACGTCCTTAGTTACAGGAAGGTTAAGATAAATAAGGTTATCTCTGTCATAATACTTGATCCAAGGATAGTATGTTGCAGCATAGTAGGTGTCAATGTTAGTCTCCTCAAGGTTGTATGTTGCCTCTCTTGGTGTGTACATTTCATCAATTGCGTCCGTAACACCGGCTGGCTTATCTGGTGTTGTAATTACATACAACGCATCTCCCCTGACATCCTCAATCATCTCGAGAATATCGTTTGTAAGGAGGTTCTGATTAACGTAGTCGATACCCGGTGTGGCAAATAAGTTGATGAGAGTCTTCTCGGGATTCTCAAACTGCATTGCACCCGCAAGATATGCATAGTAGTCGGTATTGATACAGTTTCCTGACAAAGCAATGGATTCAGGATTGTCAATCAATGAGAATGTCTTTCCAACGCCATTTTCAATCTTTCCACGATACTTGTTAACCCTGTACTTGTCAGTATTTGTTCTTGACTCTCTGTAGATATCCCAACCGTCAAAACCGCCATAAAGACATACGGTGAACTTTCTCATTGTCTTACTCTCGTATATTGATCCTTCCATTTCGTAGTCACTTGCAATGATTGCAGCTTCCATACCGTTTGTGATATTTGACGCAACCGCTTGCCACGTAATACCGCTTGTTGAGGGATCTTCGTCAACAGTAATAGTAAGCCCTGATATGAGTTCTTTAGCCCTCTTTGAAATTCTGCTGTCAAGGTGGAACGCATCGGTATGTCCGTGACTATAGTCATCCGTATAAGCATACTTTCCCTTATATGTCAGCATATCCACATCAACACCTGTTATGTTTGACAAACCGAAGTACTGTTTTCTCTCACTAAGATTGCTGTCATATGTAATATTGTACTTAAATGTCGGTTGTTCTACATCGCCATAATTTCTTGTCGGATATCCAAGGAAACCACAAGGTACACATTCTTCTGTCATATCATTTTCGACAATGTCAACAAGAACATACTTTGACTTGGCTTCATACTCACCATTAAGTGTGCCAATCTTGTAACCGATATAGTTCTTATCGCCCTTCTTCATTGTCAGTCCTTTATAAGACTCCAATACAACGATGCTACCGTCGGTATCATTAAAGTCTCTGATATATACATCAAATGTACCATTGTCAGGACTTACGTTTGCTATTGATACCTTAAACTCTGTGTTAGCCTTATTACCGTCACTGATAGAATAGAACTTGAACAGTTTCAGAACATCCACATTTGTACCATTACCCTTCAATTCGGAAACAATCCAAGGCGTCTGTGCACAACGGAAGCCTTCCTTATAGTCAGAGAAATCTGCTGCCTCAATAACATTATCATTTTGTTCATCAAGACAATAATACTTGTTCTGACTTAGAACCTTCACGGTATAAACCTTGTTTGGGGTGGTATCTGTATCTATCTTACTAATCTTGCAAGGAACAACTCGTGAACTATCACTCTTGAAATTGCCTGTGGCTGTATTTCCACTGGTAACCGCCTCCTCTTTTTTCAGTTGTACATATACATACTCCTTCTTATTGCTTTTCAAAGGATTAGTGTAAGATGAAACACCATAAATATAACCCGGTACCATTGGTTCAATTGTTGGATTTCCTTCGTCGTCAACTTGTACCGCATCATTGTCGTCGGTTACTAAAAATTTGAATCCATTTTCTAATGGGTTTTCACCACCAATGCCATTATACAGATAAGCCTGTCCAAGCATCTTTCTTGATAGATTGTCGAAGTCAACAGTGACAAAATCAGAAACGGGTTCTGTTACAGGAATTATTTCCAAAGGTTCCTTAGTTGTAACTGTTCTTGAAATGTTTGTTAGATTACCAAGACCAATTTCATCAGCAAGCATAACATCATACAGTTCCTCAACGTACAATGCCGCACTACCGATAAGTGGGTCACTTCCAAGAACATTGTAGATATAGTCCTTATCCTCTACATTAAGTGAAACAGGATAACTTGCAGTAAACCCAGATTCGCCTGAACATTCAATGGTAAATCTCCCATAGTTGTTTAAGTTAATTTCAAACCCTTCCTCTCGTGTACGTATATCGTCTTCACACCCGTTAGGACCAATTACAGTTCTCACGTATTCACTCAACGTTACACCCGTAACAAAGTGTTTAATCGTATCATAATCACCAACCGGTTCACAATCATCACCAACCATTGGATACTTTTTATAAGTTCCCCTCGACCTCAATACTGCAATCGCACGCTCTTTTCCATCGCCACCGTGTGCGGTTATAACAAATGCAGGACCCGCGTTATAGCCACTAAGACCAAGAACTCTACATACGTAAAGTTGATCAGACACGCTAAGATATTCCTTTGCAATATAAGGAAGTTCGTACTTTGGATATTTGCTACCCTTGAATTTAACAGGTGAGGTTCCTCCGAAATATTCAACAAATTCTGTCCAACTTGAAATTGGAATTGGTTCAAATGCCGGACCCTTCAGCGTTTCGCCAACCAAGCCAAGAGTAGTTACACCGAGAGTCTTTGCTGCATAAGAAATGTCGGTAAACTTCGTGTAAATACCGGGGCTTGAGTGTATTCCTCTAATTTTTCCCATATAATTATTGTTTTTCTAATATTATTTACATTATTTTTATATAAATACTTCTGAAAAACTGAAACTTGTTAAAAGATATGTTTTTAATGTGATATTTTTACTAAGTTGTCAGTATTATAAGATTTATTAGTTAGTTATTGTGTCAATCTCAGTATAACCGCTTAATTTATTACCACTTTCATCAAGATAATACAGTTTATAACTTTCAGTTTTTTCAGCTTCTATATAAATGTATAATGGTTCGTTAATGTCAGCACAATATTTAGTGCTGTTGTCATTGTCAAATAAATCCGAAATATCATTATTGTCATAATATTGTTCTGATGAACAATGATAACAGTTGACTTTAGTTACTAATTTACCACTCTCATCAAATAGTCTGAACTCACCAAGTTGAATGACTGTGCCGCTTTGTACAGCATTGAATTCAAGTAGATAATATTGGTACTTGCTTCTATTTCCTTCGGGTATTTCGAAATAATAATTTTTATAGTTTTCATGACCAAGCGTGTAATCATTTTCATGTTGATCAAGAAGCGTCCAGCTCGATACTCCTGTCGATGGTAGTTCTTCGCTCTTTGTGTTGCTACCATAGAACTTCCATGAAATGGGGTTACGTTCTGGATATTTTTTTGCATCGTTGGCTGTTGTTATCCGATAACCTGAAAGTGTGACTCCTTCATCATCAGTTTCAGTATTTTCCATAACTATGTTGTATTCAGAATCGATACCAAACCACCCATTCAAGCATTTATTGCCATCCAACCAATTCGTATTATAATGTTCAGCCATTTTGCTTGAATATACTAATGTTCCATTTTCTGATACATCTTCAAAAGATGTTGTGCATGCAGATACAGCATTTTCGTTACAAACAATTATTGAAAGAGAATAGTTATTTTTGAAGGCATATCCTCCAATTTTATTTAGACTTTCAGGTAATATGAATTCAGACAAATTACATCCCTTAAATGCTGAGTTCTTAATAGTTTTAACGGTATCAGGCATTGTGATTCCTGTAAGTTCCGAACAACCATTAAATGCATTCTCAGAAATACCGGTTATTTGCGCTATGATTTCAACTGAAACTACATCACTTCTTCCTGAAATACCATCTGTTGCACTTATAGTATCTCCGGTTAAACTAATTCCTTCCTTATTGCCATTTGATAGTGTTAAAATGACATTATATAAGGTGAACGTACCATTAATAGTGATGTTTTCTGCGGGCATTGTGGTTGGAATTGGGGTGTCCCAAGAGAAACTGTAGCCCTCCTTAGTCGGGTCAGTTACGGATATTACAGAACCATAATCCTGAGTGAAACTTGTGTAAGGCTCACCTTCTACCATCAATGTCAGTGTATATTTGTTAACCGTATACACACCGTTAATCGTTACATTACGTGCCGGCATATTTGTTATGCTGCTGTCCCAAGAGAAACTGTATCCCTCACGTTCTGTGTGTGATGGATATGTAATTACCGAGTTATAATCAACCCTACCGCTTGAAACAAATCTACCATCGATGATAAATGTAAGAATGTATTGGTTAACCGTGAAACTGCCGTTGATTGTTAAATCATAATTTGGCATTACGGTTGGGATTGGTTCATCCCAAGAGAAGCGATACCCTTCACGTGTTGGAGTTGGTATTGGCGGTATTGTCGTACCGACATCCTGTGTGATAGCCGTATAAAATACACCATCTATGGTTATTGTCAATGTATACTTATAATTCCATTTATAATACCCAAGATAATATTGATCAGTCTTTAGCCAATCTCTAATGTAATCATCCTCATATGCATCAGCATATTCAAGTGTTCCATATTCCTTTACGTTTAAGAATGTATTTGAATAGATTTGGGGCGTTTTACCGGTTGTTTTTATCCTTTCGAGTTTTGTACAATTTGAAAAGGCACTAACGCCAATTTCCGATACATTGTTTCCAAACTCTATCGTTGACAATTCAGAACAGTTGTAAAATGCACGGCTTCCGATTTTTTCAACATAGTTTTCCTTATTGTCAATAATTTTTAATAATGAAATATTTTTCAAATTATTACAGCCAAAGAACGCCTCACTCCCAATTGTCCTTATTGCAGTTCCATTTGTAACACGTTCCAATGAAGTACAATTCTTAAATGCCCCTGAACTTATGTCTGTCAAATTGTTGCCGATATTTAATGAAGTTATTGAATAACAATTCATAAATGCATTTATTCCAATCTCACTAACTGATGACAATGACAATGCTCCTGTAATGTTTTTACATAATCTGAAAGCACTTTCGCCTATTTTTGTCATTTTAGTGAAATTTATCCTACTCAACAAATTACAGGAAAGGAATGCTGAATTTCCAATTGTAATGTCACCGCCTGTAAGTCCTGAAACTATTTCGAGTGAACTACAATTTCTAAATGCTTTATTACCAATTGTTTTTATATTCCCTAAAAAAGTTACCTTAGATAGTTTAAAACATCCTTCGAAAGCAGACTCATTTAATGTTTTCACACTTGCAGGAATTATTATGCTATTCAATTCAACACAACCCATAAATGCTTGTTTGCTTATGTTGTTTAAACTAGCACTTAATGTGACACCAGATAATTTTCTACAATTATGAAAAACTTCCTCACCAATACTTTCAACACTATTTGGCAAAACAACACCCACAATTTCCCTACAATTATAGAATGCTGAATTGCCAATGGTTGTTGTGCCACTATTAAGTGTAATTGATGACAGACTTGTACAAGTACTGAACGCTGTTTCACCAATTGTTTTAACATCTCCGTTTATAGCAACACTTACTAAATTGTTACATCTTATGAATGCGCTTTCTCCAATACCGGTTACACCACTATTGATTTCTACGGAGTAAATGTCTGTTCTTCTTGCAAATTTATTGTCTTCAATTGGACCGTCATAGGCATATTGTTCTTTAGTGCCGTCGACAAGCGTCAATATAACATTATAATCCTTTTTAGCCTTACTATTTATCCAACCGTAGTATCCAAGAAAATAACTGGTTTTATACAACCATGTTGAATAGTCGCTTTCCTCGCTTGGTGGGGTCAATGTGCCTCCACTTGCAACATCAATAAATGTTGTATTGGATATTTTAGGACATATCTCCGCGTTGCTTTTTATTTCCGTTAATTCACTACAATTTCTAAAAGCATAAGCACTTATTATTTTCAGTGTTTCAGGCAATTCAATACTTTTAATAGCACAGTTTTCAAAGGCATATGATGCAATTTTCTCAAGTTTATTAGGAAGTGTTATCTCCTCCAAACTTGTACATCCTCTGAATAGATTCATATAAATGATAGTAATTGGTGAATTGTCTTCAAACGTAACTGTTTTAAGTGATGTACAATCCCTAAATACGTCATTACGTATTTCCAATACACTGTTTGGTATGAATATTTCTTTCAGATTTACACAACCTTTAAATACACTGTATTCGATATATTTAACACTATTCGGAATTATGAATTCTTCAAGTGATGTACAATTTTTAAAAGAAGTTCCGCCTATTGTCTCAATTGTCGGATTTTCACCAAAAACAACGGTATTTAAATTTGTACAATTTTCAAAAGCACCGTACCTTATAGTAACAACACTTGATGGTATATTTATTTCTGTTAGACTATAGCAACCATTGAATGCGTTTGGACCAATCTCTTTAAGTATACAATTATCAGCAAAAGAAATACCGGTTAATGATATACATCCTCTAAATGCTCTACTACCGATTGTTTCAACCGTATCCGAAATATTTATAGACAAAAGATTTTTACAACCCAAAAAAGCATCATAAGAAATCTTTTTTATTCCACTCTTTAATTCAACCGATGCTATGTCTTCACGTTTAGAAAAAATTACATTATTGATGACACCGTCCTCAAAGTAATATTCTTCAATTTCGCCATTTATTAATGTCAAAACAACATTACTTTCAGTTACTCCGCTCTTTTCATTTCCCCATTTTATGGTTAAATCCCCATCCTCGTTATACAAGTCCTTTCTTGCAAACTTAGTTATGTAAAAAATAGGTTTTTCTTTTATTTTACGAAATATCCAATCCATTTTCTATTGTGTAATACTCTTTTTCTTCTACCTTATTTTCGTCCAACACTGATTCCATATTGTCTTTTTCAGAATCATAAACCACTGTTGGGTCATATCCGTTTATTCTAAGAACGGCACCTTCAACACTATTTTTTGTATCGATTTTTATCTTGATCTTGTCATTTTCAAACATCCTGAAACCTTCAGAGAAATTATCTACAGGTTCATTGTTCACAGATGCACTTTTTATCTTCCGAACATTTTCATTTTCAAAACCCGTTATTACGAAATCCTCGTCGATTGTAAAAACAGTGTCCCTGACACATAGGGGAAAATTAATTATCAATGCAACTTGTTTGTAATAATACCTGTTATCCTCGTCAATGAAATTACAGGGTTCGTCCTCCACCTCTTCTATCTCAACATTTCCCCTACGTCTGTGATTTTTTATACCCCATGTACTTAGATTTGCACCATATTTCATTGGGCGTTCCTCAATTCTATAGTCATCCTTTGTAATCAAATAAGCCTTAACCCTTATCTTTACTGTTTGTCCATAAAATTGACGATCGTCAATACTGTATTCCGTAGTGTCACTTATTTCCTCAAGTTGCATTGGCATATAATGACCGTTTGGCGCGATGTAGCACTGTCTTGCATTGAACAAGTGATTTATTATGGTGTTGAATTCATTCAATTTTTCATATTTGTTTGTAAATATGCTTAATTCATAGATAACATCAACAGCAGTGGGCATCCTCATCTTCATTACGATGAAAGATTCACTGCCATTGTCATCCAATACGACATTTTTCTTCATTGTAAAGAAAATATCACCCGGTATGTTCCAAATACTTCCGTGTATTTCACCCTTCTGTGGATTGTTCTCCCTCGTAATTGTCTTGAAATTGAGAAGCAGGTTGTTGTTGTCATCAACATATTCCCACGTCTGTGAATATTCAGAAAATCTTTGGCTGCTGAAAAGGGTCATTGTTGGAAATTCATCTCCATCATCAGACACAATTTTCACGGATGTCTTCGCCCATTCCTTAAATGCGGCATCTATGTCTTCATAAAGCACCGTTTTAGGTAGAAACGCACCCCTATCCAAGACTTCGTGAAAGATTTCCCTGCGTCTCTCATTACCGAATGAATGATGATATATATCTAAAAAGTTCTTATTCTTCTTCATCTTATAAATTGCTTGTTTCTGACTTATCACTTACAATGGTACAGGTTACGCTTCTGTAATATGGTCTTGTACCATAGAGGGTGTGTTTATTGTCATAATTTACCCTACCGTCATTCGTAACAATGAAATACTCCATATGTTCGGGTGTAACTTGAAGACCTATGTAATCACCTCTCTTGATGTCACAATTATTTTCTTCAAGTTCCTTTTCATAAATTGTGAAGTTTAATTTACCCATTTTTACATAATAGCCTCGTAACTTATTGGTGTCATATGACTTAAGTTCGGGTTCCTCTAAATTATAGAGTACATTGAGTTCTACGGGTGTCTTAAAGTTTATGTCGTCAAATTTTCCCTCTTGATATACGCTGTTTAAGTTGGTATTTTCCATATCAACTTCATATAGAACAACGGTTTGGTTTACCTGAGTATTTAGATATTCCATACCGATGCTTATTTGAAAATCATAATCTTCATCAGAAAAGAAGAAACCATTTCTGTTAATTGGGTTTTTCTTCTTAATTTTTGCTCCGTCCAGTTTCATGGCCTTTAGTACTAGATATAATATATTATATAATAATAAATATTAATTATCTAGTATTATTGATTAATTAAAAAATTTTTATATATTTGTTATATAATATATATTACATGCAAATTTCGAAAAATGACAGGGCATTTCAGATACTCAAGGAGTACAACGGTGAGAACCCGTACCTTCTTGAACTCAAAAGGGATGTGTATGTTAACGGAAAGGTAAATATTATAACAGAAAGGACTATTGATTATATTCTGAATAATCATAGTTTTAAACCAAAGGTAATCAATAAGATGACTACCTTGGCTGATTGGTATGCCCAAGAGAAACAAGAGGAGTGGGGCGCGGAATTTCCGCCAATTAAGATAAAAATCATATCATTATTAGGCGAAACTCAAAGTGCATACCACTGCTATATTCAATATAGGCAATCTGTACCGCCGTTACTCGTATTTTTGCCAAAGAAAGCGGTAATAAAAAACTTTCTTGTTGACGATTATCATAATTTGGAGGTCGATTTCCAACGTTATGACAATCTTTCAATGGAAAAAGACCCCAACAGAAAGATAAAAGAAGAACAAAAAGAGGCTGTACAGTTCCTATTGTCAAGAAAAAAATGTATTCTTGCAGATGATATGGGCTATGGAAAGACTCTTGAACTCTCAATTGCTGCAATTGAGGGCAATTTTGACTCTGTTCTAATAATTTGTCCCGCATCCATCAAGACAAATTGGAAAAAAGAACTATCTTGGTATGTTGATGAGAAAAATATATCAATAGTAGACTCTTTTATCTATAAGACAAAGCCCGAACTTGAGACATTTCTCGGTTTTGCTGAGGGAAGATCAAATATGTCAAGGAATGAACTGCTTGAAATGGCTAAAACAGGCGGAAAATGGCAAAATAACCGATTTGTTATTGTAAATTACGACATACTTGATGAATTTTACACAATAATCAACGCTAGGAGCGAGGATAATATCAGAAAAGAGGCGGAAAAAAGTCCTATTTTAAAGTATATAATGAACAGAAAGTCTTTGATCATCATAGATGAGGCTCATAGACTTTCAAATAATACCTCAACAAGGTATAAAATCATTAAAAATCTCATAAAAATAGGAAAACCGCACTCAATTTACCTTGCAACGGGTACACCGGTAACAAATAATCCAAAAAATCTGTTTTGTCTCCTACAATTACTTGATGATCCTATAAAAAACGAGTGGGAATACTATATGAACCGCTATTGTGGGGCTATGAAGATACCGGCAAAGGGTGAAAAAGAACGTTGCACAAGAATTTTTCTCAAAAAAGTCGGTAAACCTGACTGGTATTCTCTATCAGCAAAGGAAAAATTGGATTTAAAGGAATTCATAGATAAAAATGCAGTAAAAATAACGATTGCAAACGGTGCAACCAACTTAGGTGAATTGAAAGACAAAATTTCCCACATATATCTCAGGAGAGTTAAGGAAGATATGGATAAAATGCCAAATAAAACCATACATGAGGCTGTATATGACCTTACACCTGAACAAAAGGAAGAATATGACAGATTATGGGAAGAATATGAGGCTGAAAAGAAGGAAGAAAACCCTGACGTTGAAATAAACAGGGAATTATTGGAAGGAGCCGTATACAGAAAGTACATTTCAAACATAATGGTTCCATATACCATAAGAATTGTTGACCATTGGCTTAAAAGAGGTGAAAAAGTGGTGATTGCCTGTTGCTATGATGAGGAACTGTACACATTAAACGAACATTATGGTGATAAATCCGTGATATACAACGGAAAAATGAACTCAAAACAAAAGGATAAGGCTGTTGATGAGTTTATGAATAATCCAAATGTGACTGTATTTATAGGAAACATAGTTGCGGCGGGTGTCGGAATCACACTAACGAGTTCAAACAAACTTGTTTTCAACAATATGTCATTTGTACCGGGTGATTGTCAGCAGATGCAGGATAGAATATGCAGGATTGGACAGACAAAGGACTGTGATATCTATTATCAATACTTTAGAGACACTCAATATGAACATATATGGAACACAGTACTTAAGAAAAGTCTTGTGATTGATCAAGTTATTAAGAAAGAAAGCGAAAAATAGTAAATTTATGGATAAAAAGTTGGTCTACATAAACCAAATAGGGTTGGATTCGTCTGGAAACTACGAATATGAGTTTTTTTTCTCGGAAACACCCGACATTGTATGGGGTGAGGATTGGAATGAACAGTGTCCGAGTGCGTGTGAGAACACATTGCCTGACGAATCAACATATTCCGAAATAAAATTGTTAAGAACAAAAATACCAATATCGTGTTCACAGAATAACACTTGTTTTTCATTACAGGATATGATTGATGGTATTTTAGCCTGTGGATGGGAAGACATATCCGAATACGATAAGTATCCCGAACCTTACAGACTCGTTTTCAGGTTTGGCGAAGATGAGGATAAAATAATTGATAAGTTGTCCACAAGAGGGGAAAACTTCACAAACATAAGTAAAAACTACGATGAAGAGGAAAATTTCGAGAGTTAATCTATTAACAAGCACTAAAACCAACGCCGAAAAAACGAAAAATAGAGTAGCAAAAGCATCAGAATATGATGAGAATGTTAAATCAGTTGTGAAAGAAACAGAGAATAATATTGAACCAGAACAAAATATTAGTCCAAATAAAGAAATACAAAAAGTTGGAAATGTCTGTATTTTAGCAATTGCAAGAGATGAAGAAAAATATATTGACGAATGGTTAGAATGGCACTTCAATCTTGGTTTTGATCATATTTTCATATTAGACAACAACCCATTGGGAAAAGAACTTAGGATAGAAGATAAAAGAGTTACTATCATACCGTACAATGGTGTTGAATTCGAGGTTTTCAATGTGGATCAATGTATTGCATATAATTATGCATTGGAATACATCAAGAAACTTGATTATGATTTCATATCAGTAATTGATATTGATGAATTTTTTGATTTCAAAGGTATGTCTGTAAAGAAATTCATTGAATTCTATGTTATTGACGCGGGCATCAATATGTGTGAGGTTATGTGGAAAACCTATTCCGACAACGACATCATATATGAAGCCGACTGCAAAAAATCGGTAGTTGAAACTTATACAAAAGAAGTTACTACAATGAAATACGATACCTATGACAGGGTAACGTCGAATGAAATATCGTGGGGAAAGCCAATAATGAAGGCGATTCCGGAATTGAAATACGGAACCAATCCGCATATCCCTGAAGAAAGTGTTTTCAATAAACATTATAAAACCAAGATACTTCCTAGAAGTATTGCCAATTTAAAACACTATAGAACAAAATGTCTTGAGACATACATTAGACATAAAGTAATCAATGCAAAAGCCGATATTGCCAATTATACAAAGAGGGGTAAAAATATTGTTGACGGTTATTTTATGTTTAATGAGAAAAATAAAAAGAAAGCAATAGCGTTCCTAAGATTATGTAAGGAATATAATTATACCCTGTCTGAAATTGATAAGAGAACTATATACAACATAATAAATGGAGATGAATGTAAGGTGGCTGTTTGTTGTATAGCAAAAAATGAAAACAGATACATAAAAGAATGGGTCGACCACTACAAAAAACTTGGTTTCGACAAGATAATCATCTATGACAATAATGATGAAAACGGTGAGATATTGGAAGATGTACTTTCAGAGGAAACAAACAGTAAATTTGTTGAAATAATAAACTACAGGGGTATGTTTGTAAAGGCGCAACAACACGCCTATAGCGATTGTTATAAAAAATATGGTGACAAATACGATTGGATTGCTTTCTTCGATTGTGACGAGTTCCTTGAACTGACAACAGCAAAGAACATAAAGGAATACCTCTCAAATAAAATATTCATTGACTATGACCTAATTAAGATCAATTGGGAAACATATACGGACAGTGGAAACCTACATTATGAGGATAAACCCGTTGTTGAAAGATTTAAGGAGAAATACGTTTCAAACAATGTTGAATGGTCACATAACTTCCATATAAAATCAATCCTAAGGGGCGGTCTTAATCAAGAAATTGTATGGATGGAGTCACATAGTCCGGCTCTACATAATCTACCGACATGTGATAACTGTGGTGGGGAAATCATTCCTCTTCTATACACAAATAGTTATGGAACAAGCAAATATGACAGTTGTTTCAACAAGAACGTCAACTATAATATGGCAAAACTAAAACACTACACAACAAAAAGTGTAGAGGAATACTGTAATAAACTAAAGAGAGGATACCCCGACAGAGAATACGGGCACAATTTCGATGACCTGTCCATTTCAAAATATTTTGAGGTGAATGAAGAAACAAACAAGAAGAGAATACTGTTCAAAAATCTATTAGGGCTTAAGACAATAATGACAAAATGAGCGAGGTTAATTCCCCGCTCATTTTATTTTTAATAGTATATTTGTAATGATATAAAACCGATGTTTGTGTATTGCAAACTATAGGAGGAATTAATTATGGAAGAAAATTTAAAGAAAAAGGAAATCTCACAAGAGGAGATAGAAAAATTTATTGAGGGTAGAGACCCGATGGAACGTATCGTAAACATTATGTACGAACCGAACACATCGAGGATGACAATATTCTACCGTAACGAAAAGGATCAAAAATGTGTAAGAAAAGAGGATTTTTATCCATTTTGTTGGGCAACATTACACGCCTGTAAAAAATTGTGTAATGGAAATAGGGATGAACTGAAAAAACTCTTACACAAATATAATATCGGTGTAAAAAGACTGAGTAACACAACAATCAATGGTGATGTGGTCGATAAATTCGACAATGGTTACCTTTTTATGTTTTATGCAAAGGAACCAATGTCATACCAACGTTTTCTCTCATTTTTCAAGGAAGGTAAAAACCCTGTATTTGCCAAGAAAGACAAAGACGGAAACAATATCTATGAGGATAAAAACGATGAAAGACAATACCTGATTGTCACACCCGCAGAACAATTTATGATTAAAACGGGTAAAAGATTCTTCAAGGGTTATATCGACTACGACGAAATATATCGTATGATATTTGACCTTGAGACTGAAGGTCTTGATCCATATAGACACAGAATTTCACAAATTGGTATAAGAACAAACAGGGGCTTCGAAAAGATATTCACAATTGAAGGCACCACAAAGGAGGAAAGGGATAAAAACGAACTTAGGGCTATCGATATGATGCTCCGTATCATCTATACCTATAAACCTGACGTGATTACAGCACATAACGGAGAAAACTTTGACTGGAATTTCATCATTGTACGTTGTCTTATGCTTGGTACAACTATGGAAGAAATGTCCGCAAAGTATTTCGATGGAAATGTAATCAGAAAAGAAGAAAAAGAAAGCATACTTAAACTTGGCGGTGAAATTGAAACATATTATAAGACAATTGTGCCATATACCATAATAACGGATTCTCTTCACGCTGTAAGAAGAGCACAGGCAATTGACTCTAATATGCTCCGTGCGGACCTGAAATATGCCACACAATATGCAAAGATGGTTAAACCAAACCGTGTGTATGTTCCCGGTGATAAAATTAATAGCACGTGGGCAGATAAGGTAAACAAATATGCATTCAATGATGAAAATGGCTCTTGGTATCTTATTACAGATGACACACCATTAAAGGATGGTTATGTCGAAACTACAGGTAGATATATTGTTGAAAGATATCTACTCGATGACCTTTGGGAATGTGATAAGGTCGAGCATAAATTTAACACAACAAACTTCCTGATATGTAAATTGCTCCCTGTACCATATGAAAAGTGTACAACAATGGGAACGGCAGGACAATGGAAAGCCCTTATGCTTGCATGGTCATATGAGAATAACCTTGCAATCCCTCTCGCGGAGAACACAGGTGCGTTCACAGGCGGTCTTTCAAGACTTCTTAAGGTTGGATATGTTGATAACGTCGTTAAACTTGACTACAACTCACTTTATCCGTCAATTATTCTTACGTGGGGTATTTCAGATTGGAATGACCTTATGAATGCAATGCTTAAAATGCTTGAGTATGTACTAACACAGAGAGAAAGTTTTAAGGGTCTAAAGAAGGAGGCAGGAAAAATTGTCGACGAACTCAAAAGTAAAGTACAAGACAAAACCGCGACAGCAGATGAAATCAATGATTTTAACAAGGCAGGTGCTGATTACGCATTCAATGATAAGAAACAGGCACAGATGAAGGTGTTTGGTAACTCATTCTTCGGCTCATATGGTTCAAACAACGGTTCTGTGTTTCCTTGGAAGTCACCTAAATGTGCAGAACAGACAACTTGCACAGGCAGACAATGCCTACGTCTAATGATTTCACACTTCAGCAAGTTAGGATACCAACCAATTGTCGGCGATACCGATGGCTTTAATTTCAAACTACCTGATAATGAGACATTTAGGTATACTAAGGAACACCCATACATTGGTAAGGGTTCAAATCGTGAGGTAAAACTTGGTGTTGAATATACGGGTTATGAGGCTGACGTTGCTGAGTTCAATGACTTGTATATGAACAAGGTGTATAGTCCGAATGGGGTACAGAAAATGGGTCTTGGTATTGATGAAGTGGTATCAGCAACCATTAACTTCAGTCGTAAGAACTATGCTGACTATTTTCCCGGAAACCCATACCCTGAAGATGTGAAAATGGTCGGAAATACAATTAAATCCAAAAAGATGCCTGAATACATTGCAAAATTCCTTTCAAAGGGCATACGCCTATTGTTGCAGGGTAATGGACAGGGTTTTCTTAACGAGTATTACAATTACATTGAGAAGATATACAACTATCAGATACCTTTGAGAGACATTGCAACTAAGGGTAAGATTAAGAAGAGTACCGACCAATATCTTAAAGATGTCAAGGAGATAACCAAGGCGGGCAGACCAAAGTCAAGACAGGCTTGGTATGAATTGGCAATAAAGCATAATATGAAGGTGGATAATGGTGATACCCTGTATTATATCAATATTGGCACATCCAAATCTCATGCTGACGTGAAAAAGATAACACATTATTTCGACTACAATGAAAATGGTGAAAAGGTGTGTGTTACAAAGGATATTGAGAAGGAATATAAGGTATATCACAAGGAAGGTACCTTAAAAAAGGTAGAATGGTTGAAAAAATATAAGCCAAACGTCTTTAGTGAGGAAGAAATTGTCCTTAATTGTGCATTGGTTCCAAGAGATGTAATTGAAAAGGATGAGGATACATTTTGTGAGAATTTCATAGTTGATGGAAAACAAGTGGAATACAATTGTCCGAAATACATCACAATGTTCAATAATAGAATTAAGCCACTTCTCGTATGTTTCAGTAGGGAAATCAGAGACAGAATACTTATCTCCAATCCGAATGATAGACAATATTTCACAGAAGAGGAATGTAAGTTAAGTTCAGGTGAACCAAACAAACCAACCGATCAGGATACCTACGAACAACTGATGACAATGGAAGACAAGGAAATAAAGTTCTGGACAACTTATGACCTTGTTCCACCATTCTTGGAAGAATGTGATATGGGTTCTTGGGAAGATATAAAGAATGATTACTTTGAACGTATGGCTGAAGAAAAGAGGCTTGGTATTGACAACGAAAAGAATATGTTCCAAGACATTATCTTAGGTATGACAAGTTCGGATGTTGATGCATTCATTGAAGAGGGTGAATTACCGTCGGAAATCTATAATATTGCAGATATTGACCCGAATACAGGAAACTTTATGTCCAAACGTTATCCCGAGATATCAATCGGAAAACTGTCCGATGTATTGGAATTACAGTATTCAAAGAGTTATGCAAGTGATTAAAACTAAAAACCGGTGATTTTCCACCGGTTTTTTTTATGAACAGCGTAATACTTGTCCGACAAATATCGTGTTTTTTGTTAGTCCGTTCTTCTTTTTCAAACCGTCAACAGACATTTTATACTTGTTGGCAATCATAGACAATGTTTCACCACGTTTAACCTTATGTAGAATTTCGCTTTTTTCTTTTTCCTCTATAGTTTCCTTAGTCAACTCGTTTTTGATTATTTTTCCATTATCCACTAAAATATGTTCCATTAATGGTTTCCTGTGTTCAAATGAGAATAGGTCCTCAGGATTTACGTGTTTTCCATTCAGACGAATTTCAAAATGAAGATGAGAACCGGTACTTCTTCCCGTGTTTCCACCAAGTCCGATTGGCTCACCCGCAAACACTCTCTGATTTTTAGTAACAAGATGTTTTGAAAGATGGGCATACAATGTCTCAAAACCGTTATCGTGTTTTATTCTGACATATTTTCCATATCCGTTTTTATCAAATGCAACAAGTGAAACAACACCACTAAATATTGAATATATTGTGTCACCGACAAAAACCTTTATGTCGGTCCCGTAATGGTTCCTTCTGAAACTTTTACGATAACCGAAACTTGACGTGACATTATTACTTTTACAAGGTATACGAAAAGTGGTTAAGTCAATCCTTTTCTCCGTTGACTCAACTTCTTGGCTCGTGTAATTATGTTCTGTTATGTTATAAAAACCAAATTTCGGACACTCTTCTATCTCCCTTTCAAAAAAACCAACAAATGTAAAAGAATCCGTAACACTCGCCTCATTTTGTTTGTCAATTAAAATTTCTTGTCCATATACTTTATATGATAAAATGTTCATTATCAAAAAGGTATATTTGAAGACACCTTTTAATATTCCCATAACTCGGTTATCGTATTGTTACGCTTTTAAATAAAAAATAACTGTTTATGGCAATATTGTAAAGAAAAAAAAAACGGGGTTTAAAAACCCCGTCTTATTTACTATCCTACTCCACCTAATTTTATGTGAGCAATTTTACCTCCGGATGGATTATCGCTATAACCTTCTATTATTATATTTGGATCAACAGACTCAATCATTGTTATTGCCGAGCTTAACTTATCCTCCAAATCAAGAATTCTTCCTAAAAGACGTTCGATAACATCATCAATACAACCACCCTCCAAGAGGACATCGCCTGTATCGGCGTCGACATAACTGTCAACACATACACAGCATCCGGGTTTTCCACCCTGACTTCCTTGACTTCCCTGACATCCGCAACCATAGATACCAGGTCCTGTACCACCACCGCCACAAACGCTTGTCCAAGAAGCCGGATTTGTATAATCACTGCTGTCTAATAGAATATAAAAACAAGCCTTATCCAAAACAGTAACAGCCATACCGTCATAAACAGGAGTTTTTGCACCACCAACCGGATACCAAGTCTCGGTTTTATATAGATCTTCTTCTCTATCAACAACCATTCGTGAATCAATAGGTGCTTCACCAGTTATACCAAACGGAGCACCCCATTGTATTGGATTTGTATATTTTGCCATCTTTTATTCTTTTTGTTAACTATATAAATAATTAGTTATTTTTTGTAAATTATCAATACTTATTCTTTATGTTTTTTTTATTCACCCATCATATTCTTACTGAAGACTATCTTATATACACAAGGACCAAGTAAACTACCGGTTGTAACAAGTCTCTTATATTGAACAGGTGTTCTGTTTACATTGTGGGATACAATTTCAGATTCAGCATTATATGGTGCACTGAAATCTACAAAATTACCTGACAAGTCTTTGATATAGAAATGTGTAACTCTTAAATATGCCGGATAGTCTAAAATGAAGTGTTTTTGACTTATAGATTCAGAAGGAACACTTATTTCAGGACTTGTTGTTCCCGAGAACAGTGGTTCAAATAAAACAGTAGTAAAAATTATATCTGAACCGGCGACATTAGTGAATATTGGATAAACACCCTTAATTGTGGTTGTTTTGGTTTTAATCGAAGAACCGTTAGTCCAAACAGCTGCGCCATTACTTGTAGTTTTACCGGTTTCAGTGGTTTCATTACCAAAGCTTGTAACTGGTTTATTTGTTGGTGCGGAGTAATTCATCTGTGCAGTCCAAGTAATAGTATTATTTCCAAGTCCAGCATATCCCCTCCATTGACTTTCTGCTGAAGCAGAAGCGTTTTTTAACCCGGTATATTCTACGGATAATGTTAATCCTGTTGTATAAATTGGTGATGGTTGTGCTGGTAGTGTAAATGATGCATTGAATTTACCATTACTAACTGTTGCTGTAACAGCATCAATAGTTAATTCATCCCCAAATAATGCAATACCATTTACAATATCTTCTACTTCACCACCAACCACTGAGCCACCATTTATTGCGGTAACGGATGGTTTCGTTGCTACTAAAGGATAAACCTCTGGGAAGAGAATTTCATTGAACATTTCTGTCATTGTCTTTCCACTAAGATAACTTACGGTTGTACCTGTTGGAATACCACCCACTGCAAATGGGGTTCTTACATTGCCATCCAATTCAGGCGAATAGATTCCGCTTTCCTGAGTATCGGTTTTTTCCTTCAGGATTTCTATTTCCCTTGTCAGTGTTGTATCGGCTATTCCGTCTCCGACAATATCCTTGACTTCCTTGTATTGGGTATATGATGCAAGACCAAGTGTGTTTTCAGTATTTCCTATCTTTATTGAAATCTCATTGGTATCCTGATTGATTGACAGGTAATTTTGTGAATCCTCAGCAACCCTGTAAATCTTTATCAGTCCTGACAATGGTATTACAGTAATGTCGCCACCACCGTCTGTATTCCATGTTATAACAATGCTATTATCAACAAGTTCAACGTGTTCTATCATACCGTCTTTTACGAAGTCATTTGCGGGTATAACACCAAGTAATTGTCCGTTTTTACCAGTCAGTTTTATGACCTTCTGTTCACTGTCATAAACTATGCCCAAATCACCGTTTTCAAGTTTCTTTGCCAATTCCAAATTGATATTATCAATTGAATTTTCTATTTCATTTACGGAATTGTTAAGTCCTGAATTAACGTTATTAATTTTTGTATCCAACGCAGATGCAGTGGCATACGAAGCCAGACCGTTTGGTACATCAACCTTAAGAGACACGTTATAATCATCAATACTCATATAGGTTGCTGAGTTGCTGTCAACTGTGTATACATCAATAAGGCCATCTATTGGGAATGAAACATAAATGACATTTCCGTCATCATCAAGTGCATTCATGTAGATGTAAATGTAACCATCCCTTACTTCAGCACTCTTTATAAACATATCCTTGGGGATATCGATTATTGTCTTTACTTCATTGTTGACAAGGAAATAATATTGTAATTCATTTGTCTTAACCAAATTATATGATGGTATTCCACTAATTGCATTGGTCAATTCAATATCTTTATTCTTAAGTCCTGCTATCTCCGAATCAGCGTTTGTTTTATTCGAAATAACGGTGCCGGACAGTAAGTTAAGGTCGTGAATAATATCCTCGTCAGCATTGATGCGTGCAACGGTTTCAGTAGCCAAATCAGTCCTTGCTGATGTTATTGCAGCATTTAGACTATTTTCAACATTATTGATTTTGTCATCTAATGTATCTTCAACACCGTCTATTTTGGTATTAAGGGTATTTTCAACATTGTCAATCCTGTTAGTGAGGTTGTTTTCAGTCTCATCTATTCGTTCATTCAAACTATCACTAAGGTCATGTACCTGACTTCCCGTAGCGAGACCATCGTAAGGATAACCGTTACCATCCCATACGTTTATATGGATGGCATTATGTTCATCAATCCTAAGATATTCCGTTGAACCGTCTCCACCATCAATTGTATAAATGTCAACAAGCATATTAAGTGGAATGTCAGTTGTTCCCTTTTCTGAGTCCTCATTCCATACAATGTGCAAATACGGATTACCGTCTTCCTTCACAATGACATTGGCTTCTTGTACCATTGCATCTTTTATGAAGTCCCTAATTGGTATAGACTGTGTTTCCGTATATGTGTGTCCGTTCCACTCAAGCCTGATTGCACCGTCATTGTTTGGGTCGCTCTTTGGGTCATATACGAGTTTCAGGTCGGGAAATTCGAGTTTCTTAGCCAATTCTACATCAACTCTTTCTATCTCACCGAACAATTGTTCTATATTACCTTCGGCGGCTGTTATCCTTTCAGTTAATGAAGTTATCGCATCATTAATCCTGCCAAGTTCATTGCTGTCATTTGCAAGTTCGTCCCTTATCTCAGCAACATCTTTTTCCAAAGATGCGGTATCGATCAGGAAATACTCATTCTTTGAATGTTGAGTACCATCACCATACTTTCCTATAGCCAATACTATGTTCCAAGTGCTTGTGTCGGCACTGTCTTCACCATACTTAAATACAATAGGTTCTGCAAACAACGCATACTTACCGTCAACGTCCTTAACGGTAACGTCAAGCATTGCCTTTATTGCCTCCTTGCTTGTATAAAGTTTATTATCGTGTACAAATTGTAATCTTCCAACCATTGTTTTTATTTTTCTTTAATAGGTTCTTATTTTGGCTTGTTATACTTCTTCTCCAACAAATTCACCGAAGTTTCCATCAAAAGCGATTTTTATTTCATCACCACCATTTGTAAGAAGCGTTGTTCCACAATCAGGTTTACTTGCCTTAATCAAATATTCCTGAACTTTAATGTCATTTGCCTCTCTTGTCTGAATCTCATCATTAAGTCTTTCATCGAATGTGTTATCAGCCTCAGTCCTCGCGGATATTTCAGCATTCAAAGCATCTGTTATCTGATTGTCGGCTTCCGATCTTGTAAATGCCTCAGCCTCCAAGTCCTCTGCCATTCGTCCGTCAGCATCAATTCTTTCTGAGATTTCAACATTAAGTGCGTCCGTTAATTGATAGTCAGCCTCAGTTCTTGCTGATGTTTCAGCATTAAGTGCATCCATTATGTTATTGTCAGCCTCAGTCCTCGCAGATACCTCATCATTCAATGCACCCATTATCTGATTATCAGACTCAGTCCTTGCAGATATTTCAGCATCTAATGCATTCATTATCTGATTGTCGGCTTCAGTCCTTGCCGATACTTCAGAAGCAAGTTCTTCACGAATATTTGCATCTTCCTGTTCTCTTGCCACTTGTTCGTCATATATCATACCGGATATTGGTCCAATGAGCGAATTATAAGCGTGCTCGTTAGTTATATCCGTTACTTTTAACAGTTCACCATTAATTAGAACCCACTGTTCATTTCTAGAACCGTCAGGACCGACAGCCAATGGTATTACCTCATTTTCAAGAAGTTCTCTTTTTTCCCAATGTTCACCTGCCCATGCATTAACAAAGTACTTGGTTGCACCACTTACAACTTCTCCGGTTCTTTGGTCAACAACCGGTAGTGCTAATGGATTTTCTAAATCCCTTTGATGCATCTCACTATCATTCGTTCCGCCCAAGAGTTCGGTAAATGAAACATTGTCTCGTGTCCAAACTTTTGTACCCGTATTTCCGCTTTCATCAATATAAGGCATAAGAACCGTGTGATAAGGTACACCACTAATGGTTTCAATTTCAGAGAAAGAACCTTCATAGTCCCTAACCAATCTAAGACTATAGTAGTAATATAGACCTTCTGCAATCTTGTATACGCCATCCTCGTGGTCATCAATTCTTCGGCAATATACGTTATTAATGCCTTCATATTTGTCAGCCGTCCAGAATGTGGTCATTTCACCGAAGCAATGGTGCGTACCATCCCTTCTTGCATAACCTGTTGGAAGTGCGTTAAAGAGATATGAGTCAACACAACCCTCATATTCTGAAGGATCAATGTCCCATTCTCCATTCTTTGACTTGATATAGAGTCCGGCTCTTGCGCCCAAGACATCACCTGTAATTTCTGAGTTATGGTTTCTATCGTCACAGTCCTCAAGATAGTTGAGCATTTCACCCCATTCCTTGCTTGTTGGAACACGCCATCCTGCGAGATTTCCGCTTAAAATGGACTTGATTCTCTCAACACCCTCATAGTTGTAGAGAAGACCATAAGAACTGATATTTTCACGTGAAAGGTACACATCGTGTTTCTCAACAACGCTTGGTAACTGTTCACCTGCAATCATATCAACATATCCCTTTGCCGGGAGATGGAAACCGGTCATAATGGTTCTGAGAACGCCAAGCGGATTAGTATCGGAACCAATTCCAAATAGTGTGTCATCACTAAACACCGTTTTTTCAGCCCTAAATCCGCCTATCACAACTTCATCGTCGTTAATGACGAGATGGAGTTCCATTTTGTCTTCATCAAAATAGGTTCCTCTAAGTGTGATTTCCTCAAAATGTTTTTCAACTATGGTTTCTATCTTGGTTTCAATCTCACTCTTTACGCCCTCGACTATAATTTGGCTACCGTCAACGCGTGTAATCGTAAGTTCGCCCTTTTCAGAATCAAATGATACATCCCTAACATCCTGTCCTCTAAGAAAATGGAAGTTGGCATCTATCTCAACACCGGACAAACCGCAGTATTTGGTAACATCACCGGGGTAATCCGACTCTAACTTATAATAGGTTACTCCTTTTTTATTAATCATGGTTTACTATATTTTATAATAAATAGTTATTCTCTTGTATTTGTCCACAACACTTGTGTGATTATTTTTAATTTCGTTGTATTGTAGTGAGCAATTGTAGAATTTGAATGAACGTATGTCACCTATAAATGTTCCCGCAAAGTTTTTTTCAATTGGCAATATTTTCGGGAATGGTGCGTAATAGTCAAGCCATACACTGTCACACAGTCCCATTGTTCCTCCCCCAATTGAAATATTATACGGCACAGCCTCTTGTCTCTCATACGTTTCAGCCAATTCCCTGAAATTAAAGTCAGGCAATTCCTTGGAAACAAACTTGAGATAACCGTTTACATAGATATAGATTTTTATTTTTCTTGGTCCAAGAGGTTTACCACAATCGTCCAATAATCCGTTCAATACATCAAACTTGACATTAATTGTGCTCCATTCGTCTTTTTTCACTATATTTGGAAATGAATATTCCTCTTTTATCGACCATCCTTCTTCTGCATCACAATCCTGTACAAGATATCTGTATCCGATGCTTCCATCTTCCCTTACTCTTAGTGCAAAACAATTTCCCTTTATGTCCTTAAGAATGTCATAATGTGGTGTGTTTTCATATTTTCCGTACAGGTCATCAATGTTGTTTACCGTGTAGCCTGTCTTTGTCCTATTTACATCAAGGAAGAGATTGCCCTTGTAATTATTCGTGAATCCCGTCAGGACAATCTTGCCATCTTCATCAAAACACTTGTTTACCGTACATCCTGTCTTGGTTCTGTTATGTGTTATGAACTTGTTGTCCGTCTCTATTTCAAAATAACCCGTATAATCTTCAAGATGTGTCCTACCTTCTGTTGTTTCCAATGTTGTAATACCTGACAGTGATACATCGTCCACAAGATAATCACTGTTATCTTCTACGAACGTTCCATTGTCACAATCTAATGTCACCTTATATCCATCAGAAAAATATCCTCCACAATCATCTGTTTCACAGGCAGGTGTACATGTATTACATTGCATTATATACCCGTCACCGAAATATTCATTTGCACACTCATTGCAAGGTACACCCTCACAATTGCATTCAGGTTCCTTTTCTTCTTCTTTCTCTTCTTCCTTTTCCTCACAGCCACAGCATTTTTCCTTACAGCAACAACTGTGCTCATTCCACCCGTATCTGTTGAAGAAATATTGCCACATAAACATACTTTTCTTGTTTATTGACATTTTATCCCTTTTTTCTTCTTCCTTTTCTTCTTTTTCATCAGGTTTCTCATCGGGCGTGACTTTCTCATAATATCCGTCATAAACCTGTTCGTATTCATACAGATCAAGCGGTTTTATATAATCGCAGGAGTCATTTATATGTGTACAAGACGGTTCCTCCCAAGCAAAATAACCGACACCATCCTTTAGACTTTGACATCTTGAAGAATATTTGTCATACCCCTCTCTCGTTTCGTATTTGCTAAGGTCTATGTTATAGAACTGTGCGAACTTGTTTTCCGCTCTTGTTCCCATATAGAAGAATATTCCTTCGGTATCCGTATGTGTATTATTGAGAGTGTCGTCCTTCTGTTCATAATCCTTAGGACGAATTACAAATTCAAGATTCCACTCGTCTTCAATGACCGTTGGAAGTGTTTCATAGTCAAAACCGAATAGTTTATAGAATCCCTGAAGGAAACCGCCCTTCAAAGCATAATATTTTCCGTCTTTTTCATTTTCTATTACATCGTAGTCATATGTGTATAGTCCTGTGTTTCCTGTTACGGGTTTTACGTGGAGTCTCATATCACCCGCCTTGACTTCTATTGTTGAACCCGTGAAAATATCGAAAAATTCTTGGTTTGTTATCTCACCTTTCCTATATGCAATCAGACCATTGTCGATACCCGTATAACCGATATCCCTAAGTACACAACCGTCATTTACTGACTTGTCATACTTATAGGCAACAAGAGAACACAGGCTGTCATCACAATAACAGTCACTTTCATTAGTGTCAATATATGCCGACAGACACTTTTCAGTCATTTTTCCGTCAACAGGTATTCCCTTTGTATCATCGACTGACAGTACAAAATCAATATATTTGTCGTAAAGTAATCTGAAATATGTCTTCCACTCCTTATATTTGTTTAAAATAGACATCTGATAATTAAGTTATTTTCAATGATAAATATATTTATTAGGTAGTAAACTACGTTTAAAAATGAGAAAAGTTATATTTACTGAATCACAAATCAGAAGGCTCATTAACGAAAATATCGGCTTCGGTGGCGCATATAATCCTGAGCAGTATGAGGACAACAAGGAATCATATAATGATACTGAGATTGGAACATCGGACAAAGACGAGAGGGGCGACAGGGTTGACGCTATAATAACGGACCTTCTTGGGCGTGAAGAATGCAGGAACGGATATCCGTTCTTCGGCTCACACTATTATCATTCATATCCTCTTGAGGAACAGAATCAGAATCTTAAAAACACTGACATCGAAATACCACAGCGTGTTATGAATCAACTGACACCGGGTAAAAGAACTGACAATATAAAAAAAAACGGTAGGGTGTCAGTAAATACAGCTGACAAGATAGTTCACGATACCGATTCAAAAGACCCAATCAACGGATATCTAAAGAAACAGTTAAGGAACAAGAGGGAGAATCTTAAAACAATAAAAAGAACACAGGAAAATGGCTTCCAAAAGAAAGGCGGAACAAAGAACAACGGCGGAACCGCACATACAGAGAAAAAAGATATAGTGACATTCACATACGAAGATTAGTATTTACAATTAAGAAATAAAATTATATATTAATAATAGTTTAATATGGCTAAACAAAGTAAACAAAGTAGACTCGAATTCGAAGGTATCTCAAAGAGAGACGAGCTTCAATTGAAGAATAAGTATTTCGAAGATGTAGCAGGTAATGCGAAGAATGAGTATTCATATACTCACGAAGACGCTAAGGCAACAGGTGACCCTCTCGGTAAGGGTACTGGTATGAGTATGGGATTCACTGTTCCCGGAGAATCTAAATTAAGAACCATTAACAGGAGCAACTTCGTAACCACAGAGGACGCATCACCAACAGGTAGCGGACCTGGCGGATTATATGATATTGAAGGATATGGTGCACTCGAAGGACGTAGCGGACGCAAATACTTGCAAACAATAAATCTCTACAAGCCCGGAAACGGTAACGAATACGGACCGAGTTCTGTAGATACAACACTGAATGTAGCAGACGGTCAAATTGTTGTCAGTTAAAAATGGATCATTATCTTAGAAAAGTCATCAGGGATATCATCAGGGAGAATTTAACTCAATCTGAGATTATTGATGCAACAAATAAGAAATATGAGGTTCTGATGAACTACACACCCGACAAGGACGGAAGAGGTGGTGGCGAAAGGTTGATACAACCCTGTGCATATGGAAGGTCAACAGCCGGAAACTATGTAATAAGGGCATATCAGCCAAATGGTGACTCATCATCGAGTGTTCCGGGATGGAAAGAATTCAGGGTTGACAAGATAAAGTCGTGGGAACCACAGAAGGACAGGACATTCCAACAACCGCCCGGTTTCAATGCCGATGGTGACAACGGTATGTCAGAAGTTCTTACTATTGCCAATTTCAACGGAGAAGACAACAAGCCAGCAGAGACAAATACAAGGAACAATACTCAAAACAGAAGTAGAGATGAAATTCGGAATAATATGAAACAAACTATCGATAAAATGAAGTTTGATTACATAAAGAAGAATTCCGACGATTGGCAAAATACAAATGTAAAAGATATGTCCAAAGGAAACCGTTCATCAATAAATGATATGAGCAGGGCAAATAATTTTGATACCGGCAATGAACAGCAGACTGTTGGACCAATAAAGAAGGGTAGTCACAACAATGAGGCAGATGTTAGGAATGACAAAAAACCTGATTATGCCAATGCTTTGAAAAACGGACCAAGATTCAAGGGCGATGAAGAAAACATTCAGAACAATAATACAAAAGTAGACAACAATGAAGTTGATACGGAAGAAATAGATAAGGAAGAGGAAGAACAAAATGGATGAAGCTAAATTTACAAATATTCTGTCAAAGGCACAGAGTTTAATGCTTGATGAAAATTTTAATAGGCTCGTTGAACAAAAGGGCAATGCTTTTGCGGGTAGAAGAAGTAACGGATCCGATGCAGACATAGCGTCAATGGAAACAGCAGTATTTGATGGGGCTGCACAAACTGACACACAAACACAACCAGTACAGGTTTTATCAGAACAAACCGGTGGTGTTAAGGGGGTTGATGCGCTTCCTGAGTATATGAGGGAATCATTCATAAAGACCCCGCCACTTACAGGTGATAATTCAAGACTTGACTCCCTGACAAAGGATTTACAACAGAATGTTCAACAGGTACAGCAGAGACAGGTTTTGAAAGAAACAGTCATCCCAACAAGCAACGGTATTGATTACAGTCTCATCAAGGCTATCATTGATGAGAGCGTATCAAGACATATGAAAACAATTAATGAGTCAACTGCACCGGCAATGAAGGGTATGAGATTCATTAACGGTAATACATTCCAATTCATCGATGCTAAGGGAAATCTTTACGAAGGTGTTCTAAAATTGAAGAAGAAAGCAGCAAAATAAGGAAAAAAAAGATGCGGTCAGAAATGGTCGCATTTTTTTTTTATTTTTCTATTCATTATTATTGTTAGTCATTTTATCTTTAACAAAAAAAAACATTTAATAAGTATGATTAACATATTAGTAGTTCCGTCCGATAATATCGGAGGCGTCGGCTTCTATCGTTCAACACAGCCGCACTTACAACTTGAGAAACAATTTCCTGACCAATTCAGTGTAACCATTGACATGAACCCAAATTGGATGAACCTTCCGTCTTTTGACAAATACCAATTGATTCATATACACAAGGCTCTATATGCCAATATGTCAATTTTCTACAATGCAATGAGATATTTCAAGGAAAAGGGAATTGTCACAGTTATGGATATTGATGACCATTGGAAGTTAAGTCCACATCATCCACAATATGTGTCCTCGAAGACATACCATATTGATGACATCATTAAAAACAATCTTAAGATATTTGATTATGTCACAACAACGACACCTATTTTCGCAAAGGAAATCAGTAAGTACAATAAAAATGTTGTTGTGATTCCGAATGCAATTGATCCAACGGACCCAAGATTTGCCGTTAACAAGAAACCGAGTGATAAACTAAGGGTCGGTATGATTATGGGTTCATCACATGAATATGATATGGGAATTATGGGTGCATTTGTAAACAAATTACCGAAAGATGTAAAGGATAAGATACAATTTGTGCTATGTGGCTTTGACCTTAGAGGAAAGATGAAGATAATCAACCCCCAAACTAAAGAAGCAACGGAAAGGGACCTTAAGCCACAGGAAACTGTATGGTACAGATATGAAAAGGCAATGACAGACAACTATTCAATTGTTTCAGAAGACTATAAGAATTTCCTTCATATGTTTATACCAAACCTTCAGTATCCGAATGTTGATAACGAACACTACAAGAGATGTTGGACAAAGGATATGAACCACTATTATGAACATTATAGTGAGTGTGATGTATTGTTGGCCCCACTTGAGATAAATGACTTCAACCTTGTTAAGTCACAGTTAAAGGTGATTGAATGTTGTTTCTCGAAAACAGCGCTTATTGCTTCAGATTTCGGCCCATATAAATTAGACCTCATTAATGCAATTGAAAAGGGTGGTGCAATAAATCCAGAAGGTAACGCATTACTTGTTGATGAGACAAAGAATCATAAACAGTGGGTTAAATTCATCACAAAGTTGGCAAATGATCCGGAATTGGTAAAGCAATTGCAGGGAAATATTGCAAAACTTGCAGACAAATTTGATTTGAGAAATGTAACTAAGGATAGAGCGGATTTTTACCTAAAAATTGTCAACGGCGACAAACAAAATTTATAGTTGTTCATAGTTATTATGTTTTTATGGGGTGCACCGATTATTTCGGTGCATTTTTTTTTGATAATGATATAGCAGTTGGCACAAAAAATGGGCGAATCGGATAGATTCGCCCATATGTTTGAAAAGTCAATTGGACTTGTTCGTAAGTGGTCTGAGATTAGAGTTGGATTAGTGACCGCTTAATATACTTTATATCCAAATTCATTACGCAGATAATCAACTATTGCTTGTTCTGCTATACTTGAAGGTATTCGTGTATCAGATTCAACATCTAATGCCAAATCATGAAGACTCCACGCATCCAAATCAATATCACCATTAACAAACCAATCAAAATCACTTACATAATCATAGGCCATTTTATATGCCTTTGTATTCCTAAGTTCGGGATGCTCATAAAAGTCTGCCCCATAACCTTGTGTTGTGTCAGGATCAATTGCAGATATTTCATTACTATGCCTTTTGTCCAATTCGTCAGCAAATGCATGTTTTTGTCTAAATTTTCTTCGTATTTTGGGGTCATCAGACAAATTAGGCATCCCCATTGTTAAATTTCGTGATTTTTGATAGGCATTATGCAGAGTATCAGTTGATACTTCATTCAACACCCTACTTACAGATTCCTTTATAATTCTATGAAGGTCTGATTCGCTCACTTGTTTATACTCTTGTTTATTCTTTTTAAGTTCTCCTTCTAATGTATCTTTGAAGTTTTCACGAGGCATTCCGCCTCTTTCTGAAGACTTGATTTGTGCTTCTCTTGCTTTCAACTTATCGGAATCCATCATGTCAGGAAGATGCTTGTCCACACGTGCATTATGTTTCTCCAAAGCCTTTTCGTCGGCTCCCGGATTTGTATGTTTAAATGCTTTTTCTCCCGGTTTAACATCACGAATACCACCATGGAAGAATGGCTTATTATTAGAATATTTACCTTCGTCCATTTCAGAGATTACTCTACTTATTGACTCTTTAATTAAACTACGAAGAACTGACTCGTTCATTTTTATTACTTTCTTACTCATAATTAAAATACGTATTTTTAATATAAATAGTTTTACACTTAAAAAACCTATTGTATTTACTTAGTAATATTGTTTTTTTATTTTTAATAAAAAAGTGTATTATGAAAATATGTGTAACTTTAGATGATGTCATAAGGGCAAAATCGAGACAATTCTTTAAAATCTTTAAGAAAGTTGGAATTAACCCAAATTTCGAGGTACCTGAAGAGGAAAATTTCACAACAAATTCTTACTGTGACCTATGCCATTTCGAAACAAAGGAAAAGTATCAGAAGTTTCTTTACGAAGACTATCCGTTTGAAATATTCGGCGAGGCTGAAGTAATGGATAAAATGTTAGACAAGAATTTCAACCTTTGGTGTCTTAAATTGCCAGATAATGATGAGATAGAAGAGAACATTGAAATAATGTTTGGTAATCCAATGGAGTTCAATGCCTCTATTGGGTACACCTGTTTTTTCCTCTCAAAAATTGCAACAAGAATCAGGGAATTCTGTTTCCCTTCCGATTCTCTTACATTATGGGACAAGTGCGACGTGATGATAACGGCTGACCCACATCTTATTGAAAACAAACCGGAAGGAAAAAAATGCATTAAAATAAAGATGCCATACAATAAGGACGTGGAAGCAGATATTGAATATGAAAGTTTGTATGACTTTATTAACGATAACGAATGGTATAAAAAGATAAAAAATGGATAATATTTTTGACAACGAAAACACAACGTTCACATACGAAGGGTGTGAATATGCATTTGACCTTGATGAAATTTTCAAGTATGTTTGCCAATCAAGGGACAGAGATGTCATTGAAAAGGAAATAACCGACCAATACGAAATGCCTGAAGGTGAAGCTAAACCACGACAGACGGTTAAACTTGTAAAAGAGGTCACAACACCAATGGGTGCTGAGATTGACAATATCAGATATGACCTTGTAAAAACGCTGATAATTGTCATTTTGAATGCTGAGGAAGCTGTGTCAGGAATTCCTGCGGCATACGGCGTATGTTTCGCCTTCAACACATTATATGCTAAAAACCTAATTAAGAAAATAACGAATGAATAATATGGAGAATAACGAATTAATTGGAAAATTAAGTGACGAACTTAAAAAATATGATGACAAGTCGTTTAAGGTCTTGTTTTATACTTTAGACACGCAGGGTATGCCAAGCGGTTCTCTTACATATATGTATGAAACGGCATATCAATTGAAGGAACTTGGCTACAATGTTCAGATTCTACATTCCGAAAAGGAATTTGTCGGTGTAAGGGAATGGCTTGGTGACAAGTACGCAGACCTCCCACACTATAATATTGAAAAGGACAACGTTGCAATTTCCCCTGCGGATATTCTTTTCATCCCTGAAATTTTCAGTTCTGTTATGTATCAGACAAAGGACCTTCCTTGTAAACGAATTGCATTATTGCAGAACTTTGAGTATCTTACGGAGATGACACAACCAGGTGCAACTTGGATGAATTATGGTGTGAATGAGTGTGTCACAACATCAAATGTGCTCTCAGACAGAATCAAGGAAGTATTCCCACATGTCAGGACAAATATTGTCAGACCATCAATTTCAGACATTTTCAAGAAGACGGACACACCAAAGAAATTGATTGTAAACATTGTCTCGAAGAATAAGAGAGATGTCAATGCAATAGTAAAACCATTCTTTTGGAAGTACCCGATGTTTAAGTGGGTTTGTTTCAGGGATTTCAATGGAATTCCTAAGGATGAACTTGTAAAGGCATATCAGGAGGCGGCAATCACATTATGGGTTGACGATAAGACGGACTTCGGCTATACACCTTTAGAGGCAATGGCATGTGGTGACATCGTTATGGGTAAGATACCTGAAACCATTCCTGAGTGGATGACAAACAACGGCGAGGTAAGGGATTGTGGTCTATGGTTCTATAATACCCGTGATGCATATGACTTGTTGGCTTCTGTTATTGACTCATACATCCATAATTCGATACCTGATGTTATCCAAAAGGAAGCGGATATGGTTCTTAAGAACTACACAAGCGCACTTCAGATTGAGGATATTAAACGTGTATATGTCGAAGGTATTTTTGAAGAAAGAAAGAAAGAGTTGACAGAAGCACTGTCAATTGCTAAAAATAACGAAGAAAAAAATGATTAACAATGAAGAACAATTTAACATTTATTATACCACTAAACACTTTCGATTCTGAAGTTGAAACATATCTTGAAAAGTCACTTGTAAGCATTAAGGAAAACTGTGATTCTAAGAAAAACAGCATTATAATTGTCGGACCGTCGAACGTAATCAGCAAGGCTGACGTGGTTTATAACAAGGTAAAGTGCAAGTGCAATCTCCAACTTCTTGAAAACAACGGTGAAACTGACCCGTTTACACAAATAAATATGGCAGTTTACAAGTGTGTCACCCCATATTTCTCAGTAATAGAATTTGATGATGAATATTATTCATATTGGGTTGATGAAGTTTCAAAATATATCGGTACAGAATGTGCTGCATCGGTATATATTCCATTGACCGAATTAGTTGATACCAATGGTAAAATGGTTCAATTTGCAAATGAAATCGCCTTGTCAAACTCTTTCTCGAATGAACTTGGTGTCATTGATATTGAGGCATTGGAGGCATATATGGATTTTAATGTCACAGGATCCATAATCAAGACTGAGGATTTCATTACTGCGGGTGGACTGAAACCGTCATTAGGGCTTGCCTCTTGGTATGAGTTCTTACTTAGAATGTGTCACAACTCATATGTTGTCAGAGTGATTCCAAAGGTTGGATATAGACATACAATTGGTAGGGAAAACAGTTATTCAGAGACAAAGAACAAAGAAGTTACACCTAATTATGTTCAATGGTTAATCAAAACCGCACAACAAGAGTATTTCTTTAAAGAAGATAGAAATAAGGTATACGAAGGAGAATAAAACCACTTCCAATGGCTAAAAGAGGACGAAAACCAAAAGAAAACAAAAAGGAATATTTTGGAAAAGAAGAAGAGGAAGCAGTTTTAAGATATTTGTCTGCGGATACTAGAGAGGAAAAGAATAAGATATTCGAAGAATGTCTCAAGTACCCGTTTGAAAAAATGATAGAAAGTATCATCCGTCGTTATAAACTGTATGTGCCCGATGAAGAATCAGGGGACACGTTCAATGATACAACATCGTTCCTGATGACAAAGATGGACAAGTTCAAACCGGGGCAACACAAGGCATATTCGTATTATGGGGCGATTTGCAAGAATTATCTAATAGGCAAGATTCAGAATTTTGCCAAGACGCTTGAAAGAAACCCGTTGTATGAGACAGTATCCGGTGAAATTGCAAATGACCTTAAATATTCTTGTGATCAGGATAGAGGTTCGAGAATAGCATCCGAGAGTATGGAACTTCTAATAAAGAGAATCGGTTATATGCTTGAGAATCCGAAGAAGTATTCATTAAAGGAAAATGAGATAAAGGTTGGCGGTGCGCTAAAAAACCTTTTGGAAAATTGGGATTATGTTTTAACGACTGACGGAAGCAACAAATTGAATAAGAATGCCATTCTTTTCTTCTTGAGAGAATCTACGGGACTTGATACTAAGGGTGTTAGGGACAATATGAGAAAGTTCAAAAATGAATTCATTGCAATCAAGAATATTGTCATCAGGTAGTATTTATATAATAAATCTTTTTAGTAATGGACAAGCGAAGATACACTATTAAGTTAAATAATGTTGATAAGATTGAGCAGTTGTTACAGGAAACATATAATCTTGCAAGCCAACAGCACAAACAGATTCAAGATGAGATAAACAAGATAGCAAACACTACCACCATAAACCAACTGGACATTGATGGGAAGGAAAAATATGCGAAGATAATGGCTAATTACATATCTTTGCAGCAAAAGTCGATTGCTCAAAAACAGGATATTGCAAAATTGATGAGTGAAATTGTCAAGCACAATGGCGACATTAACAGTGCAATAGACGCAAGTAAAAACATACCTACAACACTCGACATCAACAAGTTAAGGAAATTAGCCAAAGACGCATCATCTGTAGATAACGGTAATACCGAAGAATATATAACCAAGAAGTAATGGCATTAAAAGACAGGAAGAAGTCCAAAAAGAAACTCAAATCGAAAGATAAAGAGAGTGTGGATACCGCGATAAACTCAATATCTGCGATTAGAACCATTCTTGAAGAGTATCCTATTGTTATAACCGACGATTCAATTAGCGGTGACGCAACAAAATCAAGTGTCTCTTTTTTATTGAACATTCTTAAAATGTTCGGTATATCTGAAGATGATTTACTTGATGAAATTTGCGGATGGTTATCCGATAAGGATTCTTTTCTCGACAAGATAGAATATGCTATCAAGGCGATATTATTGGCGAACGTGAAGAATATGTTTACGTGTTCGCTAAACCCGCTCATACCTGACAGACTTCTCTATCCGACTGACATTGAAGAAAAGGGGCAAAGCAGACACATTCCTATTTACCCCGAAGGCAATGGCGTTGCAATTAAAATTTCTGACATAGACCTGTTTGATACATTACAATTGTGTCCCGTGTCCGATAAGGGCAAAAACTATTATTTTGACGCATATACGCCAATATATAATCGGTATAGGGACGGTGAGTTGAAAACACTTACAGCATATAGTGCAAACCATTTATGGGCTTCCTGTGACTTTGACGCATACCTTTGGTATATTATACACAGAAGTAGTGGAAACAAGTTAAAACGCCCGTATTTTTGGGATAACAGGTGTAAATTCATAGAAAAACTCGCAAAGGATGATGATTTAAGGGCGGAGTTTTTTAATGATGATGAAAAACAACTCGAAACACGGTTCAAAAACAAGTATTATGACGTCACATCTAAAAGTAACAAGATAAGACAGTATGGGATGCTAATTGGGCAATTTGAGGAAACACCGGGAGATAAAGATGAGTGGAAACCGACAAATGGTGCGGCGTTTGTGAAAAATCTAAATACAAATGTTGTACGTTTCTTCATAAATCCGTGGAGATATGGAAGACGATGCCTTAGAATACCATTGGATATACGGAAAAAAGACAAAAAGACGGGTGAGAAAAAACCACATGAAGAATATGTTACATTGTGGATGAACAGCACCGTATTTGAATTCAACTTCGAATATATTTGGTATACAAAATTATTTGACACAAAAACGATTGTGTCAAGAATCATCTATGCGTTGTTTCAGACAATAAAGGCAACCGAGTTTACTTTTTCAGTTGAAGAGGAGTTGATAAAGGGTGAGGTCAGAAACCTCGTTGAAGAAGTGATTACAATGGAAGATACCGAAATCGATGATTGTTTCCTTAGATTCAGTAACAGGGATTATGACGTAATGCTTGAAGAAGCAAAAGAACGTTACAACGGTAAGATAAAAATTGCTGATGATGAAGATGCTGCAATAGAACCGGGTGTGACAATGGAGGAATTGAGCAGTATGATTGAAAGTATTGATGCCGCAACAACTCCAGACGAACAGAAAACAATAATTAAAAACGTATTTACCAAGTTTGCATATACCGGTGGGACGGAAGACACCGCAAAAGACAATTTCAGTTTCTCGATGAGTAATACCATCATAGAAAAACTCCTTAATGAATTGTCCGTACAGCTTGTTTTGTCAATATTATCACCAAAAATCGCCGTTCTGTTTAAAATCAACAGTGAAGTAATGGGTGACATTTCAGAATGGAATGAAAATGACAAGATGAAATTTGACGGTTGGGGTGATTTCATTAAAAACTTCAAAAATATGCTATTTCAAGTGATTCTTGAAATAAAAGAAATCATAGTCCAAATGTTGCTAAGTTATGTAATGAGACAAATAACGCCGTTACTTCAACTGTATGCGATGAAACTCATAAAGGAAGCAATAAATGACTACAGGAAACTGATAAACACAATACTTGAAAACTGTACGTTTGATTTTGGAATGATTGGCAGACTCCTAAGAAATAAATATAGTAATGTTACTATAGACAATGTAATGTATGCTGACATTGTCCCAACGGCCACACCGCCAAATAATGACGAATGTAATCCAACTAAAGAACCATGATAACAACAATAAAAAAAATTGCCGATACACTAAATAAAACAATCAATTCACTCAGACCACCACAGGCGGCAATTCCTGCAATATTAATTGTTTGCTCCGCAATTAACAGACCGGGACTTTCTGCAATGGAACTTGCAGCAAGAATTATATCGAAACAGAAAAAACACGGTCTTGCTTTCGGTCCATTGCCTGATGGTGCTCAAAATGGTTATGAAACAATTATAAAAGTTTTTGCCGAAGAACTTGTTGATATGTATAAACAACAGTCATCAGTCCAAGCCGCAGGACCAATTGGTGGGATATCGATATCAGCATGGGGTTCAAATGCGGGCGGCTCGTTTATTGCAAATGGTTTCAATATATTACCATTTAAGGTGTTTGGTTTCGGTGGTTAAATAACATTTTTTTTTTAACGAGAGTAGAAATGGTATACACAGGTAGGGTATTACAAACCACAGATGAAAAGGGTATGGGCAGGATATATGTATATGTTCCTGAATTAGACAATGATGAAACAATAAATGAAAATAAACTTGCATTTCCGTTATTGCCGAAATTATTTTTTGTAAAACCAAAAGTATATGAATATGTCGTTGTAATTCCGATTACCGACACAGATGGCAATCCAATAGCCCGCACATATATCGGTCCGCTTATATCACAACCCCAAAATATGTGGTTAAATGACGACGTGACCGCATTGGCGGGTTTGGGTCTTCACGACAGAATTAAAAGAAACCCAGAACTGTCCCCTAATTTTAATGGAACATTTGCAAAAGACAATGAAACCGCATTATATGGAAGAGGAAACACTGACATAATAATGGGTGATAGTAGCGTAAGGATACGTTGCGGTGCAAGGCTTGAAACTTATGATGTAAACGGAAAAACACTGAAATTCAATAGTTTGAATTCTGCCTTTGTTCATATGAAATATTATGACTCGGCGATTAGTATTAGCAAGATTGGGTGGAATGATGACAAGAAAAAACTCGATACACTTGTTGGTTATGCGGGAAGTGTTGCTACAATCAGTGCCGAAGAAATCAATCTCGTAAGTTCATCCAATATACCGGGTGATAACGGAGAGAACAAAAGTGGTTCCGAAATGTTAGATGATAGCAAAATCAAAACCATTATAAGTAATGCACACCCGATTGTATATGGTGACAAGTTAGTCGAGATTCTGAATATATTCAGGGAGGCAATATACAATCACGTGCACGATTGGGGACCATCAATGGCTAAGGATCACCCAACACCCGAATTGATACGGCTCGATGAAGTCAATTTCGGGGAAATGTTATCGAAAAATATAAGAGCAATGTAAGAACAAAATAGAAAAAAGCACCTAATACAAGGTGCTTTTTATTTCTAGTTTCCATTAACCCATTTTATCATCGTTTGGCGATGGGCGAAGTCCCACATATTTATAGAAATTATCGCCAACGTGCTCAAATGTCAGATATAGTGCCCTTCCTGTTCTGAACTCATGATCAGCGGGTTCACCCGGTTGAAATATTCCATTACTGTATGTTTCCGGTGGTACACTACCCATTAATTGATAGAATACTTCAGGTTCTATAATTTGACCTTCCTGAACTTTAAGTGTCCTGTCATTACGCCACTTTTCCATTGTATAGACGTTCTGTAGGTCTATTGACTCCGTAATTGCCCTCTTAACGGCATTTACAACCATTTCCCTGAGTTTATTCTCTGTAAGTATAATCTTCTTCATATTATTTTTTGAGTTGACTGTTTTTCGTTATTGTAAATTTTATCTCATCCTTGAAAACTTTAAGTTCGTTTCCAATATTCACTTTAATGTCAATATGATATTCATTAGGTACAAGTGTATTTGTGTCCAACATAAAGTAATTGCAGCCATATGTTGAATGGATATTGTCCCAATCTATCACATCAACCTCTTTATCCCCGCTCATAACATAAAGTCTGTATTTGGCTCCGTTTATTGTGACATATTCACCATTAGTGTATTTTTTTCTGAATACCACCTTAACCATTCTTACGTCATTGGATTCAATTTCCTCATAGTCGTCTATTCCGACTATTGTAGCACTATATTTCTCATTCAACCCCACATTTCCGCTCATATCAAAGAATGTCTCAGGCGCAAGAGTCACAAATTCCTGCTCAACGTCATCAATCTTATCTCCATTGTATGACAGATTGCTCCATACATCACTGACTATTGTGTCTTTTTTGTAATCTTCCTTGGAAAACTTGACATCAACATAATAAACACCCTTAGTTTGTTGTTTTACCTCGTATGACACGTCATCTATTGTACAGGTCGGCATATAGTCAAGATTCTCAAGGCTACCGCCTATATTCGAATACAAGTAAAGACGATTTGTTTTTCCGAGATAGAACTTATTTCTATCATCTTCTATACAATCGTCATATTTTGTTTCTAAGAACGGTTCAAAGAATGTGTTTGTGTTGTTTGTAAAGAAACCGACATACTGTGTAAGTGTACTTGCACTTTCTTCAGTCATAGGTGTGAAACACAATCCAACACCATAATTATGTCCGCCATTCACTATCAATGAGTTTACATAATCAGTCAAATCTATTTCCAAATCCTCGTTACCGTGGTCAAAATGTTGTCTTGCAACAACAATATCGGGTTCGTTATTGGAGAATTTGACATACTCCTTTGTCAGTGTGTCAGTCGAATATACACCTTCCTCAGCCCAATCACATCCGTTATATGCCTGATACCAATTGCAACCCTCAATGGAGAATGCATTACTTCCCGTAAACCAAACGTCAGACGAATAGTCAAAACCGACACCCTCGTCCCATTTTATCGGTACCTTAAAACACAGAATTTCAAATGACGTGGCTCTTTTCTTTACCAAGTTTTGGTCATTGCTTGGAATGAAGTATTTGAACGTCCTTTCATCTATTGAAGCACAGTTTGTCATTCTAAGGATATGCTTCATCTTTGTTACGTCAGGATATGTCTTATCATTGTACAGTTCACGTAAATGCTCCACATCGAAATGCAATAAAACACGGGATGTCGCAAAACCGTGATTTAGCATTGCAACAGGATTCAAACCGAAATTCTCCTCACTGTTCTTTACTATTGTGGTACATTTGTCTATAAATGTTCTTGTTACCATAATTGCACATTATATACTATAAATATCTAATCCCATCACTTTAAGACGAGCATTCTGACTTTATTTACAGAAAAGTTTCAATCGGGGTTTTTAACTAAAATGAGCGGATAATTATATATAAACAGGACAAATCATACTAAAGTATGGTCACATTCCTAAGTATTGCATAAACGGGAGGCCAGCCTTTTATGGCGGCCTCCTATAAACTCAAGATTATTTTTGTATATTTGCTATGTAATTAAAAATACCATTTAATGTTCAAGGTTGCTATTATAGGAGGAGAAAGTACTGGGAATTATGATTTTTTCAAGGAAAAGTGCATACATCTGTTGAAAAACAAGGCACAAAGTGGTCAAGGCATAACTATCTACACCACAGGTGACAGGTTTGTTGACAAGTTTTCTGCGCGTTATGGTATCGATGTCAGGACATTCTACACCGATTGGGGCAGAAACGGAAAAAACGCCCTTAAAGAGCGTAATGAGAAGATGTTGGAAACATGTGATGCGCTTGTTCTGTTTGACAATGACATAAAGGCAGACCAAATATTGTACAATATGGCCAAGGAAAGGGGAATGGCTTGTAGGAAGATTACTTTATAATTATTCCCAAATCCTCATATATTGGTACAATAAGATTTCCGCTTGGATATGTCACACCATCCTCATAAAGATCACCTTTGAACGTAATCTCGAATGTACCGATATATTTACCGGGTTTCTTGGTATCCCTTTGTTTCCATTGGTATTCAATTATATATCGTTCCTCACAACTATTTTCATCAACCAATATAAGATTACATGGTGCATTAGAAACCCTTAACACACCATCCTCATCTCTCATTGAGAATGTAACATCTGCGTTTTGTATTGCATTGTTATAAAGCGCAGATTTCATAAATTCATATCTACCATCATTGATCAATTCAATACGGAGGGGATTGTTTACCGAACCGTGATTAATGTAGAAATACTGCATAAAACCTCTTTTGTATATAAATACTTCATTTCCTTGTTTTATGCATTGTAAAATTATGTTCTTCTACATCTTCAACCAGTGACGAAATAAGACTATTTATGAAACCCTCACCCTTGCTTTTAATAACATTAATCGGAAGTGGGGTTGTTTCCTTTTGTTTCAGGTAAAATTGGAATGACAGGAAACTCCTCTTGTCTTTGATCATTCTACTTGACGATATGTCAAAATTAAGTATAAATCTATTGTCAAACAGATTGCTGTACTTAAGATGCTTACCAATATTCTTCTTAAACCTCTTCCTTATATCCTCAATTTCATCCGTATAATCCTTCATTTCTACGGTTGGACTAATAAAGACACGCCCGTCTACATAGACAATTCTTGGATTTTCCTTATTTGTTGTTCCGATTTTTACTTTTAATAAATCATTTTCAATTTTTTTCTCCCTGTTTAATCTTATAGTTTTCACAATTTTTTTTGTATTTTAATAAAAATACAAAAAATATTTGTATAAAACAAAAAATGTGATCAAATTAATTGATCACATTATATTAAGAACACTCCTTTATCCAATCTTTTGGTAAAATGTATTTGCAGTCATTCACGGAACCATTTTTAAACCAAGGCCAATGACAAACTACTTTTTCGGGATGCTTGTTTAAATATGCACCCCACCAAGAAAACGTGGAATTTGAAATGATGTTGCTTTTGCACTGTGTCTGTATATACAAATCAATATATGGTTTACAATAATATTGTTTATCCGCAAAACAAGGCTTTTTGTTATCTGAAAAATTGGTCTTGCACCATTCAATGTCATCGGAGACAAAAATTACTTTCTTTTCGTTGTGAAAGTACTTGTCCAATATCTGCTTTACCTCATCGACGCTAAAAACCCTCGTAAAATCGTATTGCAGGTAATCACCGCGTCTTATATTAACACATACATAATCCGACAGGTCACCATACATATCATAAATATCCTTTAATATCTTCTCATCGGGTGAAAACAGGTCATATGCCACGTTCTTGTCAATTAATGTTATGTCTTGGAAATATCCGTTGAAACAAACATTATCTTTTGTAAATTCGGGACAAATACCATCCCCTATAGTGTTTTTCATTTCATTTATCTCATAATCGGATAAATCAAAATCCTTGTCATTATGAAACTTGATGTTTTTAAGTATGGTGTCGTCAATATACGGTTCATTATAATATCCCCTAATAAGCCCGCAAAAAGTTCTGCCCGTTCTTTTCGCATAAGATGCAGCAACCGCAGAAATAAACATTTGGTTGCCGCATCTTCCGTAACTTTTCGCTACAACATTACCCATAATTAAAGTAAGATTTTCACAGATTACATCTCAAAGTGTCCTTAAGTTCTGAAAGTTTTAACATATCTGCTGCAAAATTCTCCTCACAATACTGCTTGTTCAAAAGGTTTTCTGACATTGTAGTAAAACGACTTTTCTCCTCAACACTTTCACAGTTTTCAATGGTTTCCTTTATGAGGTTGATGCAGTCATTCTTATATGCCTCAAACAATTCAGATTTGTCCTTATTTGCCACTGTATAGAGTGAAATGTCCCTAATAACATCGCGCTCCCACTGTTCAAAACTCTCGTCAACAAGCCCGTTCAATTTGTCAACAATTTCCTTTGGACTCTCTTTTGATTCATTTACAACTTCATGTCTGTCACCAAGCATATTCCTTACCTTGTCAAGACTGTTGCTGTATTCCAAAATATTCTTAGGGGTACACTTTTCCAAAAGAACTGTTGATATTTCTTTGTCAATGTTTTTGGAATAGGAATCCATAATACTATTCAAATCATCATCAGACATATCCGAAGAAAGGATTGCTTCCTTAACCACATCCCTAAGTTTCTTCTCTTCATTGACACCAATCTTCTTTGTAAGTTTGATTGCCTCGTTAAGAAAGACAGACGAATCGTTAACACCATTGATGTTCTTTATTGTCTCAAACAACGTGTAGAAATTCTTAAGTCCCTTATTCTCCTTAACCGTGTTTATATATTTCTTTATTAACCCCTTTCCAGATGCATCGTTATATAATTTGTCTGAAACGTGTTCGAAAATATATTTTAATTCTCCTACATTTTTACTATCCGCATTTGAAATAGCCATTCTGTTTTTTTCACTTGATATGTGTTCATCAATCACATTTATGAAGTTCTCTTTCAACAGTTCGAGGTTATTGATATTTGTTAAATCTATTTTTTTCATTGCTTAATTTAAAATTTCTTTTTTTGTCTTATTTTCAAGGTCTTTTATTATCGAATCCATTTCTTCATTGATTAAAAAACTCTTATCAATGACGTTGACTCTATTGTTGACAACCTTGTCCTTCGGTGTGATATTCAACATATACTCGTTAAAGAACTTCATACTGTTCAAAACATCCTCAGTTAAAAGTTTGGAGTCCTTGTCTTCCGAAACACCTTCCATTGGCGGTAAACCGTCTCCAAGGTCTGCGGTTCCTTCATCTCCGCCAAGATCACCTTCATCATCGGCGCCCGGTTCACCCATATCTCCAAGTTCATCACCGAAGCCCATATCTCCACCGCCTAAAGCCGGCATACCACCGCCGCCTCCGCCGCCGGGCATACCTTCTTCACCCTGCATTGCTTGTGGATTGTATTCGGCACCGGGTTCTCCATAGATTCTGTCTACCTTATTAAATAGTCCCGTCTTCTTGATAATCTGACTTGTCATCTGTAATTCCATTGCAAGAGCAGCCTCAAGACGTATCTCGTTCAGAATACTTGAAATCTCCGAATCAGTCTTACCCATAATCTCCTTCTGTACCTCATGCCAAGACATTACAGGTATGCCACCACCCTGTTCTGCAAGGGCTGCGGTTGCTGCATTTATCTTCTTGGTAAGGCTGTCCAACTCCATCTCCTCTATCTGATTGGACGGGTTGTTTAGGGTAAGTGAGAAATTGGTCAAATCATCCGTAAAACCAAGCAAATAAAGATGAATGATTGCAATCTTTGTCAATTCCATCAATATGGCTTGTTGTATACTGTTTATCATACGGTTGAACCTGATATCAACAAGTGACAAATTCTGTGCCTTTCCCTGCGCTTCAGAAAAATTAAGGAATGTCTTAGGTATTCTCAATGCGGAGAAAATCTTGTTCTGCATATAATTGATATCATCCATAGATGTTGGATTCTGAGCACTTGCCAACGTATCTATGGAAGTTGGGTCTTGTCCGGTTCTAACAGGAATCACATAATCCGCACTCACATCAAGGAAATTTTTCCTAAGGTCTATCTGACCTGTTTGCGGATCAATAATTGGTGCACGCTTGACATTGTTCATAAACTCCTGAAGGAATGCGGGTACATCGGCATCATCAATCATACCAACATTTACCTTGAATATCCTTCTCTCAATGCTCCTCTCAAGTCTGTAGAGCAACATTGCGTCTTCCATCATTGACAACATTCTCCAATGTCTTCTTGCCTTGTTAAGCCAAGAAACACCATAAGGTAAATATAACGAATCCTTTATCAATCTAAAGTGTGCGACCTGCCAATTCTTGTATGGGATATTCTCATTATGTCCCTCCCATACAAATTTGGTTTCATCTGGCTTAAGTTTTGATGCGGTAATAGCGCCGAAATTATATGAACCAGAATATGCATTCTGCATACCGTTTTCCACTCGACGTATCTCATGTACGGGCATCTCCCTCCAACCCATAATACCGTTTTTCTGATCAATGTTCAAGAACATAAATTCATTTCCGTATTTACAGGTTGCTCTTACAACCATTGGGAGTGTTATGTGTATGTCAAGACGATTCACAAACAAGTCCTCCAAAACAGATTGTATTCTCTCTGATTTGGAGTAAATGTTCAACATTTTCTTTTTTGGATTAAGACAAGTTGCCTCCTCAGCCGCAATGTCCAAAGCAGCACCGATTTCAGGCCACGTGTCCATAAGGTCAACGTCTCGGTACATAACCTTGATTTGGTTATTTCCCGCAAGTTGTTCCATAGATGTATCATAGCCCATCTTCACCCACTGATAGGCTAATAGTTTCTGTTGCTTTAACTGTTGAAGTTTCCTGTCTCTGTCGGCTTCATTATCAAAAGTGTAAAGTACTTCATTGTTTGTTTTTGGCAGCGAATAGTTCGTTATTACAGGTCCCATGTTGGTTGTTCCATTACCAACACCAATAACCACGTCCGTCAAACGCTGAAAAACAGTCTTATTCTTAGGCATATTTTAAATATTAAAATCTATATTATAAATACTTTTTCATAGTAAAATATAGTATTTTATAACTCTTTGTAAATATTAAGAAAAACAAAAAATGCAACCAAATCATTGGTTGCATCTATTAATTGCCCGTTCAAGTTATATATCCTTGTTTTTTTTTATTTATATCCTGCTGTCTTCACATTTGAATAAACTGTGTCAAATGCATCAAGGTCAAAACCGATTGCTGCAAGTTTTCCATAAGGTCTTGTACCTAATTTTTTATTAACTTTTGCAAAGTCATCTAATGCATATTTCATCTTTGGGTCATAGCCATTTTTAACTACGATATGTAAACCACCACTTGGGGTTTTTGAAACGCTCTCGATGTCTATTCCTAAAGTCTTGAGAGTATTCAAAACGTGGTCATGAACCCACTTCTGTTTAACATCAACATCGAGCATTCCTCTCGGTCTTGCGTCTTTCCATTCTGCACCTTTCTTTGCCTGAGCAGGAATTCTGTCTTCAACGTGTGTCCAATGAGGATGTCTTGCCTTTTGTTGTGCAATGAATGCATCAGTTTGTTTTGCTGAACGTGGGTTAATTGTTAAAACGGCGCGTGCATTGTTTTTCTCACATAACTTTATCACCTCATCCTTTACATTCAGAAGGTCCTGTGGTGAGAATATTCTGTAATTCTTGATATACCATGCACCTTGATTATAATTTCCCTTATTCCTGTCATCGTGTGGATTATCCTTCCTTCTTTTCATAATCGACAAGAAGTAGAATTCATCTGGACTTTTGAATTGGAGCATCTTAGCAACCTCATCAAAACGGTCCATTTTAACCTGAGCCTCAGATAACACTCTTTCAATTGTTCCTGATATAATATTATTTAGTTTTTCTTCTGATATTAACATAATTAGTTAAAATTATACTACTTTACAATAAATATCTTTTATACGGAAAAACTATTTATTATAAAACGCTAAAATAATGAAAATTACTGACGAAATATTGGGTTTGTTTAAAAAGTGCAGAAGTGCTCTCGGCGCACCGCTTGTAAAGGTTGAACTTACAGACCAACAGTTATGTGACTTGTTATCGATGTCAATAGAGGATTATGCTGAAAGAGTTCAGAATTGGCTTATCGAAAACCAATGGGCTACCCTGTATGGTAAAAACGTCTCAAATATAGATATGGCATATGCTCTTTCCGTAAGGACGCTTGATATGTCAAGGGATTTCAGTTATTGGTTCTCAAGAGAAGCAGGACTTCAACAAAGAGGACCTTGGGAATTAAAGAAGGACTTCATCACCATTGAAGAAGGAAAACAGAGTTATCTTGTTCCCGCAGGAAGGGAAATAAACAATGTGATGTACTGTAATCCTTCAACATCTCAGGCTGCATTATATGCCAACTATGGCGGCTTAGACACTCTTGGTTTCGCAGGTGGATACGGACAAGCCGGTGGTGGTAGTTTTGGACCTATTGGCGGTTTCTACATCGCACAGAGTATGGATATTGCATATATGGCCACGGACTTAGCATATAAGAACAGATTGCTTAGGGGTGACCTGACATACAAGGTAACTGCCGGTCCTGATGGTACGAGAATTATTCACCTGTATTCAACACCGGGTTCTAAATTGAGTTTTGGTAGTACATTGACAACTAATGGTAGTCTTAGTCTTGTTGGTTGTCAGGTTTGGTATACATACTATGACGTTGCCGATGCAAACGATGCTGACGAATGTAGAAGACAAAATCCGAATGTGATGTTGACACCGGATCAAGTGCCTTTGGACAAGATAGATTACACATTCCTTAATGAACCGACAAAAACTATTGTCAGAAAACTATTTATAGCGAAGGCAAAACAAACTCTTGCACTTGTAAGAGGAAAATTCAGTGGCAAGGTTAACATCCACGACGCTGAAATGCAATTGGATTATGGTTTGTTATCACAACAGGCGGACAAAGAATATGATGCTGTAATGGAATCTATCGACAAACGTCTCGAAAGGATGACGCCATACTATGTAATGCAGAAACAAGCAGAACTTATGGATAGTATGGCAAAGGTTCTCAGTGGTAAGCCAATGAAGATGATAGTAGTGTAAAAAAAAATGGGGATTTTTAAGTCCCCATTTTTAATGTCTTTATTCCACGTCTATAATACAATCTGCCGGAACAAAATCAGCAAGACACTGCCACATACCATTATTTTGGTATTTGTATTTGTCATCGTCAATTTTCTTAACCTTCACACCGCTTTTAAGCAGTTTTCCCATATCTATGACGATCTTTGTGTAACCGTTAGAGTTTATGCTTTTGGCACTTGGTCCTACCATTATGACAACGCCCTTCCCATAATATGAGGTGTAATACTCAGGTTGCGAGAAACCGCCCTCTTGTTGTATCATTTTAGTCACCTCTTCAGCGCTTCCACGAAGGAATGTTACACCATAATTTGACATTCTTTCTTCTTCCTCCTGTTTTCTAAGTGCATCCTCAACGGCATAATCATTTGGGTCCATTCCATTGTAACCATCCTGTATGTCTATGTGGTCACCCTCAAACAATACACTTTTTACTGCCTCAGAAATTATTTCTCTCAAATTGCTTTCCGTTAATTTTATTTTAGCCATTCTCTTATTTTGTTTATTTTATTTATTATTTTTATCCATTTCTAATTTTCTTGCAAACATTTCTTTTGAAAGAGGAAAACCCGAGCCTTTCCAAAACAGTTTCACATCACCATTCGGCATTATCCTTGCCTGATGTTCAATGCCGTCAATCATAAATGTAGCCTTCTTGTCGGGTCCAAATGGTAGTGCTTGTTTAGCCGCCACAGGTAAAACTTCTTCCTTAGTTCTTACGTTCGCATAGTTAAAACCATTGTTATCTCTAACCCTTGCATATCCAAAACGTTGTGTTTCATATGGATGAGTTTTGGGATACTTACCGGAAAAACTATAATATACATCCGTATTGTTATTAACGTTGTTGAAATCATCCTCGTTGTTCATCATGTATTCCCAATTTCTTCCCCATGTTGATAAATCAAATGTTTTACGGTTTTTCACAACCTGATATGGTATTAGGGAATTAAAATCCCTGACTAAAACAACGATTCCGTGACCATCTCTGTAAACAAACCCCCTTACACCTGCCTTATTAAGTAGGTGTTCGTCATATTGACGAGTGTAAAGCCCATTTTCATCCTGTATTCTATGACCTGTTGTATTATGGCTAAAATGGTGTGCGTTATCACCGTGTTCTGTATATCTATCATATGATGTTCTGCGTTTAATTTCAGCCATTGCTTCAGGATCCTTTCCAATTACATTTTCAATTTCCTGCTGTAAAGATATACCTCTCCCATGAAATTTATCTCTGAGGTCTTTTGGGAAAATAATGAAGTCTTTCAGACCATCAACAAGAATACATTTAACAATTGATGCACCATAATAGTCTGTTTGAGTTGTTGGTGTTAATGTTGTATAAACACCGCTACCATAACAATTGCCATTGTCCGCAGTAAATTCTCTTGAAAAACCGTTTTTGATAAGTCCACTGAGTGCGTCTGGTTTGCAACTATGATATACTATCATATTATTACTTGTCGGTGCATCACCGCTACCTGGTGAAATTCCGTATTCATGTGGGTTACTGTTTTTGGAATACCATCGCCAAAAATCGTTAGCGGTATCATTCGAGATTTTCTTATAACCCTCATAATCAGTGTCTAAGTATTCATCAACGGATTCCTTCAAACACGTTTTTATGATATTTTCCAAATATTCTTTATCACTCATAATTCTTAACCCCTATTTCTTTCCGCTTCTATTTTCTTGGCAAACATTTCCTTCGAGAGTGGGAACCCTGATGATCTCCAAAATAATTTCACATCGCCGTTTGGCATTATTCTTGCCTGATGCTCAATGCCATCAATCATAAATGTAGCCTTCTTATCTGGACCGAAGTCTAATGCATTACTTGCGGGTACCGGTAGTACTTCACTATCATCCTTTAGATTGACGTAATTAAAACCATTGCCATCCTTTACCCTTGCAAAATCGAAAGTTGCCTTTGTGTCATACTTTGTCTCCCTGTATTTTCCTCCATAACGCCAATTTATGTCTTCAGAAGAATTGATATTATTGAAGCCCTCTTCTGTTGCATATTTTGTATCCCATTCAACACCCTTTTCATTCGGGCTGGTTGGGTCTTTAACAAAACCTATTGGCATTACATCCTTAAAGTTCTTTACCACAACGGTATGTGGGTCCTGTCCGCCATCAAATGCAAATCCTCTAACCTTAGAATTCTTTAAAGCATATTCCTGCCATATCTTAGCCCTACCACTATCTTTCAATTCTTGTGGGCCACCTTTGAAAAACTCCCAAAAGTTCTTTGCAGGATTAAAACCACCGCTACCTGCACTAAGCCTACCGCCGCGATATGATCTTAATTGGGACATCGGTTTATCAATAAACTTTATACCTAATGCTTGGTCCGTAGAATTAACATAATCGGAATGTCTAAGGTGTTCGTCATAAGAATTATAATCCTCATCACTCATAAGCATTCTTATTTGTTCAGACGGACTTTCCTTTATTCCATACTGTGCTCTCAAGTCAGCGTCAAAAATAATGAAATCTTTAAACCCATCCTTTAGAACGTATTTAACAATAGTATTGCCATAACATCCGCCTTTACCGTCTTTTAAGTTCTTATATGCAGATTCATAATCCCATGTGCCATAGAAAGCCGCACCGTACCAATTAGTACCTTCACCACTACCTGAAAATTCAATATCCTGTCCATTTTTAAATATTGATGGTACAGAGGAACTTGGAGCAATGGCATACAGATAGACTCTACCACCAATACCCTTTCCCCTATCACTCTGATAATGAATTGGGTATCGTTTTCTAAAATCCTCAAATGAACCGTCGAAGTTTCTGTATTCCTCAATAGATTCAGTTATACAGGTCTCTATAACGTTTTTAAGATATCTATTTTTATCCATCCGATTTTAATATTAATTTTCTAAAATAATGTTTTTCCATCGACTATAATCGGGTCTTTCATTAGTTTTTCCATTTTTTTCAAGACGGCTTCAGCAACCGGTGAATAACTCTGTGTGTCATCGCTTGTTGTTGCGGCTTGTGCGGTTGCCTGTTGTTTTGCTGAATGTGCGTCCACATAATCCTTTTCAATAGAAGGATAAATTCTCTCAATTCCTTTCAGAATCGGCTGTGCAATACTGATAATATCGTCCGCATATTGTTTTCCCGTTCCGTAAGGACCAACAGCACCGTCTTTTTGTGCTATTTGGAATAATTCCTGTGCACCAATGCCCTTTAACCTATTAGCAATGAACAAGGAAGCACAACTTACGACAGCGTTTAAGCGGTCTTTCTTGAGAATTTTACCTTCAGCAGATTTTTCAACCGCAGTTCTAATAAGGTTTATATAACTTTGCAGTGGAGCATTTTCGTTAAATTTAACGTTTAATGAAAACATATTATTACAAACCACCTCAAGTGTTTTTCCAAGTAATTTAACCTCGATTTCGGTTCTTTTCTCTTCATTATGTGCTTCAAGTTCTTCGGGATTCATTGCAGCCTCTTTTCTCTTTTCATATTCTTCCTTATCCTTTTTTGCGAGATCATTAAGTTCACCGGTCAAGTTATTAAGGAGACCCATTTCATTTAAGAATTTATCAACACCGGTTACATCTTCAGTATCAGTTATATTAAATGCCTTTGACCTACCGTAATTTTTTTCATCATCATTGAAGCCTAATTTATAGTTAACCTGCGCCGAAAGATTATCAAGGTCGCTTTTGTCATTCACATCCCATCCACGAGCCTGTGCCTTATCAACTTTCGTTTTTTTGGATGATTGACGTGCTTTATTGGCCTCAATGTAATAAGGATACTTTGCGTCAGGCTTTACTTGTCTTCCAAATTTCTCAACCCATGTTTTTTCAGAAACGACAAAAGTTGGGTAATCCGGGTCACCCGGCTGCAAACCGTAGTTAGCAGCCTGTTCTTCGATAGCGCGTATGTTGTTTTGCGACAACTGATTACCATATTGGCGTTCTAAATTAATGATTAATTGTCCTAACTTATTGGCATCAAAACTTGAATAGTCATTGCTGCTTAACATGTTTGCCAAATCTTGCTTTAATTGTGCAATATTTTTGTTTTTAATGTCAGACAAAAGTTTCTGTTTATCATCGGGCACATCTCTTCCGCCGGTTGCAAAGTGCCATGTGTCTTTATTAGATAAATTAGCCACGGATGCTTTGTCATATTGACCTGTTGCCATATCAAAAACACCTGTATCAACGATGTTTTCCTGAATTAGACCAACAATTTCTTCGATAGTACCACATTCACCAAAATCCAAATAAGCAAACATCTTATTATTCGGGTCTGGTATAACGTTTACACCAAAATTTGCATTTATTTCATCAGCATCCTCAGCCCAAATTCCGCCGATTTTAACACCGTAATTGTTATTACCTGTACTATAGATGTCGACAAAAACTTTAGCACCATTCGGACTATATGCTTCGTTTACATAAAAATTTTTATTACCTTCAGCCTCATTCAGCGTAGCATGTTTTTCCATACGTTCCATAAGGGAAAACATATTTGCTAAATCCCTTTTAAATTCTTTATTCATAATAGTGCACTATTTTTATATAAATATTTTTATAGTTAAAAATAATATTGACAATTTCCATTATCAATGGTATTTATTACTATATAGGTCAACTTTTTATGTTAGATGTTAACGAAATGTCAGAAGAATTTGTCAAATGCTATTCTGACAAGTCAAGAATTTACATGATTGAGCACTTCCTTAAAACATATGACGCAACACAAAGGAAGGACGTTCAATATAAACTCTTCCCAAGACAAAAGATACATTGTCAAGCGTTGGGAAGTAATTCTGACGTATGTACTGAAAAACCACGTCAGGCGGGTGTTACGACCACAACCGCAGCCTTTATGTCTTGTGAGATTGTGTTGGCTGACCCCGAATCACCAATAACCATTCTATGTATAGGAAACACTCTTGACCTTGCACAACAGATGGTCACAAAGATAAGGGAATTTCTTTACCAATTCCCAAGATGGATGTTTGGTGAAGAGTATTGGGATCCGGATCCAAAAAGTGAGAAGAACAGGAAGAAAATCTTTGAAATCTGTAATACAAAGGAACTTAAACTCACGAACGGATGTCGTGTTGTAGCGCGTTCATCAGGTCCGGACGCATCTCGTGGTGTCGGTGGTGTCACTTGGCTTATCTTCGATGAGGCTGCGTTCATTGAGAATGGTAATGATGTATATGCATCCGCGGTTGCTACAGTGTCAACTGGTGGACATATTGTTATGATTTCCACACCGAACGGTAAGGACCAACTGTATTATAAGACTTGCAGACAAGCAAGAGAGGGTACGAATGGTTTCACATTGGTAGAGTTCAAATGGTACCAAGACCCAAGATACAACCGCTACCTTGAATGGCATAGGAAAAATGAGGAAACAGGAAAGAAAGAAGTTGTAAAGGAACAAGTACTTGATGATAAGGGTAATATTGAGTACAACGAGGAACATTGGGCTGAAATGGTCCGTAAAGGATATAAACCGTCTTCTCCTTGGTATGTCAAGATGTGTGGTTCATTCAATAATGATTCACAAAAGATAGCACAGGAACTTGATGTATCATTCCTCGGTTCTTCTGATAACGTTGTTGCTCCTGAATATATTGAAATGCAGGAAAATATCAATTCAAGAGACCCGAACCCGAGTTTCAAGGACCCAATGTTAGAAGAAACGTGGGTATGGAAAGAGCCATTCGAAGGACACAGATACATAATGTGTATCGATAATTCAAGAGGTGATTCTGAAGATGCCACAGCCCTTGAAATAATCGACATAGACGGTATAGACGACAACGGATTGCCTTGTATCGAACAAGTGTTGGAATATAACGGTAAATTATTCGGTGACACAATCGGTGAAATAGCAAACAATTATGGTAGAATGTACAATAATGCATTCTGTGTTGTCGAATCAATAGGTGGATACGGTGATGCAACACTATTGACATTGTTAAATTTGAAATATCCCGCACTGTATTATGATGACCCCGAATTGAACAAGTATACAATGCAGGGTAGAAGCGTATCTGGAATGATGTCGAGTGATGGTAAACTTCCGGGCTTCCACAGTAATGCAGTAAGATTCCAAATGTTGTCTAACTTTGCCAATTTAGTGAAGACAAATCAGTTTAAGATTCGTTCAAAACGTGTTATAAACGAATTGGAGACTTGGATATACAAGAATGGCAAAATGGACCACATGGATGGTTGTCATGATGATACACTTACTTGTCTCGCAATGGGACTATTTGTGATGCAGTATTCGATGAATAGGCAGATAGAAGCAAAGAGTAAGGACGAAGCAATGCTGAGGGCTATGATAGAAGCAAATTGCAGAATCGATTTCAAGGCGACACCAAAAATCAATAAATCAGAAATAACAACAAAATATGTTATGCCGGCATATAGGTCAAGTAATATTCAAGACGGACGTTCTGAAGCATATAAGGCAAGTATGTGGTTACTAAAATAAAATAGGAAAAAATAGGAAAGAAAATATGGCATGTGGATGTAGCAAATCAAAAAGTGGTTCATCAACAGTAAGACAGGTTACAAAAAGACCCTCAACACCACAAAGGCAACCGAGGGTAACCGCAAAAAGGAAATTGGTCAAGAGACCATTTAGATAGTCAACTACCCACGAACTAAAGATTCGTGGGTTTCCTTGCAAAGTTTATGAAAAAAAAAAGAGGCTCTAAAAAAGCCTCTTTTTTTATAGTGAGTGTCTTTAAGACTATCTCAGTTCGTTGATATCCCAAGTTTGGAGACCGTTCACAACGATTGCGCCATAGTAACGGTTGTTAACCATCTTCTTAGCGTAACGAGTGATGATACCCTTAACAGGTGCGAAGTTTGCACTGTTGTAAATAGTTGGGGTCAACTGCATTGGTACATATGGAGCATAGATGTAACCTGTATCTAACAGGCTATCGCCCTTATGACCAACAAGTGCGCTTTCTGCTGGAGAATATGGGTCAACATAAACCTGATAACGGCCCTGTAATGAACCAACCTTCTCAATACCCATTGAGTAGTTCACAGCCTCAGCGTTAGCGTCGGTTACGTGGAAGTACTCGAGGTCATTCAGAACTGCGGAAATCTCAGTAGAAACAACTACGAAGTTAGCACCGCCACGGAGAGTAGCCTTATGAATCTGAGCAGAGATCTGGTTGATCTTAGTCATCAACATTTGGTTCCAGTCCTTCTGAGTGTAGTTAGTAGAGAAACCACCCATTCTTCTCCAACCATTGTAGTCCCACTTAATCTGCCAAGGAGAACCCTTACGCAGGTCGCGGAGAATCTCACGGTCAATCTCAGCAGCGATTTGCTCTGAGAGGATAGCGGTCAACTCAGCCTCAGCATCGATGTTGTGGAAAGCAGCAACGTCCTGAGCGAGTTCAGGTGACCAAGTGGCACGAAGTTTGCGCTCCTCAACTGAAACGGTAACATCAGAGAGTTTGAAAGAAACTTCACCGATTTCGGTTTCGAGTTCGAGGCTGTCGTACTGTGCCCAAGCAACTTGGAATGTGTCAGCGAGAGCGTCGATTGTGAGGTCAGCAGGATTTACACCAACATAACCGTCAATTGTCTTACCAGGCTGTCTTGTTGGCTTGGTGAGATCGAGTTCGAGGTAAATCTTACCATCGGCGTCGCAGATGTCACCATATTCAACGAGACCCTTGCCATAACGCTGTGTTACGCAACGGAAGTGTACAGGTTCGAATTTCTTGAAGCAAGAGAATTCAGTTTCACCTGTTGTACCAATTTCCTTCTTGGTAACGACCTTCAGAGAAGCCAAGAAAGCTTCAGTATCCATTTCGTTTCCGTCAGGACCGGTGAGCTTAGAAGCACGGAAAGAAGAGAAACCGCCTACAGAAACAATCACGTTACGGATTGAATCGTCGATACCGCAAACTTTGAGTTCGCTTGGCTTAACATAATCACCATTGAAGGCAATCTTAGCAGCCTCGATTTCACCAACCTTTATGTGAATCTTACCCTTTGACTGGTCGAAGAGGAAGTCATTGTAGAAAAGGTCATAGAGTGACTTCTTCATGTAGTGAACAACCTCAGGAGCAGTTTGGTGTACGTGACCGTTAACGGTCTTTGCAAATTCCTTAGCCTCTTCATAGGTGTCCTTGATAACCTCTTCACGACGAGTGATACCTGATTCGGTAACGTCATACTCAACAGTGAAAGTATCTTCAATGCCGTTTACAACCTCATCGGGGAGATAGTAGCGGTTGCGAGTTGAACCGTCACGACGCTCAGTTCTCTCATAGCCCATAAGACCATAGTGTGAACCTGTTGCACCTTCTGGATTTTCAGGGTCGCCTTCCCACTTTCTCTCTGAAGTTACAGGGAGGATGAAGAACAACTTACCGATAGGCATATTCATAGCCTGTACGGATACGATGTCATTAGCAAGCAATCTTGAGAACACACGGCGTACCAATGGGAATACTACAGTTTCGAAAGAACCGCTGTTTTGAGCGTCTGTAGATTCGTTCAAAAGGGTATTTGCCTGATTTTCAAAAAGAATTGCCATGTTTTCCTTAAGGTAGCCCTTAAGACCCTTGGTAAAGCCTAAGCCCTCCCAACGTTCGCTGATTTGCTTTCTAGCCTCAGTGGCCTTGTTGGCGCTAATGTTACCAACCTGGCTTGATTGTAAAAAATTTGAAATCATAATTGTCTATTTTTAATTTGTTTTTTCTTTATTTTTATTTGTAAAGGTTATCCAACCTGTTCATTAAATCCAATGATGGGTTGGATTCGGTGTTCTGATACATTGTGGTTTCATTCAGGGCATTTGAACCATTAGCCGAAATTTGCTGTTCGAGCATAACGGTTGAATTGCCGTTTGAACTTAATTCACGCTTAATTGTATCATAAAGCATTTTACTCTCCTTGATTGTCTTAACACCACTGAAACGTTCAACGATTGACTTCTTCTCAGAAGCGTTTGTTGTATTTTCGCTCAGGAGTTTTACAATCTGGGCAAGATTGACGTTAAGCACTGCGGCTTCCTTCAAACTTACCTTGATTTTAGCAAGAGCATCTTCATATTGCTTGTTCTCGTTTTGAATCTGTTTTGCCTTTGAAACGATTGCACGAACGAAAGATTCAGAGATTGGTCTTTCAGTACCGTTTACCTTTTCACCTTTTTTACTTGCGTTTCTTGTGTTTTTTATATCAGGAGAATCATTATCCTGAACATAAGATTTAGCGGTAGAACGACGTTGAACTTGTCCCCTGCTTTCGCCGGCCTCATCAATCATGCCCTCTTCAATGGCTGATTCATTTTCACCGCCATTATTACCCACTGCCTGTAATGCACCTCCAACAGCCATACCGTCAGCAAAACCTGCAAGTGCACCACCTTCAGCACCACCTAATGCTGCAAGAGCGGCGGGATTTTCATCAAGACCTTCAGAAACCTCATCCTTGAATGGGTCGCCGTCTTTCTTCTCATAACCTGAGTAAGGTCTCTTGTTACCATTAGGCACACCGCCGTCCATAGAATAGGTTGCTTTAGGATTTGCGGGTTCGTTCATATTAAGACCCGGCATAACATCATCTTGATAGGTGTTTGTGTAACCCAATTCTGTTTCATTTAACATTTCGTCGTCCTCCTCATTTTCATTGTCTTCATCGTCACCGAATTCAAATTCAACCTCATCGTCTGTGTCCTCGGGTTCAGAATCGGAATCCATTTCGATTTCAATTTCATTATCCTCGTCACCAAAATCTGAATCGGCTTTGTCAGATTCATCGGGATCGGCATTAAGTTCAATCACATATTCAGCACCGGTCTCTTCATCCTTAACCTCGTAGTTTCCATCCTCGTCCTTTTTTACAAAGATTTGATCGTCATCTCCGAGTTTGTTGTAAACCTTAAGGATGTCGTCCCCCTCTACGCCTGTGAAATCATAATCATTGTCACCAACCTTGTACTCTTCCATATCTGACCAATCGTCATCGTCCTTATCACCTTCTTCGGTGTCATTCATACACTCGCCGTCCTTGCAGCAAGTATCGTCAGATGAAGGAATTTCTTCGGTATCGACATCTTCTACCTCAAACTTGTCCTCGTCATCTACATCTTCGGATTCTGTGATGAAGCGGTTAATGGCTTCATTCATAATATCCTTGAGTGAATTGTGAGTACCTTCCTTAAGGGCTTCCGATAATTTTTCGGCCTCAAGGATGGTTTTTTCTGCCGTATTATTTTTCTTCATAATGCTCAATTAATTGATATTTTATTTATTGATAAATACATAAAGAAAAAGAAAAAACGCTATAAATGCGATTTTTTTGTAAAAAACAATATTTTTTTATGTATTTTTATTATTTTTCTCTGAATTTTTCCTCTAAAAAGTCCAATATGTGTTCACGAAGATTTAACATTCCCGCATAACTTATATCACCATATTTATAACTGAAATCATCACAGGCTTCATAATTCAAAAAGTCATATACGCTCTCTTCTATTTCGTCTAAAAGTCTTTCTCTACATTCTTCGTCCATAAAATCTTCAATGGATACACCCATTGAAATGAATCTTTCTTGTACGTTTGCTGCAACCGCAATAAAATCGTCATCATCGAGAAAACGATCATATGTATGTGTCCTCATATCTTCATTTAATACATTCATTATGCTCTCACGTATTAAACTTCTTAATTTTCCTTCTGTGATTCTCATTGTATAATATTAACCGTTTAATAGCCACTTATCAAATTTTGTGAAACTGTCCTCTTTTATGAGGCCACCATTCTTCTCTTCAGATTCAACATATTGTCTTAATTTACCTGGATCAGTATCCATCCACGCACCGGGAGTTGATGGTTGTGCAACCACATCCCAACATACTATTTCATAGTCATCACCCACAACAAGTTTTCCAAATTCCTGTTTAACAGAACCAAGTCCTCTTGATGATACGCCGATTTTAAGTCCTGAGATTAGCCATTGTGCCGCCATATCCGCACAGGTTGAGACAATTCCGTGTTTCCTGAAACCTTCACTTATTGGTATCTCAAGTTTTCCTACGAGAGTATGTCCCTCCCAATGTTGTTCAAGTATGTTAATGGCAACCCTGCCAAGATCAATGCATGATGATTCGGGATGGTTCAATTCTCCATATGCGCGTCTTTCTTCTATCGCTTTCTGATATTTTGAAACTTCTCTTTTTAATATGTCTTCAGGATAAATTCTTCCGTTGGCATTCTCTATTCCGAACTTTTGGAATACAGCTGAAAGTACGAACGGATTAGGTAGTTCCTGCGTTCCATTTTCCAATGACTCTTTTATAAGTCTATTTTCTTTGTCGTCAAGGGAAACATAACCATCATTCTCCAAAAGCAAACCGGAACCTATATGACCCTTTTTGACTTCAGTTAACTGCATAATTATTAAACATTTTTTTATAAATACTTTTCTTTGAAGAAAAAAATGTTTATATTTAACATAAAAAGAAATAAATGAAACACGCAATACTAATATTGTCTTCCTATGGTGTGGATTACTTGGTTGAAAACATCAAACAATATTCCGAATATCAAGACATATTTGACATTTTTGTGCATGTGGATGGAAAGACATATGAAGACATATTGTCACATTCCGTTTCAGGCTTCAGACAATATGTCGGAAAACTTACTGAAATGAATAATATAAAATATGTGGGACACGAGTATCAAGCGAAAAGATACAGTTTTGAACTCCTGTTATCAGAGTTTCACCTTTTCAGACGTGCCATAGAGACTGACACATATTGTATGTATCATATTGTATCTGAATCGTGTTATTTGTATAAGGATAAAGATATATTTTTGGACTTCTTCAAAGAAAATCCCGATACAAATTTGATTGGTTTGGAAATGCTTTCAGAAAATATTTTCGATGAAAAAACGGGTATTAAAAATGTATATAAGGGACCGCAATGGCTGTCATTGTCGCATAAGACATTGTCAAAGACAATAAAAAAACATTTGTTTGAAAGAATATGTGATGATTGGGAAAACGGACTAATAGGTAAACCGAATGGTAGCGGTGCAATTGATGAAATTGTGTTGCATACCTACATAGTTAACTTCATCATTGACGATATGGAAAAAGAGACACACTTTCACTCAAGATTCATACTGTGGGGTGATTATGGCGAAAGAACTAACAATGGTTCGCCAAATACGTTATCGACTGATTTTTTAAAAAAGGGTATCGAAATGAGCGAATATGAACTTAAGAATTCATTTTGGTGTAGAAAAATCGATTACAAGAAGCCCGAATCGAAAAGCTTTTTAAAATACTTGAAAATGAATTATGGAAAAATAAAAATAGAAAGATAATAAAATATGCCAAAAACAAAAAACTTAGAAATTAACGGAACAGTATTGGAGGCTCTATCCAATGCAAATTTTAAAGTTGAATTAGACAATGGTTTTGTCATAACCTGTTTCCTGTCAGGAAAGATGAGAATAAATTATATTAAAATTGTACCAGGAGACAGAGTATGCGTTGAACTAAGCGAATATGACCTTACTAAAGGCAGAATCAGCAAGAGACTTTAAAAAAAATGCGGACATCACTGCCCGCATTAATTATCTTATCAACCCCCATTCCGCAAACTTTTCGAAACCGCCAATGTCATTAATGTATTTCCTCGCAATCTCCACTATTTCGGAATATGGCTTCCCATCTACAAACTCATCCCCAATTGAACAGGATAGTTCATATGGTACGGAGTTGTAATTTGTTATATCATTCGCCTTCAGGAAACAATAGATATTCAATGTGACATCAGCCTTTGACAAATCCTTTCCGTGAAGACCACCACCGGTAACAGCACCGCCCATATCAGAACCCAACTTTCTATTTGTTGCTCCGCAATCGACATTGGTTCCACCATCCCAATCGCCAAGCGGGTTGACTTTTAGATTAAAATTATCATTTCCCCACAATTCCTTTATGTCAACGCCATATGCGTTTGATTGGCAGATTGTGATATTATTACCATCAATGAAATATTTTCCGTCACTGTGGAATGTGTCATAGAGAATCTTGGAAAGACTTGTCAACAGATTTTCCTCGTGTGTTATCGGACAACCCTTGAAAATACCATTGTCACCGCAACGTATTCCGTTTGTCTGATTATCCGCCAAATGTTCATCCTGTTTCACACATTTTAAATTTAAGGACTGTTTACCTGCAATTCTTCCAACAATATCTGAAATTTCAGACTCAGAAAATGAAACATTACTTTCAATTATGATATTACATTCTCCGTGTCCTATTAGAACCTCAACAGCAACCTTGGGGTTGTCATCTTTCTTATATGCCAAATCAACAATGGCACCGGCAATTCTGTCCGCAACCTTATCAGGGTGTGCGGGATTAACTTTTTCAAACATATTTTTAACACTTTTGTGGTAAATATACAAAAAAATCAACACCAACTATGTGTCTTCACAGAAAAATACTTCGAAGATGACAAATCATAGTCAATAAGTTTAATACTAACACCGGGTGTTTTCCATAACACGTAAAATAAGGAGACTTGATCTCTATGCGAGTTTTCTTTTATTTCCTCCCACCAACGCTCCATTAGCCAAATACAGTCATATTCATTATGCCTTCGTATTATTATATTATTCTGTGACAGGCCAAAATGTCTTGGGAATTTTTCCATTCTGTATCTTTTACGTAATTTATTAATCATTTCCAAACTCTCCTTTAGGGAAAATGTCAGTGTGTACAATTCATCATATATACAATCTTCATATGGGTGTTCATAGAAAAAGATTGAACCTTCAGTGCATTCCTTTTCTATAAGTTCATTTACATCGCCATTTTGTATTACATTACCATCAATATAAATTGAAATATCATATTCCGGAAAGAACTCGTGTGGATGTGTTTTTACATAACGGTTTTTCTTGGCATCGCTTAAATCAGACAAAGTTTCAGGGATTTTCCTTATTTCCCAAACGTCACTTTTTAAATTTTCATTATCCGTATAGCAGACATAATCAAAGCCATCACTAATAAAATTCGGGTTTTCTATTTCATCATATACTGCGGTTATACACGTATATATAACATTGTTATTCATATTATAATCTCAATTGATATACTGAATTCTCGCTTAGTTTCCTTATTTTGCGTTTAACTGTTTTATCCCTTGTGGATATTGTCGGTATTTTTTTTGCTGTTTCTGTCTTTTTAGGTGGCATCCTCTTTTTACTATGCCCGCCCCTCCAACGGAAATAATCACAATTACCGAGATTAACGTCAAGTATAGTCGCATTTAAATCCTTGTTTTTCCACAGGACATAAAACAAACATAATTGATCTCTATAAGAACCCCTGCCTAATTCTTCCCACCATGTGGTCATCAGTTTCTTACAGTTTTCAGTGTTGTGCCTTCTTATTATGATGTTGTTTTGAGAAAGACCGTTCTTTTCAGGATAGCCCTCTTTCTTGTATCTCTCCCTTTGTGGATTAACATTCTCTGGTTTGTCTTTCTTTATCCTGAGAACGGCATCCATTTCATCATAAATGCACTTTCTTGACGGATGTTTGTAGAAAAATACATCACCATCACCACAATATTTATTCAACAATTCATTTACGTCTTTCTTTAATTCAACATTCGAGTCAATATAAATTGACAAATCATAGTCAGGGAAGAATTCGTGTGCATTAATCTTAATGTATCTGTTCTTCAATTGATTTGACAAACCGGAAAGTTTCTCAGGAATTTTACGGAATTCCCATATGTCACTCGTCAATGTGTCATCATCCGTATAACATATATAGTTGAAATCCTCAGACACCACCTTTGGGTCCTCCAATACATCATAACCACCCGTAAGACAGGTGTATATTACATTCTTTTTCTTCCTTTTGACAATATAGTGCCAAAGAGACTTGTTTTTTTCCAACCATTTTTCCTTAGTCATTTTGCACTTAACGCCGACTGAAGAGTATGATGCACCACCGAAATGAATCATATAGTTGTCAATTTTTACCTCCTTGCTGTTCAAACCAATCGATTTTTCATAGAACCAACAACCGGTGTCATAAGAATCCGAATCCAAATCCGTATAATATGTACCATCCATATGTTTTTCATCAAAGTATCTTATGCCGTGTTCCTTCGCCATTTTCACATTGATGAAAGACAATCTCGGATCAACCCTATTGTGTATTGGGGCTTGTTTATTATGAATTATTCCCCAAGACCACTCCTTGACTTCTCCGACAAATATGTATGAGTCATCATATAATTCACTGACATCTCTTTTAATTAAGATGTCGCTGTCCATTAGAATGAAATTGTCGTTAATTATTTCAAAACACTTATCCACAGACAGACAATGTTTAAAACTTCCGAATTTCGAGTGTCTGCCAAGAGATTTCATACGATTGGGATATTTCTTCAGTTCCTCATCAAAATTTACAATCTGCCCTTTTCTATTATCGATTATCTTAACATTATCAAATGTGTTGACAAATGGTTTTTTGTCACTGTTGTCAAATATGTATATTTTAACATCCTTGTTAAAGTGGTTAATGCTCTTTACACAAGCAGAAGTTAATTCAGGTGTATTATAATGTATGATCAAAATATTCATTGTAAAATTTCCATAGCCTTGTCTATGTTAAATAAGCCAATTTCTGTATTGACACTTCTTATTTCTTTACTGTTATTATTTTTCCTTAAATTAAGCAGACTGTGTTTAACCATATTGAGATAATACCTCAAATCTGTAATTTCAATCTTTGATAGACAATAAGTCTCCGATTCTCCTGTCGTCTTCATCTCTCTTATATTTAAAATAACCTACACCGGGCACAAATGTCAATTCCCCAAGATAAGTTTTTCCGTTTATCTCATAGAAATCAACTCTGACAAACTTAAACGGCTTCGAAAGTTTTTTTGACAATTCAACCATCTCCTTGAAATTTGACGGCCGCTTGTAATTCGTATGATGCTTTACACCATAAAGATTAATCTCAGTACCATCAATATTGTAGTACATTATATCACCGTGTCCGTTTCCATCATTTATTGTCCAAATTTTCGGTTCTCCGTTGAAACACCAAAACTTGTAATCAAACAGTGATAATTTCTGCTTGTCATCGGACATAAGTTTTTCCGCAAATATTCTCGGTTCAATCCAATGATAATGTGATTCGAAACCATTTCTGAATGCATAGTCCTCATGTACCCACTTGTCAAGTTTTTCTATTGCACCTTTCTTGTCAAAATTATTCTTATCCTTAACAATGATATTCATTCCGGAGCCGTGATTGCACTTGATTGCAAAACTGTCAGGTAATTCATCCCATTTTATTTCAGATACACTCTTATACACCTTTAAAATTGGTATGCATAAGTCTTTGCCCAACACTTCCTTACAATAATCTCTTAGAAGTATCTTATCCGCACACTTCCACTTTAGCGGATTGACATCATATATATTAAGCCAATTAAGTTTATCTTGTATTGTTTTCGGATTTTTAAGATCAATGTGTATTTTTCTTCTTTCACAAGCCGATAATTGCCGTGCAATATGTTTCTCGTTAAATTTTACTATTTCTTCCTTACTCGGTATATTCATTTTCTTCCTCTCCTTGCCTGTAATTTGTATAGATTCCAACGGGTCTTCCATCATCACCCATTATATAATCTGTCTTTATCCCCCTATTTCCAAGTTTTTTCCATAAGTTCTCAATTGCTGAGTCATCCTTGCTTTCAACACCGTTCTCCCTGTTGAATGTGGCAACTCTGTTATTGTAAAGCGAACAAACAGGATAACCTTGTTTGATAAATGCCTCATACAGTTTGCTTGCAATTCCGTTTCTCCTTAATTCAGGTGCAACAAATATATGTAACTGATATTTCGGCTCCCCATTAATAGTCAATTCTTCAGCCCTGAAATTAATGCCGTCCTCAGGACCAAACTCAACTCCATTAACAACCGGATAAAGTTGATACTCCATTCTGTGATTATCACCAATGAAAATGTCACTCATTCCATCCTGTGCATCACCAACCTCAAAACTTATTTCAGATGGATCACAATCTATCAGTGCCATCATCTTGTTTTCTTTTTCAGTCGGCTCAAGGTCTTCCGCTAAAAAATAACTGTCGTTGATTATGGATATGTCACTCTGTTTTTTCAACAGGTCGTTTGAGAAATTGGTATATTCACTGTCATATTCACCCATTTTTCTTAATTTCTCAACAAATTCAGAACCTCTTCTTGTTCCGAATGCAAACTCATTCACCACATCTTCAAACACGTCTGAATTTATATTAGAGACAAGATTGTGGAAAATATATGGGACCTTCTTTGAGTCAACATCATTGAATAAAATATCCCATAAAGCGGGACCGATTCTCATATTTGAAGGATCAAGTTTTAAGATGTCAGCCCTGTCCAAAACCCTCTTGGCCGTTGTCATATCACTTGGCAGACCCTGAGATGCCAAAAGTTCCAAAACACCCCTTACGGTTTCGTAAAGGAGGGATGGGAAATTAGTTGCAACAGATTCGACTGAGTTTAACATATCATTGTTTCTTAAAATTACCTTACAATAACCATTCTGCATATGATGTTCATCTTTTATCACCGCTTTTGAATTGAATAATAAAAGAGCGTCAATCTTGAACATTTTACTGTATAAATGTGGTAATTCCTCATCGAGGTCAAAAAGTTCTGACATATACAATTTCCTTGAAGCATCCACAAATCTTGTGGCACCACCCGCAATGAAACAATTGATCAGTTTCCTCTTCTTTATCTCATTGTCCTCGTTCCTCACCTCATCATAGTCTGAATATTCCTCATCGCCGGACACATTCGATTCATAGTGGAATGTATGTTTCGGGTCCAACGTATCAACCAATTCACAAGTAAGTTTAAAATCATCAGCCGGCAAATCGAAAAGTTGCACAACGGTATTATAACATATCTTCTCCAATTGTGGACGTATATTTTCCTCAAGTTTTGTACACCTGATGGCAAGTTTGTTTAACTTGTTGTATAACACCTTATTTGGAATCTGCGTTACATCATCACTGAAATAGGATATGATTTCATTGTACCTAGCCTCTAAGAGACGTTTCAATGCACGATCATCTAACATATCGAAACCATTTCCCCTCGCGTCTGAAATAAGTTCCTCAATGTTCTTAGGTGTTATATGTTCCAATGACTCCTTCAGTAGTGACACCTGCTTATCTGTCAAGAAAATGTTTTTCATTGTCTAATGTTCTATTTTTTCGATAATATACTCCCTTCCCTCTAACGAGCCGTCCTGTTCAAACACATATTTCCTGAAATCATCAACCTTGTTCCCTTGCATTTTGTAAGTCTCTCCGTCCTTGAACTTGAAATTATACATTTCATCACTCTCAGCAACAACACCAAATAACTCGCTCTTTTTGAAAGGAACGCTCTCGCTCATCAATCTATCAAGTCTTGCTTTCTTGATGTCAGCCTTTGTGATGAAATTTTCTGTTAACGGTTCCATTGGTTTCAGTTTGTTTCCTATACCGTATCCATGTTCAAGACTTTTTGTGTCCATCTCCGGATTTGTTGTGTTGTTTCTAACCGGCGTTGGTATACCATTACTGTTATCTGTAATGTTTGTCTTTTTGGGGTCAAACGGTATTTCATTCTTTTGTAATAACCCCCTCGCCTCTGTTTTGGCGGCAGCACCATTTGTCAGTTCATGATTTAGCGATACCGTGGTCATCTTAGTTGCATTGTCAGTGGTTATGCTCCCTTCAGGTGTGGACACCGTTTTTGTCTGACCGTTGGTGGTTTGCTGAGGCTGGGCACTATTTGTTTGCCCCTGCGTAATTTGTGTAGTTTGAGTACCCCCTAACGGTGCATCTTCATTCATTCTTTTTTTCGCAAGTTCGATAAGTTGTGATTCTGTTATATGTATCCTTCTCATAATAAGTGCGTTTATATTATATAAATATAATATACAAGAAAAAAGCCCCCAAGTGGAGGCTTTTGTTCATTTATTTTATATTTTTGGACCGCTAAATATCGTCTCTTTCTTTTTCTTAGTCTTTTCTGTTGGTCTCTTTTTTTCCTCTTTTTCCTTTTCCATATTGATTAAGGCTTCAGCGAGGTCTTTTTTAGTGAAATAGCATTCGGAAATTTGAGGCTGTTCCATGTCGTCCATACCCATTTCCTCATTTCCACCATCAGAACCATCAGATGACATATCTTCAACATCGTCTTCGGAACCCTTAGCGGTATTAACGGCTTTCTTCAATTCAGTACGGCCCTCAGGACTCATACCGTCAGCAGCGGCCTTGATGACCATTTTTGCCGCATACTTGTTAAGTGATTCATCCGGTTGGCCGTTTTCCTTATTGAAAGAACGAAGTTTCTGTGCAAGTTTACCCGTTAACTGTTTGATGTAGTTTTCAGGATCCTCGTTCTCATCGGCTTCAACACCCGCATCGAAATTATTATCAAAAGGATTGTTTCCGCCATTATCTTGACTCGGGTCCATTCCTTCGTCACCACCCATAGGTGGTAATCCTTGCGACATATCATCACCCATCATATTAGGGTCGCCACCGGCTGGGTTTTGTCCCATACCGTTATCCATAAAATTAGGCCCGCCCATCGGAGGTGTTCCCATCATTCCATTATCCATAGGCAACCCGTCCGATTGAGGCGAACCTCCATTATTCACTTGTAACCAAGTCTTACCCTCGTTTACTTTTTTTTTAAAGTAAGACCTTCCATAACTTTATTCATAACGCTGTCGGTCAAAACATCAACAACCTGTTCGAAAGGTGCACCATCGCCAACCTTAAGTCCATAAGGCTGTTCACCCTTAGCGGAGTCGTCGTTCCAATCACGGTCAGCAGTACCTACGAACTTCTCCTTGTTTGCGGGAGTAGTCATCGGCTCTTGTCTGAATCTTGGATGTTTACCCCATACGTTAAGTCTTGTAACTTCTTCATTAACAAGTCTTTGAACCATTTCCTCAAGGGTTTCTTTCTTCTTTCCATTCACACTCTCGAATATGCGCTTAACTTCTCTGCTAACTGCCATCTCAATACGTTCATTCACATTATCCTTCTTTTCCTTGTCACCTGGAACTCTTGGCCAAGTTGCAATTGCATCGTTAGGATTACCTTCGCTCTTCTTTTCACCGGTAAGTGCTTCTTCACTTTCAGGTTTTGCGGAAGTTTCATCCTCATCAATCTTGTCCTTAGCCTTATCCTCAGGCATTCTGTTCCAAGTTGCAATAGCATTGTCAGGATCACTTGTACCGGGTCCAGTTAACTCTTCCTTGTCACCGGATATTACACTTTCATACTCATTCAACAGTTCGTCCAAGTCTGCGTCTTCGTAATCGAATCCATCCATTTCAGGATATTCCTCATCAGCAATTGGTTCTTCTATTGTTGGCTCTTCGTCCTCTAATCCAACAGGAGAATCATCTTCGAGACTGAAATCTTTATCAGCAATTGGTTCTTCCGCATTGTAGAGTTCGATTTCATCATCACCCCCACCTTCTTCAAGATTTGGCAGACTCATATCGTTTGGCATTGAACCAACATTACCACATTCACCAACACCGCATTCTTCAACTGATTCCTTTATCGCCACGCAAACACCGTCGAGGTCACACTTTGCCTTTTCTCCGCCCTTTTCACTGTTACCGCTTGGAGATTTGGTTGATGTCATTTGGCTTTCGACTTTCTTGCTTACGTCAGTGTAGTCGCCATTGGCCTTCTGAGGGTCACTCTCTGTCTTTGTTGTACCCTTCTCGTGCGTGCCCTCTGCACTTCCTTCACCATAAGGTGCACCTTCAGACTTAGGATCAGTTGCTGTTCCGTGTACATTATCCTTACCGATAACAGGAGCACCAATTGTGTTTGAGTTTTCAAAGATCTGTTTCATTCTATCCAACTCTGTGCGTGCCTCCTCAGTGAGCATTGAGAGAACCTTTTCTCCGCGATTGAAATCCACAGTTGAAACGTCCTCGTGTTTTCCATAAGCCTCATTGAGGGAGATAAGTTTCATTTCGAGTTGTTTTGTAGCCTCGTTGTAACTCTTATATTCATTTTCTTTACGGTTGTTGAAACCGCCGATGTAGTCGTAGGATTCTGCGATGTTTTCCTTACCGCTTTCGGTTGTCTTAATGTAATACTTTGTTCCTTCCTTGAGAATTCCATAAACCTTACCGTCAGCACCATTTGCATGGTATTCGATATTTGAGGGAACCTCGTTAGATGGCATTCTGTATTCCATCAGATAACTCATACGACTTAATTGGTCATCAAATTTTGCCATATTGTTTCTTCGTTTTTATACAATTGTATTTATTTATACCAATAAATATAAAATGCACACGAAAAAGTCCGCATTTTAACTTATTATCTTTTTTTAAGTTATATTTTTCTTTTTTTTTATTAATTACAAAATCAATTTTGAAGACTCATTTCTGAATCATATGCCCTTGTCTTCAGGTCCCACAGTTTATCCAGATAGTTTGTTCTTCTCAGAATTTTGTATATGATATTTCCCGGCGCCATTTCACCATATTTTTTAAGGCTGTCCGCTCTGAGTTTCTTTATCTTGTCAGTAAACGCCTCTATTCTACTTAGTGTGTCCGCTTTTTCGGAATCAGTTTCAGAGTTTTCTATATCCCTTTCAAGGGAATCTATCTTGTCCATAAAACTTAACGCCTTCTCCTTAATCCAAAATTTATCAAGTTTTATTGCCTTGATATTGTCTTTTTCAGGTTTCTTAACCCATTCGTTCTTTTCTAAAGAATAAATACCGGATGCATCGTGTTCCTCGTTAAGGTCCTGAACATATACTTCAACGGTATAGCCCTTTACCATTAAATCGTGTTTGTTGTTCCAATCGTTTTTCTTGGTGTCGAAATAATCCTTCACAAACTCGGTTCTGTCATCTATTTCAGAGAAATCCACAACGATATGGAGGTCAAAGTCTGAATACTCGGACCAATTGTAATTAGCAAGAGAACCCGTCAGAATGATATCGTATGTCTTGGACCAATCGACTTCCAATGTATCTATGAAATCATCAGCGATATCCAATAACCTGAGCCTAACATCGGACCTTATTGTATCCTCATCTTTCCATATTTTCGGATTCAATTGAGGCATGGGTTTGAATGACGATAGATTCACATCTTTCCTCTCGCCATATGGTCTCCCGTCCTCATCGGCACCTTCTGGTAATATGTGACAATAACCGTCCAATGTTTCACCGTTCATTTTAAAATTTGGTTTTTCACTATAAAAATCGTGTATTTTCATTTATGAAAGTGTTCTCAAGTAATTCCATTTATCAATGTCAGACATAAAGTCATCAAGAATATTTGTTAGTCCGCTGTTGTAGTCAGTCTTATCACGGTATTTGTCAACATCATCCTTTAACTCACGAAGCATATCCTTAATGTTTTTTGAAGCCGGTAACAAGGTTTTAAGGTCACCGTTTTGAAAACGTGAGTCAGTTATTCCCATTACAACTTCTGCAACAGAATCCTCGTATTCAAGAATTGAGTGGTCCATATCATCCAACAATTTGTGTTCTGACATTGTCGTTGAAGACCAGTGGAGAGTCTTGCATAATTGATGATAACCCTCTAACGTTGACAGAAATGTTTTTGTTTCCTCTTTTAATGCCATACTAAATCTATTATTTTATAATAAATATATAACTTTGTCATTTAAAATGTACTTATATATAAGAAAATGTCTTATGGGTAAGAGAATTTTTTTAACAGAAGAACAAGTTGAACAAATAAACGAGGGACTGAAAGTAAAGGTTAAGGCTAATTTCCCCGTTGATCCGCAGAAGGTGAAATATATAGCAAATTACCTTGACAAATCGTTCAAACGCGGACATATGCATGGTATTGGTGATGATGGTTTTCCAAAATCAATGCCAATTGTCGGTATGATTGGTACCGATGGAAACATTCTTAGAAATATGACGGACAAACAACTGTTCTATCTGCTTCAGGACAGATTCAAAAACCTGTATGATGACAAGGACATACGGGACAGACTCCTTATTCAGATTTTAAAGGATTGGTTCCCAAGAAAGATAACAAAAGATGGGCTTTTAACAGTTAATATGATATAAAAAAAAAAATGCGGACGTTTTAAACATCCGCATTTTTTGTTGACTTTCTTCTCCTTTTAGACTTTTCACCTTCATTTACCTTTTTTATAATCAATTTCAGTAAGCCCTCCGGGTCATCCTTATTTTCAATAACCTTTGAGAGGAAATCAGCCATTTCAGACATTTCAGTACTGTCAGCCTTTGTATTTTCCATAACGGACTTGACCTCACACCTTATACAGTATGCACTGATGCCCATTGTCATAAATGGGAGTGTGTAGAATGACAGTGGTGCCAACAATAGATCAAAGGTTGCACCACAGATAATAGGTATGTAATAATGATACGCTTTAGTCAGCGTTTTTCTAAGTCCTCTCGATGTTGTCGCCTCACCCTTGGAGTTGGCTTTTCTTATTCCGGTTAAAAGGTCCATGAACATTGCAAATGTCACAAGAACGATGGATACCAATATCCAAATCGCGTGTGTTTGCATCACAGCCCACAATGCTACTAATACTTCACTCATATCTAATATGTTTCTAATAACATATATAAATAGTTGAAGTACAGCAAAAATGACCTTATATATCACGGACAATATACTTTTTTACTTAATCTGTCTCGATGTTAAGAGTGCTGTATGATACCGTTATCTCATATTCACTGTTATCAAAAACAAGTTTCACAAGTTTACACTCTCCGAATGCGTAACATTCCGAGAAGTCATTTCCCTTGTCGGAGATAATAATGTCGGTTATATATTGTTTGGCACCCCTATCTCGGTTGTTTTTAATCCATTTGAAGAGATTGTCATTATATTCACTTATCTTAACCTTGAGTTCATTCTTAGAAAAGTTTACACAATACGATTTGATCTCATAAATGTATTCGTTTGTCGAATACTTAAACTTCAGTGTTATCATAGGTGAAAATGTTTTTGATTTCTCTTAACTGTGGTGACATTTGATCCTTCGGGGATAATTTTATGTTACGCCAATCAAGCCACTTTCCCCAATCGATATTGATATACGGGTCGTTATATGCAATGGAACCCTCACTCTCACGGTTATACGGATTGTCACACTTGTATTGGAATACCGTATTGTCCGAAAGAGATACAAAACCGTGTGCGAAACCTCTTGGGATATAGAACTGTCTGTGATTGTCACCGGAAAGATATGCACCAAACCACAGCCCATAAGACGGAGAACCCTCTCTTATATCCACGGCAACGTCAAATACGGCTCCGCTTACCACACGCACCAACTTAGCCTGAGCATATGGGGGTTTTTGGAAATGTAATCCCCTCAATACACCATATGACGATTTACTCTCATTGTCTTGGACAAAATCGACATCAGCCACCTTCTCTTTAAACTCAGACTCATTGAACGTTTCAAAGAAATAGCCCCGTTCATCCTTGAAAATCAACGGTTGAATAATTACGGGACCGTCGTTAAAATTACTTACATTGATTATTTCCATTTTTACTATTTGTTTACTTTACAAAGAATACAAATTTTTTTTAAAAAGTAAACAATAATTGAAAATTAAACATCGTTCCAAAACGCCTGGTTCAATGTCAAGTCATTATCACCTTTCTTATTGATTCCTGAAATGTCGCCGTATTTCACATTTATGGAGAAATAGTCACCCATTTCTCTCTTTCTTTTCCTTATTAAATATTCTATTTCATCCGCCGTCATTCCGGCATCCAATCCGTTATTCGCTAAATTTCGTATCCATTCGTCTTCAGAATTTTTATAGTTCTTCGGGTCTGAATCGAAATCATATTTTGGCTTAGAAGTATCATTAGTCATTATGTAAGATGTTTTATAATAATTATTTTATTTTATATATTTGGAATATGAAACATTATACCATTACCTACGGAGATACCGTTTTTGAAGCCTCCGAATATCAAGACAAAATTTTCGACAACGTTAAACATGGCAGTAGCAATATGATAATAAGTGCCGCCGCCGGCGCGTCAAAAACTACCACCATTGTAAACTGTATGAATATCATACCGGAGAATCTAAAGGTTCTGTTCATAGCATTCAATCGTGACATCGTAAAGAACATTAAGGATAGAATCGAAAAGAATAAAAATGCCAACGTAATGACATTCCACTCACTTGGCTATTCAATATTAAGGGAAAATAACATAATAAAACACGAACAAAAACCAAACGAGTTCAAATACAGAAACCACATCAAGGGTAATATTGATGAAATAAGTGACTATCACGAAACGAAAAGTCTCGGGAAAAATAGAATACCATATCTCAATAACATAACCAGCCTTGTTGAATATTGCCGCTATTACCTCGCATTTACACTAAAAGAGATAGAGGAAATTGCAAAGAAATACGGAATTGTCCCATACAGAGACGAGATAAGTGTCACAAGAGAAGTGCTAAAGTGGGGTAAAAACAATTTGGATACTTTTGACTATACGGATATGATATGGTTGCCGAATGTACTTAACCTCACAACAAGAAAACACATATATGATTGGATATTGATAGATGAAGCACAAGACACCTCTATTTCAGAACAGAAAATTGTGGACAAGTGTTTTGGCAGAGGATCAAGATTTATTGCTGTCGGTGATGATCATCAGAAGATAAATGTGTGGTGCGGCGCGTCAGAAGAAGCGATTGACAACTTTAAGAAATATGGTAATGTGGAGACATACAAACTCCCGATATCATACAGATGCCCGAAGAAAATAGTTGAAGTGGCATCAAATTTTTCAGACAACATAATTGCCGCCCCAAATGCAATAGATGGTGAAATTAACTACGATGTCTCACCATATGACCCGAAGAACGGAGATATGGTTTTATGCCGTACAACCGCACCACTAGTTGAATTACATCTCAGATATAATAGGATAAACAAGAAGTCATATATACGCGGCAACGAGAAAATAAGGGAACAATATGAGGAACTTATAGAAAGGTCAAACAGTACTATGATTGACAAGAATTTTCTGACAAGCGACGGACTTTTCCCAAAATTATATCGTATGCTGTTTGATGAAGTTGAGCGTGTTCAAAAGACATACGGACTTGACGAGAGCGACGCATACTCATACCAAACGGTTCTGAATCTCTATGATAACATAGCAGGTATATCCGCAATATCTGAGGGGCTTACAACAGTTGATGAACTGAAGGAAAAAATCAAACTTGTCTTTAATGGGGAACATGACGATGCAATACAATTGTCTACAGTACATAAGGCAAAAGGACTTGAGGCTGACAACGTTTACATTCTGCTTCCTTCACTGTTGCCGAGCAAGTTGGCAAAGAAGGAATGGGAGAAGACAACTGAGAGGAACCTGATATATGTGGCAATAACACGCGCAAAGAAGACATTAAACTACATAGATGAGGAAAAAACAAAGTGGTGCGCAACAAACGGCGCTTTTGATATTGTCAAGATGAGAACCAATATAAAGAATGCAAAAGAAAAGATAAACTATAATATAGAGAATAATGTAACGGAGTCGTATGCAATTACCGGCAACACCACACTTAGGGTTGCAAAGAAACTTGGTGAAAGGACAGAAATGACATCACCCAATAATGGTAAGAAGAAAAAAGCGGGACTTGGTTTGTTGGAATTATTTAATTAATTTGTATATTTGAAATGTATTTAACTTTTAATTTTTATTTTTAACGTATGAAATCAAAGAAAAAGAAAACAATGCAAGAAGAAGATTATGGTACAATTACCCTCGATTTGTTGAGACCTGATCAAATCAAGGCACATCTTGACAAGTATGTAATCGGGCAAGAAGAGGCAAAGAAGGTGCTGTCAATCGGTGTCTATAACCATTACAAGAAAATCATTCACGAAAATTCAATGGAAAACCCCGAGGTTGAACTCGACAAGTCAAACATCATGCTTCTTGGACCAACCGGCTGTGGTAAGACATTGATGGTAAAGACTATCGCAAAACTCCTCAATGTGCCTTGCTACATTCAGGATTGCACAAAGATTACTGCAAGCGGTTATGTCGGTTCCGATGTTGAAGAATGTCTTGTCGGACTTCTCCGCTCTTGTGACTACGATATCGAAGCAGCCGAAATGGGTATTGTTATGCTTGACGAAGGGGATAAGATTGCCAAGAAGGATGCTGGTCCGTCAATTACAAGAGACGTGTCAGGCGAATGTGTTCAACAGTCACTCCTGAAGATTGTCGAAGGTGATGTAGTTGGTGTGCCACCAATGGGCGGAAGAAAGCATCCTGAACAACCTCTTATCTATCTTGATACCAAGAATATCCTTTTTATTATGTCAGGCGCATTTGTTGGTCTTGAAGAAATTATCAGGAAGAGAATGGGACGCGGTAAGATTGGCTTTACCGCAGAGAGAACAGTGATCAACGAAGAGGAGGAATATATAAACTATGCAACGCCTCAGGATATCAGGGATTTCGGTATGATTCCCGAACTTGTTGGACGCTTCCCAATTATTACAAATGTCAATAAGTTGACAAAGGAGGCGTTGGTGACCATTCTGAAGGAACCGAAGAATTCGATTGTAAAGCAATATACGGAACTTATGTCAATGGATGGCGTAAAATTGACTTTCACTGACGGAGCACTCGATAAGATTGCAGATTTGACATTGTCGCTTGGAACCGGCGCTAGAGGATTGCGTACAATTGTCGAGACGGTGATGTCGGATGCAATGTATAATGCCCCATTAATGAAGGATAAAGAAGTAATTATTGATGCCGAATATGTTGATGAAAAGACTAAGGTAAAATATAAGAATGTTAAAAATGTAGCATAAAATGAATAAGAAGATAGATAATCCGGACAAGGAACATAAGGACATAAAGATTGTCCTCAAGCCAAACAGGGCAAAACTGAGGGAACTCCCGTTGACTGAATTATTGGCATATAGGGATGCGGTGCAACTTGTCTATTCACATTTTGACAACTTGGCAAAGTCAAACGCGGGTGAATACGATGAAATAAAGGCAGCGGACTACAATGACGCAGCAAAAAAGGCAGGAGAATACCAAAGATTGCTAATGGTTGTCTTCGAAATAATAAAGGAAAAAGTGGACGAAATCTAAAATGAAGAAATTTCTATTCTACGTATACACATTTTTTCATCACCTGTTCACCGGTCTTAGAAATGCCGATACAATAGCGTTCTCATCCAAGAACAACTCAACCGGTAATGACGGAGGAAATATTGAGGTCAAGGATGAGGCTGAAAGTGTTTACAAAGACCTGCTTAGAGGTGAGGTGACACAGGCCGTAAAAGACCTTAGGTATGAAACTTACCACTCAGAACGTGAATCGCACAAGTATCAGTATTCCGGTGGTGGAACCGCAACCAAGAAAAAATATGACACGAAGCCCGAACTTCCTTGTTATGAAGGCTATGACATACAGATAGTACAAGATAATATTGAGGACACAGGAAGTGTTGTTGAAGGTCTTAATGATGATGAGGTGGGTGTAAAGAATAAAAAGGAATACACGATATTTATAGAAAGAACATTCACACCACGATTCAGACTCGAAGAGTATGTAAATAAGGTTGTGGTTGAAAGGGACGGTACCGAAAAAGCAATAATTGACCTCTATGTCTCAAAGTATGAGAGTCAGTTTGACAGACGGCATCGTCCGTTCCTTAATGAAATAAACAGAATAGTAAACGGAGATACACGCTCTGATGTAATCGATTTCGACACATTGAAATTTGTGTCATTTAAGGCATATGGTGCAGATGACCTCCATCTATTCAGTTACTGTGCGTTCAATTTCAAGGGGATACGAGAATATAACGGGGAGTATATCCTGTCATTTGATGCAATAGTAAACGAGGATGGAACAGACTTGATCAAAGAATTTGATGATAAGATATCTGAATACAAATTCAAGAACAATCTGTCAAGGGACAAGAAGATGACCATAGATTACTATGATGTGATAGAAACGCTTAAGGAAGCCGAAATACTTGAAGATGAGAAGAAAATCATCGGAGAATATAAGACGAATAAAATTAAGTAAACAATGAGTGAAAAGAAAGAAATTCCTGAAATTGGACACTATTACCACTTTTGGGATGATGGAAAGACAAGTTCCTCACGACACTATATTTGTAGGGTTGAGGAATTACTTACAAATGACGAGGCTAAACACCTTTCAGTGACGGTCCCTGAATGGGATTTTGAGGAAAGAAAGGAAATACAACATACAATGACACTGTATGAACAGTGGGAATATGAAAAAAATAATTGTGGTTGGTTATATGCGGATGAAACAGATTATTTTGTCCGCATCTCCTGTCCTGTATATGATGAAAACGACCTGTATGCTGTAAGAACGAAAAATGGCGGTTGGTTCACGATTAACATTCAATCATCATGGCAATCGGGTACACTTGATGTCGATGGTGACATCTACAAAGAGCTTGTGGAAGAATACGGTGAGGAATGTTATCCACCCGCAGATGAAAAACATTATCATAAAATCTGAAGTATATGACAAATGAAGAAAAGTTGAATTTTGCCTCAACATTAGGTGCAATGCTACCGTATAAAGTTTGGTGCAGATTTAAAGACGTATATTCCAATGAATTTATGGACGGGGTGCTATTCTCAATAGATGGTGGGGATACGTTTAAATTCTATAACCCGAATAAACCATATAGACTGTATACCGCAACACTTGATGAGAGCCAAATAATGCCATACCTTAGACCAATGAACAGTATGGACAGCACTGAGGAAACCGCTTGTAATGATTTATTGGAACAGTATGATGAGGACAAAATATACCGTCTAATAGATTGGCTTAACGAAAAGAAATTTGACTATAAAAATTGGATTGAAAACGACATGGCTTTACCAATGTCAGAACTTAAAATAGACAAATAAAGAAATGAAAGAACTATCAATTGAAGAAAAAGCAAAACGCTATGATGAATCTATTGCAAGAGCAAAGATACTGATGGAAACTTGCAACAGTACTGCCGTTGTAGGCTGGTGTGAATATATCTTCAAAGAACTCAAATTCTTTGAATCAGAGGACGAGAAGATAAGGAAATCACTAATTGATGTAATATCAGAATGGAGTGAAGATACCGGTTTTGGAAGATATAATGTTCCAAGAAATGAAGTTCTTGCTTGGCTTGAAAAGCAAGTTGAACAGAAGTCCATCAATTACGCTGATGAAGAGATTGTAGAAGCGGTCAAAGATACCTCTGTTCTTGATATGGTCGAGCCAAAGTTTAAAGCCGGACAATGGATTATAGATCCACAAGATGGTGGAATTCTACATATCAATAAAGTACTTGAGTACGCATATGAAGTAACAAATCTTAATAGTGGTTCTTATCAAATATCACGTTGCTCTACTGAAACATCGTATAAACCTTGGACAATTCAAGATGCAAAGGATGGTGATGTACTATTTTCACCTAGCCATAATTTATTGTGGTTACACAAAGATGAAAAAGCGTGTCATGTATGTATAAATCTCAATTATAATGACTCCTTATCAATAGAATCAGACTTTGTAACTCCATCAGATGTTTCTCCGGCAATCAAAGAACAGCGTGACCTTTTATTCTCTAAGATGAAAGAATATGGCTTTGAATGGGATGCTGTTAAGAAGAAGTTGAATAATATTGATTCTAATATTGATTCTTTTTGTAAAAACCATTGTAAGGGCTATAAAGAAACGGGTAGGTGTTTTGCCGATGGAGGATGTCAAGCCAAGAAAGACGCGGAATCTATTTGGAGTAAAGAGGATATATCTAAATTAAATAAAATTGCCACAACTATATATGAAGCAGGTGAGGTGCAGAATTGGTGGAGACAAAGCAGACTTATTGATAAGGAAACCGCTAATGAATTAAACAACTGGCTCAAATCTCTCAAAGAAAGATACACTTGGAAACCGAGTGAAGAACAAATACAGGCTCTTGAATATCAAGTCCATTCAACCTATAAAGGTTCTTGGCAATATAGGGCATCAAAGGAATTATTGGAACAACTTAAAAAATTTTAAAAGAAAAATAGTCTATGATATACATCGGTTATCAAGGAATAGGAAAAAGTACAATCTGTAAAAAGATTGACAAGTGCATTGACCTCGAATCAAGTAATTTCAGGGTTGACGGTAAACGAGACAGTGATTGGTATAAGGTCTATGCTAACATAGCAAAGGACCTGTCCGATCAAGGAAAAATTGTATTCACGTCTGCACATATGGAACTGCGGAACTACTTCAATGAACAAGGTATAGAGTATACGGTCATCTATCCGTCAGAAAATTTGAAGGAGGAGTGGATCAAGAAACTTGAAGAAAGATATGAACTTGAACCCACACAAAAAAATATGAATGCCCTGTTACGCGCACGAACACATTACTGTTCGGACATACTTGACTTCATGGAAGAAAAGAATGGAATTGAAATCAAGAACATTAACTATAATTTGGAACATATAATAAGTGACAAATATAAACAATAAATGAATATTGCAATAGTTGGAACGGGATATGTCGGCTTGGTCACCGGTTCGTGTCTTGCTGAGACAGGAAACGACGTGACTTGCGTTGACGTTGATTCAATAAAAATCAATAACCTGAATAAAGGCATAATACCAATATACGAACCGGGTCTAAATGAACTCGTTGATAGAAATACAAGAGAGGGAAGACTGCACTTTGTTACCGATTTGACACAAACTATCAACACTACGGACATCATCTTCATAGCCGTTGGAACACCACCTGGCGAGGATGGTAGTGCAGACTTGTCATATGTACTACAGGTGGCTAAAACAATAGGGGAAAATATTGATGACTATAAACTAATAGTAACAAAGTCAACCGTACCGGTTGGTACGGCACAAAAGGTCAGGGAAACAATACAAAAAGAATTGGACAAGAGAAACCTATACATAGATTTTGATGTGGCATCAAACCCGGAGTTTCTTAAGGAAGGCAACGCTGTCAGGGATTTTATGAGTCCGGATAGAATTATAATCGGAACCGATAGCGAAAGTGCCAAGAACCTTATGACAAGTCTCTATAAACCGTTCCAAATGCAGAACCTCAGGGTTATCCTAATGGATATACCGTCAGCCGAGATGACAAAGTATGCAGCAAACGCAATGCTTGCCACACGAATATCATTTATGAATGACATTGCAAACCTGTGTGAAATTGTCGGTGCGGATGTCAATATGGTTAGAGACGGCATCGGGTCAGATACAAGAATAGGAAGAAAATTCCTGTATTCGGGCTGCGGATACGGTGGTTCATGTTTCCCAAAGGATGTCAAAGCCCTTATTAGAACCGCAAAGGAAAATGGCTATGAAATGCAAGTTCTGCAATCAGTTGAAGCGGTTAATGAAGAACAAAAACACGTCCTTTTCAAAAAACTTAAAAAAGCATTCAACGGAGACCTTAAAGACAAGACCATCGCAATATGGGGGTTGTCATTCAAACCTGAGACAGATGATATGAGAGAGGCACCATCACTTGTATTAATCAATGACCTCCTGAAAAACGGATGTGAGATAAGAGCATATGACCCGGTTGCAATGGATGAATGTAGAAAAAATATAGGGGACAAGATATACTATGCAACTGATCAATATGATGCAATAAACGATTCTGATGCGTTAATAATAGTCACCGAATGGAAGGTGTTCCGAACACCGTCATTCAAAATAATGAAAAAACTGATGAGAAAACCGATTATAATTGACGGAAGAAACATCTACGATGCAAAAGAAATGAATGACATTGGAATTGAATATTCTTGCATCGGAAAGGCATAAAAGGACAATATAAAAATAATGGCAGGTATTTCTCTTTACCTGTCATTCTTATTTTTGGCGCGTTATATCTTAGAAGTACCTTGATACCACAAACAACGCCATATTATGAAACAACTTTCGCTACAATAATACGAAACTTAAATAGAGCAAACATATCCATGTACATCCGATGAACCACCCAATTATATTGGAAATTGTCTGCGGTTCCTTAATGCAAGAGAAAAAGTTCTTTCCACATTGTATCATTGTGAAGAAGATAAAACCTAACACGAATGTCAGTAAAACACACAACCACACACTGAATTTAGCGGAAAGGACTATCAATGACAAGAATGCAAACAGCCCACCAAGATTTATGCTCATACAGTTCGTCATACATGTGTAACGAATGTAATGCCATAGAGTTTTTAAACCGCCGAACATAGTTTTATGTATTTATTATTTTCTAATAATAAATATCCGTTAATAGAGAATTGTTATTCCGTGTTTTCACTTTTTTCCGGCACAGTCGATTCAGACACTGTTTTTTTCTTAAGATTCTCCATTTCCTCAAGTAATTGTGGAACTGATCTGTCAGCCAATCTCTCGAACTCGTACTTGGGCTTTATCACCTTGTTCAGCGTCTTTCCATTCGATGCATCAATACCACCATGTACAAAAAGAACATAGTCATTCACGTCAACCTTCTTATACTCATACGTCGCACCGTTTTTGAAAGTGACACGCAATGTCTTGAAGTCATTCGGGTTGTCATCACATTCACTGTAAACAACGTTTGAAGAGTCATACCAAACCCTGTCCAAACGCTTTTCCTCATTGTAGTCTCTAAATAATACCATATTTTCTATATTTTATTTACTATAGCAAATATACATATTATTTTTTTATAAAAAAAGACATATAATGAGTCAACCGATTAAAAACAGTGCAAATGCACAGAATTATTTTTCAAAAGAACTTACAAACATACTTGGAATGACAACGGAAATTCTCTTGAAAGAATATCCCGTAAGAGAAATAACCCCAGAGTACTTTCTACTTGGCACTCTCGCAGATAAGGACACTATGCTGTATAAGACAATAAGCGGTTTCCTGACATTCACAAGCATATCAAAAATATATGACAAAATAATGGTAAAGGTACAGGACAGCCTCGTCACTGTAATCAAACCGGGAATACAACCGAAAATGTCCGCAGAACTTAACTCACTGTTAAGCAAGTCATATGACGTAATGAAAGAAACAAACAATGAACTGATAACATCAGACATTGTATTGCTCACAATGCTTAAACACAATGAAAGTATAAGCGAACTGTTCAGGGAACAGGGACTGACATATGACATTGCACTAAATGAGTCAGTAAAACTGCACGACACACTAAAAACAATTGAAACATCAAAACCCATTAATATCGAACCAATTCAGGAAATAAGAATTAATGTGTCCGGAGGAAATGGAAATAACGGTGACATGACAAACATCGCAAATAATGTCCTAAATGAAATCATCGGTGTCAACAGAAAGAAAAACAACATAATAAACGCCTACTGCACGAACCTAAACGAAATGGCGGCAAAGGGCAAGATCGACGACCTAATAGGAATGGATGACGAGATAAACACCATCACCAATATCATCAACAGGAGAAAGAGCAATAATGTGGTAATCGTAGGCGAACCCGGTGTAGGGAAGACACAACTCGTTAACGGACTCGCAAAGAAAATCGTTGACGGAACATGCCCACCGTCACTGCTCAACACAACAATTTACAGACTCAATATAACAGAAATGATGGCGGGAACAAACCTCAGGGGTATGTTCGAGGAAAGGGTCCTGTCTGTGATAAAGGAACTGTCTGCGAAGAAGAATGTCATACTCTTCATAGACAATTTCCATAACTTCGTGTCAAAAAACAAGAAGGATGACTATGATATAAGTTCACTTATGGACAATGTCTTTACAAACGGGGATATCAAGGTTATCATAACAACAAGTGTATACGGCTATAAGGTCCTCTGTGACGATAACGACGCACTGTCAAGAAAATTCCAAAAACTGACACTCACACAACCGAAGACAAAGAACTGTATGCAAATCCTTGAAGGACTTAAAAAGACATACGAAAAATTCCATAAGGTGAGATATACAGACGAGGCAATCGAAGCCTGTGTGAAACTCTCTGAGAGATATATGCCCGAGAGAAGCCTCCCGTCATCAGCAATCGACATCCTTGACGAATCGGGCGCAAGTAAGAAACTTGAAGCATACGAGAACTCGGAAATCAGAAACCTGATAACCACAATCAACACACTTGAAAAGGAAAAGGACAGGGAAATAAAGAATGACAACATAAGCAAGGCCAATGACATCGGAAAGGAAATAACGGAGAACAAGACAAAACTCGCAGTCCTATATGACAAGATAGAAAATAACAAGGTGGCAAAGGAGGTCAATGAAAAAGATATATATGAAACTATTTCAAAACACACGGGTATCGATATAAACAAGATGTCAAATTCGGAACTCGAAAGCCTTTCACATATGGCCGACAATATGAAGAAAAACATCATAGGACAAGACCATGCTATCGACATCATAACAAAGGCGGTGAAGAGAAGCAAGGTAGGACTCTTCCCACAAAACAGACCTATCCTCAGTTGTATGTGCATAGGCAGCACGGGTGTCGGAAAAACCCTGATGGCCAAGATGCTTGCAAAGGAAGTGTTTGGTAGCGAAAAGAATATGCTCAGGTTCGATATGTCCGAATATTCCGACAAGACCTCAGTGAATAAACTCATCGGCTCATCTGCGGGCTATGTGGGTTATGAAAAGGGAGGTATGCTTACAGAGGCGGTAAGAAACAAGAAACATACAGTACTCCTGATTGACGAACTTGAGAAAGCCGATGAAGAAGTGTATAATCTGTTCCTGCAAATACTTGACGAGGGATACCTTACTGACAATGTCGGTAATAAGGTTGACTTCAAGAACACAATTATCATCATCACGTCAAACGTCGGTGCAAAGAGAGCGTCAAATGAAAAGGCGCTCGGTTTCAATCCTGATGAAAACCTGAATAAAAAATCAATCATCGAAAAGGAACTGAAAAATAAATTCCCGCCTGAGTTCATTAACAGACTTGATGAAATCGTCTATTTCAATACACTTGATGAGGATTCCCTTAAGAAAATTATTAAACTCGAACTCTCAAAACTTGACAAGAGAATGGAAGATATCGGATATAACCTTTCCTATAATGATGAAATTATAAACTATATCTATAATATAATAGAGAAAGAAAAAGAAAACGGCGCAAGACCAATCCTGAGAGCAATACAAAATGAAATAGAAAATAAGATAACAGATGAAATTATCGAAAACGGAGCAAAAGAAAAAATAACAATAACCGTCGAAAATAACGTTCTAAAATTTGAAAGCGCCTAAGAAACAAAATCTTAGGCGCCTTTTTGTGCTATTTTCTGCTGTTGTGAAAATTAATTGCTTGATAAGAAATCATACACCCTCTCCAATGAAAGCCAATCTTTTGGCTCTGGCACAATTTCAACAACACCGTTTTTGAAATAAACAGTTACTCTCTTAAAAAATGCACCTAATCCCATCGGAGATGATAAAATACCATTCATCCTGTCCTCTACCTCATTTTGAATGTATAAGTCCCTATCACTCTCTTGATAATCTTCCGGTAATTGAATCATAGACGTATCAACATACATCATAACACCAAAATCACCATATATCTTGCAATCACGAACATCCTTGACTGCAATGCTCATATTTTCTAATTCCTCTCTCGCTATCTTGTAAAAACGACTGTATTGATTGCCAAGTTCCCTTACTTGGTCCGAAATGACCCTCAGCCTGTCAGCATAATCACTACATATATCTACAATATCCTCACCTTCACCCATACTCTCATTCAACTGAGACTTGACATATTCCTTGAACTGAGATTCGGTTAAAATAATTTTTTTTCCCATTGTCAATTATAACCTTTTATAATAATTACTTTTATAAGATAAAAACTATTTATTTGTATATGACTATATTCGAGAAACATACAGTAAATGAGTCAATAGACGAGGACCTTTACAACGCCAGGAATTCCGTCAATACAAACCCGACGGAAAAACAGAAAATGGCAGGAAACTACAAGAAGGGACACGTCACAATAAACGGCTATAAGATATCCATAGAAAACCCGAAAGGCTCAATAAGGAGAGGAAAGGATAAAAACGGACACGAATGGACCGTCACAATGGCTCATGACTATGGTTACTTCATAAAGAAGACAAAGGGAAAGGATGGAGAACCTATAGATGTATTCATCGGAGATGACCTCGAATCAAAGAAGATATATGTCGTTGATCAAAAAGTACACGGAAAGTTCGATGAATCAAAAGTAATGTTCTGCTTCGACTCGGAAGAGAAGGCGAGACAAGGATACAATGACTGCTATGAGGAAGGATGGAAAGGACTGTGGAAAATAACACCCGTCTCACAAGAGACGTTCAGGAAATGGCTCTATGACGGATACAGACAAAGAAAACCATTCTACCAATACGTTGAAATAATAAAATCAAACAAAAAAGAAAAAAAGGAAAATAATATGAAAAAGAAAATGCATATTAATGAAGAACAATTACTGTCACTTATAAGGGAAAACGTGAAACAAACCCTTATGGAAACAGAAAACGAAAACTTCTTCGACAGATTGAGAGGAAAGGCTTCCGCATTTTTCAAAGGTAATGACGCGGAAGACGACGGTTATACCGTGGATAAGGAAATGAAAGACGAATACGTCAACCAATATGAAGCGGACAAGGAGAGAACAAGACTCCTATCTAATGCAATAAAAAATATCGAAAACGCAATTGCCGGAACAGAGAAGGCAAAGGAAACAGGATACCTCAACGGAAGAGCAACAGGAGAGGCAACAGAAAACTTCATCCCGGCAGCAAAGAGAATGGCATATATCCTAAAGAATGTTATCGCGAGGGGAAGGTCCACAATGTCAGCATACAGCAACGCAGCATTCAGACCACAACCAAATTATGATATTCCTGAGCGCGATGAGGAAACAATGGATAATAACAATGATTCAAAGTCATACACATACAGGAGAAAAAGCCCGTTCAATAAATTGAGAGACGACCTCGCATCAAGAAAAAGCGGACTCGGACAAATGAGATACGTATCAGAATCCATCGATGACATTGTAAAAGAATCAATCAAGAATGTCATTAATGAAGACAAACAACACAATTAGATAATAATAATAAAAATGAGCGGCTAAATAAAAATAACCGCCCATTTTTTTTTATTTATTATTGTTTTCTTGTTTTTATTGTTTTTCTTCTTTCAATGTATTTTTATAGTGTGTTAATGCAGGATAACCCCATACATCCTTCCCAACTTTTGCATTGTCAAATGCTTCCTTTCTCCTCTCAGGATTATTCCACCCTGATTGTGGGTCACGCATTTCGCCATTCTTATGACCCCAAAAATACGGGTTATGCCTTAAATCCCTTGCCGCTTTTGCCTTATCCGACATTGGCTCGAAACCATCGTGACGACCATTTACCCTACGTTCTTCTTTCTTGTTATAAAAGTCCTTGAAGCCACCCTCTCTGCCACTGTGTTCAAACTCAGCATTCCTTTCAACATAAACAAGATACATACCATCTCCGAGTTTCTCATATTCAACTCTGTCACCACGTTCAAGATTCACACCGTTTTCCTTTGCCCAAATGTCAAGACCTTTGTTATCGGCCCAACGCCAATGGTCAATAGTATGACCTCTTTGAATGTTATCCAATTGTTCCTTGTTAATAACACCAAGAACATCCGCATCACTCATATTATGAAAATCAGTTGCAGCATAGTTACGCATATGACGACCACGAGAAAGGTTGTCTTTCCATAATCCGCCATGTTCAGAAAATATCTTCTGTAACTTGTCTGACTTTATGCTCTTTGACTCATTTAAATTCGTTAAATCAATCTCGGAAAGACTCTCATTCACGGCCTTTCTAACAACACTCTCTAAAAGATTGGAGAACTTCTCCTGATAGTTCGCAACATAATTGTCCCAATTCAACTCTTCCTTAGGCAGAACATCCTTCATATGTTCATACCACTTCTTGTACCCCTCATACGCATTGTTGCGCCCATACTTCAAACCAAGAAAATTCCGTCTCCTCTCTTCAGGAGTGTATGGAGTGACATGACCATTGTCTATCTTGGATATGTTTCCAAAATCTATCTCGGATAGACTCTCACGAATTATCCTGCGAAGTGTATCTTCATTTAATTTTATCGTTTTCATGTTTTAATCATCGCTATATATATCATATTCAAATGTATCTAACACATCACGTCGTAAAGAGTCGGTATCTAAATAATCAATTAAATTGTTTGAAGAAACAAAATTATCAATTATTTCGTCATAAAAATATTTATAGTCATCTTTATTACTAAAACCGCCAAGTTTTTTCACTTCTTTTATATAACTCTTTAACGGATATAAACTTTTACACAGTTCCTTGTAATCCTCCACATCATAATCAATTTGGATGTTTGATTGAACTGTTTGTTGGTACATCTCGTTTACCACTTTTTTCACTATATTACGAAGTGTATCTTCATTTAACGTTATCACTCTCTTCTTACTCTCGTTAATTGCCGCGCTTAATAAAGCCTCTATTTCACGTCGACCATTTGGGTTTGCTGAGTGTACAAAATACTTAGGGAACGGCTGTCCTGATTTGCGACAATATTCCTGTAACCATTGTGCACAATCTAAACCCTTTCTCAAACCCTTGCCGAGGTCGTGGTCGAATGAAACAAACTCGGGTATGCCATTCTTTAAAATGTAATCGGTAAATTCTTCAAAATTCTTTACCCAAATAAAATCAATGTCATACTTTGAGAATAAATCATCATAAAAACCCTTGTTTCTCACAAATGCGCCCGAATCACTCTTTTTATTAAAATACTTGTACGGATCACGCATATCATCTAACCATAATACTGTCATAATCTTAATACTCCCCACAATTTATGCTCTTACCATAGCACTTGTTATTAAAAAATATGTAACCACACTCACCATCAGAACTGGTCCTTATAAAATAAGCCTTGTTCTTGTCTGTTAAGTTGTCTAAAGAAAAATTCGGGTCAGTACCATTAACCAATTCAATACCCGAAAATACATTTACATTAGCATTTCCATCCATAACCAAATACTATTTCTTTTTTTTTTATTAATACTCATTTTCTATTTCATCCCAATATTCGTCTTCGGGAATGTCTATCTTTACTCCATATATCCGCTTGCAAAGATAATGTATCTCACTTATCTCATCCCAAGACAACCTCCTACTGTGCTGCTGAGAAAAGTGATCATCAGTCAACCTGTTATCACCCTCCCTGTAATATATGAAACGAGGGTCACTCTCATTATGACCCCATTCAACAGCAACAATACCATTGTCAACCAATGCACGGCCATCCCTTAGACCATCAAGAAATATCTTTATCTCCTGCTCCCACTGATTGCCATAAATACCACCGGTGGTGGAAAAACCACCATTAATCCCATCACCATATATGCCCCTGAGACTTTCACGGATGATATCCCTTAATATGCCTTCGGTTAACCTGATATTCATCATATTATATTATAATGTATATTATTTTAATATAAATACAGAAATGATAAAGAAAAAGCCCATTTTGAAATAACCCAAAAATTTCCGGGAAAAAATTTTTTTGAAAACCGATTTCAGGAGAAAAGGGGGTACCCCTCATGGAAAACCCAAGTAAGAAAGGGGGTCATTTTCAAAAGGTCAAAAATCCGGGAAAAATTTCTCATGAGCGCCCGTTCGGGGGAGAACAGGGTACCCTCCCTTGAAAACCCCAATTTTCCGGGAAAAAATTCTCATGAGCAACTGTGCCCCCGTATTTCAAGGGGTGTGGGGTAGGTGTCACGTAGGAGGGGGCTTACGTAGGGGGGTGTCGGGTAGGGGGTACGTAGGTAGGGTATATGGGGGGAGGGTGTAGGGGGTATGTTGACCTCCCTCCCCAAGTGATTTTTTCTTAAAAAAAAAGTTACCGAAAGGTTTGGATTATTCGGTGATTTTTATATATTATTGCAGATAGATACAGCAGAAGGATACTGTAAATATCAGAAAAATACAGGATGACGACGGCGTTTCCCTATGTGCACTAATATAATAAATCTTGAGATATATGCAAGAGTTCCGTGATATTTTTTTCATATCCGATGCAAAAAAAGTTAGGAGAAGATTTGGATTTCTCGGATGTTTTTATATATTATTGCAGATAGTTATCGGGCTTGAGTCAGCGGAAGAGAAGACTGACTATGGTATCTTGGGTGGTTCAAAAAAGTTTTGGTTGTTAACACTTTTTAACTTAGAATATTTGCGTATGTGGAAAAATTGTTGTATCTTTGCAGTAGAAAACAAGAAAGGAAAGAGTTATGAGACTATCAGCAAGAGATTACATCAACGAGTACATCTATCGCAGGTTTCTTGTCTTTATGGAAAGTGCAGATGCAGGTGCGATTGCAGATGCCTTGACCGATAAGGTCATTGAAGACATCACCGAAACGGCTGACATTGAGAAATGGAATAGTTCCGACATTGACATTGCGCTCTCACGAATTATGATGAAGACCTTTGTCGGAGAAGATTAACCTTTTAATTTAGAGTAGAGTAATGAGAACAAGAGACCGACCTTAATACTTGAATGAAAGTGATATTTTAGATTTTAATGTGATAATAATAAAAAACGAACGGATAGTGTAGTAACGCTGCGTAAGGCTCTTGGGTTTTCCCGATATTGGTTTTAGAATGAGCCGCAAACAAGTCCACGACTATGGCAAGAGCAAGCCCCTAAAATATTTATAGTGTATTTGATAATTGAGATATTTTATAAGTTAGTTTTGAAACCCCAAAAGATTACTCCAATGCACAAGTAAAGAAAATTATTTTTATTCATTATTTATTATATTTAAAAAACGAGAGCCTCCACGACTGATATGTTGGGGTTCTGAGAGCCTCCACGACTGATATGTGGGGGTTCTTTTTTTATATTTATCTCTCAAAAAAAGTTGCTGATTTGTTTGGAAGTTACAGAATTTTTTATATATTATTGCAGATAGTGTTTACTGTACGTCGTCAGCGGCATCAGGATTATCGAGATTTGCTGCTAAAGGAAACAGGTCCTTCACGGGTGAAACTATGTGCACTAATATAACATTTTCTGTGACATACGCAAGAGTTTCTCTGATTTTTTTGAAATATTTTTTTTTGAAGAAATAGGGATTTTCCCCTTGTATAATTCAAAAAAAAGTTGTACCTTTGTAGTGGAAAACAAAAACAAACTGATTAAAAAAGAGATACTGATATGTTCAAGAGATTAGAAGATTTCAAGAGAAAGGACTTAGCGAAGTTGCGTAGTGAGATTGTACTTAATAGTCTTTTCTATGCTGATTACAACAATTCGTTCGGCATTGACATTCACGATGTGGCTGCATTTTTCGATGGCTATTACGATTTCATTTGGGAATTGGCATACGAAAAGGCATCGGAAGATGGCGAGGGTACGAGTCATTTGACACACGATTATGTGATGGAGAATTTTGACAACACCGACACTCTTGAAGAATGGTATTATTGCCACGATGATTTTAGTTGGGTAAGATACTATGACAAAGAGCAATATCTTCAAATAGTTAGACGGATTGGAAAGTAGTTGTTCATCATTACTGAGAAAGAGTCGCACTCGAAAAGGGGTGCGATTTTTTTTTTATCATTTTTTTGATGATTTGTTTGGAGGTTTCGAGAATTTTATTATATTATTGCAGATAGTTGGTGATGACGGTGAAGGATGGCATCTCGTGATGCGTATGACTACTGCTCGGTGACGACGCTGCTCTTCGTCGACAGCGCGTTTCCCTATGTGCAGTAATATAACATTTTCTGTGACATATGCAAGGGTTTCATCAAAAAAGTTCTTGGTTCCGTGAAGATTTTTTTATATCAGTTCACATATAGTTCGCATTGGGAATGGAGAGATTACATCAGTTCACATATAATTTTTTTTTGAAAAAAAGTTGATGAAAAATTTGGAATATTCAAAAAATTGTCGTACCTTTGCAGTGTCAAACAAAAAACATTTTTATTAACTAATTAAAATTTTTACTATTATGAGAAGACTTATTTATTGTTTGTTCGCAATGTTTGTGGCAACCCTCAGCGCTAACGCACAAGTGGACTCACTCTATCTGTTCAGTGCAACATACCACACAACGAGAGATTGTCCGAAAATTATAAAACACGGAAAGAGAGAAGTAGTTGCAATAAAAGATTTAAAAAAGTCACCTTTCCATCGGCATTACCGATGTTACAAGTGTATGTCAAGTTACGAAACCGATTCAATTAAACAAGTGATTAAGTTTGGTGAATATAAACAACCCAACGAGATTTATATGGCGGGTAAGTATCTTGAAAAGTCGGCTAATTGTCAATATGCCGCTATTGGGTTTGGAGCCGTTGGTGGATTTATTGCTTCAATACCTGCTTGGAAAACTGATATGGGTGATGGAGGTCGCAAGGCTTGTTTTAGTGTGGGTGCTGTGTTTGGTGTGGCGGCATTTGTATCAGAGATATGTGCAATAAATTATAAATTCAGTGCAGGAACATCGCTAAAGATTTCGGCAACACACATTCAATATAATTTTTAGAAAATAGACAGACATTCCAATACAATGCTCACCTCAAAAGGGTGGGCATTTTTTTTTATCATTTTTTTATCTAAAAGTTTGGATTTCTCGGATGTTTTTTTATATTATTGCAGATAATTATCGCGCTTGAGATGAAGAGGCTGAAGACCACCAATGGGTACACATTCATCACCGCCTTTTTGCGGTTCGTGTTTGATATTGAGTGGAAAAGTCCTCATTTTGTAATGTAGAGATTGCAAAACACACTTTTTCCAATACATTTTTCAAGAAATGCTTGTGTATATGGAAAAATTGTCGTATCTTTGCAGTGTCAAACAAAAAGAAACATTAACCAATTAATTTTTTACTACTATGAACAAAGAGGAAATCACAAAGAAAGCAGAGAACATTGTATCAGTCATTAAGATATTGCCGTTCCCAACATTGTGCCATTACTTATTTGCAATACGTAAGCAGACCGAGTTGGTCGCTGCGATTGCAGAGTTCGTTGGTGTCAAGGGTGAAACCGACCACCGAGAAATTGCAACGGCTATTGCAGAGTACGGAAAGGAGTATTATCGTAAACTCAATAATATGTCGGACTTTGATGCTGCCTAACTACTGAAATTGCAAATCTCAAATCAGTTCTTTCATATTTTAGTGCCACTTGTCTGTGAAGATAGGTGGCATTTTTTTTTATCATTTTTTTCTCGAAACATTTGGTAGACCGAGAATTTTTTATATATTATTGCATATAGGATTACCCGTGAAGGAAGCGCTCCGCCATCAGATGACTACTGAGCAGTAACGCTGCTCTTCGTCGACAGCCCGTGATAATTATGTGCACTAATATAACATTTTCACCGAGATTTGCAAGCATTTTTGTGACTTTTTTGTAAAAATGTTCATTTTGCAATGTGGAGATAGCAAAATGGTACTTTTGTGTGTTTTTTTCAGTGAAATGCTTGTGTAATTCAAAAAAAAGCCGTACCTTTGTCCCTGTAAACGAGAAACATTAAGTTTAACTTTTAAAATTATTTTAGTATGAAAAAAGACATTAACAACGTTATCAAGGTTTTGGGTATTCGTGCTGCAAGTGGTGGTTATGAGTTCAACGTGTATGATGAAGATAAGAACGACATTCAAGTTTCGTTCAGTGGGACAAGTGTTCCATTGGTTTCCGACATTCGTGGGATACTTTCGTGCTTCTTCCAAAACGCATATCAAATAGTCAACGTAAACGAGTTTTTTGGCTTTACCGAAATTTTCCTTTCGGATGGTCATTTCTTGGACAAACGTAAGAACGTAGATTTGCAGAGTTTGAAGATGTATCTGCCCTATGGTGCATTGGACAACATAGAATAGAAACAAAAGGCATTTTAATTCTTTCATATTTGGTGCGTCTGCCCGTGAGGGTGGGCGCATTTTTTTTGAAAAAAAGTTGGGAAAACATTTGGTAGACCGAGAATTTTTTTTATATTATTGCAGATAGTTTTTACGACGAAGGCATCGCCCAAGATGAACCTCGTGGTACTGAGGCGTCTTCCCGTGTTTCGTATGTGCACTAATATAACATTTTCACCGAGATTTGCAAGCATTTTTGTGAGTTTCTCGTAAAAATGTTCATTTTGTAATGTAGAGATAGCAAAATGGTACTTTTGTGTATTTTTTTCAGTGAAATGCTTGCGTAATTCAAAAAAAAGCCGTACCTTTGCAAAGGAAATGAGAGATAAACCAACTCATTTGCCAACCACTAAAAGGGGTGGTCATTTAGAGATTATGAAAAACCTATTCCAACTCGTTAGCGAAATTAACGGCTGCAAAATTGCTCACATCGAGTATAACGGCACTGAAAAGTGCCCAAAGGGTCTTGGTCTTGGTGGCGTGGTCACAAAGGTCGTTCGTGGAGATGTTCAAGTAAATTTCTCCTACGAAAATGCAGTCAATAATAGGCTGCAAAAGCAAGGCGACACGCCTACATTCGTGTCGGGTTCACTCCCCTACGGCTCTTGGGTTGTGCCCAACAAGATATTCATTCACAAGGGCGAACACTATCTTCGCTTTTACGCCCTCAAAGGTTCCGTTATGACAACGGAGTATTTCGTGAACGGAAAAGCAGCCACACAACAAGAAGTCGCTATCATCAAGGCTTGGAAAAAGAGCCAAAACAAGACAAGCGACAAGCAAGCAGCCTATGGGCTGACCGAAAATCAAGTCTGCCCTCGCAACATCAAGTTCGCCAACATCATATCTTTCAAGTGTGGCGACATCAACTACGACGCCAAGCAGAACGCAGCCGCCTAAGAGCCTAAGAGATAAGAGAGAGAGTGCCTACCCGAGAGGGTGGGCATTTTTTTTTGTACTCAAATGAGTACTGAGAGGTGCATTTTTTCTTTAATTTTTTCACTGAAAAGTTTGGTGGTTTCAAAAATTTTTTTTTATTATTGCAGATAGTTATCACGGGAAGGCATCCCGACTATCGCCGACCATAAGTATTTGTAAATGAAATAGTTATAAGATTTTTCTCTGCATTACCGCTGAACGAGGAGATGATGGCATCACCGAGCAGTAGTCATACGCATCACGAGATGTTCCTTCTTCAGGACTATGTGCAGTAATATAACATTCTCAAGGAGATATGCAAGAGTTTCTTCATTTTTTTTTTTATTATTTTTTTTTTAAAAAAAGTCATCTAAAAACTTGCATAATTCAAAAAATTGTCGTACCTTTGCAGTAGAAAACAAGAATAATAGAATAGTATGCACAACATTAGTAAATTAGTAAGAGAGAATAAGGCAGAAGCAATTGACATCATCAAGGCATTTGGTGGTGAGATTAGTTTCATCGGTGGTGTTGAGCCAAAGGAGTTCAACGACAACCCATACAAACTGAATGTACCTATTATCATTTTGGATTGTGCGGAGTTGATTGATTGTGCGGTGCTTGCAGTCCGTCTTAACGAAAGCGGAGAGATTGAGTTTTACGGCTTTGACACAAAAGTTCCCGAAGCAAGCGAGTGGTTTACGGCATCAGAGTGTGCGAACAATACCGACAACGAGATTTACGAATTTATTGGAAATCATAACAACTCTAAAAAATAAGTGAATATGAAAAGGACATTGAATGTGACATTGGCTATCGTGGTTGATACCGAGTTGGAAGAGGTAGGTGACATCGTGGACAACCTCACCTTTAAGGTGGAAGAGGATAGCGAGAATGTGGAAGTGAAAGACAAAGAAGTCGTAGATTTCTTTGAAGTGTGGTAAATAGAACCCTAAGTAGGATTTTCCCCCAAGACCTAAAAAAGTCTTGGGGGATTTTTTTTTTTACCTGAAAGTTTGGCAGTTACAGAATTTTTTTTATATTATTGCAGATAGGATTAGCCCGTACAGTGCCATCTCCGCCCAGTTCTCCCCTGGCGGTGTCACCGACTCAGGACAGCGTGTTTCCTATGTGCACTAATATAACATTTCCCGCGACATTTCCAAGAGTTCACTGACTTTTTTTTTTATTATTTTTTTGAAAAAAAGTTGTTGAAAAATTTGGTAGTTTCAAAAAAAAGCTGTACCTTTGCGGTGTCAAAACAAGGGGTAATAAATTAAAAATGATTATATAGAAATATGTTTTTAATAAAGAATTACAAGACAAACAAGTATTACAAGACAAAGTATGACATTACCAATGACAAACTTTGTCAGTTACATAGTCTGCCGTTCATCAAAAGTGGCATACTGACAGAAAATGAAGCCGTTTCAAAACGTAAATGTTTGGATAGATTTCCGCAGATTGAGGTTGTTTGTCGGTTTGACGGACGTGTCCGTGATTGGAAGTATGATTGTGAGTGGTTTACATGGCTATGTGTCATTTAACATCAATTAACTGAAAAAATTTGGTAGTTTCAAAAAAAAACTGTACCTTTGCAGCAGAAATGAAAATGAACGCTGCGTTTGTCAGTGTCAAAACAAAAAAAGCAATAAACATTATGAAAGCAAGAATAACCTATCGTTACGAGATTTTCATTGAGGGCAAAGACCTTAATGACATCAGGAGGAAGTGGTATGACATTGACCTTAGACCGAAGTTTGTAGATGTTGCACCCGAAGGAGTTGAGGACGGCGGCTTTATTGAGGTCGTATCAGCAGAAGATGCAGACACCTACGAGGATTTGAAGATGTAAAAAGAAATCATTAACATCAAAAAATAAACAGACATTATGAAAAAGTATTTCTTCATTCTATTATTTGCGGTGGTTCTTTTCCTGCTTATCCCATCAAGAAATGAGTATTTCAACGCTCTCGTCATTGCAGGAATGAGTATGCTATGGCTCCTCATCGCTCTCCACCTTGAAGGTGAAGTCGAGAGGAAGAAAGAGTAAGCCAAGAGAAATTGCTTAAGTATAATCATTCATTATGGTGCGTCTGCCCGTGAGGGTGGGCGCATCTTTTTTTTTGTACTCAAATGAGTACTGTGGAGTAAACCGTTAACGTCGTCTGAGGAGGCAGGAACTATCTGCATTAATATAACAAATTCTGTGAAACATACAAGCTTTTCTCAAAATATTTTTTCATTTTTTATTGAAAAAAATCACTCAAAAATTTGTGTAATTCAAAAAATTGTCGTACCTTTGCAAAAGAAAAAAGAAAAAGAAACATTAACCAATTAAAAACTTTTATTACTATGGTATCACAACTCATTAACGACAACGGCAATCCTGCTGCAAACCAATTCGTGATTAACACCCCCAACGCGGTCTACTTTCAGTCCTACGACTCCGTAGTGTGCAAGGTCAAGGGTGGACAAGTAACTCTTTCCGACTATTGGGATTACTCCAACACGACACGCAAGCACCTTTACATCTTCTTGCGCAGTCAAGGGTATCGTGGTCTTAACTCGGCAAAAGAGGTTCGCCTTGCAATTGCAAAGGGCATCGTGAAACTCTCGCCCAAGCCCTCGCTCAAAGTTTCTTAGCTGTTCATTTTGTCATAGTTAGATGCGTCTGCCCATTAGGGTGGGCGCATTTTTTTTTACTGAAAAGTTTGGAAGTTTCGAGATTTTTTTTATATTATTGCAGATAGTATATCAACAGGCTCAGGACGTTTTCCCCTGGATGGGGTATCAATCCAGGGGAATGTTAAATAATGTTAATGGGGTGAAAAAAGTTCTTTGATTATTTGGCCAATTCAAAATTATTTTGTACCTTTGCAATAGAATTTAAAAAAGAACAATTATGGAAGCACCAGAGAGGATTTACATTTCATATGAAGGGTATGGATGTTTTAAAGATGATAGTTCTACTGAAAGAACCAATAATTCTCAGGTTGAATACACTCGAACTGATGCCTTTATTGAGAAGGCATTAGATTATATTGCCTACAATATGCGATGCGATGGTTATACATTGCAGACTAAGACAGCATTTATAAGAGAATTCAAAAATTATATGAAAGGAGAATAACATGAAACTGATTGATAAAGATGCCGTAGTAGCGGAGATAGAGAGAAGAAAAGAGTTTTATGAAACTATAGAAAAACTACATCCTGTATATGAAAGTAATATTAAAGATTGTGATGATGTTCTTTCTTTTATTAACACTCTTGAAGTGAAAGAGGAGAAAGATTTTGGAAAGCAAGGTGAACAAGAAGAGCCTCAAGTTTATGAGACAGAGGATGGTGAAGTAATTACATATTCTGAAAGTGAAGGATATAAGTATGGTTGTGAAGATACAAAAAAGAAAGGAGAATAAGTTATGGTTAGTTTAGACGGAATGGATTTCAACATTGACCACTATGGTGGCAATTTCGATCTTGACAATTTCTGTGGGGATATGGATTATGGTATGCCTGAGGACAGATATCCTCAGCATTTCATCTGTGAGGGACCGGTTCCTGGTATAACGCAGTATTGCATTCAAGACAACAAGATTTACGAGGGTTGTATGCCTGGTGGAAATTGCGTTGCTTGCATTGACAAGTGGGGCAGAGTTCACAAGGGATATTTTGAAACTAATGAGGTTATTGCTAACATTGGTGAGGACGGACGCATCTATGAGGGCATTTTTCCAGGCATTTGTATTGGTAGTATTATTGATGGAAGAGTGACACTTGATGGAAATTACTTCCCCACCACTTCGGCTGATTTCAATATCTTTTAGCCGATACTTGTTTTGTGTTTGTGTTGTTTGCCTACTCCATTTGGAGTAGGCATTTTTTTTTTATCATTTTTTTTGCTGATTTATTTGGAAATGTCGGATGTTTTTTTATATTAGTGCAGATAGGATTACTGGATTCTCCGGCGTCGGTCATGTTCATCTGCATGATTGTCATGGTTTTGATCCTGGATTTTTTTAATTAAAATTTTTTTTGTATCTTTGCAGAAAAAGATAAAGACTATGAAGACAAAGTTTAGTAAAAAAGTAGAAAGGTTGTTAGGTGAGGGTATGATTGACACCTATTTCAGTGATGGAGAAACTATTGCATATTTCAATCATGGAGAAAAGTTGGAGAATGGAGATTGGGATTTGTTCGGTGTATTATTAACCGAAGGCGGTACTTTTTCCTGCGGTTGTCTATTATCCGAATTGGAAGAGCAAGGGTTTGTCTACGATGAGAAAAAGAATGTGAAGTTGTGAAAGTTAAAATAATGTTAAAAATACTTTTTTCCTTGGTTATTTCAAAATAATTTCGTACCTTTGCATCAGAAATGAAATATAACATTATTAAATAATAAATAATAAGACTATGCTTAACATCTGTTTTGGAATTGTACTTGGTTCTATTTTCACTTTGCTTTGTGTTCTTTTCTATTTCGCCTACGGAAGAATGGTTGAAGACAGAAAGAAGAAAGAAAAACTGAAAGAGATTACCACTTGTCCCTATTGTGGTAGTGAGCACCTTGAATGGCACGAGAACGGAAATCCCTACTATTGTCTTGGTTGCGGAATGTCCTTCAATGACGATGATTTGAGGTTTGAGGAAATCCGACACGAACTTCTCTCTCTCTTGGACGGACATAGGGTAAACAATCCGTTAAAGTGTGAGATAACATTAGAGGACGATGATGCGGTTGGTTTATCCTCACTTGAAATGCCTATGATTTGTGCAGCATACATTGACGAGGAATACTCCGAGATTAACTTTACGATGTATGGCGAGAATAGGGATATTAACTTTGACAACATCAGTCTTAAGAACGCGGAGATAATACTCGAAGAGATTAAGGAATTAAGGAATTAATTTTTTTCATACTAACTTGTTTTGGTGCACCTGCCCGTGAGGGTCGGTGCATTTTTTTTATCATTTTTTTCTCGAAACACTTGGAAGTCTCGAGATTTTTTTTATATTAGTGCAGATAGAAATCCAGTACAGTGAGCTTGAGAATCATGAAGAGAAACATGATTATGCATGGATCAAAATATTTTTTATATATTTGTAGTGAACTAAAATTTTTAATTTATGAGAAAACTTATTTTGATTATTGCATTGTTTATGTCTGTCATTAGCAATGTGTGTGCAGAAAGGCATATGACTTTCTTGGGCGAACCTATTGATGGATCCATTTATGAATTCAAGAACTTGATGGTTGACAAGGGTTTCAAATTTGTTGAAGAGCGTGACCAATTCTGTTTCCTTGAAGGAAAGTTTACGGGCAAGGATGTGACTCTCGTTCTTGTTGGAACTCCATTGACAAAGACTATTTGGAAGGTGTTGGTAAAGTTTAAGCAGGAGATTTATTGGGCGGATCTGAAGATGTCATTCCTTGATTATAAGGATTTGTATAAGAAGAAATACGGAGAACCGACTGAGGAATGTGAAACAATACTTCCACCGCATAAGGAATACGTTGATGATTGGGTGTTGGCATTGAGGAACGGACTGATTGAATATCACTCCATTTGGGATTATGTCTATGGCTCCATTGTACTTAGGATATCACCTTTAGGTACCTTGCAGATATTTTATCAAGATGAACTGAATGACCAAAAATTCCAAAAGGAAAGCGAAATGAGAAATTTGGATGAAATTTAAAAAAAGTTGTCTAAAAATTTGGTCAATTGGAAAAATTGTCGTACCTTTGCCCCCGAAATGAAAAAGACTAAAGATATGAGTATAACGGCTGAATTTGTAAAGAACATGAAGAGTGGTGAGTATCTCTCGGACAAGCGTGTGTTGTCTGCTATGAAGCGTAGGGGACTTATCAAGGGTTATTCCGACTTAGGCGACATTGAGCGCGTGGGTATTGAGTATGGCAATGGAGGTGTTGCTTACTATGAGATATTCCCCAACGGCAATGTGGATAAGGTAGGGAAGCACAAGTGTGCAACGAGGGCTGAGGTGACTGAGGTATTTGGCGGAAACCGAACAATTGTCTACGAGGGTGTGAAGTTCACTACTGCATCAAAGAGTGGCTGCGTAAATCCGTTCTTGGTAAAATTATTCTAAATTTAAAATAAAGGTAATATGAGAAAGTTCAACATTTTTTTAGCGCTTTTAACTGGGATCGTAACGTGTGTTTTTGTTATTTTGGGCGTACATTATGCAAACATTAAAAAATATGATGAGTCCACCTTCTACCTCTTGCTTTGTATCATCAACTACATGACATTCTTGGATTGTACGAGGGACATAGACAAGAAAGAATAATCGTTTTGTTTAAAGTAATTTTTTTTTAAGTTGGATGCGTCTGCCCGTGAGGGTGGGCGCATTTTTTTTGAAAAAAAGTTGCTGATTTATTTGGAAATCTCAGTGAAAATGTTATATTATTGCAGATAGTACCTGAGTTTTTTGTAAGGTTTTGTATCACCCATTTTATATAAATTTGTAAGGTTTGGTATTAATTTGTATCGGAAATGTTAAAAAAATGTTAAAATTGATTTTTTCCTTGGTCAATTCAAAATTTTTTCGTACCTTTGCAGCAGAAAACAAAAAGAAACAACAATAAATATATATAAGAATATGGCAAGTAAGTTTTTTGAGCAGATTAAGACTGCGGTAATTGAGAGAGAAGTTGAAGATGTTTACAATAAGGGTATTTCTCTTTATTTTGTAGAGGACATCAAGCATCCGTTTGCTTGTGATGGTCTCATTGAGACAAAGACGGAGAGCGGAAAGATGTTGAAACTCATTATCGAATACAAGTTCGATGAAATGATGACATCAAAGTTGGCTCGTTCAAAGGTCATTGCGCAGGTGCTTTTCTACCTTAAGAGGTTTGAGAATGACGGAATGGTTCTTCCCAATGTATGCCTTATCGGTGACATTAACGAGTGTTTCTGCTTCCACACGAACGACATTCTTTCCTATCTTGACGAAGATGTGGATTGGAGTCTCGCTCCGTCAGCAGCAGGTAATTGCACAGACTTGGTGCTCAAACTCGCCAACGATGAAAATCTCAATCCCTACATCTTTGATATAGATGAGAATTTCTCCTTTAAGGAAGTTGCGGAGAAGATTAAAAGTCTCGCAGAGAATGTTCAGCGATATGTTCGTGTGACAGAGCACAATATTTCAAACATCTTTGATTATTTCTGCAAAAAGGTTGTCAAGGATGTGGAGAAGATACAAGCAAACGACCTCGTTGCAATCTTTATGGGTGTTATCACCGACCCCGATGAATACTATCAGCACCCAACAAAGAAGAATATCCTCGTATGTAAGGATAGTACTCAATTGAGTATTAACGGAGACGGATTTAAGAGTTTCTTCTCCTACTTTAATAGAAACTACACTCCGCAGGAAAAGAATAAGTTCGCAGAGATTAGTGACCGCCTTATTGAGGACACAAACAGAAGAAACAAGGGAGAGTTTTACACTCCAACTCCATTTGCTGATTATGCACACAAGTATATGGAAAGTGTATTTGGTGAGAATTGGAAAGATGAATATGTAGTATGGTCTTGTTGTTGTGGAACAAAAAATATGACAAGAGACTACTATTTCAAGGAATTGTATTGCTCCACTCTTGAAAATGCAGAACTCCAAATCGGAGCAAGATATAATAAAGAAGCAACCTGCTTCCAAATGGATTTCCTTAATGACGGAGAGGATAAAATGCCCGCTTCTCTTATCGAAGCAATGAAACAAAATAAACCTATCATCTTCTTCATCAATCCTCCTTATGTAGGTTCTTCCGATTTTGGCGAAACCGCTAAAAAGGATATTTGCAAAACTTGGGTAAATAAAGAAATGCTTGCCAATAATATTGGTGCTTGCTCTCAAAACCTTTATGCTCAGTTCTTCTACCGCATAATGATGTTCAAGGAGAAGTACAATCTTACTAACTTGCATATCGGTTTGTTCTGTCCTACACTCTTTTTGAGTGGAACATCTTACAAACAATTTAGAACAAAGTTTCTCAATGAGTTCACTTTTAACAAAGGTTTTCAGTTCAATGCAGGTTATTTTGCAAACTGCGCTTCTACTTGGGGCATCGGTTTCTCAATTTGGAATAGTGGTGTTTCTACCGACAAGGAAAACTTTACCTTTGACTTAGTGGACTTTGCAGGTGAGGAAATAGAAAAGGTTGGTGAAAAGGTTGTCTATAACATTGATACCGAAGAAACTGCAAGAAGTTGGGCAGTTAAAGATGTGAAGAAACTTAAAACAAAAGATGTGGTGAATATGACAAGTGCGCTTATCATTAAGAATGACAAAAAGACATATGGAACTTTATTTGATAATGCGCTTGGTTATTTCTACTGCAATTCTAATAATGTGGATAAAAATGCACAGAATGTAGGTATGTTCTCCACCGCTTTTGGCGCAGCACATGGTTTCGGAATGAATGAAGACAATTTCACAAAATGTACCGCTCTTTTCTCTGCAAGAAAACTTATTGACTGCACTTGGATTAACTCAAAAGATGAGTATCTTGTCCCCAATACTGAAAGTGAGAAGTGGAATGAGTTTGTAAATGATAGTCTCATATATAGTTTGTTCCATAGTTCTTCCAATCAATCTTCTCTCCGTCAAGTGGAATACAAGGGTAAGAAGTGGGACATAAAGAATGAGTTTTTCTTTATGAGTAAGGGTGAGATTATGGAACTTGCGAATGAGTATCATCTTGATTTCACCTACAATGATGCAAAGGTATCTTCGGAGCGGTTTGTCTATAACAAGTTGCAGGGTTTGGAATTGTCAGCAGAAGCAAAGGCGGTTCTCGACAAGGCAATAGAATTGACAAAGAAGAGTTTCAAGGTTAGGGAGTTGTTCAATGATGAGCACCCCGAATATCAAATACTAAATTGGGATTGCGGTTGGTATCAAATCAAGGGCATACTGAAAGAGTTCTTCCCCGAAGATTTGAAAGAGTTCGGAGAATTGTTCAAGGCTCTTGCCGACAAGATGCGCCCAATGGTTTATGAACTCGGCTTCTTGAAGTAAAATTTGTAATTTCTTATATATGTTGTTGTTCCAATGCACTTGCTCGTGAGAGTGGGTGCATTTTTTTTGTCATTTTTTTGATGATTTGTTTGGAGAATTCAAAATTTTTTATATATTATTGCACATAGTTCTGTACGCTTGAGATGACAGCGGCATCGACAGGTGGTGTTCATGCATGACTGCTGCTCTTCATGCACGGGGATATCGTATCTGCACTAATATAACATTCTCACGGACATATCCAAATTTTTGGAGAACTTTTTTCTTATTTAGAATAATAAAAAAATTAAAGATAGTCTGAAAATAATCATCAAAAAACTTGCATATATCAAAAAATTGTCGTACCTTTGCACCGACAAACAAATAAAACTATTAAGACTATGACTTTTATGCAGGAAAAACTAATGACTTGTGAGGGTTATGCTCCATATTGCGGAAACCAACAATGTAGGGAAATGCCGAGAACTTATTTTGATGGTGAGCAATTTGTATGCAGATGTTGTGGGTGGAGAAGTTCATATCCAAGCGAGTTCATAAAACAATATAAAAAGAAGTGGAACTTAAAATAAAAAAAAGGCAATGGCAAATAATAATAAGGATAGATATTGTGTTTCTTATGTTGATGCCAACGAGAAGTGGAGCCATGTTTATGCAAAGACCAAGAAAGAGGGATTGGCTTTGTATGATATGATAGGTGATGAAGCCGTGTTCAAGGTATTGTATGATGTAGTTAGTGGCGAACAAATTGTCTCGACTTAACATCTTTTAACAAAAAAAATTTGGTGGTTTCAAAAATTATTCGTACCTTTGCAGCAGAAAAGAAATGAATGCTGCGATTATCAGCGACAAACAAAAACAAATAGAATTATGAAGACAAAAAAAGAACTACAAAAACTGAGTACTAACATCAGCAAGGCAATCCTCGCCTATCGCAATGCAGTTGCAGAAAACCTTAAAGAGAGCGGCAAGGAACACAAGGTCATTGGCGATTTTGACGAGGACGAGGGTTTGTACCTACAAGTCCGCGATGATGATAGTGTGGACACTATACTTGTGGACAAGGTGCGTTGGAATAACGAACTGAATTGTGTCGAGTATCATAGTGCCGAATGGAACTACGGAGAAACAGACACTTGGACTCCGATACATTGGCTTAACGAGGAAATCGAATACATCTACGATGCAATCGAATGGTAAACAATAACAAAAAATAATAACGCTACTATGAAGAAAATTTTTGACATCGTTAAGAACATCGTAAATAACGAGAGAGTGTGTGATGCAATGTTCAATCTCTATCTGCGTTGGTTGGACGAGTGCGACTACGAAGACATTAAAGACTATGGTGTCGCAATCGCAAATGTTGTCGGCTCGGAATATAAGGGCAGCGATGTTGTCCTCACGAAATGCTGCAAAAGACCTTTCGGTTTCCACCTATCAATTGACGGAGAAAACTTGCACATCTTCGTTAAACGAGAGGGAGATAGCGTCACAATTTGCAGTTCGCTTATGTAAGTTCTGTTTGTAATCATTTTGTTTTTTCCCCACGACTTTTTTTAAGGTTGTGGGGATTTTTTTTTACCCGAAAGTTTGCAAGTTACAGAATTTTTTTTATATTAGTGCACATAGTTCCTGTACGCTTGAGATGAAGAGCAGCGTCAAGAACAGCAGTCATCTGATGGCGGAGCATCTGATGGCGGAGCGCCTCCTTCACGGGTAATCCTATATGCATTAATATAACATTCTCAAGGAGTTTTCCAAATTTTCAAGGCACTTTTTTCTGTTTTTAACATTTATTAAGAAAGGTGTTAAAGTTATGTTAAAATCGCTTTTAGCCATTGTCAATCCAAAAAAAAGTTGTACCTTTGCAAGTGGAAAGAGAAAGAAATAAACCTATTTAATTTTCAAAAACTATGAACAGAGAACAGATTTTGAACGAAGTGGCTATGTTGGCTTGCAGTCAAGGCTTTTACGGCAGACTTTATGAGTACCTCACAAGCGGTGATGAGAGTGCAGAAGACTTGCTTGACAAAATGGAAGAGCAGAACTTTGGCGACACCGTAGATATGGTATTGTGGCTCGAACAATAAATTAAAAATAAAAAGACTATGGCAAAGATTTTAATCGGTTTAGATGAAATGGAGCAGACCACAAGAAATCTGCTTGTCATTCCCGAAGAAGAGAAAATGGAAGACAACCCTAACTTCCGAAGGGTATTGGACAAAGTTGTTGGCGACTATCTTGGTATTGATTCATACCGAGAGAACGATGAAAACTTCACCGATATCGAGGAAGAGTATAAGGAGTTACTCGATAACCTTGCTGACGGAAACAACGTCGGGTTTGATGATTTTTTCCTGTACTACGAGGACGCACCAATCTTCAATGGCACGGAAGAATTAGAGTATTAACCCTTGTACTCAAATGAGTACTGATATTATTAACAATTAAAAATTAAGATAAAATGACATTACCTTTTTCTATTTTTGAGATTATCATTCTCTGTGTGATTTATTCATTTTGCTACGGCTACATGGTTACGATTGGACTGAAATCCTCATCCAACCCCTTCTTCAACTTTTGTTGGATACTTCTTTCCTTCGTGCTTGCGTTTTTCGCCCCACTTCACCTTGGCGCCACAACCTTAAGAAAACTCTATTTTGACTGATATGATTAAGGGAACTTATACAATGGAGATTGACATCGACTACGAGTTTGACGAGAACGCAATAACCGCAGTTGATGCAACAGACCTCATTGACTACTTTGCAAAGGCAAAGGTGGAACTCAATGACAAGAGAATTAACATCTTGAACGCAGAACTTAGAACTATTTAAGAATATGCTCGGTTTGAAATTGACACAAGAACAAGCAGGTCGGTTGCTATTGTCCTATGTGGATAACCCCGACCTCGGCGATCGCTTCTACGAGTTTGTTCAAGATTTGTGCAACAAGGCGATAGATGATATCGAAAGCAAACACGAAATCGAAAACAACGACATCGAAGATGATGTTATGTGGTACGATGATTATCGTGAGGACTTTATGAAAGCAGTGTTTGAAAAAATACAAGACGGAAAGTTTTAACTTTACTTTTTTTCATTCTCGTCACCCCCAAAAGTTTTTTGACTTTTGGGGGATTTTTTTTTGTCTGTAAATTTGGAAGTTACAGAATTTTTTATATATTAGTGCACATAGGTTTACCCGTGAAGGATACGCTCCGCCATCAGATGACTGCTCGGTGAGATGTTCTTCCTTCAGAACTATCTGCACTAATATAACATTTCCTCCGACATATCCAAGAGTTCGGTGACTTTTTTTTAATGTGCTCTATAACATATTAAAATAATCATCTAAAAATTTGGTATATTCAAAAAATTGTTGTACCTTTGCAGCCGAAATAGGAATGAAGGCTGCGATTGTCAGCGTCAAACAAATAAAACAATAAACATTATGGCAAAGATTTATTTACTGCAAAACGAGAGCAACGATGACGGACAGATTTACTTCACTTCTACCCCTTGCGCCACACTTAAACTTGCCAAGAGGATTATGGACGAAAAGGTGAAGAAACTTGTGGAAGTCAATCCCAAGTATCAAAGATTAGACATCAACAATCCGAGTGATGAATTTGAGGTGGATAAGGACTTCCTCTCAATAAACATCAACCTCCCCTACGATGATTACTACGAGTATTTCTACATTGAAAGCAAGACAATTTTAGAGAATTAACATTCTTTAACATCAAAAACTTGCACAATTCAAATAATTGTTGTACCTTTGCAGCAGAAATGAAATGAATGCTGCGATTGTCAGTGTCAAACAAAAAACATTAACTACTATGGAAAAGATTACATTTACAAAGAAAGAGATTAAGGATAAGTTCATCGAACTTGTTAAGGAGTATGGCAAGAACGGAATACTATTCACTTTCGAGTGGTGCTCCAACTATGGCGTGGAATTGGGGTTCTCCACTATTGACGAAATTCAATCTTTCAATGGCAAGGTGATATTCGTTTACAATGCCAATGTGCAGGGCGAATGGGACTACCTTGAACAATTCTCTATGGACGACTTAATTTACTTCTATAACGGCTTGATTGACGCAATAGAGGAAGAAAAAAAGTACGAGCAAGAGGACGAGCAAGAGGAAAACAAGTAAATAAAAAATAAAAGAACTATGGATTACATCGTATCATTTTTTGCAACACCAATCCCCGACTATTCAAGGATTATAGAAACACAATCGAGAGTTATTGCCACAGATAGTTTCGGCAAAAGTAATAAAAAAACAAAAAGAAAATAAACGACTATGGAAAGAGTATTTGTATTAGAATTTTTATCCGACCCCACGGACGATACATCATCAAGCGATGTTCTCGGTGTCTATAAGACAAAGGAAGAAGCACAAAAGGTAATGAAGAAAGAGTTTGACACTCTTTTCAAATACCTTGAAATTGAGGACGAGGAAATTGAGGGTTTCGATGTAAAACTCTACGAAGCCGACACGGAGTCCTCTATCTGTCACTACGGAAGTTACTATGAGTGGAATATCTACGAGTTTGAAATTTAACTGAAATTGAACTATGAGAAAGTATATTGTTACCTGCACGAAGATTTACAACGGCACTATTGAAGTAGAAGCCGAGAATAAGCAAGAGGCACTTGAAATTGCGGACAAAAACTTAGACGATGCAGATTGGGTGTTTGGCGAAGCAACTGCCGACTACGCAGAAGAAGCCACTTTTTGAAATAAACTGATTTAATGCTATAATTGTGAAGATGCGCTCGTCCGTGAGGATAGGCGCATTTTTTTTAATTATTTTGAAAAAAAGTTGTCTAAAAATTTGCATAATTCAAAAAATTGTCGTACCTTTGCACCTGTAAAACAAAAGATAATAACTATGGAAGAAATTTTCGATGTATTTAGAGAGTATGACACCGACACATTGGTAGTAACTGATTTCGGTATCACAGCCGACGGAATGCTTGTTACCCACATTCACAATAATGGGGGCAAGGTGGAGATTTGGTGTGGCAACCCCGATGAAGACAAGTTTGCAGAGGAACTAATCTTGTCCAAGAGTGAGAGAGAACGCATCTTTGAAGAAATTTGTGACTTAATGTAATATAGAAAAGACCGCGAAGAAAAGTAACACCTATGACAAAGAACGAAGCAATAATGGCAATGAGGGAAGTCCCTTGCAAGTACGCAATACTTACCTTAGATGTGTGGAGCAACGATGAGTTGATATATCCCAACGAAAAGGTGGTGGTTTCAGTCCTTGAAACACAAGACCCCTTTGCTAACATAGGCAAATACTACACGACCTTTGAGAGCATAAAGGATTTTAGAGAGAATTCTGTCTTTGGTAAGGCGGAAGCAAAGAAGTACCTCACAAGATACTATTTTGGTGACATAAAGAGAATAAACTATTTCTATTAAAACTATGAACAAAGCACAAGAAGCATTACTTAACAAGGAGTTTAGAGTGAACGATGTTTTCACTCTCACTCGCTCCGATTATGAGAATCTGCCATGCCCGATGATTGCTTTCACTTGGAGCGACTACGAAATGGAGAAACTCGCCCACAACATCGCAAATGAACTCTCACAATACTCCTACGATGAAACGCAGGACTTGCGAGAACAAATGGACGATGCGTTTTGGAAAGAAATGGAAAATGTTGCCGTCCAAATGGGTATGAAATACTACGAGGACTTAGACCCCTACGGAGATGAGGAACTTGAAAAACAATGGTCGAGAATAAAGTAAAAGCCAATACCCCACAACTTTTTTAAGGTTGTGGGGATTTTTTTTTTACCTGAAAGTTTGGTACTTTCAGGATTTTTTATATATTAATGCACATAGTGATGACACGGGGACGGCGTCGAAGAGCAGTTCGTACAGATGTACCTGTCGGTGATGCCTTCAGGAGGTCAAGTATATGCACTAATATAACATTCCCCGCGAGATTACCAAATATTTTCCCAACTTTTTTCTTATTTAGATTAAAATAAAATAAGGGGGTCTATTGAAAAAAAGGCCCTAAAAATTTGGTCAATTCAAAAAATTGTCGTACCTTTGTCCCCGTAAATAAGATATAACGTATGTGTAGCAATAAGAATCTGCAAATCGCAAAGGAAGTTAGAGACGATGAGTTTTACACGTGTGAGGATGATATCGCGCGTGAATTGATACACTATAGTTTCAATGGGATGATAGTCTACTGCAATTGCGACAATCCCGATGAATCCAAGTTCGTGTCATACTTCAAGGACAACTTTGAGAAACTCGGTCTCGGTCTCTTAATCGCCACAGGTTACAACGAAAACGGCAAGGGGTACTATTTCACCTTTGACGGGAGAAAGTCCTTTAGAAGTCAATTAAAGGGCAATGGAGACTGTTTCAGTGATGAGTGCGTGTCTCTCTTGAAGGCTGCGGACATAATTGTAACGAATCCCCCTTTCTCCTTATTTAAAGAATATGTGAAATTACTGATGGACAATTCAAAGAAGTTCATCATAATCGGAACTGAAAGTGGAATAACATATAAAGATGTGTTCCCCTACGTTATGGAGAAGAAGATGTGGGTTGGCTGCAATATGATTACCAAGTTCCGTCTCCCCAATGGAGAAATAAAGAAGTTCGGCAACATTTGTTGGTACACGAACGTGACATCAAACGGAGAGCGAATGAAGTTGCCAAAGACAAACGTTAAGTACTCAAATGAGTACAAACACTACGATAACTACGATGCCATTGAGGTAGGCTCGGTAAAGAAAGTGCCGACTGATTATTTCGGAGTGATGGGTGTGCCCGTAACTTATATGAAGTACCTCAACCCAATGGAATATGATATTGTCGGTGTGTCCTCTTCATCAAGGGAAAATGCGGGAAAGTATTTTCTCGGTGGAAGCACAAGACCAATTTTGAATGGAAAAAAGACCTTTACAAGGCTCTTTATAAAGAAAATTGCAAATAATTTGAAAAAAGTTGGCTGAAAATTTGCATAATTCAAAAAATTGTCGTACCTTTGCATCGTCAAACAAAAAGAAACAAGTTTAACCCCAAAAAAAAAAGAACAACTATGGAAAAGACAAAGAAGATTGAGAGCATTAAGAACTTCGTTAAGAACAATGGCGAAACCGAAATTATGGTTTCCATAAATGGTGTGGACTTTGACCATATTGACTACTATGCCGACACCGATGTGGCATTCCTCTACTCCTACGACCACGACATAGAGTGCGACATTGACGAGCACCTCCGTGAAAGCACCCTTGACCAAGTTCTTGAACAACTTGGTTAAGGTAAAAGAAAGAAAAAAAAAACATTACTAATTTTTAATACATTACAACAATGATTTACACAAAAAGAATTGAGAGCATTGACGGAGTACTGAACCGCACAATCGTTGCAGAACAAATCACAAAGGAACTTTGTAGCATCGGTGCTATCTCCTCAACCAATGCCGACCTCGTAGAAGCAATCTCCACGTATGTGCAGAACTTCCTCGTTAGCACTTTCAATCTCGTTGAACTGATGAGTGTTGAAACGAAAGACATTGTCTGTCGTGTCTACGATGAAGTTGTAACCGACTTCGCAAAGTCTCACACTGTACTTTCCGAAATGTACGGACTTGATACTATCAAGAACTTCTTCACTGAGAACACGTACAACCTTACCGACCTCTTTGAAATGGTCTTCGTGAACTGCGAAGACACCGAAAAAGACCTCTGCGACTATGTCGGCTACTATGTCGGACACGAGGACGATGAAGAGAACGACACACAGAGCAAGGGCAACGATTTTGACTTTGATGTCCAAGTATTGTTTGAAATAAACTGCGATGAAAGTGACGATATAGACTTCGTTGAGACTGAACTGAACAAGCGCATCGGCAAGCACGCAGCCTACAAGTGGCGTGCTGCGAAAATCTCGGCTTTCGCTTGCATCTACAACAACTTAAAGTATGTAGGTGTAATGACACTCAAAATTCACGGCAATAGCACCTACACCGAAGAGACTATCAAGTCCGCAATCTACAACCGACTCGGTGCGAATGCAAAGAGACTCGCTTGGAATGAGTTTGTCATTACCGACCTCCACTTCATCTACTGATTGTTTTCTCTCTCCTACTGATAAAGAGTGCCTACCCCTTTTATTTGGGGTGGGCATTTTTTTTTTGTACATATCGCTGATGGCGGAGAACGCGGTCCCTTCACGGGTGAAACTATGTGCACTAATATAACATTCTCAAGGAGATTTCCAAATTTTTAGACAACTTTTTTTCCAAAATATTTGGTAGATTCAATTTTTTTTCGTACCTTTGCAAAAGATTTAGAAAGGTTATGGATATGTATTATCAAATTAGAGAAAACGGCATCCCATTCGGTTTCTATTGGAACGGACGTGATTCTTGGGTGTGTGAGAGTGGTAAGAAGACCTACAAGAACATCACAATGTGCTGCACTGATGCAGCAATGCTCTCAAAGAGAAAGAGTGTTGTGGTGGTAAAGAGAATGCTGCTCCCCAACGGAAAATGGAAGGAATTGCCAATCAAAGTATTCAGTAAAAAATGAAGAAGATTCTACAACTACTATTTGATGTGATAGTGACAATCATTGTCCTCTGCCTTGTCTATCCTCTCGGACTGCTATTCATCCTACTGAGCAAATGACAAAGGTGCCCCAAAAGTTTTTTTGACTTTTGGGGATTTTTTTTACCTGAAAGTTTGGTGGTTTCAGGATTTTTTTTATATTAGTGCACATAGTCCACAGCGGGAACAGGTCCCTTCTCAGAAGACATCCGCCGATGTACAGGATTGTAAACAAATGTTAAAATGCGGGAAAAATTTGGCCAATTCAAAAAATTGTCGTATATTTGCAGCGTTAACTAATAAAAACAATATTATAATATGGAAAAGAACGTTATCGAAGGTCTTCAGAGTGCATTGAAAAAATTCTCAATTGCAAGCAATGCAATGATTGATGCCATCACAGCGGTAGTGAACAACAGCCCCGACAAGACGTTTGAACTCGACACTAATCTGTTCTCCTTCATCAAGGGGAAACTCGTCATCAAGGAAGACAAGGAGAGTCTTTGGGGACTATGTGTCTATGACAGAACCGAGAATGCGGAAGAACGGTTAACCCCCATAAAATATCTCAATTCAACCCAACTTTCCTCCCTCTGCATAGAAATTTTAACGAGAAATGAAAAATAATTGCCAAAAAATTTGGTAGTTTCAAAAAAAAGTTGTACCTTTGCACCGTCAAACAAAAACATTACTACTATGAAGAAAAAGAACCTTTATCCAAAGTATCCAACCTGTGTTCTCTGCGACACAATGGAACTCCCATCTTACTCAGATTACCTCGCGTATTGCGATGATATGGAAATCGAACCTGCTGACGATGGAAGCAGCGAGTTTTGGGAATGGTGTTACGAAACCACACAAATGGACTTCGACGACCTCCTCACCAACCTCTCGTACTCAAATGAGTCCAATATACCTGTCGTTATCACAGGCTCACTTGGACTATGGGACGGACGTCCGACAATCTGCCCCGTGGTATGTGACAATGTTCACGACGCAATCCTTAAGTGTCTCGGCGGCTGTGACGACATCAAGGTGACTCTTGAAAACGGAGAAATCAATGTGTTTGGCTATCATCACGACGGTACCAATTGTTTCACAATCAATAAACTATCCAAGAAGGGATGTGAATATATTGACAGGCACGGAGAATACTCCAATGCCGAGAACCTAAAGGACTATCACATTGCCAAGTTTAAGGGATATCTTTACTAAAAAATAGGAGGAATAGACTATGTATGCAATTAGAATAGACAAAACGGGACGTTATATAGAATGGTGCAATTGCCATTGGTACGGCACGAGGAAAGAACCTCTCTACCTATTTGACAGGGATGAGTGCACCGTCATCGCGAAGTATCTCAGGGATTACAATTACGTATACAATATCACCCTGGTAGACGAGGATGGCAAGGAGGAGAAACTCAATGCGCTCGGAAACAGAAAGGTGATTATCTCAAGGAATGGTCTTCCGATTCTAATCTCAAGGGGGAACGAAGAAGAACCCGTAGAAAAGAAAAAGAAGAATTTCCTCTCACTCAGTTTCAATAAACTTGAACTCGCAAAACTTAAAATGTAATAATAAATAATAAAGGTAAAAAAAAACAATTTAGAAACAATTTAAAATTTTTTAGTCATATGGAAACAAACAAGACAACAAAGACAGATTTGTACAAAATCGACCCGAGAAACATTGTAGTAGTAGAAGGATTCAACAGCCGTGTAGACTTCAAACTCGAGGAACTCATCGAGAGCATCAGGGACAACGGCGTGAAGCAGCCCATCTCAGTCATCGCGTTCAAGGATAAGGACGGCACCGAGAAATATCGCCTCGTGGATGGTGAACGCCGATATCGGGCTACCATGAAACTCCTCGAGGAGGGAGTGGAAATCGCCCGCATCCCGGCTATCTTCCTGCCCAAGTCCCTTACCCAAGAAGAACTGCTGCTTGAGCAGTTGGTCCGCAATGAAGGAAAGTCCTTCACAGACTATGAGTACTCTATCGCTTGTAAGAAGTTCATCGACTTCGGTCTCACAAAGTCTGAGATTGCGAAGCGTCTTCACAAGAATAACGGACAGGTGTCATACTGGCTCTCCATCCAAGATATGGCTCCTGAGCTCAAGGAGTACTTCAAGACAGGCAAGGTCACCTACAGTGAATACCACAGAATGGCTGAGGCTCATAAGGATAAGAGCGGAAACGTCGACGAAGAAGGTATCTTGAAGGAACTTAACGGTGCCTACAAGGTTGCCAAGGCAAAGGGCAAGACACACGTGACTCTCGCGGACCTTGACATAGCCTCATCCAAGACTATCTCCTATCGCAACAGTAAGGATATCAGGAAGGGACTGAAACTGCTCCTCGACTACTACAAGCGGTATACTAAAGACGGGGAGATTGTAATTGACATCGACCTCATCGACATCTGCACGAGACTGACGAATGGGGAGACAATTGACGAAATCTTCGCGAAAGCCGTCCTCGCCACAAAGCAAAGTTAAAGTTGTTTTTTCATAATTTGATGCACCTGCCCATATTTTTTCTTGGGTGGGTGCATTTTTTTATCCTGAAAATTTGGCGGTCTCAGGATTTTTTTTATATTAGTGCATATAGAATTTCCCGTACAGTGCCAGAACAGCGTCAGAATTCAGGATATGTTAAATAATCTTAACAGAATGTATTTTCCCCTCGAATAATTTGGAATATTCAAAAAAAAGTTGTAATTTTGCATCGTCAAACAAAAAACAATAAACATTATGGAACAACTTATGTGCTTTGAGGTAAACACCATTTACAAAAGTGGTAGAAAGAAAAACGAAATCATCGTTTCTAAAGATGAGGAAAGTATGTGGAAATATTACGATAAACACCACAACCTTTCAAAGATAGACTCCACTACACTCTACGATGCGTGGGTGGCATAAAAAACAAACAATTAAAAACTAAAAGTTATGATACACGTTGATGTAGTTTATTCATATGATCATTTAGAGGTATTTCTGAATAAAATCATAAAGTGGTGTGAGATTATTGCCATTACTCAAAATGGTGATTATTATACAATAGTTTACAAGGAAAAAAAGTAAGTTATGAAACGAAAAGAAGAAAGAGAACAAGCAGCAAGATTATATTCTCCTAACAATGCTTACTATACGGCAGATACTTTTGAATATGGTGCTGAATGGGCTGATAAGACCATGCTTGTTAAGGCTTGTGAGTGGCTTAAGGAAAATATGTCCAATTACATAATCGAGCACCCATTTTTCCCAGCAGGTTCGAGTGTAACAGTTGAAGAAGATAAAATGGTTGAGGATTTCCGTAAGGCAATGGAAGGAGAATAACATGAAACGAAAAGAGAATACACGCACTTGCTATTTTTGTAAACATTGCAATAGAGGTTGCAAGGAAAGCTACAAAGTTGTAACTTGTGAAAAATTTGAATATGCAAGTTTCTTCAAATCTTTTAATAAAAACAAAAGAAAATAACTATGAAACAAGAATTACTGAAATATCTCTGTATGGCATTGCCTTATGGAGTTATATGCAAATGTTATCACACTGAGTTTGACGAATGGGCTGGGACACCATTTGTTGCTGAATATAACGATACACTGGTAAATATTGGTGTAAATGGGTATTTCCTTGTAGGTGGTTTTAGTTATGAAATTGATGAAATTAAGCCATATCTCCGTCCAATGTCAAGTATGACTGAGGAAGAACATAAAGAGTATGAACAATGGCTTCCTGACGGATTTAATATTAATACAGTTAATTGGCTTCTTGAAAACCATTTTGACTTTATGGGTTTAATCCCCAAAGGTCTTGCATTGGAAGCACCAAATGGTATGTATAACTAAAATTTACAAAAAAATGCCTTATAGATATTTTCCTATTGAATTTTCTTCTTATGAAGAATATGTTAAATACCTCAAAGAAAAAGGTCTTGCGATTGAAGTAACTAAAGAGAATAATCCTCATGAACAATAACATTAAAAGGGCTATCGCCTATGTGAAAGAAAATATGCAGCCCTATGAGTTGGCAATAATCGACACCCAAATCGACGAGGCTTACGAACGGCACCTGATGCCCGAAGATACCTGTGAATACGGACACGTTATCGATTTGCTCAATGAATATGGCTTCAACCACGATTTAGTTGAAGACTATTTCGGGGAATACGATTGGTGGGAAGATAACGGAAACGTGACAATAAATGACATATTATTTGAACTTTAACATTCTTTAACATCAAAAATTTGGTAGTTTCAAAAAATTGTCATACCTTTGCACCATCAAACAAAAAAACACAAAGTTATGACAAAGGAAGAGATTATAAAAGAGTTAAAAACTATGTTCATTAGTAAGTTTGGAAACAAAGAAGTAGAACTAAGCGTACCAATTCCTATTGAACACGACAGAGAAGGGACTGCATTCCTCCAAAAAATTCGTTATAACGAAGAAACAAAAACTTTTGAATGGTATAAGGATTATTTTGACTATGGTTGGAAGACAACACAAACGCCAATAAACAACCATGCAATTAGGATTTTCAGTGATGCGCTTGGCGTTAAAGTTGCTACAAAAACCGACTATATAATTCTTTAAAAAGCGTTAAATAATTTGCATATATCAAAAAATTGTTGTACCTTTGCACCATCAAACAATAAAACTGATTCAATTATGATTAAAAGAGAACCATTTAAACCGACAATTCAAAAAGAACATTTTTTGAATGAAGATAAGTATCTGATTGGTGTGGAACACTATAGACAAAGCATATTTCTACCTGCATTGACTATTGAAGAAATTGTTGATTTACAAGCAGCAATTAACAATTTTTTAAGTGAAAAACAATAAACATTAACATCTAATTTTTTTGCCCTATGATTACATTTGAGAAATTCAAGGAGTTATTTGAAGACCTTGACCGTTCAGAAAAGATTTCTATCTACAATGAGTATTGTCTCGAACACGGTTGCGGAGAGGATATGCTCCAATACTTCGATGAGGAATTCTTCGACACGTACTTCGAAGACAAAATGGAAGTCTGCCGTGCCACATTCTTTGGTGACATCAAGTCTTGGAGCGATGAGTATATCCGTTTCAACGCATACGGAAATCTCGAAAGCGTTAGCGACCTTGAAGCAGAAGACATCGTAGAAGACAGTCTTGAAGAAATCTTCGAACACCCCGATGTTTGGGAAGATTACATCGAGGATGATGAGGATGAGGACGAAAATGAGGGGGATGAGTAAAAAAATCCCCCAAAAATTTGCATAATTCAAAAAAAAGTTGTACCTTTGCACTCGGAAACAAAAAGAAACAAGTTAAACCCAAAAAAAAAGAACAACTATGGAAAAGAAAATTGTTGAAATCAACCTCCCTTTCTTTGACGGATTTTATGAGTCTGTATACTTCAACTGCGACTCTATCTATAACGACTTCCACGATTACGAGGACGACTACAAGGAACAATATGGTGACGATGTCACAGACGATGACTTCGACATCCACTACAAGGAATATTGTGAGGATGTATGCAAGGAGTTCACAGAGCAGTTCTTCGACCTCGCACCAAAATTCATCGAGAAATTGGAGTTCAATGAAATGACCTCTCCTGCCTACTACAATTTCGAGACCGACAAAATCTACGCCAACGCAACACTCTCCGATGATTGGCGAGAGCAGGTTCTAAAGTTTATGAGAGACAATAAGGATTGGCTCTCGGAGAGAATTAAAAAGGATTGGACATCCTACGACGGATTTATGTCCTTTATGGATAACACATACGACGCTTGGCTCACTCGCTTTGAGACAGAAGAGGATATAGACGAACGATACCTCGCTACTATGGTCGGCTACATTATGATGATAGAAAACGATGATATTCGTTGGCTTCTCGCAGAATGTACCCTCGAAAACGTCTACATCGGTAGTTACATCTACTGCACGAAAGATAAGGCTGATGAAGAAAATTCATAGTTGTTAATGTTTATATTGTTTTCCCCTGTCCTTTTTATTTTAGGATGGGGGATTTTTTTTTTACCTGAAAATTTGGAAGTTTCAGGATTTTTTTTATATTAGTGCACATAGTTTCACCCGTGAAGGAGGCGCTCCTCAGATGGCATCCGCCCCCACTTGAAAAAAAAAATAAAATAAATTGAAAATAATTGCCAAAAAATTTGGCCAATTCAAAAAAAAGCCGTAAATTTGCACCGTCAAAGAAACAAAATAAGAAACATTAACTTTAAATCTTACAACTATGACACATTACATTATTACTGAGACAAGAATCAATTCAATGTCTAACCCCGAAGTATCGGTAGTAGGTCTCTTGGATAGCAAGGAAGACGCAAAGGCTTTCTTCACATCCCTCGTTGACGAAGCCGTACAAGACTACGGAGCAGAGTTGGACTACGGAATCACTGCGAACATTGACACCGAAATGGGTGTCGCTGAGTTCTATAACGAAGAAGACCCCCTTATGGATTACTATGCAATAGAAATCCACGAAATAGACTGATTTTATTAACCCTTTAAATACTTTTTTACTATGGCAGCAAATATTGAAATTCGCACCATCGGTGGCAAGGAAATTGCATCATTCATTGAGAACGGCAAGCAGGAACGCGCTTGGCATAAACTCGGAGAAGTCTATGACCGACCACTAACCGCTATCGAAGCATTGCAGGGTGCACACGCCGATTTTGAGGTTGGTCTCCAACCTATCGTGTCCCTAACCCCTGAAATCGTCTCTCTCATTGAGCGCGGAGAGAGCATTGACTCACAGATGCTTGCAAAGCAAATCATTGAGGGGCAAAGGGCTACTATGCGCCTTGACTACAACGAGACTCTCGGCATTGTGTCCGACTCCTATGGCGTAGTGCAGAACAAGCACGCGTTTGACTTCATTGACCTTCTCACTACGGGAGAACTCGGTGGAGACACTCCAACCATTGAGTGTGCAGGTCTTCTCGGCAAGGGAGAGCGCGTCTTCATCACCGCTAAATTCCCCGAACCGATTCGCCTTGCAGGTAAGGATGACACCATAGAGATGTATGTAGTGTTCACCACCTCGCACGATGGCACAGGCGCGGTGACGTGTATGGTAACACCTGTCCGCGTGGTCTGCAATAACACCTTGAACCTCGCGCTTAAGAACAATAGCGGTAAAATCTCTATGAGACACACCTCGCACGTTCTTGACCGCCTTGACCTCACAAACAAGGAGAACGCGAAAATGGCTTATCAAAGCCTCAACCTCTACAACACCTATAAGGAGTATTTTGAGGATAGTCTCGCACAACTCGCTAAGGTTTCCTTATCCGACAAGGCTACGGAGCATATTCTCGCAAAGGCTCTTCTCTCCGATGAGGTCTTCAAAATCTATCGGAAGAACAACCTCAACCTCAACTCCGATGACATCCCCACACGTTCAAAGAACATTATGATGAACGTGACGGAAGCACTCCACACGGGCATCGGACAAGACAGGTTGCAAGCAGGAACAGGTCTTTGGCTCGTCAACGGACTCACTACCTACTACCAAAACAACCTCGAATGGAAGGATGAGGAAAAGAAGTTCAAAGCCATCACCGAAGGCTCTGTGCAGCAGAAACTCCAAACCGTCTATGACTCAATCACCTATCAGCAAGCAGCATAGAAAGCACTGATAGAAAACACATTCCCCAAAGGTTTTTTCAGCCTTTGGGGATTTTTTTTTATCCAAAAATTTGGTGGTATCAGGATTTTTTTTATATTAGTGCACATAGTTCCTGCACGCTTGAGATGACAGCAGCGTTACTGCTCAGTAATCATACGCATCACGAGATACTCCTCCTTCACCCGTATTTCCTATATGCAATAATATAACATTCTCAAGAACATTTCCAAATTAAAAGTGTTAAAAAACAATATGCTCCACAACATAAAAATTGAATTAAAAATAAATCTGAAAAAACTTGCACAATTCAAAAAATTGTCGTACCTTTGTCCCCGCAAACGAGAGACAAACCAACTCGTTTAGCACCCATCTAAAGGAATGGGTTATCTTTATGCCCTATGAAGAATAGCAGCATTTACGAAGTGTTAAAGGCTATTGCAGCCGAGTTCGGAACTGATGACATCATCGTGTTCAATCGTCCACTCACAGTCAAGAAGACGCCACGAGACCTGCCCAATGTCGTCTCATTCATCGGCTATGGTGTGCTCGACGATATGTTCTTCGACAAACTTCTCTATGTCATGTGTGAGACCACAGATGGCTTCTACATCGACCTGCCCATCGATTCCTTCTCTTTCACTGACCGCTTGCGTATCCTGCGCCGTGCAGCACGTTTCACCGAGAAGATTGTAAGAGACAAGTAGAATCCTCGCGCCCCCAATTTTCCCGCCCCTAAAAAGGCGGGATTTTTTTTTACCTGAAAGTTTGGTGCTTTCAGGTTTTTTTTTTATATTAATGCACATAGTTTCACCCGTGAAGGTCCCCGAGATTAAAGGACTCAAATGAGTACAACGGGGACCTGAGAACCGTCGATATCGTATCTGCAATAATATAACATTTTTTCTGAGACATCCAAATATTTTTATCATTTTAACATTCCTTAACATCTGATCGCCGATTTTGGCACGTGAAAAAATTGTCGTATATTTGTACTGTCAATGACAGAGATACTGACACACTGTCAGATGACAAGCGCTCTCTTCACATTTTTTAACATTTCAGACTATTACCTGTATATGTAGGGAATGTGGATATTTATTCACCAAATATGCAATCAGATATGAATATATGCATTAACAAAATTTAACATTATATTTTGTTATCACGTCAATATTTTTTTGTATATTTGTTGTATACACTAAAATTTGAAACGTTATGATTAATTACAAGACATTAAAATTCAATGGGAACATTTTCCCATACGCGGATATCGATGCCTATGACTACAACCTGAACAGGAACAGAACTGTCAGGGTATCTACAGAAGAACTTGAGAACAGTATTACTGAGGCGTTGTTCAACGGTAATGATGACCTGAAGAAAAGGGCAACACAGGTTGATCCGTCCATTGAACTCTTCATTCCAAAGGAAATACTCCTGACAAAGTCAATGGAGGAAATCAGTAACTATGTCACTGAGCACCTGCCAAAATAGGGGTACCTTGTACTCAAATGAGTACATATAGACATTATTATAACCGTAAAATTTATGGATGGGAAATTTGCTGTAATGCTTTTTGAAACAGAATTGGAACTTGGAGTATCCAACTCACCTAACAAATGGGTCAATACTCACAACCAATATTTCGACAATAGACTCGACGCACTTAATTACTATGCGTGGACACCCAATCCTGCATCACAATTAATCGAGGCCAATGATGACTTTGAACTTGAATGCAAGATGGGAGAGATGATGTTAAATTATAGAGATGAAAAATGGCTTGACGAAAATCTGTATCCGTATATCTGACATAACAGAATAATAGCACTACCCCTGTACTCAAATGAGTACATTCCCCTGTCAGGAAACTGACGGGGGTTTTTTATATCATTTCACTACTAAACATAATACATCTTATAATACGATTTGGCCAACATTGTATCATTACTTTAAACAAACATGCATGTAAAAAATATTTGACAAAGACAAGCAATTTTCCTATAAGAAAAATTTTGTTTAAAATGTTGAAACAGAATTAGTTAACAAAATAACAACTTTCGGAAAAATTATTACATTTCTTAACAAATTTTAATTAAAAAATGTTAAAATGGGTGGAAAAAGGGGATAAATTCTTTTAAGAAAATTTCATGAAAAAATGTTAAAAAAATTTTTATCTATCAGATAAAATCCACATTTTCAGGCACTTACGCACATCTATTTGTTGTTGAATTCTCTCTCTTTGTTTTAAGTGATTGGGGGTCTTCTTTCAGTATTCTATTAACCGATTCCTTAATAATCTTATGTAAATCTGATTCTGTTAATCTAATTCTCTTTCTCATATTATAATACGTATTAAATTCGTTATTTTAATATAAATATCACGAAGATTTGTTTTATTCGGAATTTTGTTGTATCTTATGTGGGGTTAATAGAAGTACGTATTTGTTGTGGTCTGCATTTATTTGTTGCATCTGAATATTGTCCCCCACTAATTTCTTTTATTGATTGTATTATCAATCTTTCGTCTTGAGTTGCTAAGAAATGGGGATTACCTTGCAAGCAGTAAACGTACTCTTTAACCTTGATAGGCTTCATACGAAATCTTTTCAAGACAAGACATTCTGTTTCATTGAATGTATCTTCTGTATCCTCAAAAACAATACTCACAATTGGCAATCCTTTCCAATTTGGGTTCTTTTTTTCTAAAATATCATCCCAAACATATAATCTTGTGCAGTGGTTTGATATTCTCACCAATGTTTCACCTATTTGTGTATAATATGTGCTTTTTTCCTCTGTTGTTGGTACTCTGAATTTCACAGATTGTAAAATTTTCTTAATTATCTCTCTTGAGAACGCCATAATCGCATTTATTTACTATAAATACATGTGATATTCCTTTAAATAAAGAAAATAGGCACCCGTTTTATTATTCAGGTGCCTATTTTTATTTTTATTTCTGTTTTTCTTGTTTTTTACAGATTTTTGTCGTTTTATTTCTTCCTCCTAATTACCTTTTTAATTGCCCTCCTTACTGATTCATTGAGGGAATTGAGGTATTCTTGTGGAAGTCCCTCATCTTCGTCTGGATACTTGGCGGATGCTGGGTTTCCGTAGTGTTCCCATCCATTATACACTCTTGGACTTCTTCCATATGTTAATTTAGGGTTAAGCGCCGCCATCCCGTGGATTCCCGGTTCGCCGTATTCTCCGTTTCTTGGGAATGCGCTTAGTTCATCGTGTTTCAAACGATAGTCCGTCTCGTCTTGTCCAAGCGTATGTTGCGGCATTTTAGTGAATTCTCTGAAATCCTTATCCCATTGGTCAGTACGTGCGTCACCATGTTGTGCGTTATCCAATTTTCTCCACTGTTCTTCAGGTGTTTCATTTTCAGGATAGTCATCAATGCCACCCCATGCTGACGGATCGTCATCAAGTTCGTTTTCTTCTCTAATGATGTTTTTTAGAGATTCCCTTATCATTTGTCTAAGGGTACTTTCATTAAGTCTTACTCTTCTCCTCATAGTATTGTGTTTTTTTTTTCAATTTATTTTTATTTTTT